AGTGTATTACCTGATACATGTAATGCTTCAGTTGGTGTAACAACATTAATACCTATTTTACCTGTTGAGGTTGCACCTGTAGTTGGATTACCAGCAGTTGACGAATAAGTTCCACTACCAAATAACACACCACCAATATTAATACTATTTGATGTACCCGCACTTAATGTTATGTTTGTACCTATAATAATATTATTAGAACCAGGTGTAGTACTACCGATTGCGTTGTACCCCGCTTGATAACCAATAAATGTTGAAAGAGTTGAGCCTGTCGCCTGATATCCAGCGTTAACACCTATAAAATTAGACCTATTAGCATCAGTCGCACCATTACCCGCATTATTACCGATAAAATTAGAATGATAAGCGTTTTTACCTCCATTACCAGCATTAGAACCAAAGAAGTTAGAATTATTAGCGGTTGTTGCACCATTACCAGCGTTACTACCAAAGAAATTAGAATAGGTCGCATTTGTAGCATTTTGACCAGCTTGTAATCCTAAAAAGTTTGACTGAGTAACACCTGTCGCTTGATAACCCGCAAAATAACCAAGAAAATTTGAATAACTCGCATTTGTCGCTAAATAACCAGCTTGACCACCAAAGAAATTAGAGTTAGTAGCACCTGTCGCACTATTACCCGCATTCTGACCCATAAAATTTGAGTTACTAGCACCTGTCGCTCCGCCACCAGCTTGATAACCCATAAAGTTTGAGTTACTAGCGTTTGTCGCAGTTCTACCAGCATAATAACCTATGAACGTAGAATAACTAGAACCTGTTGCTAGATACCCAGCTTGTAAACCAAAGAAATTTGAATCATTAGCATTTGTCGCACCATTACCCGCACTAATACCAAGAAAGTTTGATTGATTAGCATTTATCGCTTGAAAACCAGCGCTCGGACCAAAGAAATTAGAGTTAGTAGCACCTGTAGCACCATAACCAGCTTGATTACCCATAAAATTTGATTGATAAGCACCTGTAGCTTGAAAACCAGCACTAATACCAAAGAAATTTGATTGATAAGCTCCTGTAGCCGCCTTACCAGCATAAGTACCCATAAAGTTTGAGTCATTAGCATTTGTCGCATCTCTACCAGCTTCTATACCTATAAAGTTTGAACTATAACCAAGTTTCGCACCATTACCAGCATTCCAACCTATAAAGTTTGAAAATGAAGCCCCTGTGGCGGTAAGACCAACTTGATAACCAATAAAGTTTGATTGAGCGGCATTTGTCGCTCCATTACCCGCGTCTAAACCTAAAAAGTTTGAGTTAGTAGCACCTGTCGCAGTATGACCAGCACTAACACCAAAAAATATACTATTAGTAACACCAGAAGCATTAAGACCTGTATTACTTAACCCTGTTGAGAATAATGAACTTCCACTAATAACTGAAATTGGGGATGTATTACCACCTGTAGTTCCAGTAACAACATTACCTAACGAATCAACACCTAAATTAGTTACTGATGTTCCACCACCTAAAGTTCGTATGTTTAAGGTAGTCGCAGTTAAACTTCCATCAATAAGAGTATTACCCGATACATGTAATGCTTCAGTTGGTGTAACAACATTAATACCTATTTTACCTGTTGAGGTTGCACCTGTAATTGGATTTCCTGTTATTGTTGAATAAGTGTTAGAACCAAATAAAACACCTCCGATGTTAATACTATTTGTAGTACCATTTGGTAATGTAACATTTGTTCCGATAATAATATTATTTGAACCAATATTGTTATTAGTAAATGTTCTACCAACAGCATAACCAATTAAAGTTGAATAACTAGACCCTGTTGTTTCGTACCCAGCATTATTACCTATAAAATTAGAATAATTAGAACTTTTAGCACTATTACCAGCGTTTGAACCAATAAAATTAGAACTAACAACATTAGTCGCACCACTACCCGCATTTTGACCTAAAAAGTTTGAAGTATTAACATTGGTCGCTCCACTACCAGCCGAATAACCAATAAAATTAGAAAGGACTGAGTTTGACGCACTTTTACCGGCATTTTGACCCATAAAATTAGAATAGTAAGAACCTGACGCACCACTACCGGCAAAACTACCTATGAAGTTAGAAGCCGCAGCATCTGTCGCCCCATAACCAGCGTATTGTCCCATAAAATTTGAACCTGTCGCTCCACTCGCAGAATAACCTGTGTTATAACCTATAAAGTTTGAATTAGTAGATTCAATCGCCTGATAACCAGTTTGAACACCTATAAAAGTAGAATAAAATGCGTTTGTTGCTGATTGACCAACACCTTTACCTATAAAATTAGAACCATAAGCTCCGGTAGCTTGATAACCACTTTCTCTACCAATAAAATTAGCGTCGTAAGACCCTTTCGCTAAATAACCGGAACTAACACCTATAAAGTTAGAACTAGTTGAACCGGTAGCTTGGTAACCAGCACTTTTACCAATGAAATTAGAATCACCAGAACCATTAGCTTCGTATCCTGCGTTATTACCAATAAAATTAGAATAAGATGAACTATTCGCACCTCTACCAGCATATAACCCTATAAAATTACTATTATTCGCATTAGTTGTTGTAATACCAGCACCTCTACCTATAAAATTAGAGTATGTATTACCTGTAGATGTACTACCAGCTTCAAAACCAAATAAATTAGAATAAGAAGAGTTACTTGACAAATAACCCGCGTTTTGACCTATAAAGTTTGCAACAGTATTACCTGAAGATAAATATCCCGCTTGATAACCAATAAAATTACTATATGTGTTACCACTACCATTTCTACCCGCACTTGTACCAATAAAAGTTCCATTTAAGTTATCATTACTTAACCAACCCGCTGAGTTACCGATAAAATTAGCTGACGAATTATTATTTGACTGAAGTCCGGCATTAGTTCCAATAAAAATAGTATTTGTTGTTCCTGTTGATAGATTACCCGCATTAAGACCAATAAAATTAGAAGCAATTACACTATCTGAACTTTTACCCGCATTATAACCAATAAAATTACTAGTTGTTGTTCCTGTAGATGAATAACCCGCAGAATAACCAATAAAATTTGAATTGGTGGAAGTAGACGCACTATTCCCCGCATTATATCCGATAAAATTAGAATAATTAGAACCTATTGTACCATAACCTGTTTGATAACCTAAAAAGTTAGAGTAATCAGAACTAGACTCTCTACCAGCACTAGTACCCATAAAATTTGAACTAGTTGTTCCTGAAGATAGATAACCAGCATTAATCCCTATACTATTAACATATGTATTACCACTACTTTGATAACCAGCATTAGAACCTAAATAATTAGAATGTATACTATCACTACTTTGATAACCTGCTTGATAACCTATAAAATTTGATACAGTACTACCAGTTGATTGATAACCAGTACGAGTACCAATAAAGTTAATATACGCATTACCTGTTGTTATTGATTGATAACCAGCTTCAGCACCAATAAAGTTAGAATAATTACTAATGGTCTCTAATCCAGCGGAGCTACCAATAAAGTTTGAATTTAATGAATTACTAGCACCTCTACCAGCGTTTGTACCAATAAAATTACCATAAGTATTACCTGTTGACTGATAACCAGCTTGATTTCCAATAAAATTACCATAAGTATTACCAGTTGATTGATAACCAGCACTTAATCCGATAAAGTTACCATAAGTATTATTAATTGATTCATAACCCGCATTATTTCCAATAAAATTAGAATAATAAGAACTATTTGCACTTCTACCAGCGTATAAACCAATAAAGTTACTATTATAAGATGTTGTTGCACTCATACCAGCACCTCTACCTATAAAATTAGAGTATGTATTACCTGTAGATGTACTACCAGCCTCGTAACCAAAAATATTAGTATAAGAAGAACTACTTGACAAATAACCCGCGTTTTGACCTATAAAGTTTGCAACAGTATTACCTGAAGATAAATATCCCGCAAAATATCCTATAAAATTAGATAAACTTATTGTTGACGCTTGTCTACCCGCATATCTACCAATTAAATTAACATTTACAAGACCCGTTGATTGATAACCAGCATCAACACCTATTAAATTAGAATTAATAATACCAACAGATTCATAACCAGGTCTATGCCCAATTAAATTTGAATATGTTGAAGTGTTTGATTTATACCCCGCATAAAATCCTGAAAAATTAGAGTAACTAGACCCACTAGCCTCAAAACCTGATTGATAACCCTCAAAATTAGAATAAATAAGATTTTTCGCACCCTGACCAGCTCCATTACCTATGAAATTTGAATCAGTTACACCTGTTGCCCCAGAACCAGCGTATTCACCAATAAGGGTTGAATTAGAAACATTAGTTGTATTTTCACCAGCACGACTACCAATAAAAGTTGCGTCATTAGCATTTATTGCGTTATTACCAGCGTTTTCACCAATAAAGTTAGAATTATTACTATTTATTGCTGCTTGGCCAGCGTTAAACCCAATAAAGTTTGAATAATATGAATATACCGTACTGGAACCAGCGTTACCTCCGATAAAATTTGAAAGACTGGCGTCTGTAGCATTTAAACCAGCACCATTACCTATAAAGTTAGAATCATTTGAGTTTGTAGCACTTTGACCAGCACCAGGACCTATAAAATTTGAACCTGTACTATTTGTTGCAGCAATACCTGCTTGAGCACCAATAAAATTAGAAAAATCAGCACCAGTCGTTCCACTGCCAGCATTAGTTCCATAAACAAACATATCACCACCCAAAGCTTCAGCTCCATTACCCAAAGCAATAGAACCAGTACCACTAGCCAAAGGTGCTGTTGTTGGTGGTGTAGAATTTTCAGCATACCAATATAATGATGTTCCACTAAAAGAACTTACTGTTTTTAGTTTAACAGAACCATCAGTATCTCTAACAAGAACATTAGTAACATTATTATCTGTTGTTGCTGATTGAATATTTAGATATGGTGTATATACAGTATTGTCTGTTGTTGCCGTTATGTTTTCACCACCTAATATAACTGATTGAACTAATCCAACTGTAGTTTTATGATTTTTACCACCAACAATAACGGTGTTTAATCCAGGACCTGTAGGGTTACCTAATACACCAATAGTATTGTCTTCACCACCAAGTATTAAACTATTATCGTAAAATACCGCAAAATTGTTCTTACCCCCTAATATTGATGTTTGATTAGTTGCAAATAATGTTGAACCTGAAGATGATATAATACTACTAATAGTGGTTGCGGTAATTAACGAATCTATAGAACCTGCAATTATTTCAGAATCATTATAAACTATAGGGAAATCAAAGTGAATTGTATTACCAGAACCCCCAATGATTGATGAGTTTTTATGACCATATATACTATTATATTGACCACCAATTATTGTACTATTTACAGAGTCACCAATACCATTAGCATACCCTAAATCAATCGTCTGATTACTAATTAAGTTGTTATTACCACCAATAATCGCAGTGTTATTACTTGACCCACTAGAAACAGTTAAACCAGTAATTGTATTACCTGAACCACCCAAAATACTTGAGTAATCACTATAAACTGTGGAATCTTTAGAATGAATAAATGAAGTTTCTCCTGAAGCGATTGTATTATGACCACCCGAATGAGAATAATCACCAATAGCTTGAGTTAAATATCCTTCGGCATGTGATGATATACCACTAGCTATTGTTTCACTACCCTCAGCATGTGAGTTTTCACCAACAGAATTAGTTAGATTACCTTCCGCGTGAGAATTATCACCTGTAGCAATTGAAAAAGTACCTTCCGAATGTGAATTTTCTCCATTGGATTGGGTATAATACCCTTCGGAGTGTGACGATATACCACTAGCAATATTGTAAGAACCTTCAACATGTGAATAAGTACCAATTGCTTGAGTGTTTTTACCTTCAGCGTGAGAACCATTACCTGAAGCTATTGTGTCACCACCTTCGGCATGAGAACCAAAACCACTAGCTAAAGTATTAAATCCTTCAGCGTGAGCATAATTACCATAAGCTTCACTATTAAAACCTTCAACATGTGAATAATCACCACCGGCAATAGTATTTCCACCTTCGGAATGTGAGGTTCTACCACTTGATAATGTATTTTCACCTTCAGAATAAGATAAATGACCTGAAGATGTATTTCCTGACCCAGGAATTGAGGAAGAAAAATTGCCGGAAGCGGAGTTACCTGAATCTCGTCTTATAGAAGATGTAATCCCCGTTCCGGTTATAATTAGTTGTTGACCAAAAAACGTTTGTATTTGACCTATGGACGCCTTATATGAAGACCCTTCCGGGCTTTGTGTTGTGTCACCAGTAATGACTATATGTAATAAATCTGTTGACGTAATTCCCGTTGCTAATACTCTATCCGTTAATCTCATTTTTCTTTAAGTTTGATTAACAATAAATAGTGTGAAATTTATAATTTATAATGAAGATTAATATTTGAATATAGGTACTATCATATCATTATCAAAAACTAAATGTTCAAAAGCATAAACATTTGTTATACCTTTATTTAAGTTTATATTATTACCATCATATTCTACACCTATTATTAATTCACCCCATAATAAACAGTTTAAGTCCATTAATTTTATTTTTAATTTATTGATGTCAAAACCATCAATACTAAATTCATAGGTTGAAAATATATCCCCATGTAGATGTTCAATACTCATCAAATAATTTTTATTATTATTGAAAATAGGATATTCCCTTATTTCAATAATATTATTTTCTACTAATTGATTATTTATACTAATATTAATTAAATTATTACCACCATAAACAAAACCATAATAATCACCAATTGTATTAAAATCTTTCCAATCTGTATAAGACAATTGAGAATTAATATTAATTATAGGTATAGTTCTGTTACATTCTAATTGATGTGATAAAATATAATTTTTATTAATTTCAGTCAGTTCACCAATAGTTGTTTTTAAACCACTACCAATAAATTCTATTTTTATATTATCCATTTTAATTTTTATTAAACAACGTTTATTTCAACAGATGGAAAACTAGTTCTAGTACCAGCTTTACTTCTAGGATTAACAGGGAATCCACCACCACTATCAGTTGTATTTGTCCAAGCTATAGCGTTATTAGCAGGACAATCGGAACCATATAAGTTAGTTGTTGTCCCGGCAACTGCCACACCAATAACCATCCATTCACCAGCATTAAAACTTAAATTTTGTCCAGATTCAGCCGTTATATTAAAAGTATTGATTGTTGAAACACCACTTGCGGCACTTTGACCAACCAAAATAGCAGTTAAATCTTGACCTCTATAAATACCAAATCTAACATTATCAGAACCAGCAATGGATACACTAAACGTAACACTTTTAACTATTAAATTATATGGAACTTTAAAATTTAAATAATAATCATTAGACCCAGTTCCAATTGAAACATTAGAAGTTGCGATTGGTACAACTGCAACACCAGCATTAGTTTCTAAGTTAACACTATCACTATTATTAATAATATTAATAGTTGTTGCTGTAGATGTCAAAGTTTTAAAAACCAAACTTGTTCCTGAAAAACCAGAATAAATACCAACACCACCACCAACATTTACACCAGTAGTAGTTAATCCAGTAGTAGTGAACCCCGTTACTGTGAATGTCCCACCGGTATTGTTCGTAAATGTTGCTATCCCACTACTATATGTTCCACCTGTTACACGAATATCTAAAGGTAAATTATAATATGTTGTAGCGGATACTGTTGTTGCAGATAAACCTGTAGTATTGGCTGTAAAACCACTTGTAAATATTGTTGTTGCAGATGCTGTACTTGCCGATATCCCTGTTGAATTAGCCGTAAATCCACTAGTATGTAAAGTAGTTCCTGAAATATAACCGTCAGCTCTTATAATAGAAGTAATACCATTTGTTGCGGTTTGACCCTCAAATAAACTTGTAACATTATCAGCATTTCCTGTACCATTCTTAACAGATAATGCACCCAATGTAGAGTTTATAACAATTTCTGGGTTTGTTGAGTTATCATACGCTTGTTGAAGTGTTGTTGTTGATAAACCACCAGTTCCACCAAAACTTTCACCAAATTTAGAAACTAGTGTAAATTTAGCATAATCAGTGTTGGTTAAAGGTTCACCATCAGCAACAATATCATTTCTAACAGAAAGAACACCAATAAGTATACCAGTAGACTCTACGTTAGGGTAAGGTATAAATGTTTCAGATTGTATATTAGCGATAGCTTCAGCTAATGTGGCATACCTAGTTTGACCATACAAAACATTAATAACCCCAGTAGGGTACATATAAATTCTTTGATTAGTCGCATCATTACTACCAGCTGGTGTAATAGTAGTTATTACACCACCAATATCATATTTTCTAGGGTCAATAACTGTAACCGAACCACTAGTACCACCAGTTTGAGTTCTATAAAAAAATGACGCTGGTACTTTTGCAGCAATATTAACATTATTAGGACTTAATTGGTTATTATGCCAATTAATACCATTACCCCAAAGAATACCAGCTGAAGTATTAAAACTTAAATTAGCACCATTTGGTGAAGGTATAATACCTTGATTTATCAATCTTATAGGTGACCATAAATCACGCAAAGATGACATTGGTGATACATCGTAATCAACTGTATTATTTATGTTTAATATACTCGTTCTATTTGGGTGATTAACTTTACCCAAAAATATATTTTCTCTTCTTTCTTGTGGCGTTGGAAATGTTACTTGTTGTGTAACTGTTAAAGCACTAGTGATTAAAATATATGTTGAATCCGCTGAAGCAATATTAGTAACTGAAATGTTTGTACCACCAGTATAATTAATACCTAGAACATCTGGACTTAAAGCATATGTGTATGTATTTTTAACTATCCAACCTTGTAATGGTGCAACATTAAAAGTTGTTGTTGATGCCGTTGTCATTCCAGTATATTCAAAAGTCCCCGTTGAAATTGTATTTCCTTCCAATACATTTCGTTCTAAATCAGTTAAAGATAAAGCAGAATTTTCATTCTGAATATTAACATATAATTTACCTGTTGTAACTCCTGTTTGAATAACATAACCAATAGTATTTGTTCTAGCGGTAAGTGGAAAGTTTAAATATTTACTTAAACTATCTAAATTACCTGGTACAGTATCAGAAGCGTAAACTAATGACCCAATTGTCATACCAGTTAATTCTATATTACTTAAAATACCATTTGTGATAGCAATACCTTCAGAATTATTAGGTATAATTTCAGCTGAAACCCCAATAATATTAAAACCTGTATGGTTATTAACTGCTAAAGTTACAGATGGTACCCCACTATAAGCTGTTAAGTTTTCTAATGCTTTACCTCTAGGAATATCAATACCCGTATTATTGAATACTCTTAAATAATTTTGTTGACCTAAATTAACGGTAACACCTTGATTTATTGAAGTATTATATGATAAAGCATGTTCAGTATTGTCAAAATAAACAGTACCAGCTACTGTGGAAGCACTTGTAGTTCCAGTGTTGAATACAATATAATCAACTTTATTTATACTTGTCGCACTAAAAGTATTCGCAGTTAAACCATTTGTAAAATTGGTTGCTCCACTTACCGTTCCTCCCGTAAAAGGTGTTGCTGGTAAGTTATAATAAGTTGTTGCGGATACTGTAGTTGCGGATAGAAATGGTGTGAATAAACCACCTGTCATTGTATCACCTGTTCGTGCTACTCTATCCCACCCAATAGGTAGTATTGTATTTGCGGTCGTTCCTGAAGTATATAAAATTGCGTCTGCGGTGTTTAGACCGAGTTCACCTAACAACAAATCACCATTTGTTGGTATTTTACCAGGAACATTAGACCTTTTTATTAAAAATCTAGTGTCTCTATTTGCCATATTTATGACTTATGTTTTTTTATGTGGATTATAAAACCCTTAATTATAAATATAGGTTATTTTATTAATGTTATTTTTTATATAAAAAAAAATGGAGTAGTAAAACCACTCCATTTATAATGTTAATTGTTAAAATTACGCTAATAAGAACCTCCGTTCAAAATATCCCCAGAAGCCAATACCCTCACACCATTCGGTGCACTTGAATCACCATTCGTATTTCTGATGATAATATCACCAATTGGAGAATAGAAATTTCTATTTAGATTACCTGTTGCTGCAGTATATTCAGTATTTGGAGATAAGTTAGCGTTTAGGTAAGAAACCCCAATGTTTAATGTTGTTGCCGTGTTAGCAATACCTGAACCATCTTGAATTGTCCATCCAGCACCTACTGAAGTTACAGTAGTGTTACCTGTTGGGTTGTAGTTTAATGTGATATTAGGGTCTTCAACATATAAGTTAGAAGTAAATGCTGAAACTGAAGGTCCGAAAACAGTTAAAGAACCTTGGATAACCGCATCACCACCAACATTTAATCCACCTGTTCCAACATTAACCGTTCCATCAGAAGGAACTGAAAATGTATTTGTTCCGGCATCATATGTAAATCCAGCTTCATCAGTTAATAAACCACCTGAACCAACATAAACAACTCTACCGGCTGTTAAGTTAGAGAATGTTAAACCTGAAACAGTATTAATCGCTTGGTTAAATGTATTTCCACTATTATCTTTAAGAGTGAATGTATTGTTTGTTGAATTATAAGTAAATCCGGTTGTGAATACATCTGTAAAAGGTAAAGTGTATGTGTTAGGAAAAGAATTATCACTATAAGAAAGAGTTGTAACACCACTAATATTAGTGTTAGAAGGAGCTGTAGTTATAGTACCACCAGTTACATAAGTATCATTAGTGTCAAGATTACTTAAATCAACTGTATATCCTGTTAAACCATCATTTCGTTTAAATGTAACTAATTTAGTTGAATTAGAATATGTTCCACCTGTTGTAAAAGTATTTTGAGTTGTAATAGCATAAGGACCACCTATCGGAGTGCCATGGTAATCTAATACTGCTGATTGTGTGTTAGTATCATTATTAGCGGCAGTTAATGTATTACCTGTTACATATACATCATTTGTTTGAGTAAATGCTGTTAATGTTCCGTAATTAACTAATTCAGTTGAACCTGTTGCAGTTTTGTTATAAGTTGCAGTTCCTGTAATTGTTAAATTATTAACATTAATAGTTCCTAAATTTGCAGTTGTTGCAGATAAAGTCCCATTAACTGTTAAACCAGTTACAGAATTTATAGTTGCTGTTAAATTTGGTTGACCTACATTTTGTTTGATTGTAAAAACATTATCTTGATATGTAAATCCGGTCACATAGGTATCAACACCAATAATATTTGAAATATCCGCTAAAACAAAACCATTTGTTGTTCCTGATAAAAATTTACCTATTAATCCTGAACCTGAAATACCTTCATATTTTGTTAATCTATTTCTAAGTCTTAAATCATAAAGATTAGAACCTACTTCAAAGAAATTACCATTACCACCAGTTCCAGCAGGAGTCCATTCACTTGTTGATTGAGTATTACCGGAGAACATTAAAATACCATCCGCGGTATTAACAAATGCCTCACCTTGAAGAAATGTACTACCACTAAAAGGTTTACTTGGTACATTACTATTTTTAATTACCAATTGAGTATTTCTAATCGCCATAATTTTTATTTATTTAATATATTTTTATTTTTTACTATTTACTTTTTTTTATAAATTTCTATATATTATATATAACTAATAATATATATTATTATATTAATATTAAATTTGCATTTTATTATTTACTTTTATTTTATAAATTCCTATATATTATATATAACTAATAATAATTAATATATTATTTAATTTCTTTTTTTATATTAATTTTTATTAATAACTTCCTCCTAATAATACATCATTATTTAATATTGATGAATTTGCTGTTAGTATTCTACTATTTCCTAAACTATCTAAACCTAAATCTAAAGTAGGTGAATAAATTATTGTTGTTGCACTCCAAATTGTTGTAGTTCCACTATATGTATTAACTTCTCTAAATCTATTTGTTGGAGTTCCAATATTAACAGTAATATCTTGTGTCGGTAATATTGAAGTTGTCGCATTTACAGTATTAGCGGTTAATTGACCATTTATCAATGTATTACCTGATACATGTAACGTTTCAGTTGGTGTAACAACATTAATACCTATTCTACCCGTTGATGATGCTCCAGTGAATGGATTACCTGATGAATTAGAATAAGTGTTAATTCCGAATAATACACCGCCAATATTAATTGCGTTAGTTGTCGCATTAGGTAATGATATGTTTTTACCAATAATAATATTATTAGTCCCAATATTATTACCTAAAAAAGATTTACCAACTTGATAACCAAATAAATTAGAAAATGACGCACTTGTAGCGTTATAACCAGCTTCATTACCTAAAAAATTAGATAATTGAGCGTTAGTAGCACCTTGACCAGCATTTAAACCTAAAAAGTTTGATAAATTAGCATTTGTTGCTTGATAACCAGCTTGTTGACCAATAAAATTAGAATGATAAGCGTTTGTTGCACTTCTACCAGCATTTTCATTTAAAAAAGTTGAATTATAAGCATTTGTTGCACCATTACCAGCATTCACACCCAAAAATATACTATAAGTAACACCTGAGGCATTAAGACCTGTATTACTTAATCCTGTTGAAAATAATGAACTCGTATTAACAACCGATACTGGTAAATTTTGATATGTTGTTGCATATAAAGTACCATAAATACTAGTATTACCAGATACAGTTAATTTATCATTACCCAATGGTTGTGTTAAACCTATTGCTGTATTACCACTTGCATTAATAACAAAATGTGAAGCGTCACCATTAGCTTGGTCTTGAACAACAAAAGCGTCACCTGAACCAGCTTGAATGATTTTAACTAATTCAGATGAACTATTTCCTGAAAATAAAGATTGAGTTCCACCAGTAACATATAAATTAGTTCCATTTATTGTAGTTGCCGATATTATACCATTAACGGTTAAACCACTCATAACATCAATTGTCGCATTAAATGTTCCTCCTGATGTATCGGTTATTGTTAAGGTATTATTATTGTTATATGTAAAAGCTGAAATTGTTGCATCACTAAAACCTGTGATTGGAATAGTTCCTCCGGTTATGTTAGTTAATGTTAAAGTATTAATACTTGGGTTATAAGTTCCACCTGTAACCGCTAAATTTGTCCCGTAATACTTAATCCATCTAGGATTAATATCAATCCCGTCAACACCTGAATTCAACCAAGCATCAATAAAATTCTGACCAGCAGTTGTATTATTTTTAATGGTTGTTCCAAAGTTTGATACAACAACTGTTGGACCTCCAGGTCCTGTAGCACCTGTTGCTGCGTTCCATAGAGTATCATAATTATCAATTCTATATTGATAAACTTGTTTTTCTTCAATAACATAAACCAACATCCCAATCTTTCTTCTACCTGAAGAAATATTATCAGAATTTAGTGTTATAACATCATATGAAAACGGTGACCCCGTCCCCTTATTAAACTGAATTGGAATTGTATTTGCGGAATATTCAATTAAACCTGTTGAACCTGAAGGGATTATAAAGTCTAAATCGTTAATACTATAGACCTCCATATAACCACCGGTAGATAATACACTAAAATTAGTCCCAAAAATTGCGTTATTTGGAACTGACGGATTACCTAAAACCGTTAATGGTGAAACCGGTATTTTGTTTAATAAATTACTCATAATTATGGTGCTATTGTATTTCCTTTCATATAAATATTGTTACTATCGGAAATCTTGAATATAATATTTGGATATGTGGTGTATACTTTATAAGTTGTCGCAGGAATTGTCGTTCCTGAATAGGTGAAGGTATAATTATTTATTACCCCTTCAGTTCCAACTACAGTAAATAAATTAGGAACATTATTAATGTTCAAGTCAATAGCCGTTTGTCTTTGATTATTTGTAAGTGATGTTGGGATAATCCATGTGTACCAACCTTGACCACCCACATAATTTTGAGGTATTTGAGTTGTTAGGAAGTTATAAGCAACGATAGGATTATTGTAGGAATCAACCCCTCCACTTGTTTGTGGAACTGTTTGTTGAATAATTGTTGGGAATAATCCACTAGTCCAACCACTAAAGTCAACATATTTGTTCATATCAACATTAAAATTAGTTTGATTTTGTGTTGGTTGACTATTATTTGTAAAACCATAGAAATTACTTCCGGAGTTAAACATCCATTGACCAATATTTGTTGCACCACTAACTGGTTCAATAAACAAGTATGCCTTCAACACCGGTGTAGGTGTAGGAGTAGGTGTTGGGGTTGGTGTAGGTGTAGGACTTGGTGCTGGAACATTTAATATGTTCGGACAATCCGAATCTAATACCAATATTGTGTAAGTACCATAAACATCATATGGTGGTGTTAACCCTGATGGGTTAAAAACATAAGGTAATACTTGATTACCTAAATTAACAACCACATTAACATTTTCAGGTTTGAATAATATATTCGCAACCTCACCACTATAATTTATACTCTGAATTGTTATTGTTGACATATTTTATTTTTTTAATTAATGGTATAACCAAAGTCATTCACCTTACAAAATGTTGTATCACAATCAGGACAATTTGGATTAAACATTGAAAAGTTATCCTTCAATAAGTCAAAATTATGTTTTACTTCAGGTGCCGATAATGGTGTTACATACATTCTGAATTGGGATATTCCCCCCTCAAAAGTTCCACCGAAATTTTGTTCCAATAAAATATTGGTTGATATTCCACTTAATGTTGTCCCCGACAAGTCGTTATTTGGTAAACATTCCGGGTCTTGAATATAAGTTGTTCCGGTTGTTGATGAAAAGGTTAAATTTTCTCTCAATCCTTGAGTTCCTCCACCCCAAGAGATGTTAAATGGAACACCCACTTGTTTTTCCTTATCGGTGTTTAATGCTCTTGGTATAATTTCCTCAACATCATTAACGGTGTGAATTAACCTACCGTTTACATAAATTTTTAATCTACCTTTTCTATATTTTTTTTCTAATAACCATTGTTCGTTTAAATTAACTAATGTTACTTTTTTAGCAGCACTTTCATTCCCTTCAGTGGTATATGGTGTTGTTATTAACGCAACGGTATTATTTACCAAAGATTCCAAATGTGGTGTTGTGGTAATATCACATAATCCACCTTCAGAACCCAATAACGCGTCCTGTATGTAATCATATCTCTCCCAGGTTACATTGACTTGAAACCAATGTTCTTCGTTCAAATACGAAGGGTTTTTTACCTCACAATAAGGGTAAATGGTCGGTGTAACATATTCAGTTATTGTATAACCCGTTGTATAGGTAATACCCGTTGAGGAACAAAACCCTGTTGTCTGACATCCCCCAGTAAATGTTAATATCTTAACACATATCGCCGGATTTTTAGGGTCACCCGATAATCTAAAAGATAACGCATTTGACATTGAGTCAAATAATGGGTCGGTCTCACAAGTTGATTGTATTGAGGATTCACATCCATGCCACTTACACTCCCACCCACAAGTTCCATAATCAGGACTCTGACAAGAACAATTACAAGAACTTCCCGTAATTATTGTTGAACCACATGAACAACAACCATAGTTTTTATGGTAATCGTAAATATTATCTTGTGATGTTGGGGGATAAACAAAAAGACATCTACTATCGGTAACACCAGTATTACAACAAGCACAAGTCTCCAATCCCGTTAATCCGGATGTAACTCTCGTATAACCTGTAATACCTGATGGTGACCCGTCAGCGTGATGATAGAACTTATTCTCAGCTCTTGTTCCAAAATAGAAAAAGGTGTTCTTATTTTGGGGGTATATAACATTTAATGTTGTTTCAGCAGATGTTGGAAAATATTCGTTAGTTAATCTTGGTTTCAATAACATCTCAACCGACCAACCTTTATTCATTCGTTCAGGGAAAATTTCATAATCATAACCAAATAATTCATAAAACCCTTGATAAAACCCACCATATAATTCGTGGTAAGAACCTGTTGTTCCAGTTTTACTAACCACTTCATATAATATCGTTTTATTAAACCCTGAAAAACGAACATTAGAACTTGTATGTCCTGTTACTTGAAATAATTTTAATCGTCTATCAAAAGATAATCTATCAAATTTCTGTAAATTATTTAATAAACCATTTGTAAATGTGATTGACTGACCCGTCATACCACTAACCAATCCGTTATCTATTCCTGTTAATCCAATATCACAAGATGTTTGTGCGGTGAAACAAGTTAAATCAAGATTATTCGGATTGTAATAGTTCAAAGAAACAAAAATATTGTTATTGTTATATTGTTTGTAGTTTAATACTTGATTCTGAACTGATAGTATATTATTAATATCAAAATATACCGGCAATCTATTACCGTAAGTTTGGGCAATTAAATAAGGTGAAAAAACAACTTCTTCATTATAGTTTCTTTCGTCAGAAACCAAAGACATATCGGGATAATCCAAACTAAATTTCAATCCCCAATTCTGACTATTATATTGATTTATATTTTGATTCACAATCTTTTTAATAATAAATATATTGAACCGACTATTTATATATAAAAAAGATATTATGATTGAATTTAATACAGAATATTTTAGTAACAATCTTTACTTTTTCTTAAAAGAAAGTAAGAGTAAAATATCGTTATACTATTCAGTTGCGGAAACTTTAACCGAATCAAGGAAAAATGACGATAAGATTGATTTTGATAAAAAAGATACAAAAAAAGTTAAAAATAGTATTGAAAATATCCTAAAATCAAAAAAGAAAATTACAAAAGCTAAATTAAAAAACCATTTTGATAAAATTAACGGTGATGGTGAATTAGATGAATTAGTGGATAGTGACGGTTCTATGTTGGGGTCTAACATTCCAATTTTAAACAGTAAACTTCACCCTAAAAAAACTATGGACCAGACTGTTCCTATGTCAAGAGTTTCAAACGACCCTGTTACAAGAGGATATCGCGTATATTGGGGAGAAAGTGTTAATGGTAAAATAAATATTGTGTCTGAAGTTGATTATTCTGAAGCCTTCGGTTATGAAGAAACAAAAGATATGGATTATGAAGATACCGTTGAAACTTTAGAAAAAATGGGTGTTGAAGACCCTGAAGGAAGAGCTAATGAAATGGGTAAAACCGAAAAATTAGACAAATCTAAAAAACCAGGTGCTTTCGTAAAACAAAGATTATCCGAAAAAGATAGTCTTGAAGAACAACAAAAAAGTATGATGAAGAAAATGGTTGAGGATATCGTAACCAAAAAATCTAAAGATACATCAGATGTTGTTTCAAAAGAAAATAGTGTTAGTAAAATTTTAATGAAAAATTTACAAGTTATTAAAAAATTAGCAGATAAAGAAGGTATTAGTGTTAATCAATTAATTAAAACCCTGAAATCAAATGAATAGTGATTTATATGGAAAAACTTTTGTAATACCTCAAGAAGTATTAAATTATTTAGAAAAATGTTTTGAGGTTGCAAAAAATGCCGACAAAACAACTGAAGGTTACAAAAGAAATATAGAATTAAGAAATACAAAAGAAGTATCATACCAACAATTAAAACGAATGAAAAATTGGTTTGATAGTTTCAACGGAACCAATAATGACCTTACCTTTATTTTAAATGGGGGTGAATATGTGAAAAATTGGGTTAACAATACTTTAGAAACAAAAAGAAATGATATTGATTTAGGAAAAGAAATTAAATCTGTGGTATTACCTAATCAATATAATGATACCCATCAAAAAGATAATATTGAAAATTTAAATAGGCCAAGCAAAAGCCATAACTCCGCGGTTAATGAAATAGATTCCGCAATAAATGAAAATCTGAAAAGAATAAACGATTTGATTAAAAAAATTATTTAATTATGCCAGTTAACGAACCAATAGACTTTGAACAACCAAAAAATGACTTATCCTCAATTGCTGAGACTGAAAGAAAAAAACTTATCATTAAAAACGATTATAAAACTACTAACCAATATTCAGCGGTTAATCCTGACGCCTTAGGTGATGGTGATGCTCAAGGTAAAGGAACAGGTGGATTTTTAGATACAAATAACCAAGCAGCCGGAGCTGTACAAGATATCATTGAAAGAAAAGCGGGAATAGTTATTAACGAATATAAAAATACTAATCCTTACACTAAACCAACAGCTTAATAAGTTATTATAAATGAAACTTTACAACACTTTTAAATCACTTATTGTTGAAATAGCTTCTATTGACTCCGTCGTTAAAGCTATCAAACAAAAAGACAAGGTTGTTATATATTATGCTGGTGATGAACCGGGAGGTAAGGGTCTTCGTAATATAGAACCCGTATGTTTTGGTTATAGTAAAGCCGGAAATCCCGTTCTTAGAGCTTGGGATGATGAAGGTGCTTCACACACTAGTTATAAAGGAGAACAACCCTTACCGGGATGGAGAATCTTTAGAGTGGATAAAATATTATCGTTCAACCCAACAGGTGAAAACTTTGATACTCCAAGACCTCTATACAATCCAAACGGAGATAAAAGTATGTCAAGAGTTATAATAAACGCAAAATTTTAATAAAAATGAATAGTGAAGACGATTTAATCAAAAAATTAATGGTATCCAAACAAATTATGGATAAACATAATACTATGGGTAGAAATGGTATTACTAACCCTAATATTAATGAAAGTATTAATGTAGCAACTTATGATGCTCCTCCAGCAACCTATAACTTACCACAAGATTTAATGGAGAATGTTGCTCCGTCAACATATACTCCACCAACAACACAACAACCATTAACTAGAGATAGAGTTATGTCATCTAAATTACCTGACGCTATTAAACAATTAATGATTGAACACCCTATAGCTCAACCAACAAGTATGGGTGGCGGAACAACATTATCAAATGATGTAATTGAGAAAGCTGCTAGGTTAATGAATGTTAACGCAAATGGTGACCAAATAACTCCAACAACGACTAAGAGACCTGTTCAAGAACAAGTAACTTCAGCACCATCTACTAATGAGTTGAAAAAAATGATTAGAGAAACAATTGAGGAAGTTTTAGCAGAAAATGGTCTATTAACCGAATCAACAACTAAATCAAATGAGGTTTTTTCTTTCAAAGTAGGAAAACATATCTTTGAGGGGAAAGTAACAAAAATTAAAAAAATAGCTTAAACATATTTTTTATTTTTAAGAACCCAATCTTTTAATTAAGGTTGGGTTTTTTATTTTATAATATTGTTCCTTTTGATAGAACCGGACTATTTATAATAAAACAACATATATTATGAATATAGAAATTGAAGAAAAAATCATATCTGAATATAAAAAGGGAAATGGAAGTATTATAATATCTAAAATGACGGGTGTCCCAAAACATACTATTTTAGCTATTTTGCATAAACACAATTTAGTGAGACAACGAGATAGATGTAAATCTTTAGATATTGTAAAAGAGGGGGAAAATTTTTATGTTGCAAGATTATGTCCAATGTGTAAGGAAGAAATTAAGACTTATTCTAAACAAAGTACTATTGCGTGTAGAAATCACTTTAATAAATTACGAGACAATAGTAATTGTAAAAAGTGTATGGGTAAATGTAATTTAGGTGAGAACAACCCATTTTACGGTAAAAAACATAAAGAAAGTACTATTAAACAAATATCGGAGAGTAGAACTAATAAATACACTGGTTACGATAATCACATGAAACAAGAAAAATACCGACAAATGAGTAGGGGTATTGCTAGGTCTAATTGGGATAATAATATCTGGGATAGAGATACAATGTCTGAACTTATGAAACAAAATCAAAGAAAAGGAAAATTAAATTCGGGTATAACCTCAAAAAAAGAAAAAGAAATAATAGAATTACTAACTGAAATGGGGGTAGAGGCAATACAATCCTATAGAGTTGATAGTAAAATATGTGATATCTATATACCTTCACTCAATTTGATAATTGAATACTTTGGAGATTATTGGCATTGTAATCCAATCAAATATTCAAAAGATTATTTTAATGCTAAAAAAAATAAATATGCTTGGGAGTTGTGGGACTATGATAAAAAAAAACTTGATTTAGTCAAAAGTTATGGTTATAATTTAGAAGTGATTTGGGAGAATGAACTCAAGTCTAATAATGATAAACTAATACTAATAATAAACAAGTATGCAACAAACAACAATTCAGCCCCTGAATGGTCGTGAAAAGATAAGAGTTTTAGTACTCGCGTCTGACCGCTCAGGGGTAGGTTAGGTAAATTTCGCTCTATTGACCCTCACACAATGTTACAAAATATGTATCCAGATGACTTCCATGTGGATATTGACTATGAACCGAGAATAAATGATATGTCTTATTGGTCAAAATACCAAATCGTCCATGTTCATAGAAATATCGGTAATACTTACGAAACAACACCTTTATTGATTAGACAATTAAAATCAATGGGTATTGTGGTTATATTTGATATTGACGATTATTGGTTACCAACTAAGGAACACCCAATTCACTCAATTATTGTTCAACATAAAATCCACGAAAAGATTGTTGCTAACTTGAGAGAAGCAAGTTATGTTACAACAACTACTGAAATTTTTGCTGATGAAATCCGTAAGGTTAATAAAAATGTAATTGTATTTCCAAATGCTATTAACCCAAATGAACCACAGTTCAAGGAAAAAACTTTACCATCTGATAGAATCAGAGTTGGTTGGTTAGGTGGAAGTTCTCACTTACACGATTTGATGTTGTTGGAAGGATTTGTCAACAAAAATTCACAGATTAACGATAAAATCCAATATGTTCTTTGTGGTTTTGATACAAGAGGAACTGTAACGGAAATTAATCCTGAAACTCGTGAAGAAAAAAGAAGAGATATTTTACCTCACGAAACGGTGTGGGCAAGATATGAGGAATTATTCACAAATAATTATAAAATTGTTGGTGACGATTACAAGAAACACTTATTGAATTTTAAGGACACAAATTATGTTACTGATGAAACATTACCTTATTCAAGAGTATGGACAAAACCAGTTACAAGTTATGCTATGAATTATTCAAAATTTGACATATCTTTGGCACCGATTAAAAACCATATCTTTAACAGAATGAAATCTCAATTGAAAGTTATTGAAGCTGGCTTCTACAAAAAAGCGTTAATCGCTTCTGAAATCGGTCCTTACACAATTGATTTGAAACATTGTTTAACTAATGGTAATTTTACAGATGGAAATGCTATCTTAGTTCCGGAAACAAGAAACCATAGCGATTGGTCAAAAAGTATAAAAAAATTAGTTGAAAACCCTGGATTGATTACCGATATGGGTGAAAGATTATACGAAACTGTAAAAGACCGTTATGACTTAACAAAAGTAACTGAAGCCAGAAAAGACTTTTACAATCATGTTGTAGAAAAAGTGTTTAGTGTTTAATTAAAAAAAAAAATAAAAAAATGATAAGAATACCTATCACAAAAATTTTGTTCCTTGATATTGAAACTGTCGGAATTGAGAAAGATTATGATACCTGTCTTGAGAAAAGACCATCGTTAGCCCATCAATTTGACAAATACTACGATTGGTTCTTAAAGCGTTTTCCTGAAGATGGAAAAATTGAAATAGACCAAAAAAATCAAGTATTTGCAAAAAGAACAGCGTTAGTTCCGGAATTCGCCAAAATTGTTTGTATTAGTGCCGCATTTGTTATGGATGATGGTTCTATTAAAAAAACAACATATTCAGGTGATGATGAAAAACAAGTTTTGTTAGATTGTCAATCATTACTTAATAAGTGTGGTAGGTTGGACTTTCATTTATGTGGTCATAATCTTAAAAATTTTGATATCCCAATGATGGCAAAACGAATGATTATTAATGGGTTGTTACCACCAACCCTTTTACCTTCTTATGATACAAAACCGTGGGAAGTAAAAGCAATTGATACTAAAGATGTTTGGCAATATGGGGCATACACCGCTATTGGGTCGTTAGATTTAATGTGTAATAGTTTAGAAGTTCCTTCTCCAAAAGAGGGTGAGGTAACAGGTGATAAAGTTCACGATAGCTATTGGAATCAAAATATGTTACCTGAAATTTCAGCTTACTGTGAACGTGATGTATTAGTATTAATTGATGTAATAAAAAAATTAAAAGAACTTAAGTAATGGAACAAGAAAGTTTAAATTTGTTGAAAGATAGAGCTGCAGAATTGCAAAATATGTTAAATCAAGATTTTGAAGGAATTAATTATGATGATATAAAAAATGAATTTGGTATTGATATTAAAGAAATGGAGCGTGATTTAATTAATCATAAACCTCAATTATCATTACCTTATAAAAAATTACATCCTGATGCTGTAACACCATTTTATAATTATCCAACAGATTCAGGTTTTGATTTACATTCAGTTGATGAAATTGTAATTCCCGCATTTGGAAGAGCATTAGTTCCAACAGGATTATCATTTGATATTGAAACGGGTCATGAAATTCAAGTTAGAACAAAAAGTGGATTAGCAATCAATCAAGGGTTAATGGTGTTAAATTCTCCAGGAACTGTAGATTGTGGATACACAGGAGAAGTGAAAGCAATTATATTCAACACTAACCCTCACGAATTTACAATCACTAAAGGAATGAAAGTCGCTCAAGGTGTTTATTGTCCGGTGGCAAATGGTGAATGGGTTAATCTAAATGAAGTTAAATCAATAAAAGATAAAGACCGTAATTCTAATGGATTTGGTTCAACAGGTATATGATAACAATAGTATATTCAACTCATAAAGATGAGGATTATTGTAACAAATTTAAACAACATTTGTTACAAACAGTAGGTGTTAAAGATGTTCAAATATTAGAATATGTTAATCATAATCAATATACTTTAGCCGAAATTTATAATAAAGGTATCTCTGAAGCAACATACGATATTGTCGTATGTTGTCATCATGATATTAAGTTAGAAAAAGATTGGGGTAAGAAATTATTAAACGATTTTACTAACAATCCCGACTTTGCCATCATAGGTAAGGCCGGGTCTTGTTATTATCCTAAATCTGGTGTTTATTGGGAACGAATGGGTCAAACAATGGTTGGTCAAGTTTATCACCATCCTGATGGTCAAAAAAAATGGTTGAGTACTTATTCACCTAAATTACCTTTTTTAGTTCCTGTGGTTACTATTGATGGTTTATTCATCGCATTTGATAAAACAAAAATAAAACATACCTTTGACGAAACAATAGGAAAATTTCACTTTTACGACCATTTATTCTGTATCCCAAATTATTTGGACGGTGTTAAAATTGGGGTTACGTCATCATTTGAAATAACTCATCAATCTGTTGGTCAACCAAATCAAGAGTTTTGGGAGAGTAAAGATAAATTTTTAGAAAAATATGGTGATAAATTACCGTTAGAATTAAAACCTGAAAAAATTTACATTCCAGAAATAAAAGAAAAACCAATTAAAAATATTGGTAAAGTTGCTGTTATAATACCTACAAAAGGAAATTTAGAATTATTATTACCTTGTCTTGATTCATTTTACGAACATTGTAATCCTAATTTATTTGATATTTTTATTGCTGATACCGGTTCTTCAGAAGAAGAAAAAACTCAAATAAAAAATCATATTTCCTCAAGAAATAACATTAAACTAATTGAATACGATTATTATAATTTTGCGAAAATTAATAATGACGTTGTTAAAAATCATATTACCAATGACTATGAATTTTTACTGTTCTGTAATAACGATATTAAATTATTAAATAATGTTGTTTACGGAATGTTGAAAGTATTCAAAACAACACCTAAAGTGGGAACCGTTGGTTGTAGATTACATTTTGAGGATAACACGATACAACACGATGGGGTTTTCGCTATGGTAAATAAACAGACTCAATTATTATTAGGTCATATAGGGTTGGGAAATTATTTTAACCACTCAATAGGTCAGAAATCAGTTATCGGTTCAACAGCGGCATTATTAATGATTAAAAAACATATGTTTGAACAATGTGGATATTTTAACGAAAATTATACAACTTGTTTTGAAGATGTTGAATTAAATCTAAAATGTGTTATATTAAGTTATGATAATATTATTGATAGTAACTTGGTTGCATATCATTTAGAAAGTCAAACAAGAGGTAAAACAGAAATTAATCAAAAGAACGAAACTTCTGATTACTTAAACACATTAATACCATTTATGAATGAAAATTTATCAAAATTAAAATCAAAAATAATAGTTCAGTAAAATGAGTAAAAATAAAATAACTTTTATAATTCCGTCATTAAATAGGAATTCTCTAACAAAATCAATTCAGTCACTAATTGACCAAACAAATCCTAATTGGGAGTGTATAATTATTTATGATGGTGTTGATGGAATTACTTTTGATGATGATAGGATAAAAACAATTAAGATTAAAAAAACTGGAACTATAGGTCCTGTTCATGGTCAATCGGGTTTAGTTAGAAATGAAGGTATTAAAAAGGTTAATACTGAATGGATTGGATTTTTGGATGATGATGATACTTTACATCCTGATTATGTGAATACTCTATATGAAAATTACTCAAACTATGATTTTGTAATTTGGAGAATGATATTAAATGATGGTAGAGTAATACCAGGACATAATAATAATAATATTATTTTTGGTGATGTTGGAATTTCATTCTGTTATAAAAATAAATTTAACGATTTATTATTTAATACTAATAGAGATGGTGAGGATTTTGATTTTTTAATTAAATTAAAATCATTAACTAATAACTTCATAACAACACCTGAAGTTTATTATAATGTTAATTTTTAAGATATGAAATTATTAATTAAATTCCCAACGAGAGGTAGACGAACAAAATTTTTAGAAGTCTTTAATCAATATATTGATTTATGTGATGACATTGAAAACACAAAATTTTTAATAACTTTAGATGTTGATGATGAGGATATGAACAATTTAGAAATTATTAACTCGTTAAAAAGTTATAAAAATACAGATGTTATTTATGGTAAAAGTAAATCTAAAATTGATGCTGTTAACAGAGACCTTAATTTTTTTAAAAATTGGGATATTGTTTTATTAGCCTCTGACGATATGATACCTAAAGTTAAAGGCTACGACACAATAATTAGAAATAATATGAAAGAAAATTATCCTGACACAGATGGAGTTCTTTGGTTTAATGATGGTCATCAAGGAAACAAATTAAATACTTTGTGTATTTTAGGTAAAAAATATTATAAAAGATTTAATTACATTTACCAACCTGAATATAAATCATTGTGGGCTGATAACGAATTTACCGATGTTGCCAATTTATTAGAAAAACAAACTTATTTTTCTGAAGTTATAATCAAACACGAACATCCAGATATTGGGATTGGCGATAGAGATGATATTCATTTAAACAATTCAAAAAATAATGATGTTGATAGAAATTTGTATCTAAACCGAAAATTAGTAAATTTTGAACTATGAAAAAAATAATAAGTTTTTCACTTTGGGGTGACAATTCCAAGTATACTATAGGTGCAATCAGAAATGCCGAATTAACCCCTATAATTTTTCCGGGGTGGGTGTCAAGATTTTATTGTGGTCTTTCAGTTCCAACTAGTATTATAGAAACATTAAAATCGTTACCTCACACTGAAATTATTATAATGGATGTTGATGGTGATTGGTCAGGTATGTTTTGGAGGTTTTACGCTTGTGATGATTCAGATGTTATGTTATCTCGTGATACTGATAGTCGTTTATCAAATAGAGAAAAATTAGCGGTGGATGAATGGTTAAAATCAGATAAAGATTTTCACATAATGAGAGACCATCCATATCACACCACAGAAATTTTAGGTGGTATGTGGGGTGTTAGAAATGGTTTAATAAATAATATTAAAACCATTATTGATGATTATGTTAAGGGTAATTTTTGGCAAGTAGACCAAAATTTTTTAAGAGAAAAAATATATCCTTTAGTTGTTAATCATAGTTTTGTACACGACTCATACTTAAATTATAATAGTAATTCTAAAAAATTTCCATCTGAAAGAATAAATAAAGAATTTATTGGGGATGTTTTTGATGAAAATGAAAAGAGACATCCGGAGTATTATTTAAAAATTTATTAAAAATAATATGACATTAACAATTTTAATTTGTGTTCATAGCACAAACGAATTTCACGATATGTTATTGAATAAATCAATACTTTCGTTAGTAAATCAAACTTATAAAAAATTTAAAACAATTATTGTTTTAGACCAATGTTGGGGTAAAACTAAAGAAATGATTAATTCTTTAAACTATGATTTAGATTTAACGGTATTAATAAAGGATAAAAAAGAAGGATTATCTTATGCTAAAAATTTTGGTTTACAATATGTTAATACTGAATGGGTTGGATTTTTAGATGCGGATGATTTATATTTACCAACCAAGCTTGAACAACAAGTTGATTATATTCAAAATAATGAAGCTTTTCCGGTGAAAAGGGAAATAAATAGATTTATTGGCGATAGAATTGACGAAAATAACAATCCAGTCGGTAATGATTATAAAATGGTAATGTAAAAAAATAAAGAATATGGTAAGTGTTATAATACCAACATATAATAGATTTGAACTAGTTCAAAGAGCTATAAATTCAGTTCTGAACCAAACTTATACTGATTTTGAAATAATAGTTATTAATGATTGTTCAGACGACATTAGATATGATGAATTAGAAAAAAGAAATGATATTAGATATTTTAAATTAACTAAACGTAGTGGTTTACCAGCTATTGTTAGAAATTTTGGAATAAGACAATCTCTTGGTGATTGGATAGCTTTTTTAGATGATGATGATACTTGGAAATCTGAAAAATTAGAAAAACAAATGTCTTTAACAGATAAATATAAATTTATATGTACTGAGTCGTATTATGAAAATCAATTATACGCTAAAGGTAAATACCTTAACATTTGGAATCAAAAAAATCCTGAAAATATATATGAATTTAATTATGATTTACTACTAAAACATAATTTAATAATTAATTCATCAGTGTTGGTGTATAAAGATTTATTAAATGACGTAAATCTTATATCAGAATCAAACCATTTAAGAGGTATTGAAGATTATGATACATGGTTAAAAATTACAAAATTGGGTTATGTTTGTTATTTTATTGATGAACCATTACTTGATTATGAATTAAATAGTTATAAATCTTATAAAGATGATTATATCACTCAATACTAAACATAAAATATTTAAAAAACTATGAAAATTGATTATGTAATAGTAGCTTCAAATGAAAACCCATATTATTTAGATTTTTGGCCAATAATATCAAAAGTTTGGAAAGAAAAATTTAATATAACTCCCGTTTTAGGTTTAATTAGTGATGAAGATTCAGATTTTCAAGAATCTGAATATGGTATAGTTAAAAAATTTAAATCGGTTAATGGTATTGATACAGGACTCCAATCCCAAATAGTGAGGTTATTTTTACCAAAAATGTTAAAAGGTTACTGTTTGATTAGTGATATTGATATAATTCCACTTTCTACTAAATATTTTGAGGATTGTGCAAGTTATTTAACAGAAAATAATATTGTTGTATACTCTTCTGACCATCCAGAATGTTTGGCTAAACATGAATACCCTATGTGTTATGTTTCATCACATAGTGAATCATTTAGAAATATTTTAAATTTGGATTTAGATTGGGAGTCTTTTGTACTTTTAATGAAAAATAGAAATCAAGGTTGGTCTACCGACCAAAAATATTTATATGAAAAAGTGAATGAATTTAATTTACGTACTAATAACGTAATTTTACTAAAAAGAGGGTGGTCCGAAATATTATGTAAACGTATTGATAGAGGATTTTGGAATTATGACCCAATTAAAGTCTCTGAAGGGTATTATATAGATTCACATTCTTTAAGACCTTATACTCAATATTCTGAAGAAATAAATAAATTAATAAATTGTCTAAATTAAATGAAAAATTATTACAATAATATTGTTGAAAAAACTAAAATATCTCCAAAAATAATTTTAGAGATAGGGTCTAGAGATGGTAATGACGCTAATGAATTGATGGGGTATTTCCAACTTAATAATGAAAATGTTTGGGTGGTTGAACCAAATCCAAATCAAATTAAGGTTATTGAAAATTCTTACCCTAATTTTAATATTATTCAAAATGCTATTTTTAACGAGGAAACTGAACATGATTTTTACCAAGTAATTAGTTCAGACCCTAATGACGTTGGAACTAGTTCATTAATTAATCGTAATGATGAATGGTATGAATCAAAAACAAATATAATTAAAGTAAAAACTATAACAGGTAAACAATTATTAAATAAAATAAATAAAGATATTGATATCTGTAAAGTAGATGTTGAAGGTTTAACAATTGAAGTTTTAAGTAGTTTTGGAAATGAGTTAAATAAAATTAAATCATTCCATTTAGAGTGTGAACATCGGGAAGTTTGGAAAGGTCAAAAACTTTATGATGATGTTGCAAAATTTTTAATTGAACATAATTATTCTCAAATATATTTTGAATATTGTTCAGGAGGAACTTTACAATCTGACAGTATATGGGTTTTAAATGATTATTTGAATTAAAATATGAAAATATTAATTTTAATAATGTCTCATAAAACCAAAGATGAAAGTTTTACTAACTTTAAAAGAATTTGGGATAACCAAATCTCAAATATTGATACTTCTAAGTTAAATATTGAGTTTAAATTTCTATATTCAGATAATGAAATATCCGAAAATTATCAAATCCAAGGTAATAATTTAATTACTAAGTGTGTTGAGGATTATTGGTATGCTTTATTATTAAAAGTTATTGCAGGACTTGAATATTTTACTCAAAATAATTTTGATTTAGTATTCAAAACTAATCTGTCAACTATTATGAATTTTGATAAATTTTATGAGTATTGTGAAGAAATATCAAAAGATAGAGAATATGTTTACGATGGTTTAGTGGGTCATTATAAAGATTATTATTTTTGTTCTGGTGCTGGAATTTTATTAAATACAAAATCAGTCAATTTAATTTTAGATAATAAAAATCTCTTAAATGAAACTTGGACGGATGATATTTTTATTGGATTTGTGTTAAATAAATTAAATGGAATTAAACCTAATTACGGTGGTATTAATAGATTTGATATTGTAACTGAAAACTTTTTTTTTACTAAAGAAGATATACGTAATAATACGCATATAAGAATTAAAGTTAGAACAAATGATTTTGATGTTGTTTATTCTAATTTAGTATATAAATATTTAACGGATGAATAATATGAATATAGGTTTAGCTACAATGAGTAAAAATCAAGGTAGTAGATTAGTTGAATGGATTACATACCATAATAATTTAGGGGTTAATAAATTTATCATTTTTTTAGATGATTGTACAGACGATTCACACTTAATATTATCCAATATTCCAAATATTGATATTGATATTTATTTAACTTCAGAAGTTGCACCGAGTCACATAGTTAATTCATGGATTAAACGTAGTCATAAAATGTATGATTTCACTTTAAAAAATTATTCTGAATTAGATTGGATTTGTTTTATTGAGGTTGACGAATTTATTTTTCCTCAAAAAGATATTGAGTTTAAAACATTTTTAGAATTACTAAATAGCGAATGTTTATATATTAATTCTTGGGATTTTAAGGGTGGATTTGATGAATCTAAATTAATTTTGGGTCAATCAAATCTTATTTGGACTGATGAACAGAGATATAATTCTGAATACAGATATAGAGGTAAGTCAATGATTAAACCTAAAAATTTTATTAGTTGTGTTGACGCACATCATTTTATGAGAAATGATGGTAACATTTCAACTGAATTTAAAATATCACATATTGAATATCAACAAATTAATTATGGTAATGAAGTTACTATTGACGATAGTCTATTTAGAATTTATCATTTTAGAAATCATACACCCATAAATATGGATAATTATAAAACAATTAAATACTGACAACTATGAATATTGCAATAATTGGTGGTGGTTGGGTTGGGTGTCATTTAGCTCATAAATTAAAAGATTCTCATAATATTACTATATACGATAAAAATGTTGAATTATTTACAGAAACATCATATAACAATCAAAACAGGTTACATCTTGGATTTCATTACTCAAGAAATTTAAAAACTAGAAATTTATGTCTAACAACTTTTAATAGATTTATGGATGATTATTCATTTCTAACTAAAGAACTGATAAAAAATTTATATTGTGTCCCGACTAATGAGTCAATAATTGATTACGGAACATTCTTGGAGATTTTTAATAAATATGAAATTGAAAATATTAACATAGGTTTAAATAAAATTGAAGGTTGTGTTAACACTAAAGAAAGATTTATTGACTTTAAAAAAGCTAATTTATTCTTTAATAAAGAATTACGTCATTTATTAATTAATGAAAATATAAATAAAAATAAAATTAAAAAACTCCAAAAGGAATATGATTTAGTAATAAATTGTACTAATAACCATATAAAATATAATGATGAATATAATTCATTTTATGAATTAACCTTAACATTGATTTACGAAAAAATAAAGTTAACTGATTTTGATGCGTTAACTTTAGTTGATGGTAAATTATTCTCAATTTACCCTTACGAAAATAACGATTATACCGTTACCGATGTTGAATTCACACCTATAAAAAAATTTAATTCAGTTAAAAAATTAAATACTTTTATTAAAAATTTTGACAATACTATTGTTGAGAAAAAACAAGCTTTAATTGAAAGTAGAATTACGAAATATTATAATAATTTTACAAATGATTTTAGATTTAAATCATATTTTTTATCTACAAAATCAAAAATTGATAACCTATCTGATGATAGGTCACCTATTATTATTGAAAACAATAATTTAATTAATTGTTTTACGGGTAAAATACAGGGTGTTTATTTGATTGAGGATTATATAAAACAAAAAATACAATTTTAATTTAATGAAAATAATAATAGGTAATACCGGTTTAGTTGGTTCAACTTTATGTGAAACAATTAATTTTGACTTAACTTTTAATAGCTCTAATATAATTGATTTTCCAAAAATTGTGGAAGATGGTTCAGAATTGTACTTAACTTGTTTACCAGCGACTAAATGGTTAGTTAATAAAAACCCAACTGGTGATTTTGAGAATATGTTAAACATTATTAATTTAATTAAAGATAAGAAATTTTCTAAAGTAATACTAATCTCAACTATTGATGTGTATAGTAATACTCAATTAAAATCAAATGAGAATATAACACCTATAATACGAGATTTAAGTTATGGTAATAATAGATATCTGTTTGAGGTATTAATTAAGGAATTTATAAAAACTGATGATTTAAAAATTTTTCGTTTACCAGCTCTTTTTAATAAAAAAATAAAAAAAAACATATTATTTGATTTGATTAATGGTAATAATGTTGAATCAATAAATTCTAATTCTTCATATCAGTGGTATAACTTAAATAAATTATCTAATGATATTGTAGAATATTCAAAATTATATCCTAATGATATAATTTTTAATTTATTTCCAGAACCTATAGATTCTTCAGAAATAATAAAATTGTTCCCATCTTTAATAGATAAAGTTAGTTTTTTAGAAAATAAAATCGTCTATGATTATACTACAAAATTCTCAAAAAATGATTATTCTTACACGAAAGAAGATATATTAACAGAAATTAAAGAATTAATAAATGAACTTATCATTAAGTAATTTTGCGTGGGATAATGAAGAGTCTGAAATAATATTTGATGAAATAAAAAAAATAGGTATTTTTAATATTGAAGGTGTATTAACAAAACTAGCTTCTTGGGAAAACTTATCGGATAATAAAATCATTGAGTATAAAAAAATATTAAATTCTAAAGATATTAGATTAGAATCATTACAATCATTATTCTATGGTGTTAAATGTGATGGTATTAAAGATGATGACATTTTTATTAATCACTTTAAAAGATTAATTGAAATTTCTAAACTATTATCCTCAAAAATTTTAGTTTTTGGGTCACCTGGACTTAGAAAAAAATATGAAGGATGGGAAGAACATTTAACTAAAGTTTTTAAAGAATTAGACCTTATTTTGGAAGGAACTGGGATACAAATCTCAATAGAACCTAATTCAAAAATATATGGTGGAGACTATTTTTTCACAGTATCTGAAATTGTTGAGTTTATTACTAAAAATAAACTAAATAATATAAAAACTATGATTGATACTCATAATATTATTTTAGAGAATTCTGACCCAATAATTGATTTTGAAAAATATTATACATACATTAACCATATTCATATATCGGAAAATAAATTAGAAATAATTAAAAATTTTAATTTTCATATTAACTTTTCTAACCATATTAAAAAATTAAAATATGGTAAAATAATAACTTATGAAGTTATTAAATGTGAAAATGTTCTGAATTCTGTTAATAAATTTTATGAAATTTATAAATAAAATAATATGAAAAAACTTTTGGTTACAGGTTCAAATGGGTTAGTTGGGTCATCAATAATATCAGATATTAAAATCGGTCGTGAAATTAATCTAATAAACCCCTCCGATACTCTTGGAATGTTCAACACGGAAAAACCTACACATGTTATTCATTGTGCTGGTAAAGTTGGTGGTGTTGGTGGTAATATGAATTATAAAGGTGAATATTTTTACGATAACATAATGATTAACACTAATGTTATTGAATCGGCAAGAAAATCAAATGTTAAAAATTTGGTTTGTTTTTTATCTACATGCGTATTCCCTGATAATGTTAGTTATCCATTAACTGAAGATAAAATTCATTTAGGTGAACCACACTTTTCTAATTACCCTTATGCTTATGCTAAAAGAATGGCTGACGTTCAAATAAGAGCATATAGAGAACAATATGGTCTTAACTATACTTCTGTTATACCTACTAATATTTATGGCCCTAATGATAACTTTTCATTAGAACATGGTCACGTTATACCGATGTTAATCCATAAAATATATTTAGCTAAAAAAAATAATTCAGATTTTACAGTTTGGGGTTCAGGAAAACCGTTAAGGGAGTTTATTTTTTCTAAAGATGTTGCTCGTTTATCGGAATGGGCTGTAGAAAATTATAATGAATCTGAACCAATAATCTTTAGTCCTTCTCAAGAAATAAGTATTATTAATTTAGTTGATTTATTGGTAAAAGAATTTAATTTTAAGGGTAAAGTTATTTTTGATGATACAAAACCTGATGGTCAATTTAGAAAACCTTCAGATAATAGTAAATTAAAATCTTATTTACCGGATTTCAAATTCACACCAATAGAAGAAGGGGTAAAAGAAACAATTAATTGGTTTAATCAAAATTATGAAAATATACGAAAATAAAATCGCCCTAATATTTGGGATTAATGGTCAAGATGGGTCCTACCTATCTGAATTATTACTTGAGAAAGGATATGAAGTTCACGGAACATTAAAACGAAATTCTGTTTCTGAAAATCAGACTTCAAGATTAAATAATGTTTATGATAAACTTAAGTTACACTATGCTGATTTAACAGATTTAGCATCATTAATACGTGTAATACAAGAATCACAACCCGATGAAATATATAATCTAGCTGCTCAATCACATGTTAGAATTTCATTTGACCAGCCATTATATACCGCTAATGTCACAGGAATTGGAACCCTAAATATATTAGAAGCCGTTAAATTAATTAAACCAAATACGAAGATATACCAAGCCTCATCTTCAGAGATGTTCGGTAATTCAATAGATTCTGACGGTTTCCAAAGAGAAACAACACCCCTTAATCCAGTATCGCCTTATGGTTGTGCAAAGGTTTTTAGTTATAACATTTGTAGAAACTATAGAAATTCCTACGGAATGTTTATCTCAAACGGGATATTATTTAATCACGAATCACCAAGAAGAGGTACGAATTTTGTTACAAATAAAGTATGTAAGGAAGCGGTAAAAATTAAACTCGGATTATCTAATGAATTAAAATTAGGTAATTTAGATGCAACCAGAGATTGGGGTCATGCGAAGGACTATGTTAAAGCGATGTGGGAAATTCTACAATTGGATAAACCTGACGATTATGTATGTTCAACAGGTATTTCTCATTCAGTAAAAGATTTATGTGAGTATGTTTTTAATAAATTAAATTTAGATTGGACTATTTATGTTAAACAAGATGAAAAGTTTTTAAGACCTGAAGAACTTCATAATCTTAAAGGCGATTCAACCAAATTAATCAATACGACCGGATGGTCTCACGATTATACTTTTGAGAGTATGTTAGATGAAATGGTAGAGTATTGGTTGAATGTTTATAAAACTTAAACTAAAAATTATGACAAGAGCTAAAAAGCCGACTCAACAAGGACCATCAAATGATGAACCTAAAAAAATTGTTAACAAAAAAGAATTGATTGCTCAAATAATAAAACGAAGAACTAAAGACAAGTTTTTAACTGAAAATCAAAAACGATATTATGAAACATTAATAGAGAATGAAATAACAATATGTTCAGGTCCAGCCGGTGTTGGAAAAAGTTATATAACTATGAAGGCAGCCGTTGATTTGATTGCCGACCCAACGAGTCCTTATGAAAAAATTATCATTGTTAGACCAGCTGTAGAAGCAGAAGAAAAATTAGGAAGTCTTCCTGGTAATGTTGAAGAAAAATTGGACCCTTATATTTTCCCATCATATTATTTATTAAATAAAATCATTGGAAAGGAAAATAGAGAAAAACTTAAAGAGATTGAAGTTATTGAAGTTTTTGCTTTAGCATTTATGAGAGGAATGAATATTGATAATTCAATACTATTATTTGAAGAAGGTCAAAATGCGTCACCAAGTCAAATGAAATTATTATTAACTAGAATTGGTTACAATAGTAAATTTTTTATCTCCGGAGATATTGAACAATCCGATAAGTATAGAGATAAAAAACAAAGTGGTTTATGGGACGCAATTGATAAATTTAGAGATAACGATTCAATCGCAGTTTTTGAGTTCAAAGATAAAAAAGATATCGTTAGAAACCCATTAATCAGTAAAATATTAACAAAATACGAAGAACAATAAAATATTTTTATTATTTAAAACCCCATAGCTACTTGATTTATGGGGTTTTTTTATTATATTAACATTAATATCTGAAAATTTTATTAAAAAAACTATTCATTTATTCATTAAATATAAAAAATTAACAATGAGAATAGGTATTGAAATTAATGGAGTATTACGAAATACTTTAGATAAGATTGAGCAAACTTATCAAAAATTTATGATTGATAAGACTGAAGGCCTTGAAGATTCAGACACTTTTAAGTATGAAATAACAACCCCAGTGAATTCGTTAAATTTACAAAATCATTTTACTTTTGTTGATGATGATGAGTTATATTCATTCTTATATGAAGAATTCCCTATGGAAATATTTGGCCATTCACAATCAACAGAATACGCAACATTTAACACCTTAAATGATATTTATGTCCAATTAAGAGACGAACACGACTTTTGTGTTGTTTCGGATGAGATAGGAAAATCTAAACCTGCATCGTTGTTTTTCTTATCTAAATTTGGGTGTCAATTAGAAAAAGTAAAATTTTACAGTAATTTAACAATTAATTCTATGTGGGATGAAATTGATGTTTTACTTACATCAAATCCTGACTTATTATTAGAATATCCTGAAAATAAAAAAGTCATAAAATTTGAGACAGAATATAATAAGGAAATAAACTCCACTCATACAATAACTTCAATAATTGAATTGAGTGAAAAAATTAAAGAAATAACAAAATGTTAAAAATTTTAAACGAACATTATTTTATTGATTTAGATAAAGTTGATGAATATTTACAGGTTAAACAAGACGTAAAATTTACTGGAGATACGGATGTTAATCATATTAGTATTATCAAATATGAAACGGTAAAATTAATGTTAGAGGTAATCATGACTGAAAGTGATGAGATTGACGAAAATTTAGGTGTTAAAAGTAATGAATTATCTATTCCCTTCAAGTTAGCGTTTAACACACTATTAAATAAAAAATTAATAAATAAATATTAACTAAAAATGACACAAGAACAAATTTCAAAATTAGAATTGTCAATTGAAAACATGAAGAATAAGAAATCAAGGATTTATCTTCTAGTTCAAGACACTAAAGGAAACGCAAAAGCGTCTTTAACCTATATCTACAAATTAGCTATGGCGTTAAAAAATAATGGTTACAACCCTATTATGTTGCACGAAAAACCGGATTATGTAGGTGTTGGTGAATGGTTAGGAACTGAGTATATGGAACTACCTCATACAGCAATTGAAGGACAAAACTTGGAAGTTTCTCCGGAAGATTTTATTGTTTTACCTGAACTTTATGGTTTTATAATGGAACAAATTTCAAAATTACCTTGTGGTAAAATTGTATTATGTCAAGCTTACGACCATATTTTAGAAACATTACAACCAGGACAAACATGGTCTCAATTAGGTTTCTTTAAATGTATTACAACATCCGCAAAACAAAAAGAATTTATTGAGAATGTTATGAGAAATGTTTCTTTTGATATTTTAGAACCTGTTATTTCTGACAGTTTCAAACCACATACTCTACCTGCAAAACCAATGATTGCTATTCATTCAAGAGAACAAAGAGATTCTATTAATGTAATTAAAGCTTTTTATATTAAATTTCCACAATATAGATGGATAACTTTTAGAGATATGAGAGGTTTATCTGAAAAAGAATTTGCTGGAGCTCTTAACGAATGTTTCTTATCTGTATGGATTGATGAAACAAGTGGTTATGGTACTTACCCATTAGAATCAATGAAATCAAATGTTCCTGTTTTAGGTTTAGCACCTAATTTAGTACCGGAATGGATGACAGAAACTAACGGAGTTTGGATTAATAATAAAAATCAAATGGTTGATTATATTGCTGACTTTTTACAAAATTGGTTAGAAGATAATGTAAATGAAGAGTTGGAAACTGAAATGTTAAAAACTGTTGAGAATTTACCAACAACTGAAAATTTTAATAAACAAGTGGTTACTTTATTTGAGGGTTATATTTCAACAAGATTAAACTCATTTGAAGAACAATTACCTAAACTAAACACAATTGAAGAATAATATGGAAAATAAAAACACTTTTAGTATTTCGGTTATATTACCAATAAAATCAGGTAAAACTATTGGATTTGTAGATTACTTTGAAAAATGTATTGAGTCATTAAAAACTCAAAAAGTTGCGATAAACGAACTTGTTATTGTTCATACTAATGAAACTTATTTAGTCGATTACCTTAATAATTTTAATTTTGGTGATTTAAATGTTGTTAAACATGAATGGACTAATGAACCTAATTATGCTGACCAAATTAACCACGGAGTTAGTTTAGCAACCTCTAAATGGGTTACATTGTTTGAATTTGATGATGAATATTCAAATATTTGGGTTAAAAATGTTGTTAAATATTCCGAAGCTTACCCTGAAGTATCTGTATTTTTACCAGTTGTAATTGATACGGACGAGAAAGGTGTTTTTGCTGGATTTACAAATGAAGCAACATTCGCAGCTAACTTTACATCTGAAATGGGTATTTTAACTAATGAAACTTTACACGATTATCAAAATTTCCAAACATCTGGAATGGTAATTAAGAAAGAAACTTTCCTTGAATTTGGAAAATTAAAATCATCTTTTAAATTAACTTTTGGATATGAATTTTTATTGAGATTAACACATAATGCTGTTAAGATTATGTCTATCCCAAGAATTGGATACAAGCATGTTAATTTAAGACAAGGTTCTATTTTTTGGAATTATAAAAATGGTGAAACCACATTAACCAATGACGAAGTTAAATTTTGGATTGATTCAGCCAAAAAAGAATACTTCTTCACAAATGACAGGTCGTTAAGTTACGAACCACAAGAAGTTTAATGAATCTTGAAATTAATTTGACAGGTATAACAATTGTTGAGTTAAAAAAGAAAGGTAGAAAGCCAACTCAAACTAACTATTTTGATATTAGGGAAGAGTTGGCAGTTATAGATTTTCTAAATGCTAAAACATATGAAGAAAAAAATAAAATTTATAACGATTTTTTAAAAAAACCTTTAGATAAGATGATATCGTCAATTATTAGACGATACAAATTATACAGAAAAGATATGGATTTCAATGATATTCATGTAGATACTCACTCGTTTTTAATGACTAAAATAGATAAGTTTAAACCGGACAAGGAAAAAAAGGCGTATTCTTATTTTGGAACCATTTGTAAGAATTACTTAATGGGACAAATTATTAAAGACCAAAAGGAGACTAATAGAAAAATTTCTTATGAGGACATTTCATCAAGTATAGAAAATGATGAAATGTTTTCATATAGTATTGAGAACGATTCTTTAGATTCCGGAAATGTTATTGCAAAATTCTTATTAGAGTTAGATACAACACTTAAAAACAATAACTTAACAGAAAATGAAGTTAAGTTAGGTCAAGCTTTATATGATATTTTTGGTAACTATGAACAAATATTTATTGGTAATGATAATAATAAATTTAATAAAAATATTATTTTATTGTCATTAAGAGAAATGACAAATTTAACAACCAAAGAGGTAAGAGGTTCGATGAAACGATACAAATATATGTATTATGATTTAATTCAAAATATGGTTAAATAAAACGAATTAATTTTAATTATTAAAAAATAAATTAAGTAGTAAGTAATTATATATTATGGGAAGACCGAAAAAAAAAGAAATTAATTTAACTAAAGATTCTATGTTATCTCTTATGCAAGAGATTTACAATGAACTTGTTGAACAAAGAAATACCGCGATTAGAATTCAAAATAAAATGTTGACAATGATGAAGGACCCTGAAGATATGACTCTTATTGGTCCTGTCATTGAGAAACAACAAAAAATCATCAATGATTGTGTTGAAAAAAAATTAACATTATCTAAACTACAGTCTAGTATGTGGGAAAAATCTAATAATAATCAAGAAAGTTTTTCTATCTTGGATTTGGGTGTTGATGACGAAACTCTTAAAAATTTAATAGATAAGGATGTTTCAAATTCTGATGACATATATAAAATTAAAAAACAATAATATATGGGATTTGATATAAACTACGACTTTAATAAAGCTCAAAGTAAAATTGAAGCGAGTAAAGCTTATGGTGAGTTAAAGTCTCAATATAGTGACACTAAAAAAGGTATTGGTGATTCTATTGAAAAAAATAAAAAAGAAGTTACTGACCAATTAAATAAAATTAAAGATAAAACTAAAAGTTATCAAAAAGGAATTAAAACCCAATTTGAAAAACTTTTAGATATTAATCAAGCTAGTTCTAGTCAGGGTAGTAATACCACAAAATATGTTAAAAGACTATTAATTAAAGCACTACAAAATATTGAACCTAAAATATCTAGTATTGTAATAAAAGAATCGTTAAACGCTGTTGGTTGTGACCAACAACAATTATACGCTGGAGGAACACACTATATTAAAGTAAGTTCTATTGATTTAGGAAATCTTCTTAAAAAAAAACCGACTGAAAGTCCTGGAGATGTTTTATATGAAAAAAATCAGATAAATGTACAAACATACCCTTTCGCAATGAACAGGGAGTTATATCAAAGAATACAATCTGGTCAACCTTATAATGTTGATTATACTGGTAAAAACTATAAAGGTTTATCAGGACAGGATTTATTTAACATCCAATATGTTGAAACTACTCCTGCTGGTGAAACAGGACCTTGGTATAAAGTTGATTTAGTTAATAGGGTTAATGGTGTTAATAAAGTTGGTCAATTTATGTCTGACTATTACAAAACTATTAAAGTTGTTGACGCTAATAATATTATGACTAATATTATGGAAGCGTTGTCTGGAGCTGTTTCTATGAAAGCGAGTGCTGGATTTGGAGATGTTGAAAATCAAACAAAATTAGATATTTTAATTCAAAGAATTTTAGGACTTTGTTTTGACGGGAGAAATGAAATTGATGTAAGTGGTATTGCTAAATTAGCTGAACTTGATGGTATTGATGAATCTTTTTTTGAATTTACGGATGTTGATTTAAGAAAAATAGACCAAAGAGTAACAAATATTAAAAATGGTGTTATTGAATTTGAGGGTTGTGATGACATTAAAGTCCCTGTTGATTATGATACAATCTTAAGTGAATTAAGTAATTTAAAATTCGTTAAAGACGAAGATTTTGTTGACGCCGCGGATAATTTAACTAATGTTTTAGCTAATAACCCAGAATGGGGTCTTACAATTAATGCTCAAGCCGCTGTAGATTTAAATTTTGTTAAATTAATTGCTCAAGGTTTAATATCCGCTTTATTATCACCAAAAATACTTTTACCTATTTTTACAATGTTAAAAGCTTTAGGTCAAAATATTTCTGATATCATAAATTCATTTGTTGAATTTATTAAACAGTTTAAAAAATTTGCAATAAACTTAATATCCAAAATTGGAGCTTTATTTGTTGAGGAATTATTTAATCTAATAAAAAAAGATATTCAAAGATTATTACAAGTAATTATTACTGATATTATTAGAGAAAAAATGGACAAACGATTAATAATAATATTAAAGTTAATATCGTTATTACTTCTTGTTGCAAAGTTCATTAGTGATTGGCGAAAATGTAAAAGTGTAATTGATGAATTATTAGGTCTGTTAAATTTATTAACAACCCCCGGTTTTGACATACCGTTACCTTTATTATTCGCAACACAGTTACTTGATGGTTATTCTGAATCAAGAGCTTTTATGGGAACGATAGAGGAATTACAAAAAATGGGAGTACCCACAGGTTCAATGCCTGATGGTAGTCCTAATTTGGACGTATTGAGTAAATTCGCTCAAATGAAAGCAATGGCTAAAGAAGAAGCCGAAAATGGAAAAGTACAAATAGCTTTAGGTGTATTATCTGTGACACCAGCGGGAACTATGCCTACAAGTGCTTACGGTAAAAAATTATAATTATGGTAAAACAAGAACAAACTGAAAAAGTTATTAATATTATTAAAGACTATAAATCTTCATCTAATAAAGATTTAATTTTTGTAATGGACTTTATTCAACAGGACTTTAAATTAACTAAAGATAGTTTAGTTAATTTAACGCATCATTTAGATAAGTTAGAAATAACTTATAATTTAATTTTAAAAGAATACGAAAATAGAACGAAACAAAATGGATAATCAAATAATTTTTCCTGGACATGTTATTGATAATCAAGACCCAATGATGTTGGGTCGTTTGAGAGTTATACCTGAAACTAAAAATTATAAGGATATTTTAGCGTCCGTCCCTAATTGGAATGAAGATATTGATTCTTGGACATCTAGAGACCCTTTAGTGTTTTTACCATTATTACCTTTTTATATTAATCAAACCCCATTAAAAGATGAATATGTTCATATAATATATCAGAATAAAGATTTCCCATTCGGTAGTCAATTTTATATCCAAGGACCATTTTCATCACCTATGACAACACCTTTTGAATATTATCAAGGTGCTAAGAAATTTTTAGCGTCTGGGGATAGAATTAAACAAGGTATGTCTCTTAAGGACAAATTTGGTCAATATAGAAATATTTCTAGTTATGGTGTTTTTCCAGAACCTGGAGATAATTCATTATTGGGTAGAGGAACTGCTGATGTTATTGTCAAAAATAATGAAGTTTTAATTAGAGCTGGTAAAACAAAAACATTAAACAAAGATGAATTCCCTATTGGGAATAATAAAAGGTCTTTTTTACAATTAACAAATTACACACAACAAAAAATTAACCAATCTTCTGAAAGTCAAAACTATTTAGTTGAGGTAGTTAAAGTGGTTAAGAAAATTGTTATTTGGAATATTGATAATTTAGAAAACACTCAACAGATGTTTAATGGTTCTGTGGGGCTTTATAATGTTATTCCAAGTGAAAGAGTTAACACTAGTAATTTTAACGCAGACACTATAACTAAATTAGATTTTGGTAGTGATTACACAGGTCCTTTAGAGGAACTTAAATTTAATGGTTATTCCTTTGATGATGTAGTATCTTTAGTTAATAAATTTACATCTGGTGTTTTTAATGGGTTTATGGATATAACCGGTTTTACATTTAATAACGCTAATAATTACACAAAAGATGTATTTCCTTTTATTGTCACACCATCAAAATTAACTTATGAAAAAGGCGTTAATTTTCAAAACTCTAATTATGATATCAATGAGTCTAGTAATTTTAGTGGATTTATTGAAAAAATAAAATTATCTCAAGCGGATAAAAATTCCGGTTTTTTTTTAGTTTGGGAAAATAAAAATTCAAAACCTGTAATAGGGTCTCAATCAGAATTAAAAACCGACACTGTAATACCATCAGAATTTATAGATGAAGATATAACATATAGTGTTTTAGGTGGCCAAAAAATTTATCTATTTTCACATGATTCTACTGGTCCAAAAGGTCCTATAGATATTAACAATACTTTGTATGGTATTCCCCAAGATAAATTTATTGGAGATGAGAATAGTGTTTATAATAAAACCTATCCAACGGTTAGAGGTGATGAATTAATGAAATTACTTAGAAAAATGTTTTCGTTTGTAACTGGTCATGTCCATCCTATAGCGACAATGCCACCAGTTCCTGTAGCTTCAGGTAATGGTCAAACAAGTGCTGAAATACAACAAATATTAGCTAACGCGGAAAATTCAATATTAAATAACAATATTCGTATAAACTAACTATTTATTGTTAAAAGATATTTATGTCAATTAACAATTCATACTTTAATAGGAACAATACTCTTATATCAAATAGTTTATGTAATACAGGGAGAAATCCGGTTACAGAATTATTTTATGGTTCAACAGCGACAACCCAATATCCAAATGGGTATAGTCGCTTTATTTTTAATTTAGATTTAGATTTATTAAAACAAAAAATTTCAGATGGAACAATAACCACGGGATGTACTAACAATATAAAACATACCTTGAGAATGTTTAATACCTCAACATTTGATATTGAAAGTTTAAACACAACCACTTCTCAACAACGAATGAGAGCAACATCATTTGATTTAATATTATTTAGAATTCCTTATATAAATAATGTTGTTACAACCCCCCAATTGTGGGATGAAGGTGTTGGTTATGATTACGCGGATTTAAAATACGAAATAACTATTGATAAAAATTATTCAACAAGACCTTCAAATTGGTCCGCAACAACAACAATAAACTCTTGGACTACACCCGGGATTTATAATAATAAAAATATTGGGGTGGTTCCTTATTCGGGTTTAACAATTGTTGGTACACAACATTTTGAGTTTGGTAATGAAAACATTAGTTTTGATATGACCCAAGAAATTAATAATGTGTTAAATGGAACTTTACCTAATATTTCAGGATGGGGTATCGCATTTAAACCACAAGTTGAAAATTTAACAGGTTTAACGGAAAATTATGAAGTTCAGTTTTTTACTAGACATACTCAAACTTTTTACGAACCATTTTTAGAAACTAATTACAATGACCTAATTGAGGATGATAGAAATTCATTTACATTAGGTAAAATAAATAAACTATATTTATACCTATACGATAATGGGAATCCTATTAATTTGGATACTAACCCGACTGTTAGCATATCAGATTCTAGCGGAACTTTAATACCTGGTTTAACCGGTTTAACTTCTTGCCGAAGAACAAAAGGTGTGTATGAAATCACCATACCACCACTTATTGGTTATAAAACTCCTTGTACTTTTTCAGACATTTGGTCTGGATTAACTTTAAATGGGTTTTCATTACCTAATGTGATAAATAACTTTACAATATACCCACTAAAACATTCAATCCAAATTGGTACATCATCTGTTGACCCAAAATTATATGGATTTGATTTTTATGGTATTAAACAAGATGAAAAAATTTATAATACGGATGTTAGAAAAGTGGGGGTTGTTATTAAACAAGCTTATACCACTCAAAAATTATTACCAAATATCCGTGCATATTATAGAGTATATGTTAGAGAAGGTCAAGTTGAAGTTCAGGTTCAAGATTGGACAAAACTAAACCGTACCGCTGATGAATATAATTTTATATTTGATACTAGAGATAAAATACCTAATGAATATTATGTGGATATCAAAGTTGAAAGTAGTGGTGAAATTAACACATACAAAAGACAGATTAAATTTCAGATTGTAAACATCAAAAATTCAGATTACTAAATATTTATAAATAAAAACAAAATGGGTGAAATTAGTGCAAACACAGAAACAGTTATATGTCAAATAGACTGTGATAAGAATTTACAAATTATCGTACCACCACATCCGGGATACTCTAACACAACTGGGGGAACTGTTGTTCAAATGAATGCGGTTACTATTGGTGGAAATGGATTAAATTCTTAATTAAAATTATTTTATTACAATATAGAAGAAAGGGATAATTTCCCTTTTTTTTATGGGTTATATTCTCTATCTTTGTATGGTAATTAAACCCCACCCGCCATGATACAATATATTAAAAAATTAATCAAACGAGATATAGTTAAAAAAAGACTATTAAAGTTAAAACATATGTATGATGTTGTTGACCCAGGTATTTTAGCGGACACTAAAACCTGTGTTGCTATTTGTCGTAACGCAATCAAACATCCAAAGTCTGAGTTCTTTATCGCTCCATTATCGGAAGAAAGATATATTAAAAATAGTAAACTAGGAATATTCGTAATTCTTGATAATAAAAAAATTAGTGTTATCAATCATGTTTTTTATTATAGTAACATTTTATTAACCGATAGAGATTGGAGAAAAATGACAACTATGTATGATAACAAAACTGAAAGTCTCAGACAAGAACTAAAAAACCAAATGAAATCTCAAATAAAACATTCTTTAGATAACATTTTAAGTAAGATGAATCCGAAACCAAAACAAAAAACCCCTGTCGTTGAAGATTAGGGGTTTTTTCTTTCTTGTAATAGAGTATCTTTTATTATTTGTTGTAGATTACGGGTTTCGTGTTTTCCTTCGTTAAAACTTCTTATTTCAATCCACTCATTAACTTTACCAAGTTTATTATTTAAAATATCACCATCATCATCATTTAATACCGGATTATCTTTAACCTTCTTCGCAATCTTACGAGCCAATTTCTCAATTTTATTAATAACCTTCTTCGGTGTACTCATCTCACCATCATAACTATCATATGTCAACATAGCGTCATCATACTCTGATGTTGGTACATAATATGGTTGCATAGCCTGTTTATTAAACAATCTAATACCAATTGATAATGGAGCGTTATAAGAACCCCTACTTCCAGATGAAGTACTTGTCGCTTCTGAAATATGTATTTTATTATTTTTCATAGTATAATTATAAATATACTATTAAATTATATTATGGAACAAGAACAAGAACTTTTTGGTAAATTATTTGAAACTATACCTCTGTATAATGAAGAACATTTAGATACCATTCTAAACACAATGGATAAAGATAACGCAACCTACTTCCTAATTCAAGCCGTTAAATACGGATATAGTAGTGGGATGTATTCATTGGGGGAATGTGAGGTAATATCTAGAGCAATTAGAACTATAACAAAAAAAGAGACCGAATAGTCTCTTTATTTTTTTAATGTCTTTAAAGTGTTAAGAATAGCTTGAGCTGTTTTTGACCCGTATTTTTTATCCGCCACAATATTTTGTTTATATGTGTTTTTTAATAATTCTTGTAAAGTACCAACTAATTCTGCCGTTTTTTCTTTTCCTTGAACCTCTTTAGTTTGTGTTTCAGTAGATTGTGTTGTTGTGGTGGCAGGTGTTGTTGCAGTAGGTGTTGTTGTCACAGCAGGTGTTGTTGCTGTGTCTGTAACACCAGCAATTGGCGCTGGTTCATTACCATATCCAATTCCTGTTTGTTCAGATAATAATTTTTTTTCAAGTAACACATTTATTTCTTGAATATGTCTAATTTTACTATAACTTCTGTTCATTTTGTTTCTTATTTTTATTGTTGAGTTGGTGTAGCGTTAGGTGTTAATGTTTTAATTAGAACTTCCAATTCATTATGAGTTAATTTACCTGTTTGTTTTAATCCAAGTTTTTGTTGAATTTGTTTATTAATCGTCATTGTTTGTTGTAAAACCGGATTTATTTTAACTTGAGGTTTAGTATTAATTGTCGGATTCTTCCAACCACCTTGAGCCCTTGACCAAGTTGAATCATCGTTTAGATTAATATTAAAAACATTACTCATACAAGACCATTGACCCTTTATAATTTCACCACCGGTTGGTCGATATCTAACTTCATAATCTTTACTAAAGAATACAGTGGCTTTATCTGTTTCAACCTGAACAAAACCAGGTGTTTTAGCCGGTTTATATTCACCAAATTGTTTAATACAAGCCATTGCCGCTGGGGTAAATTTCTTACTAGCATCTACTTGAGTATCAGGACCAACTTCAGGTTTATATACTGGAGTATATTTACCAGTTTCATCAGTTAATTGTTCTCCCAAATATTGACGTTTTGTTGCATTCTCGTGAAGATTTAATATTCTCTGTTTTTCCTCATCATTTAAGGAATATAAATTTTTCATATAATCTTTTTATTAATAAATATCACAAAGTTTATAATAATTTATTATACAAATAATAAAAAAATATATTTTTGTTAAAAAAATTGACTCCATTCCTTTTTTAGGTATAATTATATTTATGGAAGATATAATAATTGAAAAGTATAAAGATAATGTCTCTATTGAGACCTTGGCTAAAGAATTTAAGGTTGGTAAACTTAAAATTAAAAAAATTTTATTAAGTAATAACATACCATTAAAAACTAAAGGTGGTCAAATCAAACATAAACAGGTCAAAAAGATTGAGTTAGATAATAAAAATATTATACTATCTTGTAAGTGTTGTGGTAAAGAATATGATGACATTGAAAATAAAAGTGGTGGAGTAACTAATCATATTAAAAAATGTTACCCTAATGAAGTTATCCCATCTTCATTCAAAAGAAGAATGTATTTAACGGATACTGGGAATTATTGGCATTTTACTTACTTTAATTTAATCACTAAACCGGAATCAACAACAATAAAATGTTTAGAATGTGGATGGGTCACCAAAGATATTGTTAATAAATCCGGGGCGTTATCTAAACATATTGAAAACGCACACAACTCAATTAGTGATTATGTGTTAAAATTCCCTTCAGAACTTAAACTATTCACAACGTTATCAAATTCTATTGACAGAGATGTGTTATTTAATGAAACAGATAATTATGTCACTTGTGAATTATGTGACGAACAATTTAAAATGTTATCTAACACTCATTTGTCATCACATAATATAACAACCGAGGAATATAAAAATAAATTTGGCGAAAACTCTTTAATTTCTAAAAAAACAAAAGACACATTTGTATCTAATTTATTAAAATGTGAAACTAATTTTTACTACAGAAGTAAATCTGAAAAAGAAATTGAGGAATATGTTAAATCATTAGGTGTTGATGTTAAAGTTTGTGATAAGAAACAATTAAATGGTGTTGAATTAGATTTGTATTTTCCTGATTATAATATAGCTATAGAATATAATGGATTATATTGGCACTCAGAAAATAGGGGGAAACATAAAAATTATCATATAGATAAAACATTAAAATGTCTTGAAAAAAACATTCAATTAATTCATATTTTTTCTGACGAATGGTTAACAAAGAAAAATATAGTAAAAAATAGAATTACTAATTTATTGAAGAAAAATAATACTAAAATTTATGCGAGAAATTGTGAAATAACAACTATAAGTAGTGATGAAAAAAGTAATTTTCTTAAGACTAACCATTTACAAGGTAATGATAAATCAACAATATACTTTGGTCTAAAACATAATGATATTATTGTTGCCGTTATGTCATTTGGTTCATTAAGAAAAATTTTAGGTAATAAAAATAAAACTATAGATGAATATGAATTATATCGTTATTGTTCCGTAAATGTAGTTGGTGGATTTACAAAATTATTAAAACATTTTATAAAGGAATATTCACCTAAAAAAATTATAACATATTCTAACAGAAATTGGTCACCTTCAGATGAATTTTGTTTTTATTCTAAAACAGGGTTTAATTATATTGGGGAAACAAAACCTAATTATAGTTATACTAAAAAATATGATGTTAGAGAACATAGGTTTAACTATAGAAAAGATAGATTAGTTAAGTTAGGTTATGATAAAAATAAAACAGAATCTCAAATAATGTCTGAATTAGGTTACGATAAAATATGGGATACCGGTAATTTAAAATATGAAATTTTATTATAAAAAAAAAAGGGACAATTTCTTGTCCCTTTAGTTTTAATTAAGTATATTTGATTATCTTAATTCTTTAATATCAAATGTTCTAACACCATCAACAGTAATTCGGGCGTAAAAGCGGTTGTTTACCATTTTTTTAGCATACCTTGTCATTATTCCTTTTATTGGAGTAAAGTTAAAAGGGTTATACATTGTTGGAGTTAATTGCAACGGCACGTATGGTGCGTAGATATAACCTGTGTCTAACAATGAAGTACCTTTATGTCCAATTAACACTTGGTTAGCTGGGAAGTAAGGGTCACGGTAAACTTGGTAACGACCAGCTAATGTTCCAACTCTTTCAATACCCATGTTATATTGGTCTTGTTCAGCTGAAGCGTTAGATACGTGGAAGTACTCTAAGTCATCAAAGATAGCAGAAACCTCAGAAGAAACTACAATCCAGTTAGCACCACCTCTTAAAGTAGATTTGTGAATTTGTGCTGACAATTGGTTAATAGCTGTAATCAAAGTTTGGTTCCAGTCTTTTTGTGTATAAGAAGTTGTAGCTCCTACTCTTCTCCATCCATTGTAATCCCATCTCAAAGTCCAAGCAGCACCTTTACGTAAATCTCTTAAGATTTCACGGTCAATCTCTGCCGCAACTTGTTCAGATAACAAAGCAGTTAATTCTGCTTCAGCATCAATGTTATGGAAAGCTGCAACGTCTTGAGCTAACTCAGGAGACCATTGTGCTCTTAATTTTCTTTCTGTAACAGATACAGTAACAGACTCTAAATCAAATGAAACCTCACCGATTTTATCTTCAAATTCTAATTCTTCGTAACGTCTCCAAGCAGCGTTGAAAGATGATGAAGTTAAACCTGTAGAAATAGTTGTTCCAGTGTATCCATCTAATGAATCAGAACCACAATCAGCACAAGCTGGACAAGACAAATCAACTTCTAAGAAGATACATCCGTTAGCGTTACATGGACTTTGGAATGAACCACCGTTGTTTGTTGGCCAAGAAGTTTGAGTTCTAGTTCCTGAAGCACCATTTACGATACCTTGACCATATTGTTGAGTAACAACTCTATACAATAAAGCTCCTGTTGAAACTGTACATGGACTACCAGCGGCAACTGTTAAACCAGAACCAGTGTAGATAATTAAATCAGACAAGAAAGTTTCTGTGTCCATTTCATTTCCATCAGGTCCAATTAATTTACCAGCTCCAGTATCTTGGAAACCACAAAGTTTTACAATTACTTTTCTTGTATTACCTCCAGCAATAACACCAGCACTTGTTGAAGTACCAGAAATTACAGCGTCAACTAAATTACCATTAGACCATTGTTGAATAGCTACTGTAGAAGTAATAGCTGACCATCTACCTTTAGAGTAATCAAATAAACCACCTGGGTTCAATCCTGGTTCAGTACCTTCATAAAACAAATCATAAAGATTTTTAGCGTAAGCTCCAGCACCTGTATATCCAGCTTCTGTACTACCTGAGTAGTTTCCTGGAGAACCTATTGGTGCGTAGTGGTCACCTGATTGTTGACCTTCAACACCACCATTGTAACCTTGAATTTTAGGTACGAAGAAGAACAATTTACCAATTGGTAAGTTCATTGCTTGTACAGATACGATTTCATTCGCCAATAATTTTGAGAAAACTCTTCTTACGATAGGGAATACAACAGTTTCAAATGAACCTGATGAACCTTCTGAAGTAGCTTCGTTAATCAAGAAAGACGCTTGGTTCTCATATAATTGAGCTACGTTTTCTCTTAAGTGTCCTTTAAGACCTTCTAGGAATCCTAATTTATCCCATTTGTTAATAGTATCTTCTTTGATAACTTTAAGGTGTTTTAGTCCGATGTTACCAACAAGACCTGATTCTAATAATGCTCCCATTTTTGTTTTTGTTTAATTTTATGTTTATTTTTTATTTTAATTTACTCATCAAATCTTTCATTCTAAGGAATTGTGGATTTTCGTAAGTTTTTGATTCAATTAAATTAACGGCAGAACCAGTTGAATGTGTTTTGTCTAATTTAGACTCAATAGATTCATTGATTGGTTTACCAGATTTAACTGACAATTCATTTTTAAGACTTTGATATAAGTTTTTAGATTCTTTAATCGTTTCAACACCATCAAATCTTTTCAATATGTTTATTTTTTCTTGTTTTGAAGTAGTACATTCAGTAAATAAACGAGTAGCGTAAGCTAAGTTTGAGTTAAAAACAGCAACCTCATTTAATTTATTTCTGAAAATATTTAAAGCTTTTCTATACTCTTCGTTTTTTTCTCTAAGGATTTGTAGTTCTTTAGCGTCAGTATTTTCTTTAATAGGGAATTCCAAGTTTCTATTAGGAGTAATACCTTTTCTAAGACCACGACCTGATTTAGAACCATTTCCGATAGTGCGAGCAGCTTCTTTAGTTTCTATTTTTTCAAAATCTTCGTCTTCTTTAAATTCAAATTTCGCTTTTCCAGTTCCAACAGATTTAGGGGCTTCTTTCATTTTAGTGTTGAAACCTTTTCCTTGATTTGGTTTAGAATTATAAGAGAATTTTGGTTTACCCATACCAACACCTTTAGGTTTAATTGTTGATTTAGATTCCTCAAGATATTCATCTTCTTCATCCATTAAATCTTCGTCGTCCATTTCAATTTCGTAAACAACTTCTTCATCATTTTCTTCAAGTTCATTATCCTCAAAGTCTTGACCTTCTCCAAATACTTTAGAAACGATATCGTCAATAGATTCATCTTCATTTGAAAATTCATCTTCTTCGTAAAGTTCGTCTTCTTCTTGTTCTTCGTCGTCTTCAAATTCTCCGAAACCTTCAAACATTTCCATGTCAGCATCTTCGTCTTCGTTTTCACCAACAATCATGTATTCTTTATCACCATCTTTTAAGCTAATGTTACCAGTCTCGTCTTTCTTAACTATAACATTATCTTCAGGTCCTAATAAACTAAATACACGTAAGATTTCAGAATCGTCTTCAATATCAGTTAGGTCAATAACGTCTTCGTCATCACCAAACTCATCAAAGTCTTCTTCGTCTTCCATATCGTCAATATTATCAATATCCATTTCATCACCTTCGTCATCCGTAGGTAAATCCATTTCAACATCTGTGTCAATCTCGTCTTCTTGTTCGGTCAGAGATTCTTTTACTAGTTCTTTGATTTCTTCCTTCATTGTAGAAGCAAGTATTCCTTTTGCATTTTCCGCAACAGCTTCTTCCAAATTTCTCATTTGGATGATTGCGTCCTCAACTAAAGATTTTTCTTTTGCCATTATTGTTTTTATTTATTATAAATATTGAGAAAAAAGAAAAAGTTAAAAAAAATCACTTTTTTTGTATTAAAAATGAATATTTTTTTATATAAACAAAAAAAGAGGACTTAATAAGTCCTCTTTTAATTTAATTTTAATTGATAATTATTCTATTACCTCGTCAATTTTACTTTCAACAATTCCTGTAATTCTCCAAGCAAGGTTATAGTTTTCATAGATTTTGGTTACTTTAGATTCAACATCAGTTGGATTATAACCCCTAACTAATTTTTCTTCTCTAAGTTTTTTTAATTTACCTGATTCATTATCAATTGAATCAATTGCGATTTTTGCAACAAAGTACTTTTCGTCCATATTATATTTTATTTATTTGTTTCCTAAATAATCGTTTAATTTTTTCATTAAGTCAAGTGATTTATTACCATTACTTCCGACTTGTCGCTCTATAGTTGTCTTTTTTTCTTCGTCAAGGTTTTCATCATATTTCTGTCTATCACCTTCGTTATGGTATAGATACGCCCCCGGTGTTGATGGTGATGAAACTAAGTCAAAACAAATTAGTTCAAAGTCGTCTTGAACTTCATTTTGTTCACCCACTTTTTTAAGCGAACCTACACCTCTTGATGAGATACCTAAAGTAACCCCTTGTCTTAAATAATTGGCAGCCAAATCACCTTTAGATGATACAATACCTCTTTCGTGGTAACCTGGTGTTGTTAATAGTTTTATTTTACCGATTAACGCAGGTCCTTCCCACCATACATCAGTAATTAAATGTGATACTCTATCTAAGTCAATTAATGATGATTCAGGATGGTTTAATTCTGATAACGCAGTTCCTTTCTCAATCATTTTTCTATAATTCTGAGCTTCTCTTTCTAATAGTCTTTTAGGGTATACTCTACCATTTCTATTAGGGGTATCGTATTTTTGTAATACAGCGTAAAATTCAAAAGGTTTTGAATGGTCTAACATACCATCAGACTCTTTAATTATTTTAGAATTATACTCATCTTTTGGTGAAATATAACCCGCATCGTATTCAATTAGAATTAATTTTTTATTAAGGACATTAGTTTTATTAATTTCTATATTACTCATAATAAATGTTTTTATTAATAAATATTAAGAATTTTCTATTTCTAACATATTATCACATAATTTAGATGTTTTAGTTAAATAAAAATTAAAATATTTATTATCTTTAAAATTCTCTTTGAATATTTCGTATGTTATTTTTGACAATGTTTTTCTTATTTTTTCATCTTTAAAATCAATTTCACTATCGTTAAGATAAAAATTAATTTCTAAATTCATAAATGATTTCTTTAATATTGATAATCCACTTGACCTCAAATCTAAATCAACTATAAAAGTTTTTGTGAATACATCTTCATTCATAACCTCGTAAATGGAGTGTTTAATGTTTCTACTTAAGTTTAAAACTATTCTATTCCAATCTTCAACTTCGGTTATTGGTTCAACCCAAGTTTGTATGTTAAGATAAATTGATTTTAGATTTACAGAATCTACTGTTCCGTAAGTTATTTTTGCATTATCAAATCCATCAATCTGTGATGTTTTTCCTTTTTTCATTAATGTACATATTTTTAGTTTATTTTTTAAAAAAGTAAGTAAATAATACCTTATTGTCAAAAAAATATATAGGTAATAAAAAACCCCTCGTTATCGGAGGGGTTGATTTTAAACTTATAGATTGATTTATAAATTTTCGTTTAAAGTTTTAAGTTTAACATAATTTAATTTATCATATTTTTCTGAAACAACTCTATCAATTGTTTCGTTGATTGTATTGTTAGTTGAAACATCTAGTTCATCGCCTTTCATTTTAGTTAATTTTGTGATGATAGTTTCTTTAATTGAATCATACTTTAATTTTAATTCTTCATCATCTGTTGATAATAAAGTTTTTAATTCTTTTTTATCTGACTCCTCTAAATTTTCAATAAATGTGTTAATAGTTTTATTTGCAATATTAACCATTGAACCTAAAGGTATGTTAACATTTTCCTGAATTTGTTTAGGGGATACTTTTAAAGTTTCTGAAATAACTTTTTTAGATTGAATTCTTGACTCAATCATAAGAACATCTTTTGAAAATAAATTGTCAACAGATTCATATATATTTTCTGTTTTATTATTACCAACCCATTTCTTTAATTTATCAATATCGGATGGTGTAATTTTATTAATTGTATTTTCATAAATTGAAATACATTCAGTGATGTATTCATTAACTATAGATTCATTTAACCCCTTGTTAGAGGTTAAATCATCATATAGATAAAATATTTTATTAATATTTTTATTTTCTAATACAAGTTTCTTAAAATTTTGTACTTCTTTTTTAAATGTATCATTTTTATATGATTCTAATAATACATTCTCAACCTGTGATTTTAATATACCGAACTTTATCATTTTACTTTTTTATATATAAATATCTAACCATTCAGAAGTTTATCCAATTGGTCTTCAATTTCTCCTAAATAATTTTCACCTTTAGATAAATTGATGTAAGAATCGTCATTAAATAGCCCTTCATTTTCTAATAAAATGTTATGGTTGGTTTTCTTAAATGATTCTGGTGTTACCCCAGCTTCACCACCTGCTTCAGGTCCTGGAGGTGGAGTTCCACCTAATTCTTCACCACCCATCTCAGGGGCTCCGCCTAACGCACCAAAATCTTCTCCGCCACCTTCACTTCCAGGTTCTGCTGGTGGTGTTGCACCGGCAGCTTGTGGAGCTCCAGGTTTATTACCATATAACTTATCAATATTATCAAAGATACCTGTATGAGTAATAACTGTTGCGGTATTAGTTAATTCAGCACCGGCCGCTTTCTCAATACGTTGTTGTTGTAAATCAAGTTTAATTTCTTCATCAGAAAATCCTAGGATATGTTTTTTAGCCCAAGATACAGAAACCGGAGCAATACCCTCAATAGGTGCTACAGCATCTTTATAAGCCAACAATTTTTCTTTGAATATGTCAATTTTTAATAAATCCGCTTGACTTGATGGGTTAGTTAAACCTAATGTAAAATTAGATAACTCATCTTCAAAACCTAATAAAAATAAATGAATAATTGCAATTTTATTTAATTCGGCAATCATACAATTTTGTATTCTATTAATTGTTCTTGCGAAACGAATATCCATTAACGATAAATCTTTACCACCACCAACAGGTTCTTCAAACCCTAAAAAGGCTTTAGGGACTCTAAGAGCCGTTAATAATTTCTTTTGAATATACTCAATATCCGCGATTTCAGCTAAGTTTTGAGCACCGGGTAAAGTCTCAATAGGTGAAGCAGCCGCTTGGTCACGAACAGGGATGAAATAATCTTGGTCAACAGCCATTTGATTAAATCTCATATCAACATTTCCTGAACTTGAATCAACAACCTGACTTCTTTTGAATTTATTCGCAACACGTTGTACATATGGTTCAACATCTTTATCATCCATATTACCAACGAAAACTTTAAATACTCTTCTCTCAGGTGCTCTTGATGTTCTATAAATTAACATCGCGTCTTCAGATAGTAATAATTGTTTCCAAATTCTTCTCGCTTTCTCCAACATAGAAGTACCATAAGGTAATTTTCTATCATCACCTAATAATCTAAAGTGAGCAATCTCCCAAGTGTTAAATTCCATATCTTTAGATTTCCACTTGAACCTTAACCCTCTATTTTCAGGTAATTCCTCAACATTAGCGGATTTAGCTGCCATACCTCTCTCTAATCGTTCTATTTCAATATTAGGAAGTTGCATAGCACCAACAATACCTTTTTCACCATCTAATTTTAGGTAAACGAAATTATCCCCATATTTACAAGTATTTCTTGTCCACATAGGTAAATTTGTATTAATATCTAAAGCGTTGTTGAATAAATCCGTTAAGATTGATTTGATTCGTTTTGATTCAGAAAATACTTGTAACATATGACCATTTTGGTCAACCGTTGTTGATTCCTCACCATAAATGTCTAATGCTGCAGAAATTTCAGGTGTGTACTCCATACTTTCATAATCATAAAATGATGCTAAACGAGTTGGTTCATAATAAACCGCTTGAGTATATAAGTTACTTTCAATTTTAGTCCACTGATTACCTAAGTAATAAGTTTGTTGAGCCTGTAACTTTTCTTTTTCGTATTCAGCTTTAGAAGTTGTTTTTAACAACTCTTTTTTATCAACTTTATAAGTCGGATAGTCTTGATTCAATAATGAATTAGGACCAAACGCTTTTGATAATCTTTGCCAAACAGTTAAATTATTTTGATTGTTTTGATTATTTTCCATATTCTTAATATAACTTATTTTCTTCCCATATAAATAGTCCTATATGGTAATTGAGAAATATTTTTATCTCATACCTCCAAATAACCACCCGTATTTGTTATAGTCTTCTTTAGCTATATTACCACCATTAAATTGACCTTGTCTATCTGTATAATTTGGTATTACAGGGTTAAACTCTAAAGATTTATTTATGTCAGTATTATTATTTACAGACCATGAATCAATCATCGCTTTTGTATGTTCAGTAACTTTAGTTAAATTACTAAATGATGATTCAGCAACATAAGTTGCCATCGCAATTGACATAATTAAATCGTCATGGTGACCTCTTTGGTGGTCAGGACGACCATTAATATATATAAAGGAATTCATTTCATTGTATAGTCTTGAACTATATATTCTGAACTTATGACGCAATACTTCTTCGTATGACGCAATAATTTGAACCCTTTTATTGTTAAAATTTATTCCAGGTATTTTTTCTGCCGATTTAGGATTGTAAGCCCATTTATTAGTGGTGTCAACACCATCAATATATAAATCCTTATAACCCATCTCCTGCATCTTTCTCGCAGTTGAAACCCCCATACCCCCAGTAATATCTATAACCACATAAGCTGAATACATATTAGCCCACTTATATGCAATCTCCGCCATAACATCGGGGGGAACTTTCCCAACATATTCAGCAACTTGTTCTCTTTCATCAAAATCAATTATCTGAAAAGAACTAAAATCCTCACTATCTCCACGACTGACATCCACACCCATAATGTATTTATGACCTATCACCGGTTCTTTCCATAACCATAATGCGTTAGCCATCATTTTATTACTAGGTTCAGTAATCATATTCTCGTGAATGTTCTGCATTAAATTAGAATCAAATACATTATCACCAGAACCTAAAAAGTTACATTCTAACTCTTGTGATACTTTTCTCTTATCATATTTTAATTTCTTAACCATACTCTCAAACCAACTTGAACATGGTTTATAACCATTATCCATCATTGATTTTAATTCCACATAATCCCTTTGGTCCGCTGGGATATGAGCCCAACTAATAAGTTCATTTTTATTGTAATCCTCTTTATTTAAAAGATAATGAATGGTATCATGTGTTTTAACCAAATATAAATCTTTAGTATAACGAGGGTCACGATACCAAAACATCTCTGATATCTTAAAGTCATTCATTCCTCGTAAGGCTTGGTCGTATATTTCGTAATAAATAGGGTCAAATCCATTGGGAGTTGAAACAACTATTACTTTACCCCCAGTGGAAAGGGATGCCATACACGCAGCCCAGAAATCACTATCAGCGTCAATAAACGCAGCCTCATCAAATACAAGTATAGTGGGGGTAAAACCACGCAGTGCATCCTTGGATGTCGCTACAGCTTTAACCTCACTACCATTATTTAATTTGTAATGTTTTTGTGAATTTTTTTCTACTGAAAAGTCAATACCAACCCAACTAGGCCATTGAGCTACAAACGCTCTAATTTTATTAGCCATCTCTAAAGATGTATCTAATTTATTGGCAATAATAAGTACTTTTTCAGGTTTTGTTTTTTTTGCGAAGGATAGTTTCATTGAAGCCCAAGCGGCGGTAACTGTTGATACCCCCGCTTGTCTGTATTTCAATGCAATATTTTCATTATAATCCTCATAATCATTAAGTAATGATAATTGGTCAGGGTATAATTCTAAAGGAACATATTTTGATACTGTATTATCGTATGTCTGTAAATAAGTTCTTAACGCGTATTCAATATCTTTATGACATCTTACATATTCAATTAATACTTGTTCTTTTGTTAGGTTTGCCATAATGTTAATTTAATTTTTTAAAAACCAAGTGCTGACAAATCAATATCATTCAAATCATCATCATCGTAATCATCATTATCCTTATCTTCGTATTCTTGTTTTTTCAAATCCTCAATGATTTCATTAACCATTCTATCAATAAATTTACTTCCTTGTGGGTCACCTTTTAAGATTAATTTTGCAATTTTCATAAATTCCGCAGCATCTAATCTTGAGAACCTAACAAAAAGATAATGTTGTAAATGTTTTTTATCCTCATCAAATAATTTGTCAGGGTAAGCATCTGTAAATTTTTCCCAAAATATAGGACCTAATCTAGAATCCCAAATTTCTGCGGGTAAAGTATCTTCAGCACCCATAACCATTTCAGCTTGTCTTGGGTCATCCGGTAATCCGTGAGTTCCAAATACTTCATAAACACCTTTAACTAATTCGTGAACCAATAAAGGGAAAGTAGCGGCGCGAGCAACAACTGTAGGTGGGTCTGTTTCATTATCAACTTCTGATTGTCCCATTTGACCACCACCAGAACCTGCCATTTGTTCCATATCTGGGTATAACCAATATAAGTGTTCCATCAATGATTGATTAACACCATATAAATTCATTAAGTTAGGGTTAATTGCATTTAACTCATCATTAAGTAAAACATACATATGACCACCTTTAAAAGCAGCACCTTGTATTAATGAGTTGATAAGTCTTCTTTTAGCTTTTTCTAAATTAAATTTCTCAAATTCATCCGCGAAATCCGCCAATTCTTCTTGGTGTTCTTCAGCTTTAGCAAAAGCGTCTTTAACTTCTTCTTCACTAGGTTCTTCAGCTTCACCTCTCATACCTTCAGCGGCACCCATAGGTCTATGAACTAATTGGGCGTCAAATTGTAATGAACCTTCAGGTATTCCTAATTCTTTTTTAACTAACTCAACCGCCAAATTCTCAAGAGTTTCCTTGTTTTGAGACTCTATAGACATAGTCTGTTGTAAGCCTCTCATAACCATAGACATTAAACCCATCATTGGATTACGACCTTGGATAGGTGTTGTGTCACCTAAAAATCTTCTAACTTTAGCTACAGAATCCTTAAATCTTTTAGATGAAATAGTTTCAATAAAATCTTTGTCACCTTCAGGAATTGCAGGATGTCCAGCAAAAGGAGTTTCTTTTGATGTAATCTTTCTCTCAATACCCGGTTCCATTCTTTCAGGACCTTCGTAATCTATCTGTTCTTTCATAGTAGAATTGATTTCATTCAAAACACTATGTTCTTTTTTAGTTAAACCTTCTTGAATTAATTTAGTTTCAAGTTTAGTTTTCGCTTTTAATATTTGTTCTATTTTAGAATTTAAACTCATAACTATTATTTTAATTTAAGACCTAATGATGTGAAAGATAACCATTCAGGTAAATCTTTATTTTCAGCTTTAGGAGCTGGTTTATGCTTTGGCTGATAAGGATTAAACGGTTTTGGTCTTGTAGGAGTTTTTACCGGAGTTTTCACCGGAGCTTCTTTAGTTCCTTGTTCTTTAACTTCAGCTTTAGGAGCTGGTTTATGTTTTGGTTGATAAGGATTATCTTTTTTTGGTTTTGTTGGTGTCTTAACAGGAGTCTTAACAGGGGCTTCTTTAGTTCCTTGTTCTTTAACTAAATTTAAGAAGTCTTGTTTAGTCATTTTTGGTGTAAGGTGTTTCTCAACCAATTGAATAATTTTTCTTTCTATAATAGCTTCTTTAGATTCACCAATAGATACACTAGGACTTATTTGACCTAAATTCTTTTTAGTTGCACCAGCAGCAGCAGATGCTAATTTTTTACCATAATCACCAAATCCAAAACTTTCTTTAGTTTCTTCTTTTTTAACTTTTTTAGGTAAACCTTTATGTTCTGTAGATGCAAAATCTTCTAAATCTTTTTCAGACATTTTTTTAGCTGTCTCTTTAACTTTTTTAGACACTTCACCTTTAGGCGTGTCACCTCGTTTAACTGACAAAGCTAAACCCATAAATTTTTGTTGTTGTTTAGATTCGGCTTTTTCAGTCATTTCACCTTCTTTAGTGATAACTTTAAGACCTCCGTCACCAGTTGGTCTAACTTCACCATTTTTAACATTAACACCAAGTCCTTTGGTTTTCATAGCTCCAACTTCACCAGAACTATAAGTTGTTTCTTTAGCGTTAAGATTAGTTGTTGTAGCTTCTTTAGTTTCTTTTTTACCTTCTACTAATCTATTATATAGATTATTCACTTGAGATTCAGTCAAGGAAGTTAGAGTGGTAGTTTTCATACCATACTCAACCAATTTTAATAATTTGTGATTAATTTTCATATATTGTTTTTTTTTCAATTTCTAAAACGATATCTCGTTCGTATAGTTTATCTTTAACAGATTCTTCAGTATCACCGAATAAGAACACTAATCTTTTTTTATGACTAAAATCAACATAATCCGATTCGTTTTCCCAAGCTAAAGCTACAACACCATCAAGACAATCCATCATTGAGAAATAATCAGAATTCTGAATTACTGACATTGTTATTAGGTCATTTTTCAATACACCCACTTTTTTAACAAATTCTAAATCTGGGGGTAAAGGGTAACCATTAGATGGTTTTGATTCCCAATTTTCGCCCCAGATATTATCTATAGTATCCGAAAAAATAAATTCGTAAATGTTATCGCCTTTATAATTTGGTCCTAATTCATTTACGTAAATTAAATGATTCATAGAATTTCACCTTTAGTAGAGATTCTTACTTTTGTATTATTATTTTCAAATACTAAAAAGTTTTTAGTTGTTTTACCAATTAATTTAGCGGTTGGGTTATTTCTCGTAAACTTAGTTGAAGCTACTTCTTGTGAAATACTTTCAGATAAATTTTTAATTCTGTTAACAATAACTTTTCTATTTTCAGTGATAGGAGTTTTTTTAGTATTTTCAGTTTTTTCAGTCTCAAAATATCTTTCTAATATTTTATCAACTTTAGATTCAGAAAAAATACCTTCAAACATATCTCCCATATTTTTTCTGTGACGAGGTTCAAGACCAAAATGTTTTTTAGTTCTATCAGAATCTTCATCGTTATCACTTAAATCAAGATACTCTCTGTCAGCTCTTGGGTTCATTCTGTTTCCAGACATATGACTTTTAAGGTCAGAAATTTCTTCATAATCATCTTCACTAAAATCATCAAACATTGTCATTTCTTCGCTATCAAAAGCTTCTCCCATTTCACCTTCAGGTAATTCAGTTTCTAATTCTTCATCTTCTAAACCATCTTCGTCAGATAGTCCATCAAAATCTTCTTCACCACCAAATTCAGATTCGTCCTCAATACCTTCTAATTTACTTAAGATATCGTCTTTATCTTCCTCATCTAACGCTTCAACATCAATTGCTGATAAAATAGAATTAACAACATACTTAATATCTTTAGATGACATTGGTTCTTCTTCATTAGCCTCGTCAAAAGCTCTTAATTTTTGAGCTAATTTTCCAGTTAATTTCTGAATAACTTTTATTGATACTGGTTCATTATCATCCTCTTCACCTTCAGTATCCTCCATATCAAAATCTAAATCTAATTCTTCTTCCGGAGCTGGTGCTGGTGCAGCAACTGGGGCAGGAGCCGGTGCAGCCGCGGGGGCTGGTGCTGGAGCAGGTACTTGTCCCGCAACAGGGGCTTGTTCGTTAGCTGACATTTTCAAAATATATTTTGTAGCGTCAGATTGACTTTCATTAAATAAAGATGTATTACTTTCAACACCTTCATTAACATTAACTTCTTTAGCAATAAGATTTAATCTTTTTAATGCTTGAGAATATGATGGGTAATATTTTCTATTTCTCATTGGTTCTAAATAATCAGAATTACCATCTGATTCCAATAATGTTCTTTTTAGAACATAACCACTTTTTTCTTTAATGATTTGGTAATTGTTACCATCAGATAAAGTTTTAGTGTATTCTACTGACTTATCCTCATTGATAGGATTAGGTGTTGATTCTTTATATCTAGCAATTTCAAGCATACGGTTGATTTTCTCCATACCTTGCAATTTTTCACTACCAATTGGTCTTAAATTATTTCCCATTTTTTTATTTTTGTTTTGAATTAATTTTATATATAAATATAGTCAGAATTAAAAATATTACTTTTCTGATGTATTTTTTATTTTTTCGTCAAGCGAGAGGATTTTATCTGTGTTTTTATTTAAGAAATCAAATAACTTTTGAACATACCCATTTCTCCTTAAAACCTTAAATACTAAATTTTCATTAGAATATTCTCCGTCTTTTTCTAACCCACTTGTTCTATATTTCTTTAACTTATCCTTATACTTACCTATTAATAATTTAGACTCTTCTAAAGATTCATCTTTTGATTGTTCTATTATAGCATCAATAGAATCCATCCATTTTTTAGCTTTTGTTTTAATTAATTCGGTGTCAATATCAACATTCTCTTTTTTAGGTTTTGATTTCCATTCATCAAATAGAATAGAGTATTCACCACTACTAAAGTGAGCTTCATTTTCATCTTGAACATATAGTTCAACATCATAACCATAAATAGTAATATCATGGTTATCATTATATATTGTTTTTTTTAATATAAATAAGTCTTTATATAAAGGTAATTCAGATTCCTTGAATTGATTAAAATCAGCAATGATGTGTAAATCAACATCAGAGTATTTTGACCAATTATAATTTGATAATGAACCTGTCATAACAACATCCGACACAATAACATCCACACCTAAGAAATCAATAAAGTCGTAGGCAATGTCAAGTAAACGAGTCCTAACTTTAGGATTCATATTACCAATTTCATCATCTTCAGACATAACCCATATTTTAGGGTTTAAGGTGTCTTGTAAGTGAAAACTTTGTAAAATATTTTTAATATTATTATCCATTAAAGATAAATATCCAATTTTTTAGAAAAATTTATAATTTTTTATACTTAAAAGTCTTTGAGATGTTAGTGTTGAAGAATTTTCCTTGAGATTCTGACATCCTAAATTGAGTATATGTTTTGTGAGGCACTTCATCATACTCATATTTAAACCCATTTTTGAATTCCGCTATTAATTTTTGACTCTCAACATCATAGATAGTTTTAACTAAATTACTTGATTCAATTTCATTAATAATTTTAGTACCTTCAATAATTTCTTTTTTAATTCCCATAATATAATTTTTTTTATAATAATAACTATTCAGTAATTTTAATAAATAAAAAACCCCACTCAAAGGTGGGGTTTAGTAAATTACTTAGTCAACTTATTAATTTGGTCTCTCAACTTAATTGATTTCTCAAAGTTTTGTTCTTTAATTGAAGTTTCTAATTCTAAAGTTAGAGTTTCAATTTTTTCTTGATTAGATTCCAATTTTTTAATTTGGTCTCTTAATTCAACTGCACGTTCAAAGTTTTGAGTCTCAATAGCTGTTGTTAACTCATTTTGTAAAGTTGTTAACTCAGTAGTGTTAGTTGTTGTGTTAGTTGTTGTTGTATTAGTAGTTGTTTTACTTTTAGGACTTTTAGAAGTTCTAGTGAAGTTTTTTACTGTAACAACACCATTTTCAGATGTGTAAGTCTGAGAAGTCCATTGACCATTCTCGTCTTGACCTTTTTCAGTCTTAACATCTCCTAGTAATACCGTGAATGGGTCAAAAGAACCAAAAGGTGTAGTAAAATCATTTAATAATACGAACGGGTTTTTTGTGTTTCTAAACATAATTTTTTTGTTTTAATTTTTTATTTGAAATAATTATAACTAATTTTATACCAAAGTCAAATTTATAGTAAAATGACTTATTTATATGACAATTTGACATTTTATAAAAAAATATACTGACAAATTGTCAATATTGATTCATAGAATAATTTTTGTTATAATTATTGATATCATTAACAAAACAAAATAATAATAATAATATGATAGAATTTTCAGATAATGACGAAAAAGGAAAAAAATCAAATTCCATCTCAGAATCAACAACACCTGTATTAGATAACTTTAGTAGAGACTTAATAAAGTTAGCTGAAGAAGGTAAATTAGACCCTGTAGTTGGTCGTGAAAGAGAAATCACTAGGATTGCTCAAATTCTTTCTCGTAGAAAGAAAAATAATCCTATTATATTAGGTGAACCTGGTTGTGGTAAAACTGCAATCGTTGAAGGTCTTGCAATTAAAATATATAATGGGGATTGTCCAAGAAACTTAATGGATAAAAGAATCGTATCTTTAGATATGACATCCATTGTTGCAGGAACAAAATACCGTGGACAATTTGAAGAAAGAATGAAAGTTATTATTGAGGAGTTACAAAACTCTCCAAACATAATTGTATTCATTGATGAGATTCACACCATTGTTGGTGCGGGAAATTCATCCGGGTCAATGGATGCGTCAAACATCTTTAAGCCAGCTTTAGCAAGAGGTGAAATCCAATGTGTTGGAGCAACAACTTTAGATGAATATAGAAAAAACTTTGAAAAAGACGGAGCATTAGAAAGAAGATTTCAAAAGGTTATTGTTGATTCTGCAACAAAAGAAGAAACATTAATCATCTTGAAAAACGCTAAAGAAAAATATGAATCATATCATAAAGTAAATTACACTGATTCTATTTTAGAAATTTGTGTTGATTTAGCGGATAGATACATTACCGACAGAGAATTCCCGGATAAAGCTTTTGATATTTTAGACGAAGTTGGTGCGAGAAGTCAAGTTGATATTAAGATGCCTGAAATAATTGAAAAATTAAAACAACAAGCGTCAGATATTAAATTGGAAAAAATTGAGGTAGTTAAAAAACAAAACTATGAAGAAGCGGCTAATCTTAGAGATAAAGAAAAACGAATTCTATCAAAATTAGAGGATGAAAAAATAAAATTTGAAGCGGAATTACAAGCTCATAAAAGAGAAATTCCTGAAGAACTAGTATATGAAGTTGTATCTAATATGACTAAAATACCTGTATCAAAATTATCAATTGACGATACTAAAGCATTAGTTAATTTAGAACAAGCTTTAGCTGATAAAGTTGTTGGTCAACCTGAAGCCGTGGTTAAAATCGCAAAAGCTATCAGAAGAAATAGATTAGGTATTAAAGACCCAAATCGTCCAATTGGTTCATTCATCTTTTTAGGTTCTACCGGAGTAGGAAAAACTTATTTAGCAAAACAATTAGCAAAAGAAATTTTTGGTAGTGAAGAAAATATGATTAGAATTGATATGTCAGAATATCAAGAAAAACATACAATCTCAAGACTTATAGGTTCTCCTCCAGGTTATGTTGCCCACGAAGAAGGTGGATTCTTAACTAATGAAGTTAAAAATAAACCTTACTCTGTTATCTTATTTGATGAGATTGAAAAAGCGGATAAAAATATCTTCTCAACACTTTTACAAATGTTAGATGAAGGTCACTTAACTGACTCTTTAGGTAAAAAAATTAACTTTAAAAACTGTCTTATCATTATGACATCTAATTTAGGTGTTAAAAAATTACAAGACTTCGGAACTGGTGTTGGATTTAAAAATGGTGGTAACGAATATATTGAACAAGAACTTAAAAACGATATCCTTAAAGCTGAACTTAAAAAATTCTTCGCGCCTGAATTCTTAAACAGAATTGATGATGTTATTATGTTTAAATCTTTAGATAAAGAGAATGTTAAAAAGATTGTTACTTTAGAATTAGATAAACTAATGGGTCGTCTTGCTAAAATCAAATATAACTTTAGTTATACCGATAAAGTAACTGAATTGATATCTGATGTTGGTTATGATGAAAACTATGGAGCAAGACCTATTAAAAGAGCTATTCAAGATAAAATTGAAGACTTCATCTCTGAAGAGATTTTGAAAGGTGAAATTAACGAGGGGGACTCAAGTGTGGTTGATGTTGTAGATAAAGAAGTTATTATAACTAAAAATAAAGAACCTTTGAAAAGAGGTAGAAAGAAAAAAGGGGACGAATAATCCCCTTTTTTTTATTTATAAACATAAACTAAACACCCATTTTTTATTATATTAATTAGTTTTTTGTTAGTTTTTTCATCTGTTGAGAAACAACCCCAAGACCATTTTTTACTCATTTTTGTGTTAGAATGAAATATAATATTTCTTTGTCTCGCATTAGAATTGGTTTTATCTAAACCATTAATTCTTAAAGAGTAACCAAAGTAACCATAATATGTTTCTTGAGTAACATAAACACCTAAACTACTTTTTAAACTTTTATCAGTGTTACTAAATTCAGTAGCGTATTCTTTACCACTATTTATTCCGTGAGCAACTTTAGTGGTTAAAATTGTTTCTGATGTTTTCATATCAATCACGTATAATCTTTTTTCTGAAATTGGTTTTGAGTAATCAATAAAAACAACATAATTCTTATTAGGGGGGTTATATTGTTTTTGTAATTCTTTAGCAATCTCTATTTTTGACTGACCATAAAGTGATGTTGTAATTACGAGTAATAATGTTATTAGTTTCATATCTTTTTTTTACAAAAATATAAAAAAATATCAATACTTAACAACTAATTTTAATTTATTTTTTTTTTATTAAGCAACTAGTTCATACCATTTTCTGTCTGTTGGGTCTGTTGGGTTACGGAATAATAATCTCATCGGAATGTTCTCACCAGGGTTTTTTGCTCCATGAACAAAAACTTGAATGTTTGCTAAAGGTTCATCACTATTATCATTAGAATATCCGTCATTACCCAATCTTTCTTTTAAAGCACCAAGAGACATTTTAGGTGGGTTTGCGGGTATTTTGTTTTTAACACTTAACCATTTACCACCTTTTGATTCTAAAGAAGATTCCATATCTTCGTTAATCATTCTCCTAATAAGATTATTTAATTCTCTTTCAGTTAATTTAACTACTTTTTTCATTTTTATTTATTTATTTATTTATTTATTAGTAAAATTAATACTTAACAACTAATTTTAATTTATTTTTTTTTGTTTTATTCTTCCAATTTGTGAAATAGTTTGCGAAATCATCCATTTGAGTTAATAAATCAATACAACCAATAGAACCTGGAATACCACCACCATGAATGTAAAAACTACCTCTACCAAAAGTTTCAGTTTCACCAACTTTAGTTATTGGTAATCTGTAATTACCCCAAGCAACCATATCAGTTTCTGTTCCTAAATTCCAATCGTGTTTAACATTTTGTAACATAATACGTTGTAACTCTTTATCCGTTTTACCTTGTATAAATCTTTGAGCGTCACCATTTGTTCGTTTTTGTACTTGACCTATAGAATATTCACCAACAGGTATAGGACCTTGGTCTTTAATTTTCATAAATTCCATCCTATTAGCCCCATATTTTTTAACTAATTTCTCCAAATTTTTATCACCAAAAGTATTAAATTTAGTTCTTCCTGAAATTGCTGACCATCGTTTAATAACTTTACCATTCTCAATCCAATTTAAATTAGTACCATCAAATAATAAATAAGCTTCAGGTTTTTGAGTTGTTAATTTATTTATTGATGAATTAAAAATAGTATTTTTGATATCTGTAATACCTTTAGGGTTATTAACTTTAGTCCAATTGTCGTCATTTTTCTTAGCGTAAAAATATTCGTCACCAATTTTTTTATATTGATATGGGTCACCTTCAGGTCCTTGTTTTATTTCTTGTTCAACTAAATAATGTCGTTTTGTGGCACTTTCATGAAGATTTAAAATTCTATTTTTTTCTTCTTCGGTTAGTATAAATAAGTTTTTCATAATAGTGTTTTAGTAATAAATACTTAAAATAAAAAAAAAGACAGAAGTCTCTTAAAATTTTAATTTAACACCACCCTGTATTGAGTTATCAATTTCATTTTTTGTTAAGGTAAAACCAATGTTGTTTAAGTCATAATCTAACCTAGTAATGCGTTTTGGTTCATAGGTTTGAATGTTGAATGTGGTCATTTTAAAAGGTGAATTATTAACCGACAACTGTTTTACTAATGATGGTATATCTAATCTATCGGAAGGGTTTTTTGAGTTAAAATCATTCAATGGTTTTTCTAATAAACTTAAAGGTTTTTTACCATTAAATAAATTTGGATTTGTTACCAATAAATTTTTTATAAATTTAACTGCGGAATTTTCTTTACTTTGTTCGTTTAAATGAAGATTAAGTATTCTATTTTTTTCTTCTTCAGTAATTATTAATTTTTTCATAATAACATTTTATTAATAAATACCAATAAATAAAAAAGAGACCGAAGTCTCTTAATAAAGGTTATAAATTGGTTGTTCATATTCCAAGGTATATTTTTGATATCCTAGTTTTTCAATCATTTCTTTCCCGGTTTTAATACCACTATAAACATCCTCAATAATTACATATTCATATTTTGTGTGATAATCATAATACCCAATTGAGAAATTAATACAAGAAAAATTAAAAATTGTGTCATCATTATGACATCAAATGTGGGGGTTAAAAAATTACAAGACTTTGGTTCAGGTGTGGGATTTAAAACCGGTAATAACTCTTATGCTGAAGAAGAATACAAACGAGAAATTCTTAAAAAAGAACTTAAAAAATTCTTTACTCCGGAATTCTTAAATAGAATTGATGAGGTTGTTATCTTTAATTCGTTGGTGAAGGAAGATGTTAAAAAAATTGTAACATTGGAATTAGATAAGTTATCAAAAAGATTAGTTGGTTTGAACTATAACATCACATTTGATGAAACTATTTTACATTTGATTTCCGATGTTGGATTTGACGAGACTTACGAAGCTATACCAATCAAAAGAACAATCCAAGATAAGATTGAGGATTTTGTATCCGAAGAGATTATCAAAGGAAATATGGTGGAAGGTGTGTTATATACCCTTGTTTCAGTAGAAAAAGAAGTTAAGTCTCCAAGAGACATCTAAGAAAACAAGAAAAAGGAAAGAGGACAAATAGTCCTCTTTTTTTTTATATTAATTTAGAATTTAACAAGGTACTACCCTACTTTTAACAAAATCAGAAAACCATCTAATTTGTAAAGTACCATCTCTCCATTCAATTACATCTTTAAAAGGGATTTTTATACAAGGTTTTGTTAATCTTTCTTGTTTTGGTGTAGATTTTCCTCTTGTATATTCAGGAATTGGGTAATAATCAACATAATCAGTTTTAATAACTATCCCATCTTTATCTCTACGAATAATTATTGCGTTATTAATATCCAATTCTAATTCTTTTTTGTCACCCATAATACTTGCATATTGATATGCTCTTGACATAAGAAACTGTCTATTAGTAATTAAACTAATTTTAGACCCCGGATTATACATTGAATCTTCTTTCTTAAAATTACCGTCATTTCGATTTATCATTCCCATTATTTCATTATAATCAAGTCTAAGTTCACCTTTTAACCACTGTTCCAAATTTTCACCGTCTTTTACCCCAAAAGCCTTTTTAACTCCTTCCCAATCATTTTTATTTTTTATTCTATTAAGTATAATTGTTTCAACATTTTCTGAATCCTCAGAGGAACTTAACCCTTTCATAGAATTATATAAATAATCCGCAATTTCTTTATAAACTTGTTGACTATTTTGTTCAGAAATTACATTCTTTTTACCTGAGTGCATCTCAAGTATTCTATTTTTCTCTTCTTGAGAAATGTCATTAAATAAATTTTTCATATTAGTTTTTTATTATAAATATATCACAAAAAAAAAAAGAGACCGAAGTCTCTTAATAAAAGTTATATGTTGATTGTTCGTATTCTAAGGTATATTTTTGATATCCTAGTTTTTCAATCATTTCTTTCCCGGTTTTAATACCACTATAAACATCTTCAATAATTACATATTCATATTTTGTATGATAATCGTAATACCCGATTGAGAAATTAATACAAGAAAAATTAAAAATCTGTTTTAATTTATAAACATCTGTATAAGGATGTGCTTGGTATAATTGACGACCATTAAAGTTTTCGTTTATAACAAAATCACAAGACTTGAAGAAATCACTCTCTCTATCAAATAACTTAACACCCATACAATATTCTGAAACCATCCAGTTCTCCGGAGCGTCAAATTGAATAGCATACCCCACATTCTTAAAAAATTCAGGGTCCGCGTTTTTAGAACCGTGACATCCAGTTTCTTCAGATACGAAAAATCCAGCTTTTAGATTTGGTAATTCTTTTAGTAATTCAAGACAAGCATAAACGCCACATTTATCATCACCACCAATACCAGTTGGATTACCCAAATCATTATAAGCCTTTAACGCAGGTTTTATTTCACCTTGTGCGTTTTTAAGATTTTCTTCTCTTACATTGATAGTGTCAATGTTATGAACGGTATCCGTATGTGCAATAACACAAGGGAAATATTCCACCTCAAAAGTTTGTTTTGTAGCGTAAATATTTTGATACTCGTCAATATAGAAGGGGATGTTATTCTCCGATAACCAATTGGTTATGAATTCCACCATTAATCCTTCATTATATGTTTTAGTCGGAACCGATAAAACATCTTTCAATAGTTGATAATTTCTTTCCATAAAACAAAGATAATAAAAAGAAATTTAATCGTCACTATCTTTATTGAAATAATTCTTGTTGAGTTAATAAATTATTAAACCCTTCCAAATCTAATCTTCTTTTTTCTGAAGTTCTTTTCTCAAGGTTTTTAACCGTAACCAATACAGAATTATCGGAGGGGTCTAGTTGATGTATGGTAAATCTGATATTACTATCTTTAGGTGTTTCATAATTTCTATTTAAATCATATTTTGATAAAATAAAATCCGCCATTTTTTTAAATTCCTCAATATCCTCAAACTTATCAGAATCCTCTAAACCTTCTTCCATAGAATCTAAAGCCTGACTTACAGTTCTATCCATAGTTACTTGGTCAAACTCATCACATTCTGTTTCATACATGTATTCAGCCCAACCACCAACTTCAGTATCTTTATTAATTTCAGCTAAAAGTTCTTTTAATGTATATTTTTTAGAACCCACATTTTCATATAGACTTAATAAAGTTTTAACACTTGTAACATAATTATACCCTTCACCTACTTTGAATATGTTATATGGTTCAAATAAATTAGAAACATCTGATTCTATTTCCTTTAAGGTTCCTCTTGTTTTACAATAATTTTGTTCACGAATATAGGTATCTAAAACATCCTCAATTTCACTTGGGAAAAAAGTCTCTAAAGTATTGCAAATTAATTGTCGTTCCTCATCATCATTCGTATTTATACTATGACCAGGTAATATAACTTTTAAAATATTATCAATTCTAGTTTCGTTTTCGACACCACTAAAATGGTCTAAACCATACCCTTGTAACCAATCATCATGAACATTATCCCAATACTCAAATTCATAACTATCATAAGATGTTACAGCTCCCACAAACCACTTATCGTCCTCACTAACATCAAATATCCCAAGAATATCATCAACATCATCAAATGATAACATAACAGAACTAGCCCTTGGACTTCGTTTGTTAAATTTGAAATCACTAACTAAGTCATCAATATTTCTAAGGTTGTATTTTGATAATTCCTGTCCTTCAGAGATTGAAAGTAATGCGTCATATATTTCACTCACCGGTTCTAAAGCTGTTATTTGGTCCACTAACTCAGGATACTCTAAAAGTAGTTCAGAATACTTTATAGTATCCCCAGATTGATAATATCCGAAAAATTCACCATCAGTGTCAGTATATAATACTTTAACATTTACAGGGAGTTCTCTCTTATCAACAATTAAATATAAATTACCATCTCTAAATCTATCATATCGGTTCTTAACCCAATCAAGTCCAAAATAACCTAAAGAATCCGGAGCTAAAACCTCCAAAAACATTAAGTCTTCAGTATTTACAATAATACGAGTTCCTTCGTATGCGTTGTTTTTACTATTATCTATATCAGCCATAAAAAATATTTATTAATAAATATACTCTATATTTGATTATTAATAAATAATCATATATATTTGTAGTATAATAAAACAATGGGGGATGAAATGGTATTGATTGGCATTGCTATTTATTGGGGGCACGCAGTGAGAAGTTTCCTATCACTTAAATCTATGGTCACAAAATTCAAACGGCGAAACAATCGCAAAACTTTCAGCAGTAGGATTAATCCGCTCTGAAGAAGTTGTTACAGCTTAATTAGTTGAACAACAACGGGTCGGTAACCATATAACCCAGGAACATAAGGTCTTACAAAGGTGGAAAAATGACTGAACCCGAAATCGAGTCATCCATTGGTTGTTAGTTTACAATGGTGAAGAACGAACTAACTATTTTCGGAACATTAGAAAAATGTTGACCTAAGCGTGTAGTCCTTAATCTTTAGGATGGGCAAGACCCGGGTTCAAATCCCGGCATCTCCACCAGCAATGAGACCTTCGGGTCTCATTTTTTTTTGGTTAATACTTAAGTATGGGTAATAAAAAACCCCTCCGGTGAAGAGGGGTGTAATTAATGGTCGGTTCGTTTATTTATAATACTTGTTTTTGGATTATTTTATTTTCCAGTTTATCCAACCTGGAGTCAATCATACTTATTAATTGTTTTTCAACCTCATCAATATGATTGTGTGACCGCATAACCATTTGTTCTGAACTTATTTCTGATTCGTTAATCCTTCTATGTAAGAAGTTATAATTATCTTGTGTTTCTTTTTCTAAATAACCAAACTTTTTTTTAAGTAAAAAAACTTGATTGACAGCATAAAACATAATCACAACCCCCAATACAATAAGAACTGCAACTACCCCTAACGCTAATGACATTAAATCTACCATAATTTTAATTTTTTTTTAATTTATTTATTTTGTGAACCGACCACTAATTTCTCTTTTACTATCTCTATCAATATCCCTGGACTTTAGGTCATTTCTTTTATCGTAGTTCTTTTTACCACGAGATAGGGATATCTCTATTTTAATCAATCCTCTCTCATTTGTAAAGACCCTGTAAGGAACGATTGTAAGGCCTTTTACGAGTTCTTTTTCTAATTTGTTTAACTCTTTCCGTTTTAATAATAACTTTCTATCTGAGGTGTTATCATGGACTGTGCCGTAACCATAATCAGATATGTTCATTCCTTTAATGAATAATTCGTTATTGTTGAAGTAACAATACCCCTCGGATATGGAAACCTTACCTAGGCGTATTGATTTTACTTCACAACCGATTAGCTTAACGCCGCATACGTAAGTCTGTAAAAACTCGTATTCGTGTTTCGCTTTCTTATTGACTATGTTGATTTCTTTTTTCATAGAACAAATGTAAATAAAAATATTATAAAAACAAAAAAAACCACCATAATTGGTGGTTTATTTGTCATTTATTATCTCTTTAATGATAAAGCGTACTGAACAACTTTATTAGCGACAACTTTTGGGTCATTTGGACCAAGTTGGAATTGTCGTTTTCCCTTATCATTTCCGGCCCACACATGATAAACCCCTTTTATTCTATCCCATAGGACATTAACACCGTTATTGTGTCCACCATAAGTTAAAGAATTCTCCGTGCCAAATTGTTTTAAATTTTTATCATATTCATCTTTAAAACCTACAGCTAACAATTTTGGTTTTACAATTTTATTATAGTGGTCAAGTTCATCACCTTGAGGGTCACCAGGTCCTTCTTTGTAACCACCAATTTCTTGTTCAGATATCACATTTTTTTTACCCGAGTGCATCTCAAGGATTCTATTTTTCTCTTCTTGAGAAATGTCATTAAATAAATTTTTCATATTAGTTTTTTATTATAAATATATCAATTAACAAAAAAATCCTTTAACATTATTTTGTTAAAGGATTTTCTGTATGTTTTGATAAAAAATAAAAAAAGCTGAGAATAAACTTTAATTTTAAGAACCTTTCATAGGATTATGGTTTCCCTACTTTTCCACTAACTTTTGATTAGTATTTCTCATTGCCGATTGGTTAGACCAATCACCCCTTAACTATGAAACTACTCTCTTACTACTCCTGTCTCATCAAGATTGCGTCCTGATTCAGCTTCCGACGGCTTAGAGATTTTTCATAAAAATACGGTCAAACTTGCGGTTATTACGTTCCACTGACAGCCAGTGAATATGTGGGCAACTTCCGTTTCATAGTGGTAAACACTTTTGCTTACATTTTTTTAGTTTTACTTAAATAAAGTATAAGGTATTGTGTTGTGGATGAATAGACGAAGTGGTTTACCCCAAGCTCCGATATCTTTTGGACATCAGAATACTTAACTTCATCTTAGAGTATCCCTACTCTCAAATTTCAAGACTACTTCGAGATATTTACCTTGGTAGATAAGTATCAAGGACAATTTCAGCACCACCTGTTTGTTGTCATACCTTTCGGTTTTAAGTTTCCTTTAATTTTGGAAGTCGCAATAATATAATTGGATAATCATATTTTTTGCACAAATCCTACAGGTTATTCCTATTAGAGTTCCCCCCTCAACCAGATGACCCACATCACCCAGTTATATAATCACTTTCCCTACACCGTTGGCCTCGGTAATCAAGATTATATAGTATCCTGCTTGCTTACTTGAGTTCCATTTCTGAAACCGCAAATCTGTTAACACAACAGATTCACTTTATATTGATTTTCATCAATTTATATAAGGACTATAAGCCGCCCATTATCGTTTTTTACAATACCGAAGTATTATAATGGATAATCTGTTTTCTCAAAGAACGATATCGGTTATTCCCGATTTGTTTTACAAAGATAGTTATTCTTTTTCAGTTGTAAACTATATTTTGTATTTTTTTTTCATTTAATAACATTTTTATTAAACTCTTAAAAAGTATAGGTCATGACTTTTGGTTTGTCAAATGGTTTTTAAGAAATTATCACCCCTTCAACAATTTTATGAGTTTTACTATTATTAGTGTAAGTTAATTCGTGTTTACCATAATACCATTCACTATTCACATTTAATAATACATTATGTAATTTATTATCAAAAGTAATATCATCTAACCCATCTTCATAACCTTTCACAAAAACAGGAGCGTTTTGATTCTCAATGGTATTTAATTTTATTATTAGTTCAGCAACTGTCATACTTACAATATTTTTATTTTTATTACCCGACTTGACATTCAAATCTTTTATACCTATTAATTATCTATAAATAATAAACTAAAACAAATTTTTATGAAAAAAGTAATTTTATCTATGTTGGCAGTAGCTGCCTTGACGTTCGCATCTTGCAAACACAATGAAACTGAAGGAAATGTTGAAGCAGTTGTTACCGATTCTACAGCAGTTGTTGTTGATTCAACAAAAGTTGAAGTTAAAGCTGACTCTACTAAAGCTGACACAACTAAAGTTGTTGAACCAGTTAAAGAAGTTGCAAAACAATAATAACTAAAAACCCCCATTAACTTGGGGGTTTTTTATTTTAATAATTCTTTTATTCTATTAATTTCTTCGTTTAAATTTTGTTCTTCTTTTTCCTTTTCCTTTTGTTTTTGTTTATCGGTCTTGTAAGACATAACATCCTTCATTAATGAAAGTGGTGATAAAAGAACATCAATCGGTAATTTAGCTAACCCAGAATATTTTGTATCATAATTTATAGGTTGTTTTTTTTCTTTTTTTGTAGTTGTTACTTTTGACTCTTTATCTTTTTCAGTATCATTAATAAAGTGTGTCATTGAGTATTTTTTACCATGGTTATCATACACCCAAGATTTTAACGATTTATAACCCAAATTACCTATTTTTTCCTTTTGTCTAACAGATTCACCAACACGAACACTAATTCTCTCTACATTACAAAATTCTGAAATATAACTAACACCATTAATGTTATGTTTTATTTTTATATTACCATCACATACTGATGGGTCAACTTCAATAACCTCACCAGGGTAAGGTGCAACAATTATGGAACTACTCGATTTTGGTTGGGGATTTATAAAATTTACCATATTTTTTTATTATTATTTTTTATTTACCGATACCAAAATTTGAAATAACATTACCTAAGAAATTTTTAGCCATAGTTTTTGCATCCACACCACCTGTAGTAGTGGTTGTTGTTGTACCTGTTGCTGGTGTCGTCGCGGTAGCGGAACCTGTTCCATATTGAATGTGAAAGTGAGGTCCTGACGAATGTTTGGTTGGATTTGTATATTCATCTAAAAAACTAAAACCCGGATATTTTGATTTATAGGTTGTAAGAAGTTGTATAAGTTTAGGATGACAACTAGAATCTAAAGTAAAATCAATACCATTACCTGTATTATGAGCACTTTTTGGATTGCTTGTTTTATGAGAGATATCATGACCTGCCGTAAACTTTAACCTACAACTAGTTTTACCAACTAAACCATCCCATTCAGTTAAAAATGCGGAAACAATGTCTAAAAATTTTGGGTCTAAATCACCACCATTGGTTAATTGACTACCATTCTTTTCGGTATGACCAACACTAACTAATTGTTTTTTAAAATCGTCAGCGGTCATTTCAAGGAGTGTTATTAATTTTATCATAATTTAACTATTTTGACATAAGTGAGTCATTAAAACACCACCTAATAATGTCGCCGACACTTGTAAATGAATAATATCATTTGGTGTCAGTTTATTTTTTTTCTTTGTATAATCAACACCTAAAATACCCACAAATTTACCATCAATATTTTTTATTGCAAATAAATAACCTGACTTACAACTATTTTCATTTGCAATATATTCAAGACCGTAAGTTGGAGTCTCTTTATCTTTATAGTCATATATTTCAATAACATCATTAGATAATAATCTATTAATAGATTTACTAAATAGATTAACCGGAATACTTTGAAAATTTGATTGGATTGAAGTTGTACCAGCTTCAACAACCTCATATAACATAGTAAATTTCGCGATTGATTTACCTGTTGGGTAGAAGTGACCCCCATTATGAAATTGGGTTATCCATACTCTGTCGGCTTTATAATCTTCTTTAATAGCGTCTAATTTAGATTCAACACATTCACTTACAGCTAAGGCGTCTTTAATGATGTCCGTATTTTGTTTTCGTTCTTCAAATTTATTTTTAATGAATAAAAGAAGAACTGGCCCTACGACCCCAGATATAAATGCGACAATGACAGATGAATCCATATGTTATAAATATTAATAAGGTTATTTTACTATAAATATCTGAAATAAAAAAAAATCCGATAATTACATCGGATTTTTACAAAAGTAAATAGTAAATACTATAATTTTCTGAATTTAGGTTTAATTAATTTCCAGATTATTTCTGAGTAATCTTTCTTATCAAACATCTTAAATAAAATAGGTTGTAAGTGTTTAGGTTGAGTTAAGACCCATTCAGCGTAAACTTTTTTATTTTCTATAGGGTCTTTATCGTTGTATTTCCCATACATAAAATAGTCAAATTTTTTACCAACATTGTCCTTCATTGAATAATAAAAATATTTTAATTCTTTAACATATAATTTTATTTTTCTGTAAAACTCATCCGGAACATCTTTTAATATCTCTGTAACGTCATCACCGTTTTTTAACATTTCCCATATCCCGGTGGTTGATACATTGGTCATGATTTTATGAAGACGTAAATACTCGGTTCCTTTTATCTTCATTCTATCTCCATTTGAAAATCTAACAACAAAACCTTCCTCGTTATCTTTAATGATAGATTTTAAGATTGAGTAGTCTTTTATACCATCGTATTTTTTTACAATCTCAAACCCCTCATTTTCCATTTCTGAAAACTCAACTTCCTTTCCGGTTTCAGTTTCAATAACACCCAATACAATTAGTTTTTCAACATCACCATAATCAACAACAATTCTATTCCATGGTGCGATGAATTCAAATAGATAAGTATAACCTGGTAACATACCATTGTTTGGGTTGTATTTTTCAGATAATAGTTTTTTAGCTGCAATAGCTTGGTCAGAAGTAAATGAACCACGACTAGCAACAACCAACTCACCATTATAATAAAATGAAATTATTAAGGAACCGTCCATTTTAGCGTAGACCTCAAAATCTTGTGTTGGAGTATGTTTTTCTTCCTCAATATTAAAAAATTTTCTGAAAGGTCTTGCAACAATATTACCTTCGTTATCGGTTACAAGTCCACGGCACATCAAAGACACAGAATCCCATTTCTCCTCATACTGACATTTTTCTGAATAATTCCATATGGTTAATGGTAAAACAGGATGAACCTGTTTATACAACAGGCCATCCAAATAATACTTATTTAATATCTCTAACATGATTTCTTAATTTTTTTCTCAACTTTCTCCCAAAATAAAAAATCCTCTAAATGGTTATCGTATTTTACAATAAATTCTTTAAGAAGGTCAATAGCATTCAAAGCATCTTCCTTGGTTGTAAATTTTTCAACTAATTCTTTTGCTTGGTCTTTAGCTTTCATTTTCTTTTGAAATGTTTTTTATTTATTTTTTTATTTGCTAATTCATACACCTTAAAAAAGTCTTTTATTTCAGACCCTTTAAGGTCTAATAATCTAGACCCAACACTCTTCAGATTAACATCAGGTTCACCGTAATTCAATTCCAAAGTGGCGACGGTATAACAACACTCTTTAGTTGTAAAAAATGTCTTTTGAATACTATGACCATTTTTTGTTAAAAAACCACTATCAAATTCATCTTCATAACCATTTGTCCGATATTCATCTTCTTTACCGTAGTAGACATTAGTATCCCATTTAACTATCTCATAAAAGAGTTTGTCAACTTTGGTTGCACTATATTCTCTACATTCAATATTGTTGATTCTGATTTTCATGCTTTCACCATTTTTTTAGGGTCTTTACCCATTTTAATTAAAATCGCGTTTCTCTCATAAGCGTCCTGGTCAATGATTGACTTAACAACTTTCATCAATTGTATTTTAGTCATATCACCATACTCATTATAAACTTCCGCTTGTAATTTAGAGTAATCACTCAAGGCTCTTTCAGTCTCACCCATTAACCCTCTAAAGTTTCCAGATTGCATCTTCAAGGAACCAAGTGAAGTTCCAATCCATTTTGCTAACGAACTCTCATCTTTCAAATACAAACCATATGTTCCGTATTTTGTGTAATACAATGTTACGATTGTATCTTCTTTTGACCATTCGTGTAATCCTAATGTTTTGCTACGTGATTTCATAATAAAAAAGTTTTATTGTTATTTTGATATGACAAAACTACAATAAAACTTTTAATCTACCAAACAGAAAGTGAAAAACTTTTTATTTAATTGGAATATTCACTCTAATACAAGTTTCTTTCTGTTTTTCGTTTTTATAGAAATTGTTAACATAACCACAGATATTGTGAGCTCCGACCGGATTTGCTGAATGCACATAAACAGTTGGGAAAATAAAATCAGATTTTCTTTTTTGTTCACTAGTCATATTAATTCTATCTTCATTAACTGAATAAAACTCATTAACCAACCATTTAGCGGCGTCATAACCAGTTTTCTCATCAATGTTATTGTAGTCTAAAACATAATTTTTAGATACATTGTTGTAATATTCCGCCATAGCAGTATCCCCCAAATCGTGGTCCAAAGAAATGAAATCAATGTTCTTAACGCCAATCTCCATAACTTTTTTAACAAATTCATTATAATCTCTTACAACAATCCAATTGTCCTCAACTGGTGTACGGATATCATCTAGGTAAATTCTTCTTTTCATTTTATTTATTATTTATTTATTTCTTACTTTCATCATTGCGTCAGCATACTTATACGCTATTTTAGCTGTCTCCACATAATCACTACTACCCAAATTATTAATTAACGCCATCATTGCCTGACCAGCAAAATCATCCCTCATCTCCTTACCCGGGTCTTTAATAATTATTCTATTAGTTATTGCAGTCTCCACCAATGGATAGGTTGAAGGATTGTATACTTTGTCGTCCATATTAAAATCTTAATTTATATAATCTTTTATACTCGTCTAACGAACTTTTTAGGTTAACCATACTCTCCCGGAAGTTAATCTCATCACCCAGGTTAAACCTTTCATTCTCCGTCTCTCGTTGAAATAACTCAACCAATGACCCCTCAATATTAGATAAAATATCTTTATATATCAACTCCTTATCTTTTGACATCTTTAATTGGTATTGTAACTCATATAGGTTATCTGCCAATTTTTCTCTATTTACTCCCATACTTATTTTCTTTTTACAAATATAAATAAATTATATTTAAGTTTCACATAATATTTTTTAAAAAAACCCCCAAGTTTCCCTGGAGGTTGGCCGATGTGATAGAACACAAAGGGGGGATAATTTGTGGTCTCGGGGAATTACGATATCCCATCCTTTTCGTTATGAGCGAACTGCTCCACCTTTGAGCTACGAGACCAAAAAACCACCGATGAGATATTTCGGTGTAGATATTACTCGTTTTATCCTTTCAAAAACGAAGACGGTCTTACCCAAACAAAAAAGTCAAGTTTACTTGGAGACGCTACTACCTGTCTTTCACCCAAGGAATTGGCTTTGAGGATGTCCAATTCATTACCCAATCCATTGTTAAAAAGTCTTGGATTAAAGACTTCTGAGTATCTCTTACTCATTGTAGTCAGAACAGGATTCGCACCTATATTACTCACTTGAGTTGAAATGGACTTGCACCATAACGTTTACATTACGTCACCTGACTATTTTTCGCCAATGTTAAAAACTATTCAATCTTTCTAAAAACACATTAACTTGTTACTTACTTATATAGACTCACCAATCCTGTCTATATATTCACCTGAAACTTCAATGGGTTGTTGATTGACCACCCCCACTTACTCAAGTAGTTTTTATTTAGCACCCTTTCTTATAGCTTGCCGAGTTATCAGTTACGGAGCTTGTATAAGAGTAGGGTCACGCAGCTGCTGGATGAACCCAAACAGGTTGCTTGCTGAGAGCTCATTTGCGTTAGTCTTTACTAGTTGTTGCAACAACCTTGTAGCCACTCTATTTTCCTTTCTCAAGGGAACAACGCATTCAACATCTCTGTTGATATCTTTATGTAAAGCATAATATTTATTACAATACTACGTCTTAAAGACCTTTTATAGTCTATTACAAAGGTTCGATGTTCAGCCTTTTATTAAAACATTCCAGCCACATTGGGAGAGCCGCAGTTCCCACGTTGTTTAAAGACTTTCTTGGCGGACCTATCTACTGGGTTATGTTTATTTTAACAAATATATAAAATCTATACTTATAAACCTATTTTATTTTATAAAAAATTAGAACCGGTGTTGGAATCCGTTATGCAGTAAGTTAAACTCCTGCCGCTTTACTATAAGCTAATTCTAATTTGTACCCCCAGTGAGAGTTGAACTCACAGAACTCTTCATCCTAAGTGAAGCGACTTTACCAGTTTGCCCATGGGGGTGTTATAATTGGGGGTGGAATCAAACCACCGGCACATCAATATATTGACTGCTCTATCCACTGAGCTACCCAATTATTATAATAAGAGATTTACTGCTATGGAGCGTCACCATAATCCACTACAAGGTTTTCGTCTTTTTGGTTAGCTATACCCGACTTATTTCCTTATCACCGCAACCTAACTAATCCGGAATTGCTAGAGTATCTTGGTGGTGTTATAACAGGGGCTAAAACCCAGTTTTCGTCGTAATTCTCTGAGAAAGAGCGGATGGAGATAATCGAAATCTCGTCTATTGATTGGAAGTCAATTGTAATGACCATTATACGACACCCGCGGAACTAAATTAAACTCTTGTTTTTAAGATTTCAATTTCTTTTTTAATTCTCTTAACATCTGCTTCAGTTAGAGGAATTTTAACATCTGTTGTTCCTTTTTCAGTTTTAACTGAATTACTTAATTGTGTTTCAAGAACACTTAAAGCTCTTTGTTTTCTTGATTTTTGCGGTGCTGTAGCCATAGTTAATTATTTATTAAATTAGTTGCGGGAGAAGGTAACGCTCCTACTACACATCATGGCTTATGAGACCCGACTGCTACTTAGCTTCCCGCGATGTATTATTTATTTTGCAGTCTAGACCGGTAATGCTCCGGCTACTCAACAGTGACAGTGTTGGATGATTCTTTTTCACTACTAGACTTTGTTTTTATTCTCTACAAATTTAAGTTATATTATTTTAATAATCAAACTTATTTTTGTTTTTTTTGTGGAGCTACACGGTAACGCTCCGTGTTCTATGATTTGCAAAACCATTGTAATAGCTTTTATACGATAGCCCCAATTAAAGATATAAAAAATGAAATAGTATATTGCGGCCAGCACCAGCGGAGTCGAACCGTCCTGGTTGCCGGGAATCGAACCCGACATTCACCTATATCTTTCACAACCGCGTGAATTTATTTTATATCTTTCGTAGCCCGACGGGGTAACGCTCCCCGGTTTTCACGATGAAAATGTGAGGTCCTAACTTTTAGACGACCGGGCCATTGTATTACTATTTTAACTCATCAATATCCAAATCATCAAGGATATCATTTAGAACTAAACTAAACGCGTGGTCTTCATCCCACTCAACTGGTTTTAATGTGTATGTTGTTCCTAATATTGGTGAATACTCCATCACCAATTCTTCGTTTAATGTAACCTCCTGGTTAGTTTTTGTATCTTTCATATTTTTTATAATTTCTTTTAACAAAGATAAGGATAATATTTGATTATAACAACAACACATAAAAAAAAATCCACCTTTTTTTTGAAGATGGATTTTTTAATATTTTTAGTTAAATATATTTCATACCATCAACATCCAAGTTGTATCTCTACCCTCAGTTGCCGCTATTGTAAGTGATATGTTTAGATTTTTCATTTGTTGTTTTATTGTTATTTCTAATAAATATATACTAATTCACTAAAGTGTAAAGTATTTTTAATTTTTTTTATAAAACCCCCAATTATAGTTGGGGGTTAGTATTACGACAGCTTTCCCTAACGTGTTGTCGCCTTACGCTTGGTCGGGTGTATCCAAGAGACCCACTTAGCCACCATCTTTAGATGTATTCCTACACAAACTCTAGTTTTGTGCTCAGTCTTTTCGGCTAAGACTTATTTTCTTTGACAAAGATAACTCTTTTTCTAATATCCACAAACTTTTTAGAATATTTTTTTTATTTTTCCACAATTTTAATTAAACTAGATGGGAGGTATTCCTTATATAGTTTAATAGTGTATAATTTAAGTTCAATCATTTCCTTAATTTTATCTGATAATTGTTTAATCTTATCATATTCATCAGATGTTAATAAGAAAACTTCTTTTGGTTTTGTATTATATACTTTACCTTTAATTGGACCTTTCATTTCAATAATATCAGTATCACCATCATAGTAATATGGTGTAAGACCTTGAGACTTAAATTTTTTTAAACTCATTGGAGTTATATCCAAATCTAACATTCTTCTATTTTCCGGAAGTTTTGGTTTATCCATCATTTCGTTATGTTGGTTTAATATATCGTCTTTTTCTTCTTCTGTAATTACAAATTTTTTCATATTGATAAATATATTAAAAAAAATTTAACACCTCTGCGGCACTCTGGTTTGTAACGGGGCTACTATGGGAAATCCTGAATTCGTCGTGTTCGTCACAGGCGTACTAGTCCTTATCTTCCTTTGAACTTAATCGGTTACAATTAGCGAGGCTTACCACTATCAACACGCCTATTCTGTTTCATATGTTGGTTACAGACAACCATCGAGGTGTTAAACTTTTCTAATTTATATTTTCCTTACTTACCGGTGATTATCACCGGTATCTACCAAATTGTTAAACTTTTGAGGTCTTGGAGGGTATTGCACCCCCTCCGTAAGTTTTGCAGACTTACCGGCCGCTTCGACCAACAAGACCAATTATTTTGTAGTCAGGACAGGATTCGAACCTGTACGAGTTTCTTTCACCTCTCCCCCAAACAGGGTAGTGTCTATCCATTTCACCACCTGACTATTTTGATGTCTTTCCATCAGTCAACAACTTATGTGTTAGCTTCACACATCAATCACTAGGTTGTCAGCTTTGTAGTCCCTATAGGAGTTGAACCTATCTTTCCACCACCATCACTAACTGGGGTAGCAAACCGTTATGCTGGAGTTTAAGTATTTAGTTAGTTAGTGCTAAGCTAATCCTTTATCTCAGGAACCTTGTATTTGTAGTCAGGACAGGATTCGAACCTGCGGTCATATGGGTATAGGTACTAGGTTACCACCCTCAGACTCTCCCTAGTTAGCATTAAACCACTCTGCCACCTGACTGTTTTGCTTGTCTTTCCAAGCTGTCAACGTATTGAATTTAACTATAATTCCACTACTCTGGACCGTTCCTCAGCAATCGTAGTCAGGACAGGATTCGAACCCGTAATTCATACTGTTAACTGTATGGTGTGTTTATACTTCACACTCCGCTTTAACCATAAAGGTGTGCGTCTACCACGAGCAGGGACACCCCACTCCTTTCGCCACCTGACTAACATCTTTTTCTGTTTATTGTTGGATTACAAAAGATAAACGTCATCCAATCTCAACCCCCTTACAAATCCTATCCGTGCACAGACCAAGAAACTGGGGGGATGTTGTTTCTACTATTTATTAGTCAGAACAGGATTCCAACCTGTATGTGTACCGATTATATGTCGTATGAGTACACTTACTACAATTAGCGTCTTGCTTGCGGGCTACACCCTATTGGCATACCTCGTTTTCCGCCACCTGACTATTTTTATTATCGTTTTGACTTAATTGGTGAACAATCCTCTGGACTAGTACAACTACCATCACAAACACAAACGTAAACGTCTTTTCTTTTCATAATTTTTATTTTTATTTTAAATTTGTAGTCAGGACAAGGATTCGAACCTGTTATAAGAGAGGTCACTTACCACTGATAGGACTTATACTATCACCCTCTGTATTGCCATACCATGTTGCGTCTACCAATTCCGCCACCTGACTTTATTTTGCTGACTAATAAGGATTCGAACCTTAATCCTGTTTCCACCCTCGGTCTCGCATAATTCGGACCTACTACCTTCTACCGTGCGCCTTTACACCATAATCAATCGAGAGCTTCGAATCTCTCAGTCATAAGGTAATTACTCCTATGATTTGCCCTTCCAGTGGGAGTTGAACCCACATACTCTTAATACATTCTTGGGATGGTTACCGTAGGGAGATGTATTCGTCTCTGTGTTTTGCTCTTGTTAAACTACAGAAGGATATTTTCTAAATTTGTTGTCAGGACAGGAATCGAACCTGTACCCACATCCATTTCGGCTGTCGCTCTTACCAATGAGCCACCTGACTTTATTCTAATTAACGACCGAAATATTCGTCGTATATTTCTTTAGTTGTAAATGTTGAACCTATCTCAGGATACATTCTACATAATCTTGTTGAAAAATTCTTAAACTCTACACTGGTAATTGATGGCTTTGTTTTCATAGTTTATCTGTTTTGTGTTAGCAAATGTAAATCAATTTTTTATTAATACCAAACTTATTTTAATTTATTTTCTCAAACTCGTCAGCGAAACCATACCACTCCTCACCATCTTCATCTTCATACCAATATTGGTATTCATTATCAAATTTATTATATTCAATGGTTTTAATTTCAACTTCGTCACCACTGTTCTTTTCTCTAACAATTTCACCCACCTGGAAGTCTTGTTCGTAATAATCTTTAAGTGAATTACTTTGACGAACCAATTCCCCAATTGAAACAAGTTTTTTAGTGTCGTTATTCAAACACAAACCATTACCAACCAAGGTCCATTTATTATCAACCAACCAGTTAGTAAAATCCAATAATTCTTTTTCTAATGTCATGATTTCTATGTTTTTATTGTTCAATTGTTTTTAACCATCTGTAAGACCCTTCTTTAAGAATATTGATTTTAACCATCAATAAATGTGACGATACATCCATCTTGGTGATTTTAGTCAATTCCTGACATAAAGCTCTAACATTTGTGTTTTCAGGAAATAATCCAGTCACATCCGATTCTTTAATCTCTTTAATTGTTAAGATTAATTCTTCATCACTTAAATCTGAAAATAATTGTTTTATTGGTTCCATAGTTTCTACCTTTTTATTTTTACAAAGATACACCTTTTTTACAATCCACCAAACATTTTATACTAAAAAAATAAATAAGGTTTCCACTCATCCGGAATATACATCAATTGTTTCATTAACATTAAAAAGTGGGGTCGTTTAGGTTGGGGTATTTCTTTACCATACTCCTCCAGGGTCAAATCAGACTTCTCACGGTTACATCTCAGACAACAGGTAACCAAGTTGTCCCAGGTGTCTTTTCCTCCCTTAGATTGGGGTAAAACATGGTCTAAAGTTAAGGTCTTTCTATTATTACATCCACAATAAACACACTGATGATTATCTCTACGATAAACATTGTCTCTATTTAATGGTACTTTTTGGATGTTTTGGTTAACAAATTTATAAACTTTGATAACTGATGGTTTTTTAATCTTTAAGTCTGGATTAACTAAACCAAATGTTTCTGGGTGTTCTTTTATTACGTCAGCGTTTCCCTTATAATGAATAGCAAAAGCTCTCTCCGTGGTTATGATACTTCTAGCGGTAAAACTGGAATCTAAAACTAATGTTTTCTGGTACTTACTCACAATAATTAATAATTAATAATTAAACATTTCTTTTTTGCACACAATGTAAGAATCGAACTTACCCGCCTAAGTTTTGGAGACTTGACCGACACCTTGCCTGTATTGTGTAATTAAGGAGCTGTCCAAACTTTACCCTGTCTCCTTGAAGACTGTCCAGGTATTATTCTGTTCCTTTTGTGTGTTTCCGGGTTTCGAACCCTGTTCTCTACATTCACAGTGTAGCACTTTACCAATTAAGCTAGAAACACCATATTACCCCACTTCACCGGCTTAACGGACCGGCTGCCATATGGGAGTGGGGGTTTCCTGTTATATCAGGACTCCGCGGACTTGGGGAATTCTGCCATCCCGACCCTTCGCTTAACAGGCGAATGCTCTCCTACTGAGCTACAAGTCCAATTTTTGACTACTACCTGACTCCTTTCGAACTTTGGAGGCTCGTATCATTCCTTAATAGTAGTCCAAGGCTGTAGGAGCTCATCTTTACACTTAGGCTCTTTGTCTTCTCGATTCCGGAATCTTACGACTGTAGCGTCACCTTGTTTGTGGGTCCTACAGGAATCGAACCTGTTCCTTTAGTTCTTCAGACTAACGTACGCACCAGCTATACCAAAGACCCTTACCTTTTTTAGGATTTTTATAGAACCCAAGGACAGTACGACCTATAAACTAAAGTGGATAACAGTGGACTCGAACCACTCCCGTGAGGACTTGATTTACAGTCAAGCTGCCGTATCCGAACGACTTTTGCGACCCAATTAGAGTTTTCGTATTATTAAAGCCAATACCCGGAATAATCTCTAAACCAAAACACTTGTACCCCCAGAAGGTAATGCTCCTTCTTCCCGATATTAAAAGTATCGTGCTTCACTTTAAAGCCTTGGGGGTAATTATCAGTCAGACTGAAATTCTAATTCTATGCACTTGAGGCCAAGTCTATGAATTAGTAACAGTCCACTCCGTCGGGGTGAAAAGAGTCGCACTTTCCGCTTCCTGCGTCCAAGGCAGGTTTCTCACTCCGAGAATACACCCCGTATTATTTTGTTGGATTATCAAGAGTCGAACTTGACCTATAACTTTCAAAGAGTTATGTGCGAACCGATACACTATAATCCAATACTATGGCGGAGAATGAGGGATTCGAACCCCCGGTACCTTTCAGTACAACAGTTTTCAAGACTGCCGCATTCGACCGCTCTGCCAATTCTCCTTTATAATTTGTTTACCGTTATGTCAATGAACACCCTTTTTTAATTCTCTACAAAGATATACTATTTTTTGTTCTGTGTCAAATTTATTATAAAAAAAAATTCTGAACTTTTTAGATTCAGAATTTTTGATATTTTATGTTTAACTTTTAGATTGTTGTTAAATCACTCAATGAATCATCTGAATCAATATTTTGCACACTCGGATACGAACAATTATTAAATTGTTGATTCCAGGATACTAAATTCATATGTTTATTAATATTTTTCATTTTGTGTTTTTTACTTTGTTTATAATAAGTATTACGATATTAAGTAAAATTCACTTAAAGTCAAATATTTTTCAATTAAATTAATTTTTTGGAAATATTTCTAATGATTTCCTCATCTTCGTTGGATAGTAATAATCTATTTTTATAGATTTTATTAATCATTTCTGTCCATTCGTCGTCAATAATATTATCATCGTCGGTATCTGTAATACCCCCCTTTAAGTAACCGCTTTCTTTAAGTTCTGTTATTAGTTCTTTTATTTCGTAATCGGAACATTCGTAGATATAATCACTTGGTGAGATATCAATGTCTGCTGTAAAGTCTGGCATAATTATTTGTTTTAAGATTATAGGACAAATATATAAAATTAAAATTGATATATCAAAATGTATTAACCACAAAAAGATGTCAAATGACATCTTTTTGCAAGATTTGGAACTTCCCCTCCTTTCTTTTAGATAGGTTTATTCCATTTGGACACTACTCCAAAGGTACTTTTAAGCTGCCAAAGCTTTGTCCTTCATTTTATCTACGGCTGTTGACATTTTGCCTGAGATACCTTGAATAGCTGGACATACTATTTTTGATAAACCGTGTTCTATATTTTTAGCAAAATCTGTATCATCAAGTTGGTTAACTATAGAGTTTCTTAACACATCAAATATTGCGTTTTCAGCACCCATTTTTTGACCTGCTTTAGCGACAACTTCTTCAACTAATGATTTTGCGATAACATGTGTTAAATAATCACATTCTAATATTTTACCATTAAAATAATCTGATACTGGGATATTACCGAAAGCTTTCTCAACTATTCCAGCACCCCATCCATCAGGGTCAATTGGGGTCAATTTACCGATAAGGTATCTCATAAATTTCTCCTTAAACATTTCAACTACACCACCACCTATATGACTTCCAAATAAACCTTTAATTGCATCCCAAAAATTCTCATTAATTAATTCTTGAGTATAACCTTGTGAGTTTAATGAAATTGCTTCGTTAATAATTTCGTCAATTAATTTTTCTTGACCTTCTTTTGTTGTTGGCATACCACCTTCTAACAATATTTCGGTTCTATTTTTAAGGATTGTATTTTCAGTTAAAACATTTTTCTTTTTTTCGTTTAAAGACATTATTAAATTTTCTTTAATTAATGAGTCTAAATTATCTATTGTTGATTCTTTTTTTATTCTTTCTTCAATATCAAAAATATAAGGAAACGCGTTTCTTGGTGTTAGATATTTTGTTCCTCCTTTAAATATTTTTTTAATATTATTATAACTAAGGTTTCTTTCGAAGAATCCAAAAGGTGTTAATTGACTAGTTAAATTTGAGATATCATCTTTTGTAATACCTTTAAAATCCTTATAAGCGTTATTCGCCCAACATCTTCTAATATCATTTTGATATTTAAGACTTTGTGTTGAATCCATAGCTTGAGTAATACCCGCATTAGTTTGAATTGCGGAAATAAAATATTCTTTTAATTTTGTCTGACAATCAGCAACAGTTAAATTAACTTTTCCTGGTGTTGTTAAATTTTCCGTTTCCTTGTAAGGTAAATAAATTTTAACATTATTCCAGTTATATGTTTTATCTAACCCAGGAATTGGTTTGTATTTACTTTCTAAATCCGCTAAATTAAGTGGTAAATTAAATGGTATGTCACCTGATTGGGTTAATTTTGTAACATCAGGAAAATTAACAGATAACATATTATTCCATGGTGTAAATACATCAGATACCGCACCTTTATTAATATACCCTTGTAATATTGGTGTAAATTGTTTTACTTTTTCTTTATCATTTTTAGTAATACCAAAATTTGATAAAATACTATTAGATTCAGTTGATACATTACTACAAGACCAATTTAATTGTTTTTGTGTTATAACATTTTTAACGGTACCATTTTCGTAAAAAAATATTTGTTCACCTTTATTGTTTTTACCAGAGATTACAGATTGACCTGTTTTTGTTTTTTTAGGTTGTGGCGCTGGGTCAATAGTAAACCATTTATAAATTGTGAAACAACCTGATTTATATGCTTGTCCTAAATCTATGGTTGTAGTTGTTACAGGTGGTTTACCTGTAGGTTCTTGTTCTAAAATTATTTTATTTTTCATATTATATTTTTTTTAATGTTAAAGACCATTTTCTGCTGATGCGTCACCTTGATTATCCGCTAATGTATCTTCATCAGATAGTTTTATTGGTGGTTGTACTTCCTTCGGTGGAATAACATTTGTATTACAAATTCTTTTAACATCATTATCGGTAAAACCAATATCAAATCCTTTAGCTTTTAAAGCGGCATCTGTATTACGTCCAAATTTACCATCAGGGACTAAACCTAAACAACCTTGAACCTTTGCAATAATTGGTGATTTACAACCTTTCGTGTAAGTTCCTACACAAACACGATATTTACTTTTTTTTGGTAATGGTGTTGGACTTGGTGTTGGACTTGGTGTTGGACTTGGTGTCGGTGTTGGTGTTGGTGTTGGTGTTTTTAGTTTTATGTCAGTTAACCATTGTTTATATAAAGACACTAATAACCTTATTGTATTTGTTGACCAATTCTGTACTTCGGCTGAATTAGAACCTCTAGGGTCACTTATCTCACCATATAATGATTCACCACTTTCTTCTATACCATATTGCGCTCTTAATCCTTCAATCATTGGATAACAAACCCATTCATCACTTCCCATTTTTTGAGTTCTAAAAAATGTATTTTTAGCACTTCTCAATGTTTTAGTCACTTGAGACATATCGTCAATTGACATAGAACCACCAAAAATTGACCCTTTACCTAATAAAGAAGCATCTAAATTATCCGCTAAACCTTCATTATTTGAAACTAAACGTTGTATTTCATCATAACTAATTTCCAACCATCCTTTAGGTGGATTTGGTGATGATAAAGTTTCGTCTAATTTAGCGTCTTCAGATTTAGCGTAACTTTCGGCTGTTTTGGTTGTTGATGGACTTTGTTCATTAACAATTACTTTATTTTCAGTTAATGTTTTTTTACTATCGTATTTCATCATAAGAAGGACTCTATTTAGAGCTTCATTTCCCTCGTTTAAATCGTATTTTTCCATATTATTTTTCATTTTATAATTATAAATATCTTTATCCTATAATAAAGTATTACCTTTACCTCTGACTGGTTTAACACTATCAGACCATTTAGTATTTCCTATTTGATTTGCGGGTCCTCTAACCACACCAGTTTCCCATTTAGTTATTGTAGGGTAATCTGGTTTTTCGCCACCAGTATCACTTGTAGTTGTAGTGTCTTCTTGTTCACCCAATTCATCAGTAGTTGCTTTGGGTGTAAATTCTTTCATTAAAGAGATTATGTAGTCAATATCTGTTCCCATAATAATAATTATTTTGATATATGAAAATAATTCATATCTTTGTAAATATAAATAGTGTAAAAATGAAAAGAATAATAATAATTTTGAGTTTATTTCTATCTTCTTGTGAAATATATCAACAACCCTCATCACTTAGTTTAAGTGGTGAATATATTATAGATAGGATAACGAAGACCAATACGGAAAACGCTCAACAGACCAGTCTTGTTTATTACCCGGGTGATGTTTATACAAATACGGATGATTCATTCCCATTAGACCAAATAAAGGTTGGTTTCACTAGATGGAGTTTTGATTATATGTTTGTATATTTCAATCCTACAATGATTAATGGTGGTCGTGTTGTATGGGAAAAACAATATCCGTATTTCATCATTAATCATTATTCTGTTTATGATTTGGGTTATGTTAAAATTGAGATGAATGGTGGTGTTAGAATCTTTAAAGTGATTGAGGATGGTCATGAGAGTTTGGTGTTAAGAAACACTGGATTATGGCCTTATGGTAATATTGGTTCAAATCAATTAATAACAATCCATCTAACTAGAGTTGGTCCATAAAAAAACCCTTCTGTTAAAGAGGGGTTTTTTATATTAAAATAATTCTGATTTTGGTAATTTGGTTGGGTATATTAGGTAATATTCGTTGAGGAAGGATATTACTTCATCTTCATCAACAACTTCATAATATTCCTCAAATTCATCATCCTCATCATCATATCTATCGTTGTAAAAATCTGTATTATTTGGTATTAAATTATAACCAAATGTTGTTGATTCTGATAAATCAATTTGGTCGGTTCTTATTTCATCTTCGTTATCTGAATCAAATCTAAAAGTAACTTCTAAAGTTTGATTTTCTTCGTTGATAAAATAGGAGACTAATTCATTAATTTCGGTGCTCATAAAATTCTAATTATATTTTGTAAATCTTTTGAACATACTTAATGATTCGTTTACACTTTCTTTTAATGAGTCAATGATATCCTCGTCAACCTCATCTTGGAAGTCTTCAATATCCATTTCGTCAAAAACTGAAGGGTCTAATTCTATAATTTCAAGGTCATTATCTTCAGAATTTTCAATAGTTCCGTGAGTTAAATCATCTTTACCATCACCAATATAATCTAAAACTTCATCTAATTCGTTATACTCACCCTCAAATGTAGGTTCAGGTAAAAGTTCCGCACCAACTTGAGCATTATTCTCATCAAATAATCCGGTAGTTTTTCCATCATATCTCATTTCATTAATGTTCATATGTTTATATTCAGATACTTCACCTTTATTATTAATGGTTATACCATTTTTATCGTTAGCGAAATCTTGAGTATATAATGGTTGCTCTTTAGGTTGAGCGTAATTTGTTACATATCCGTCATAAATCTCTTTATGTTGGTCAAGGATGTTTTCTCTTTCCTCATTTGTCATGTTAAAAAAATATGCGTTCATAATATTTGTTTTGTTATAAATATATGCGTTATTGTTATTATTCCCCCTTGATTGGTTTTCTTCCGTTATTAACTCTATTTTCATTGGTATCCCACTTATCAACATCTGATAATAAGTTTAAGGAACCACCATCATCCCATTTTACACCATAATCTGTTGTTCCGAATACATGAGATATTCTTGTTACCGTACCCCAAGTTCCAGGGGTAACATTCTCTTCGTTTTCCATATCCAGCAAAACAACTCTGTCGCCTATTTTTAGTTTTGGATTTATCATTTTTTTTTCTTTTTATTTATAAATATCATAAATTGTTAATATTTATAAATATGAAAGTTAATTTATTAATCACGGAACACCAAAAAAAGGTGATTTTACTAGAATCTATTAATAGAGATTTTGGTGATACAATCAAAAAAAACTACGAATTTGTTAAAACCATTCTAAATAAATCGGCAGACCAAATTGGGTTTGACTTGAAATTTACTATAACTTGGGGTGCGAGTATTGGTGGTATGGTTGGTCCTCTTAACGATTTCTTAAATCATATTGACCCATCGTTATCTGATGTTGAAATTAGTTTGTTATTAACTGGTATTATCGCAACATATTATCTTGATAATAAGACTGCTTTAAATAAAATTGTTAGTAAAATAAAAGAAAATGGTCTTTATGATACTTTCAAATCTTTAATTAAAAAGGGGGATGAATTAAAAGATACTTTCTTAAAGTTTATGGATAGTTTAAATCTAACTTTACATAAAGTCTCTAATATGATGAGTTATACCTTCATCATTCCATTAATTCCTATGTTATATCAAATGGCTCAAAGTGGTAATTACGATAATAACGATATTAAACAAGTCGCTTTAAGATTGGCTTCGTTTGGTTTATTAACGGTATCAAGTGTAATGGTTAGAGAATTAATATCTAAATTACTCCGAAGGTTCAAAGGGTAATGTTTATATATAGATAATTGATATTGTTAAATCATCAGTTCCTTTAATAAGTCTATGATAAACACCTTCAGGGATTATTACTCTTTTTAGGTCTCTAGGTAATTCATTATCAAATTGGATTTTCCAATTGGTTTCATGAGTAGTTTCAACTAATCTATCTTCCCGGTCTCTATGCCATTGCAACTCACCTTCTTCAACATTAGCTGAAAAGGTTCTTATTTTCTTATTTCCATCATTTACTTCAGTAAATGGTAAGTTTTTTTTATTATTTTCCATATCTTAATTATTTGTTATACCATCCCAACCCCAAAATTCACGACTGGCCTGAATGGTTCTTTTTACATCTAAACCATATTGTTCTTGAAACCATTCCGTCATAATTTCATTTATTTGGTCTTCATCAAAACCAAATATGTCTTCTAAAAATGAATAAATTTCATTAACACCGGCTTTCTTGAAGTGTGCAATATACTGAATATAAATTTTTCGGTTTTTATCAGTATAAAAAACAACATTAGGGTTTCTTTTATCCTCAACAGGTGTCAAATCACCAAAGTGTTTAGTTAGCTCTTTTTTCGCAACACTTAATACCCTATTTTCTGTAATTATAATTTTCATATCTTATTTATTTTACCAAAACCCTGGATAAGTTTTACCACCCCACAGATTAGCGAACCTATTTGCTCTACAAGCCCAGTATCCGGCTTTAGTTTTATCTTTTTTATCTTTACAATTATGACGAGCAGCAAATGCTTTTCTTGCTTTAGGGTTTGATACTTTAGCGGTTAATCCCCCCTTTGCATCACCAAAACTTACTTTTTTAATATTTCCGGTTGATGGGTTTTTAACATATACCTGATATTTTTTAGGTCCAGAACTTCTAGTAGGTTTGTTTAGTTCCACATTTTTACCTTTATATTCGGCTTCAGATAATACTTCTTCATTAACAAGGTATTCATCAATTAGTTTAACAATTTCAGGTGTTACATTTGGTATATCGGTAATTTCATAATGATAATCACCCATATGATTATCTTCCATATCATAAATTCCATAACCAGGTGAATAATAAACAGCATTAGTTGCGAAATTATCAATATCTTTAGTTAGTGATATTAAATATTCTTCCGCTTGTTGTTCGTTCTCAAATTCATATCCTAAAATATCTTGAATATCATCAAAAGTATAACCTTCACCCCATCTTTGACCCATTAATATTTCACTAGCGGTTGGATTTCCTGTTATTCCGGTTTTTACTTCTTTAGGGTTTCTTTGAAGGATAATTGTGTGTAATCCTTTATGATAATCTTCCCATTCTGAAACATCTGAATTAATACACCACTGACAGGAGTTTGCATATTTTCTTAAAGCTCTATGAGTTAATGGAACAATAACAAGGATATTATCGTCTCTATATAATTCAACTCTTTCGTCCCTTGGAACTCTAACTTCATTAATCATTCTAAACCTCAATAATGGTTTTCCGTTGATTGTAATATCCCCCTTTTCATTTTTATCAATTGTTTTTACAACAACTTTTTTATTCTTAAATTTTCCACCCATTAAAGTATCGCCAACTTTAATATCCAATTTTATTGTTTCCGAAATTAATTCTTCCTCAATTGGGGCATCCAGCCATACGGTCTGACCATTGGATAGTTTTACTTTTTTACCCAAATCACTTTCAACCAAAAATATATCATCCTCGGTCAATCTAATTTTATCATCGTTAAATAATTCTCTAACTTCATTAAACAATTGGAAATATTTTTCAGAGTTTGGTCTGAATACATTCTCGTTTAATGGTAGGTTATTATCAATATGATATTGTAATTCTTTTGATATTTTAATATTTTCAACTAATTTCATAAAAATTGTTTCTTTTATAATATAAATATGATTATCTTTGTAAAAAAAGACGATATGAAAAAATTAATCATCTTAACTACTTTATTACTTTCTTCTTGTTATATTCAAGAAATTCCCACCGATAATAATAATGTTAATGGTAATGGGAATAACCCAATTGTTAATCCACCCCCAGGTGGTGGAGGGACTACTTCAGCACCCACATTAATAGGTCAAAAATGGGTTATCAAAGAATATAAAATAGGAACGGAAACAACAACAAGGACTTGTAGTGATACCTTACATTTTATTACAAAAAATAACTATATGTATTCCACAAATCAATCCAAAACACAAAATACCTATTCTTTTTATGTTACAGGTTCAGGTTATAATCTAACATTAAACGGAACTGTTTGGGGGAATTTGAGTGGAACTATTTACGATTCAAATCTAAATGGTGATATTAGGGGACTACCTTTTATTGATATAACAATTGGTTCAGCAAATAACACAAAATATTATCTTTGGATAACAAAAATTTAATTATGAAAACACTATATCTATTGAGAGGGCTGCCATCAGCAGGTAAAAGTTCATTGGCGAAAACAATGGGGGTGGTTAATTTTGAGGCTGATATGTTTTTTATGGAGGGGAATGAATATAAATTTGACCCAACCAAATTAAAACAAGCTCATCAATGGTGTCAAAACCAAGTTGAAATAACAATGAAATTATCTGATAATGTAATTGGGGATAAACGAATTGCGGTATCCAATACATTCACCCAAGAATGGGAAATGAAACCATATTATGAATTGGCCGAAAAATATGATTTTACAATTTTCTCAATTATTGTTGAGAAAAGACATCAGGGAACTAACCAACATAATGTTCCGGAGGAAAAAATTGAACAAATGAAAAAAAGATTTGAAATAAAATTATAATATTATGAAAGAAGCATTTAAAGTTATCACATCATTATTGAAATTTATAATAATGATAAAAATTATTTATCTATTCACCATGAATGGGTTATACCCAGATGAATTTCCATTATCCAATTTAACCTGGTGGATATATTTTTTAGTATTTGATGTTTGGGTTACATTAACATTAACTTCAACAAAATATGAAGATGATGAACAATTACCAAATAAGTGATATTTATAAAAAAAGTATTATATGAAAAGAGTTATTATAGACGAAAAATTACTTCGTCAATCTATTAGAAAACATATCCTGGAACAAGCACAACCAGAAGTTAAAGAAGAAAAGAAAAATCATTGTTTAACATCTAATGTTATGCCACTAGAAGAAATTACTGGTAAAGCTGATGATTTTCACCACTATACTCCAGGTGTTAAGAAAAGAAGAAATGGTGTTAACTCAATGGTTGATACTTTAGGTATCTTAAACGGATTGAGATTATTTAAGGATGTTAACGATGGTGGAGCTCATTTAGCTTACGAAATGCTTAATAACTTGAATAAGTATAGAGGTAAAAATTACTTTGATGAAACATCAAATGAGTGTCATAAAGCTATGGATAAAGTAATTGAACTTTATAAAGAAAATGAACACGGAACTGAACTTGTAAAAGATATTGAAAAAGTATTGGCTTTACAAACAAAAGAAGATGAGTATACTCCATCTCCAAGAGCTAAAGAATATCTAAAAAGATGTTTGGTATTACTTAAAGAAAAATAATATTTTATAATTCACCTCCAACTCTGGGGGATTTTAGGACCGTTATCAGTGATGGTAACAAATTAAAAGGAGAAGTGTCGCTACCTCTCCTTTTTTCATTTCCATATATTTATAATTATAAAAAAGTAAATATGAAAAAGGATAATTTTTTCTTTGGATGGGAAAATATTAAATGGTTCATCCGGGAGATAGGTAAAATGTATAACGGAAACAAATCTCACTTCTCAAAGAAAAGAGTGGAATCAGGTGTTGCATTTCTTATAGGTCAAATCGGAATGTTATTTTTCCTATACCAAAAACACGAAGTATTAACAATGTCAGATTTTCTTATGTGGGCAACCCTTGAATTTGCAATATCCGGTTACATAGTCAATCAAATACAAAAAGAAAAGAAAGATACAACATCTGAAGAATAAAAAAATCCCCTCTTTACCGGAGGGGTTTTTTGTTTTATATTAAATTTAGTTGTATCTTTATAAAAAATAAATAAACTATGTTTGATATAAATCAAGTAAACAAAACGAATGCTTTTGACACTATTAAAAATGTTAAAACTCAAGTAGATTACTATATTGAGAATAACGCGCACCCTGATATTGTTAAAATTGTAAGATTGGGTAATAAATCATTTGGGGAAAAAGCTCAAAGGATTATTAAAGAATGTTTATCCCTGGATAAACCAACTGAAAGTGGTCATGATATCCTACAAGAATCAACTGGGATTAAATTTGAGGTTAAATCTGCAAGATTTTGGGTTACCAGTGGTGATTGGAAATGGCAACATATTATGGAAGACCATCTTTATGATTATTTATTGATGGTGGGTGTCAATTTTAATTCAATAGATGTTTATGTTATTGGGAAAGAGAAATTTATGGAATTAAAATCTATAGGTTTAGTAACACAACAAGGTGGTGCTGGAGGTCAAGGGTTATGGTGTGACTATAGTAAAATTAAAGATTACTTAACACCTATTAATGGAATTGAAGAACTAAATAATTTCATAGCGTTAAACTCTTAACGCTATGAAATAAAATTAATATATTGTTTTATATTGTTCTAAAGCCCCTTCCGCTAACTTAATATATTCATCGTTAATATCAAATCCGATGAAATCAACCCCCATTCTTTTACACACAACACCTTCAGTTCCTGAACCTCCAAAAGGTATAACTACAACACCATCTTTCTCCGGTAATGATGCTTTTATTAACTTTTCAGTTAATTTAGAAGGTTTTTGCGTTGGGTGTTTAATACATTCATCAACGGGAAATTTCTTAATCTCTTTTGAAGGGTAAACAACTCCTTTGTATAAGAAATATCTTTCTCTACCAGCACCTCCGGCTAATGTTGAAATTTCTGTAAATACATCTCTAGGTAACGCACCATTTTCATGAGCGGTGTATACCGTATCTGATGAATTACCAAATCTTGCAGTTCCGGTATTGGTTCTTTTTTTACCTGATGAATTTTTTAGGAATGTTTCGGTATACGGAACTCTAACAGCATCTCTGTTAAACACTGGTTTATCTTTCCAAATATATAAAATACTCTCGTGACTTCTCTGCCACCCCTTATAAGATGGTGTTGTTTTATTGGTGTAGTGCCATATTAACCATCTTTTGGGTAAATCAATCCTTACTGAAATATGTGCTAAAATTTCACTGAACCCGTAAATGTAAATAACACCTGTTGGTTTTATAATTCGTTTACATTCGTCAATCCATAAATCACACCATTCCAAATAAGAAGTTAATTCCATATTATCTTTACAGATACCAAAATCTTTACCAATATTATATGGGGGGTCACTAAGAACTATATCAACACTATTATCAGGTATTTTTTTCATACCATCAATAATGTCAATTAAATGAAACTTATTATAATCGTCTTTATTCCACATATTTTTTTTATATAAAAATAGGTTAAAAATCACTATATGTCAATAAAAATCCCCTCTTTACCGGAGGGGTTTTTATTTATCGTTTTTGTGGTAAATGAAATTCTTGTTGTATAACTTCTTTGGCTTGTTGACGTAATTCTTTCGCCTGTTGTTCTAACTCACGAGACTGTCTAATTAAATCATTTGCCTGTTCCGCTTGTTCATCAGATAGATAAAAAACTTCGGTTCTACTACCCCCGTGACGAGTGACACCTCTTTCCAATGGTTTTTTTTCTCTTTTTGTAAAAACACCATCACTATAAGTATATATATTTTTACCTTCACTTTTATGTGTTAATACATCCGCAGACCAAGTTCCGGAATCCTCTAAATCTGATTTTTTAACAATATTAAAATGTTTGTATTGTTCTTCGGTGATAATTATTTTCATTTGTGATTTTATTAATAAATATTGAAGATAATAAATTTATTTACCTAACGCATCTTTTTCTGAAATGATTAAGGGGTTTTGTTGTTTAAAATTATTAACAACTCGTTTGACCTCCTTATTCGTATCCCATACAATACTATGTTCTGATTCCGGGTTATATTCACCCTCAACCATATAAACCACAATTGTGTTGGGTTCTAATGTCAAAAATCCGTGAGCCTTATTATTTGGTATTAACACCGCATCGGAATCGTAAAGTGCAATATAATCCGTTTCACCAGTTTCCAAATCAACCATAAAATCAACAATGGACCCCTGAACCACTTTAATGTATTTTGTTTGTGGGGGATTTGTTTGATAATGGAGGCCTCTAAAGGTAAATTTTTCATCATTGATACTAACAGAACATTGTTCCCACTTTTGGTCTAAAACCGTCGTTGAAATGGGTGTGTATGACCCTCTTTCATCCTTGAATGTTCTATGATTGATTCTTTCCATATTATTTTAAGTATTTGATTAATTTCTCTTTAACACCTGATTGTTTGATTCCCTCATCCATCCTGGGTGTATGAACAAAATTGGATAAACCCCACTTTTGGATATGACCATAGGTATCTTTCTCACCCAATTGCAAATCATCAACACAAACCCAATGAGTAACTTCCGGATGGTCGGTTAGGTATTGTTTAACTTCAATACATCTCTGTAGTTCGTAAGCTGTTCTTCTATTCCATTCAAGTTCATCCGGATTATCGCAATTAAAGTATCTTTTGGTTACACCGATTGGGGCTCTTAAGATACCTTTGGATAGGTAATATTCTCCGAGTTCTTCTAAATTTGCGTGTAATCTCCAATCAGAGGAAACAACGATTTCAGCTCCGGTTTCTTCCAATACCTGGTTTAATACCTTAACCGCTTTTTTATCAAAATCATCAAATCTTACCTCAACTGGTGCTAACTCAAGCATATCTTGGTCAGGATTGAGTTTTCTATACTCATTCCATTTTTTAGTTCTACCACCCCAATTATTACTTAAGCATAGAACTCCGTCGTTGTCCAAGAATAAGATTTTATTTGTTTTCATTTTTTTTTATTATATGTAAGTATTAACTTTATAAGCCTCGTGATTATATAAGTTAGGTGAATAGTGGGGGTATTTTGGGTCTACTAGATAATTGATAATATTACCTGTATTTACATTTCTACTATTCCACTCGTATTGGCTAGATTCGTTAAGTTTTGGTAAAGTTATTACTTCACACTTCATTCCCATCCCATAATCATATTCATAATGAATATCACCTATTTTAATTTCCTCAATAATTAAACCACCTTTTGTATGTGTTATCATAAGTTATTATTTATTAAATAATTCATTTAGTTTTTCAATTTGATTTCTAACCTTCCCACATCTAAAATGGTCTTTATTTTCAACCCATAGTCTTCCGTTATTTGAAGCATTTATTTTTCTAACACATTTTTTATGTTCACCACATTCACATAAAGTATCATTGTATAATAAAAATGGGGGTTTTAGACTTAATTTAAATTTCATCTTATTTCTTTTTAAATTGTTCAAACCAATTAGCAACACTATGAGGTGTTCTTGAAGATGAATTTATATCTCGTGAAGAAAATTCCATAAGTAAATTAAATACTTCTTCCTCACTATAACTTCTTTCTTGTTTATCTATTTGCCATTTAGCACCTGCAATAAAATGTTCTTTATACATTAATTTAGATGCGTATTTAGCAACATTTATATTTACGTGTCTTTCAGCAGCTTCTTCAAGTGTTTCTTGTTTAGGTTCTTCTTCATATTCCTCATAACAACTTGTACATTCAGAATTGTAACAAGCATAAACACTTTCGTCTTCTGTTAAAGACATTAAATAACCACAATTATTACATTCAACTTCATCGTCCATAGAATGTAATTCTTCTTTTGGAATAATTGTGCATAACCCTTCTATTGGACATCTCAATACTTCAACTTCCTCACAACTTGGATTCTGAACAAACCATTCTAAAAAAGTATCGTCAATAACTTGTATACCATCAACAATTAAACTTTGGTCTGTTGTTATGATGATTTTCGCAACACCTAATCTTATTTCTAAATTTAATTCTGTTGGGTCTTCAATACATTTATGAACCGAATTTGTTCTTGGTAAGTAATACCAATCCCCCACTTTAATTTCTTGTGCGGAAGTAATATAAATGTTTTGAGGAGTAAATCCCCACCCATTAACAAAAAAAGTATTTTTATCACTTATTTCTAATTTACCATTGGAATCTTTAGTTGCTAACCTACTTTTTTGCGTTGTTGGTAATATATGTATATTTTTCATAATTTCTATTGCTTTAATTCTACTCAACAAATATACAAAAAAAACATTTGATTATCCAAAAAGATTTTAATATTTTTACATTATGAAAAAAGATAATAAAAACATTGGTGATACCAAATGGGAAAAAATCTACGATGATGTTGATGAAACAATCATTTGGAGATACGACTTATCCAAAAATAAGACCGGTCCTTACGAGGTTGAAATAAAATCAAAGAACCCACGCTCTACACCCAAACCTGTAACAAGTAGAAAACTAACCAAAAAAATAGTATAACATAATATTTATAGTTAAACTAAATATTATGTTAAAATTAGGTTCTTCAGGTGATGAAGTAAAACAATTACAGACAAAATTGGGATTAACTCCCGATGGTGATTTCGGACCAGCAACCGAAAAGGCGGTTAAAACTTGGCAAGAAAAAAATGAATTAACTGCCGATGGTATTGTTGGTGATACAACTTGGTCAAAACTAGGATTAGGAACAACTGTTCCAAATACATTAAACACTTCTAAATTAAAGGGGGTAATACCAGATACAATTTTATCTCAAATTCCTGAGGTTATTGAAAAATTTGATATTGACACACCTTTAAGATTAGCACACTTTTTAGCTCAATGTAGTCACGAAAGTGCTAACTTCTCAATCCTACAAGAAAACTTAAACTATTCAGGTGATAGACTAAAGGTTATTTTTCCAAAATATTTCCCTGGTAACTTATCTGAAAGTTATTCTCGTAACCCTGAAAAAATTGCGTCAAAAGTTTATGGTAGTAGAATGGGTAATGGTAATGAAGCTACAAAGGATGGTTATAAGTTTCGGGGGAGGGGTGCTTGCCAATTGACAGGTAAGGACAACTATAAAGCCTTCGGTAAAGCAATAGGTGTTGATTTGTTAGCAAACCCGGATTTAGTAGCTACAAAATACTCATTAGTTTCCGCAGCTTGGTTCTTCAAGACAAATTGTGTTAAGAAATGTGATGCTGGCGCAACTAAAGCAGCAATTGAAAGTGTTTCTAAATGTGTAAATGGGGGGTTAATTGGGATTGAGCACCGCATAGAGGAATTTAATAAGTTTTATAAGTTATTATCTTAATCATTCACAATAACAAAATTATGGTTATGTTAATCATATGAACGATAACCAAAAAGCCCAAAAGTACAACCAGTTAACATATAATTTTGATACACTGGACAATGAAATTGCCTCAATAAAAGGTGAAAGTATTGATTTAAACACACAACAATTAACCAGAATCAAACAACTCCAAGAACAACAACAAAGAGTTATGGCGGAATTGCAAAGGTTAATGTAACAAAAAACCCCCTCTGTAAAGAAGGGGTTTTCTTTTATAAAAAGGTTACCTCATTGGTTTCCTGATTCCAATCAATAGTGATTGGTTTATTTGTGTATTGATACGCTTCGTTTAATACAGACGCATTGATGAAGTGAGTATCACCATCAAAGTAATAACCATAACCTGAATGGATATGACCACAAACATGGATTTTGGGTTTAATTGACTTAATTTTATTGGTCAATAACTGACAACCCAAGTTATCCCACATTTTTCCGGCAACGGTATCTAAAACACCAAATGCTGGTCCGTGAGTGATTAAGATATCGGTATTATCTGGAATAGCATCCCATTTTGCCGCTAGTTCTACACCATTTTTAGGTAAGTTAAACGCCCAATTATAGAATTCTGGTTGCCAAGGTGACCCATAAATATTAACCATTTTTTCATCATCACCAACACTGATGGTTTCGTCTTGGATGTAATCTACGGTTTTGTATGAGTTAACAATTTCCATAATCTTTTCAACATTATTCTGAAAACCCCAATCGTGGTTTCCAGCAATGAAGATTTTATGGTCGTAGTTTTCAACATTGTTAAACCATTTACAGAATTGTTGAACTTCGTGTTGGTATCCCATTGATGAGATATCTCCTGAGTGCAATAACAAATCACCACCAGGTAAATCCTGAGTGATTTCATTATGTTTTCCGTGTGTATCTGAGATTAGAGTGATAATCATTGTTTCTATATTTTTAACAAAGATAGACTATTAATACGACTTTATCAAACTATTATGTGGTCTTTTTTTTATCTCTAATTTGATAAAATAATAGGATTATATTACCTATTGCGATTATTGAAGATGTTATTTCTTTTATAAATGAAAAGATTGATAGGGGTGGTTCTATCTGTGTAACCTTTGGTTCAACGACTGGTTCAGGTTTAACACTTCTTGGGAGTTGTTCTACCGGTCCAGATGATGCTGAATCAACATATACGATAGGTAATTCCGGTTCTTCTTTAATTGTTGTTTTATAAGTTTCAACCGGTGTAAATAATTGGGGTCCACTCCATATCATTATTAATGTTAAGAGTGAGACCCCGTATATTGTTAAGTAAATATTTTTCTTTAATCTGGTAATCATAACTATTTTTTATTATAAATAGTCTAATCCCACCAAGAATTTATATTAGATTCCAGTATTTTAAACAAAAGCTTATGTGCTCTGTCTTGGTTGATGTGTCCGATGTTCATTGCAATAACTTGTTTATCGTCGTCTCTACCCTCAAGACTAAACACACCTTCACCATTCATCACTCTCTTATAAATTAACGGATATTTCTTGAAGTAATCATCATATTTCTCCCAAATGATGTCACTCTTTATGGTTGAATATCCAGGTTTATCCTCAACATCCTCAAACCAAAAGTCGGTTTCGGCGTAATCCATATATTCCGTATTGTAAGTATCGTCTTGACATATCTGTATTAAACTAACACATAATCTCATTCTACGAGCATCTTGTTTAGCTCTAGTGTGTCTATCTTTAGTATCAATATAGTTAGCTTGAGCTTTTAGTTTATGTTTCAACACTTCATAAATGAATGATTGGTCCCAATTTCTATCTTTCCAAATAATAGGAAACCAATAGATGATATTTTTAATACCTTCCATAATATTCCTTGGAATGTGTCTACCATCAAATCTATACCAAAGTGAAATTTTCTCAATAATTCCTATTTTTTTATCTTCATCGTTGAATATTGTCATAATCCTTTTTCTTTTTTAATAATTAGTAGTAATTCATCTAAACTATAATCTCCTTGACTTTGTTTATATTGTAAAGTTTTGTTACTTATATAAGTTCTCAAAACTTCTTTAGCAAAATTATCAGCAACATATTCTAAATTAGTTCCAATGTCATCAATTACCTCATCCATAATTGGTAAATCCATTATCTCAACTTGTAACTTATCTTTTAGTGTCATATCTATTTTATTTTAGTATTCTTCATCATAACTATTAACATTTATTGGTGTAGGGTTTTCATATTCACCAATTTCTTCCAACACTTTTTTCATTCCAACAACATCTTCTTCAGACCATACTGGTTCAAACGATGGTCTTGAATGAAAAGGGATATTATCTCTATCTTCCCATCTTTTTATATCATCTTCAGCTTTTCTTATAGTATGAACCAAATCGTTGGCTTTTTTCCATCTATCATAATTCATTTGTGATTCAATATAATTAACCTCACCGCCATAGTTGTTAATTTTAGCATTTGGATTTGTGGTATATACATCCACAATTCCATCTTGTCCATCATAAGTCACACATAAATCATTCACCGAAAGTTCATTGGTAAAGTTTAATACCCAACTGCTACCATATGACCTAACCTCACAGATATATATAAACCCATCATTTATGTTAGTAAGATAAGTTCCAATACTATTTTGAAGTTCTCTTAATTCTTCTACTGAATATTTGGTAAAGTCTATCATTTTTATCTTAATTTATATTTTCATCATAACTGGTTTTCCCATGCTGTTGGGAACTAATTGTTTCACCTCTAGAAGTAAAATAATGAGTACTACTACCATCAATAAAACGATACACTTTTATACCATCCTTCTCAAATAAAAATTCAACTTTAAATCCGTTACCTTCTATTGATGAAGATATTTCATCTTTTTTACAAGAAGTGAATGTTAATAAACTAACAACTATTAATCCGCACAAGTATTTCATTTTTGTTTCCATATTTTTTTACAAAGATAACTATTTTTACAAATAATCTAAATAATTTTTAATTGTTTTTTTTATAATCGCTTCATCCAAGTTATCAAAGACTTCCTTAACTATATTGTATATTCTATTTTTAACATATTTTTTATTAGAATACACCGGATATAATTTATCATTGATAGATATCATTACTTGGTCAGGAACTCCAGGATAAGTATGTGTCGTAAAATGTCTGCGTAAATAAACAAGAACCTCTTTATTGGTATTCTCATCATTATACTTACCCAATATATCTTGTCTTTCCTGTTCGGTTATAATTAACTTTCCCATGATTTGATTTTTATTGTAAATATAACTATTTTTTTGGAATGAAAAAAGGTTTTGAGTTATTAATTAATGGTCTTCTTAAAGAAGAGTTACTCCTATTATTTGGGAATAGCAGTTTTATTAAGGTAAATGGTCCAATAAAGTATTCAACCAACGCAAAATTATTTGTAATTAATTGCACATTATATAGTGATGATGTTGAATTATGTGAAGAAAGTTATCCTTATGGTCTCCAGTATATTATAGGTGAAGCTTGGAAATATATGGGGATTGATTCGGATATCTCAATAGTAACATCGTTAGATATTTTAGAAACTAATTTGACTATTGAAAAAAATTAACTATACTTATTAAAAATAAAATCAATTTATATATGAAAACAGTAGAAACAACTAGTAATGTAAAAGTTCATTACACCGGAAAACTTACAACAGGTGAAATTTTTGATACATCATTGACCGAAGGTCGTGAGCCGTTAGAAGTAACACTAGGTCAAGGTTCATTAATTAAAGGTTTTGAAGCAGGATTAATCGGCATGACCGAATCTGAAACTAAAACAATTGAAATTGAAGTAGCTGACGCTTACGGAGATTACAGAGAAGATATGATTACCGAAATCCCTAAAGAACAAGTTCCAGAAGGTGTTCAAGTTGGTGAAACATTACAAGGTAATGGACCAATGGGTCCTATTTCAGTTAGAGTAACTGAAGTAAAAGAAGATGTTGTCGTATTAGACGCAAACCACCCATTAGCAGGTCAGAAATTGATTTTTGATTTGGAAGTTGTTAGTGTTGACTAATTAACATTAACTTTAACTTATAAAAAGGGTGGTCTTCCACCCTTTTTTATTACACCTTGTTTTCTGAAATTATTTACCTATAATTATAAAAACAATTAAAACTTTAAGACTATGAACGAGAAATTAAAAAACAGATTAAACACAGTAAAATCAACACTTAACAACCTATTGGTATATGTTATTATATTGTTGTCAGTAGCTTCGGCTTTTTTTATAGGTATTTATTATAACAAACTTATTATGAAACGAGAGGATGCGAAGTTTAAAGTGACCCATGTTTTGAAACAAAATGTGAACCTCGCAATAGACGAAAACAACCATTTAATCGTTATCAATAACCAAACTGGAGACTACACCATATACTCTGATAGCATAGGTAAAACTATCTTCAAACTATATGCCAAAAATGTGTGGGGTGAGAATAACACCATAACCGATAAAATGAATTAATATGAATGTAAAAAAAATCTTTTTATTTTCTTGTTTTACCCTCTCAATGATAGTGATATTTTCATCCTTCATCGCAATGAGTAAAAAAGAAAAAACAGACCCTAAAATTGAAATGGCAAAGATGGGGGGAACACCAACATCACCTACTTCATTAGAAATGTATGAATTAATTGATATGTATTCTGATAAATACAAAATACCAAAACACATTGCTTTCAATGTGGCGTTTTTAGAAACAAGATATTGCGGTCCATTTGATTGGAAATATAAACCAAGTCAAACATCATCAGCGGGAGCTGTAGGTCCAATGCAAATTATGCCAACAACAGCAAACGATGTTCATCACAGAAAAGTGTCTGTAAAAAAGTTAAAAACAAACATAAATTTTAATATTCAAACCAGTATGAAATTACTTCATACACTACATAATAGATACGGAAATTGGAGTATCGTATGTGGATACTATAACACAGGTCATTTAAAGGTTAATGGTTACGCAAGATTTTGTGTTAATAACATTGATTACCAAAAAAATTGGAAATACCTCAAAAGAGTATCATAAGATAATATGAATAATTTAATTAAAAAACTACACACTATATTAAAAAAAAGTAAACAATCTATTTTAGATTGGAACTTACATTACAAATCAAAAGGTATTGAACCTAAGATTAAAACAAAAAACCCTTAAGTTAATCTTAAGGGTTTTTTTCTTATTTTATATCTTGCAACGATTCACCTTTTTTGGTGTCTCCGGCCGAACCATCAGCATTACAACTTCCTTTTGTTTCTCCTCTTTTGTTTGCTGAGGAAGTATTTAATTGTCCACCATATGGGTCAGCATCATTACCTTTGTTTCTTTTTTCTTGCCATTTCCAATAATCAGCAGTAGTTAAAGGTGTACTCCCCGGTTTACTATTACAATCAATCCAATTTTGTATCTTTGTTTTTTGAGCCGTTTCAATAGGTGCTAATCTTAACCTATTTCTCTCTTTAGCTGCAGCTCTTTGTTCAGGAGTTGACCCCATTTGTTGTTTAGGTGGTATTGCTGTTGTTGTAGTGTCTACAGATGATTCCGGAGCTGTTTGTTGTTCACTTAGTCCATATAATTGTCTTATAGTTTTTTTTTCTGATTCCGTAATTAAAAATTTTTTCATATTTAAGTGATGTGTTATAATAAATACAATGAAAAACTTTTTAAAAAGAAAAACCCTTAAGTTAACCTTAAGGGTTTTTTATTATTACAACATTAATATCCATTTTTTCTATATATAACTTGGGTATTACCTGACATTCACCATTAGCCTGCAATATAAATTTACCATTACTATTACAAAACTCAATTGGGAAGTCTGAAACATACACATCGTGAGTTGTTAGATAATCATTAATATACTCTTGAATCTCATTCTCAATATCAGAAAAGATATCGTGTATTAACATACCTTCGTATTTATCCAAAATACGTTTTAAGTCGGTTACTATTTTTTCTTTACTAAATCCTTTCATTACATAAAATTGATTAAAAAATATGATAATTTATACCCTACAAACGCTCCCAGGGCTGACGGTATAGGAAAAACAATCAATTTTCCCAAGTCTGTAATGTATTTTGGTCTATTAACAATCTTACCTAAAAAGAAGTAATATACCAAAAAACCTAATAAAACTGCAATATCTGACTTTGTGGCGATAAAAACAACTAATACAGCACCAAGGAAGCCGTAGATGAAATTGTCTCTTATACCCTCCCAAATCTCTTTATTTGTAGCACTCTCATATTCCTTAACTATTTTATTAAAATGGTTCTTATATGGTTTTTTGTAAACTTTTGTAGTTTCTTCTGTTTTAATTTCTTCTTGATTCATTTTATTTTCTTTCTTTTAACATTTGTTGGTACTTTTCCCAAGTTACCAATTTAACACTTTCGTATTCTTTTAATTTAAACATAACAGCCTCAATTTCTGTTATTGTGTGAGGACCATCAGGGATTACTAAATCCCATTTTTGAGCACCATCCGGGGCTACTCTCTCCGTAATAATTGTGTATTCGTGTGTCATATAAAGGGGGGGGGGTTTATATGATATATATCATATAAATTAAATTATATGAAAATTATTTCCATAATAATTGAATAGCTAAAATACAACACGCCAAACCTAAACAAACTAAGGTTTTTAATGTTAGTGGTTCCTTAAACCATAACCAAGACATAATGGTGAAAACTATCACTCCTACGGCAAAACCTAAAATCCTGGAAGGCCACATTTCACCATTGAAATGTTCAACCATATGACTAACCGCTTTAATATAAAGGAGTGATAACGGCACACCTATTAAAGCTACCAACATAGGATTATCCTTCATCCAAGGATACTTAAACTGACCCTGTAATTGGATGAAGGTTACTATTTGTGCTAATATTCCAAAAATTAACCCTAAGATAAAATTCATAGGTTATTTGTATTTGTTGAACAAGTATTCATATTTGTGGTAATGGATGTGTTGTTATATTTTTTAGGGTTTTTAACTAGTTTATTACCCATTACACAACCACATATACCACTACCACCATTTAGTGGGTTACAAGAACATATTGTTCCGTATTTTACTTCGTCAGGTTCTGTTGGTGTAGGGAAAGTAATACTTCCTGGAAAAGTGGTTGTAACATCTTTTCCATATAAATCAATTAATCTAAAAACATTTGTTTTGAATTCTGAAATAGTTTCACATCTATCAAATTCAACTTCTATCAATTCTTTTAAGGTCTGTGTCGTCATATTTTTTTTATTTACATTTTTTTATGTTCAGGGTTATAACTTACCCTACCAGCCTTTTCAAAGGTTTGAAAAGTTTCTTTTGATATACTATGTACATCTCCATTAGGAGTCATTACGATATAATTATCTCCGTCTTCTTTTATTACTACAATGTCCCACATAATTAGTTACTTAAAGGTGCTTTTATTGTTGGATGTGATTGATAATTCTCTATTTGAAAATCACTTATTTCAAATCCTTCTAGATTAGTATCCAATAGACCTACTCCACATTTTCCACTTTGTGTTTTCCAAAACTCTGTGTTGATGTTTAATGTTGGTAATGGATATGGTTCTCTTGTTTGTCTCTTTCTTTGTAAAACTGTTATAACTCTTTTATCATTTATATCCCACCACACTTCATTCCCATATAATGAACGAGCATACTCAATTTTTTCTTCGTGAGTTAATTCTCTACCGATTTGTTCTTTTGCTTGTTCAATATGATTTGAATACAAATGAACATCACCTAAATTACCAATCAATTCATCTGGAATCATATTGACTTCTTTAGCAATTATTTCTAATAACAATCCATAAGACGCTACATTAAAAGGAATTCCGAGAAAAAAATCGCAACTTCTTTGATTCCACATTAAAGAGATTGCTCTGGTTGGAATATTTGCGTCATCCATAACTTTATTATGTCCTGATGGATAATGTAGCATAGCAGATTCAGCTTCTAATTTTTTTCTTAGTTCTAAATTTTTGTAAGCAATCTTAAATCGTTCATCCAAACTCAACTCTCTTGTATAAACTTGAAATCCATAATGGCATGGAGGAAGCACTGCTGCTTCTAAATCTGCAGGATTCCAAGCAGTAACCATTAATCGTCTTGAGTCTGGATTTGTTTTAAGGTCGTTGATTAGGTTTTGGATTTGGTCTATAACAACTGTCCCAAATTCATTATGATTTCCATTATGCCCTACTACTACAGTTTTATGAGTATTCCATTGTCTCCATTGCTTACCGTAGATTGGACCTAACTCACCCCACTCTTTAGCAAATGTATCATTTGTTTTGATTTTGTTGATGAATTCTTCTTGTGTTAGTAATTCTAAATTACTTAACTTCCATACGTACTTATTGTAATTAATAAAAGCATCACCATTCCAAATATTACATCCATTATCAACCAAATACTTAATATTTGTATCACCTCTTAAAAACCAAAGAAGTTCAGTTACGATTGTTTTGAACGGCATTTTCTTTGTAGTCAAAAGTGGGAATCCCTCTGACATTTTATGTCTGATTTGTCTTCCGAATACTGAGATTGTCCCTGTACCAGTACGGTCACCTTTAGTGGTTCCATTATCAAGGATATCTTGAAGTAGGTCTGTGTATTGTTTATCTAATTTATTCATAAGTCCCATATACTTTTTCTTTTTCGTTTTAATTCATCTAACAACAATTGGAGTATTAACGCAATCACTAGTATCATCTTCTTCATCCCCTATTCTTTTTTTGGTCTTAAGTGTTCAGGTGGTAATGGAATTTCCCTACCCCCACTTTTACTTTTACTTTTAGAGAGGGGGTTAAGGAATTTCCAATAGTTTTTCTTAAAAGATATTAGTTGGTTTTTATAGTCTTCTAATGATTGACCAGGATATGGTGTTGGCAAAGTTTTACCCATATTATTTTTTACCTTCGCTAACTTTTGTATTAACATAACCCATCAATGTTCCCATAGATTTTATAAAATGTCTTTTTAAGGAATGAAATTCTTTATCTTTAATTTCGTCCCAATCGCTATAGATAAGAAAACACTTCTCAAAACCTTTTTTATCAATTTTATTTTTAAGGTCAAACCATAACTTATAGTCGTCACCGGATTCAGTCCCCAAGAAATTATCAATAGCTTCTTGTTTTGGTCTTGCGTTTTGGTGTTCTTCAGATATTTTGTAAGTTCTACCACTACTTGTTGTTAATATAATTTTACCTGATAAAACATCGCGAACACCATTTTTATCTGTTGTTAAAATAAATTCGTGGTTATCGTCAATGATAACAAATTTATCTTCAGTTTCTTTGTATGCTCTAAAAACATCACCTTCAAAGTTTAGTAACCCTAAATATTTTTTGTTATTCTTTGTATTGTACTTGTTCATAATATATAATTTTTATTGGTTATTCTTCAAATAAGTCATCTAATCTATCCCACTCTTTAAACTCTTCTTCCTCAATTTTTTTATTAACATATTCTCTAATTTCTTTCATATATTGAAGAAAACCCAATCTTAATCGGTGGAATTCGTCATCTTGGATTTCATCCCAATTGCTATAATGTTCAAAGCAATAGTCAATCCCTTCTTCTCTCATTCTGTAATTTACAGCTTCCCAGTCTTCTAAATTAGTGCTCATATATTTTTGTTTTATACATTCAACGATACAAAGATAAACAAATTATTTGGATAAACTATTTTTTATCGTAATAATTGAAAATTTCTTCTAATTGGGTTTTATCTTTAATGAAATATACATAATTACCATTACTAGTGGTGATAATTCTCGCATCTTCTTCACTTCCGTGTTTATCATAATCATAAATTTCTTTATAAACATCAATGTAAAATGTTTTAGGTGTGAATGGGAACCCTTTAATGAATTGACTACTTGAAATATCCTCAACTTTACCGGTAAAAGTGTCCCAGGATTCTTCACCTCTAAAGATTATCGCATCAGAATAACTTACTTTATTATCCGCTCTCTTGAATAATGATGAACATCTTTTATTTTGATGTAATATTTGACCCATTTCTTCTGAAATATTGTTCCATTCATCATCTTCACCAGTGATTGGGGTGATAACATCATATTTCGCCAATCTTGCGAATAAACCCGCCACAAGACCCGCTGAAGTCCCGGAATGACCTTGTTCTGAAAATTTCTCAATTAATTCCAATACCGCCTTACCGGTTTCACCACCATAAAAATCTGTGGTCTCATCTAACAATCCTGCTGATTTTAATTCTGTTCTTGCGTGTTCTACTAAATTGCTCATATATTAATTTTTATTTTTTAAGGTTATAGACTGATTTATTTTATTTTTTTTAAGGTTATAGACTGATTATTTGAATATATTAACTTCACATCCCGTAAAATCCGATACAAGGTTTGACATATTATAATCATTATAAGAAATTGTAGTATACATCACCTGAACAAAATAAGAGGGGGTATCCGGTATCCACATATTCCCTTTATCCAACATTTGCCTTTCCAATTCCTCAATGTATAATATGATAACCTCCGGATATAACTCCGTAATTAACTCACTCATAACAGTTTTTTCCATGATAAAAAAATATAATATAAATAAATTAAATAATCAAATAGAAAAACATTAATTTTCAATGTTGGCAATCTTATTTTTTTAACCTATCATTTGGAATAACTAAAAAAATTAATATATGAATTACAAAAACGAATTTGAGAAATTTGCAATGGGTGAAAAAGGTTTATCAGGCCTTAATCTACATTACTATCAAAAACATATTGATAATGTAACACCATACATTTTGGAAGAAAGGGAAATGAGAGCTACCCAAATAGATATTTTCTCGCGACTTCTTATGGATAGGATTATTTGGGTATCCGGAGGTGTTGAAGATACAATGGCGTCAATTGTTGAAGCCCAATTATTGTTCTTGGATAGTGTTAATAAAAAAGATATTACTCTACAGATATCAAGCCCTGGGGGTTCAGTATTAGCTGGATTGGGGATTAGAGATGTTATGAATTACATTAAAGCTGATGTTGCAACAATCAATGTTGGAATGTGTGCGTCAATGGGTTCTGTATTGTTATCTTCTGGAGAAAAGGGTAAAAGGTCATCATTAATTCACTCAAAGGTTATGACGCATTTTGTTTCACATTCTACAGGGGGTAATGTACAAGATACTAGGATTAACCAATTGGAAGCTGAAAAATATAACTATATGTTATTCAAAATTTTAGCTGATAATTGCGGAAAAACTTTTGAGGAAATGCTTGAATCATCAAGACATGATAAATGGTTTAATTCTGACGAAGCTAAAGAATTTGGTTTAATTGATACGGTTATTGGAATTGATAAAAACAAATCAGTTAGTCAGATGATGGAAGGTTTTGATGAGTATTACACTAAAGAAATCTTAAAACGATAAATAAAAAACCCATCTAAATAAGATGGGTTTTTTTATTGATTTTACCATAATAATTCAACTTCAACATCAATTCCGGTTTTGTTGGTTACTTCTTGTTCTAAAATCATTTTAATAACATCTTGTATTTCAGACTTAAATTCCCAACTTTCAGTCATATCCGCTTGTGAATAAGCATCTAAAATATCTGTTGGACCAATTTCTTCACCATCTTCATCATACCAATCAACAGTTCCGTTACCAAATTTTACTATAAATTGGATTGCTTGTTCTTCTTCATTTTCTTCCCATACATCTTCAACTGTAAAAGTAAAACTATAACTACCAGTTCCATCATAGTCATCGGTATTAAAGGTTTTTCCTAATACTAAATTTTTAGCATCTTCCTTTACTTTATCATAACCGCCAAGGTAATGTGTTAATGCAAATCTTGGTTCGGAATCCCAAGTATTAAAACCTAAAGAGTTTAGAACCTCACGGTTTAGTGTTGGTTGTTTTCCGTTTGCTTTTAATTTGTCCCAAATTTTATTTAACATTTGGGTTCTTTGATTTTCTGTAATTATTATTCTCATAAGTGTATATTTCCTTTAACTTCAACCTGACTTCTTATTTCTTTTTCTGTGTATTTTTCTGATATTGGTGTATTTCGTAAAATTAAAAACCCCCCAACCGAAGTTAGATTTTCCAATGATTCAATTGGTGTTCGTGATAAAATCAAACTACCCCCAACTGAAGTTAGATTACCTAATGATTCAATTGGTGTACCATATAGATTTAAATAACCCCCAACCGAAGTAAGATTTCCTAGTGATTCAATTGGTGTATCTCTTAAATCCAAATTACCACTAATAGAAAAATCTGGGTTACCTTTTTTCTCTAAAAAACTTTGCATCAAATTCCAATTATCTATTGGTTCTTCGTTACCGAAAACATCCAATGATGGGAAGTTATAAACTTTTGGGTTATCTTCCATTTCTTTCAATAATGTATATTGATTTTCTGTAATTATTATTTTCATATTACCATTCAGTTGTTGTTCCGTTATTTATTACATCGTTTTCAATTAAACTTACATTATATTGTAAAGTTTCGTTAATATTATCTTCAAGGTCTGAAATAATACTTTCAACATCAAAATTAGTTAAATAACTTGTATAAACATTAATTAGAACATTAAAAGAACTAAATTCTGGATTTGGGTTAGTTTCTTTATCAACTTGAACAACCTCAATTTTATCAACATATTCAATCCAATTCATTGTATCCCAAGAAATATTATCTGGGAGACTTTCTTCGTCAAAATCGTCGGATTCCTTATATTCTTTTAGGTGTTTCAATTCCCTATTAAGCATTTTCTCAAATGAGGTGTTTAGCTTATTTTCTGTGATTATTATTTTCATATTTTATTTTATTAATCAGCAACTATCGTTTTAACCGGTAGTTTATATTTATCCCAAAACCATTGTTTCATTGGTTCTTTCCAATAATCACTAAACATTTCTGTAAAATCGCCATAATTATTAACAATTAATATTGGTGATTGATTTATAAATGACATATTTGAGTGTTTCTCGTCATAATATTCTTTTTGAATATATAAAAACGCTACCCCGTTTTCATCATAATCTCCATCAAATATATAGTAATAAAACTCTGTAATATACGGATTTTCCTTATCACCCCAATTCCCAATTTCGTCATCAGTTGTTGGGTTGAATTGACCTATTTTAGATGTATCGTAAAATTTATCAATATAGTTGTATATTGAGTTATATAATTTATTCTCTGTAATTATTATTTTCATGCTTGGTCAATTCTATTAGTTATATCTTTAATTACTTTATAAGTTGTTGGATAATAAAAATCTCTTAACCAAGTAATAAATTCTTCAAGATTATTAAATTCATAAGGTATTTGAATATAAATATACCTTAATTCATCCGGTAAGTCTCTTTCATCATATTCTTTATGAGTTACTATATTTATAGGTAAATTACTTTCAGCATCCCAGAAAGGTGTTGCGTAAAAAAGAGTATTCGTTGAAACATCCTCCCAACCTAAAAAACCATCATTATCAAGTTCAATAGTAAATTCTTTATATTGACTGGGTAATTTATTATCTTTATATAAATCATAAATTAAAGTCCAACACATATCAGGATTATTAATTTCAAGGTCAAACTTTTCAACTAAGTCATACGCTTTTAGTTGTAGGCTATCAAGAACTCCATCAAATCCTTCTCTTTCTATTAATTTTAATATTTTTTCTTTTGCTTTTGGGTTCATCCTGTGGTTATTTTATAAATTATTTTCATATTCTTCAATTCTATCTATTAACCTGTGAATTTTTTTATATGTCTCTGGATATGTAAAATCTTTAAGATATTGAATGAACTCTGTAATATCGGTAAACTCCGGTTTTAACTTAAAATTATCTGATAAGTATTCGTAATCTATATTATCTTCATTATAGCGTTTATAATGAACTATATCTATTGGTAGTTCATTTTCACAATTCCAATAAGGTGTTGCCCAAACTTCGGCATCTGTGGAAATCCAAGATAAAATACCTTCATCATCAATATAAAGGGTAAATTCTTTATATGTTGTTGGTAAAAGAGAATCTGTATATAAATCAAATACTAAATTATTACATACTTCTGAGTTATTAATCTTCACACCAAATAGTCTAACTAAATCATATGATTTCATATGTAAATTTTCACATGTCCTATGAAATCCTATTTTATCAACCAATTGTTGTATTTTTTCTTTTGCTTTTGGGGTCATACTTTAGTTATTTTGTTGAATCATTATTTAATGATATTAATTCTGCAATCATTTTTGCTGATGTTGGGTAATAATAATCTTTAATCCAAGTAATAAATTCTTCAAGATTATCAAAACTACCTTTACACTTTGACATTATATAAGAGTTCGGAATTTCACCATGGAAATATTTCTCATCGTCATTTTCATTGGTATAGATAAACATCCAAACATTTAATTGGTTGGGTTTATAAAATGGCATTGCCTCCGCGGCAACAGAATCATTTTCCCATATTATTATATCTTCAATATCTCTTGTTTTAATGTTGAAATCCTCATAAGTGGTTGGAATTTTATTATCATCCAATAAATCAAATAATATACCTTGAGCAAATTCACCTTCTATTTTTAAGTCAGTTAATGTTGCCAAATCATACATCTTTAGTGATATCAATTCACAAGCTTCTCTATAACCTTTTTCCTCTACTAACTTTTTTAGCTTTTCGTTAAGTTTTGCGTTCATACTATATAAATATGGTAAATATAGGTAATTTTCACTAAAATTTATAGTGTAATAATAAAAAACCCTCCAAGTTAGTCCTGGGGGGTTTTAGTTTTATTTTTCTCAAAGGAACTAACGAAAAGTAGTATTCCCATTGTTGTTGTTCCTATATAAAGGATAATTTCGTTGGTTAAGTCCTCAAAGGTTATGAATTGTTGTAGGACTTCTGTTACTATCATTCCTGAAATTATTAATAGGAATATGGATGTTGCTAGAATGTGGGGATTAATTTTCATATTGATTTGTTTAAGTGATTAATTTCTTGAACAAAGATAATGAAAAAAATGAATAACTTGAAAATAATTTTAATATTATTTTACCACTCTGATTTTAATACTGAAACATCCTTAAGATTATAATAGTCTTCCAACCATTCTTTTGTAACTTTTTTTATTTGGTCATCATCTAAGCCAAAGATATCTGTTAAGAAATCCCAAATAGTATCACCAATTCGGCAATAATTTTCTTCTTTATCATATTCAAAATAAAGTGCTCGTTTATTATTAATATAATAAACGATATCATCTTCCTCATCATAGGTAAAAGGCGTTAAATCACCAAACTTTTTAGTCAGTTGTTTTTTAGCAACACTGAATATTCTATTTTCTGTAATTATTATTTTCATAAGTATAGACCTCCTTCAACTTTAACCTGACTTTTTATTTCTTCTTTTGTGTATTTTTCGGATATTGGTGTATTATATAAAAACAAACTACCCCCAACCGATTTTAGTTTTCCTAATGATTCAATTGGTGTATTATATAAAAACAAACTACCCCCAACTGAAGTTAGATTAGCTATTGATTTAATCGGTGTATCATCTAAATCCAAATCGCCCCCAACCGAAGTAAGATTACCCAATGATTCAATTTTTGAGTATGTTAAATACAAATTACCTCCCACCGAAGTTAGATTTCCCAATGATTCAATTGGTGTATTTCTTAAATCCAAACCACCCCCAACCGAAGTAAGATTTCCTAATGATTTAATTGGTGTGTATGATAAATACAAATTATCACCAACCGAAATTAGATTTCCCAATGATTCAATGGGGGTGTCACTTAAATCCAAATCACCTGTGATAGTAAAATCTGGGTTTCCTTTTTTATCTAAAAACTTTTGCATCAAATTCCAATTATCTATAGGTTTTTTATGACCAAATATATCCAATGAAGGGAAGTGATAAACTTTTGGTTTATCTTTCAATAATTCGTATTGATTTTCTGTGATAATAATTTTCATAAGTATATTTTTCCTTCAACTTTAACTTGACTTCTTATTTCTTCTTCAGTGTATTTTTCGGATATTGGTGTTCTTCTTAAAAACAAACTACCACCAACCGAAGTAAGATTTTCAAACGATTCAATTGTTGTATCTTCTAAATCCAAATTACCACCAACTGTTGTTAGATTTCCCAGTGATTCAATTTGCGTTTCATTTAAATGCAAAGTACCCCCAACCGAAGTTAGATTTCCCAATGATTCGATTGATGTATCTCTTAAATCCAAATAACCACCAACCGATTTAAGATTTCCCAATGATTTAATTGGTGTTCCTCCTAAACTCAAATCACCCCCAACTGAAGTTAGATTTCCTAATGATTTAATTGGTGTGTATGATAAATACAAATTATTCCCAACCGAAGTTAAATTTCCTAATGATTCAATTAGAGTATCACTTAAATCCAAATTACCATCAATGGTAAAATCAGGATTACCTTTTTTAGCTAAAAACTTTTGCATCAAATTCCAATTGTCTATTGGTTTTTCATAACCAAATATATCCAACGATGGAAAGTTATAAACTTTTGGTTTATCTTTGGTTTCTTTCAATAACTCATATTGATTTTCTGTAATTATTATTTTCATAAGTATATTTTTCCTTCAACGTTAACTTGACTTCTTATTTCTTCTTCAGTGTAATTTTTTGATATTGGTGTTCTTCTTAAAAACAAACTACCACCAACCGAAGTTAGATTTCCCAATGATTTAATTGATGTATCAGTTAAATATATATTACCCCCAACTGATGTTAGTTCTCCCAATGATTTAATTGGTGAACTTTTTAAATACAAACTACCCCCAACCGATTTAAGATTTCCCAATGATTTAATTGGTGTTCCTTCTAAACTCAAAGCACCCCCAACTGTTGTTAGATTTCCCAATGATTCAATTGATGAATACTCTAAAAACAAACCACCCCCAACTGAAGTTAGTTTTCCCAATGATTTAATTTGTGTTCCCATTAAATACAAAGTACCCCCAACCGAAATTAGATTTCCCAATGATTCAATGAGGGTGTCACTTAAATCCAAATCACCTGTGATAGTAAAATCAGGGTTACCTTTTTTAGTTAAAAACTTTTGCATCAAATTCCAATTATCTATTGGTTTTTCATGTCCAAATATATCCAATGAAGGGAAGTGATAAACCTTTGGTTTATCTTCCATTTCTTTCAATAATTCGTATTGATTTTCTGTTATTATTATTTTCATAAGTATATATCTCCTTCAACTTTAACTTGACTTCTTATTTCTTCTTCAGTGTATTTTTCGGATATTGGAGTTTTTCTTAAAAATAAACTACCCCCAACTGAAGTTAGATTTCCTAGTGATTTAATTGGTGTTCCTTCTAAACTCAAAGTACCCCCAACTGAAGTTAGATTTCCCAATGATTCAATTGATGAATTTGTTAAAAACAAAGTACCCCCAACTGATGTTAGATTTTCCAATGATTTAATTGGTGTGTATCTTAAATTTAAATAACCCCCAACCGAAGTTAAATTTCCTAATGATTCAATTTGAGTAAAACATAAATCCAAATGCCCCCCAACCGAAGTTAAATTTCCTAATGATTCAATTGGTGCATCCCTTAAATCCAAATTACCATCAATGGTAAAATCAGGATTACCCTTTTTATCTAAAAACTTTTGCATCAAATTCCAATTATCTATTGGTTTTTCATGTCCAAATATATCCAAAGATGGAAAGTTATAAACTTTTGGTTTATCTTTCAATAACTCATATTGATTTTCTGTGATAATAATTTTCATAACTATAAATACCTAAAATAATTGTTTTTAACATTAACTTTAATGGGTGTGGTTACCGAATTTGACACAAAATCAAAAATAATATTTCTGACTTTCCGTTCAGTTGAAATTATAATTAATATATCCACGCTGTCTTTAATCTTTGTGTAAGTTGGTTCCCGGAGTTTATAAGTTAAACTGGGAACTAAAACATGTTTTCCTAATTTCATGATAAAGATAATTTAACATTAAATGTATTCCAAATTAACTCGCCAACCTCAAAATCTGTTGCAGCCCAAACAGAATCAATTATGTTATCCCAAATTACATCGTTAGCATTGGTTCGGATTGTTTCATGTTCGGATTGAGCAAAACCTGAAGATATGTGAGATATTAACTCCTCACTCATTGATTTTCCGATAATTAACCTAGTTTTCGGCATAATATTGTTAATTTATGTTACAAATATAGTGGTTATTTACATATAAACAAACGAAATTAGTCATTTTAAGGTCATTTAACGGACCCATTTAACAAATCCGGCAACATATAACAAAAAACAATTATGGTGTAACCAAGCCAATAAAACGCCATAAAAACGGCCAAAAGATGATTTGCGACCGGAGGGAGTTCGCGATATGATAGATAAAAGGTGAAAAAAAGAATAATTGTTATTATCTTGGTTTATTGTGAAATTTTTCATATATTTGTTCCAATCAAAAGAACGAATTATGAATACAATACCAGGAACACCAAAATCATTAATTAAGTCAGCACCCAAGGAATTACAGAAATTATTCTTTAGTCAATGGAATGCGAAACAAAATCCAAATTGGCATCCGGAGGGAAATACCTTGAAACATATTCTTGTTGTTGTAAAACGAGCATACCATCATTTCCCTGGTGACCCAAATATGATTATGTCAGCATTATTCCACGACCTTGGGAAAATAGATACATACGCAATTAATCCGAAAACCGGCCAACCAACAGCATATGGTCATGAGAATAAATCAACCAAATATGTTGAAGATTTCAGTGGTTGGATTTCCTCATTCAACAATACAGATGTTGATGAAATAAAATACTTGGTCCAAAACCATATGAAAGTTAAACCATCAATCTGGGAAGTAATGAAAGATGTTAAAAAGGAACCAGTATCCTCGCACCCTTCTTTTGGTAAGTTGATGGATTTTACAAATAAATTGGATGGCGGTGGCACTCACCTTTAATAAACAATTATATGAAAACAAAGATAAAATTGGGGAAACCAATTAGTGAAGAAATATGGGATATTGGGGGTAATATGTATCCATCAATTGATAAATTGGTGAATAATTCAGTTTATAATTTAGTTGATGATATAATTTATGATTCGGTGGATGATTTAGTACAATGGTTAGCTTGGTCACCAATTATAGAAACAATAAAAAATAGATTATTAGAATGAAAACAGGGAAATCACTTAAGAATGAGGTGAATAAATTTATATATAAGATGGTTGAAGATAAAACAGAGGAACTGATATACTTTAAGTTTAATAACCAATCTTATATCTTTGTGAGTGAGTCAGTGTGTGTCCCGGTTAGAAATTCAGTGGATAGTTCAATGGCTCGTTCAATAAGAAGAAGTATATGAAAACAAAGATAGAAATAGGAAAACCAATTGGTTACTTATTTAAGAGTTCGGTAAGTAACTCTGTGAAATGGTCAATGACTATTCGTACAACTAATCTTTTAGATAAAGGTTGGGATTCAATTAGAACACCAATTAATAATTTAATGATATGGAGGATTAAATTATGAAAAGAAATATTATTTTAGGTAAATCAGTTGGAAGGTCAGTATGTAGCTCAGTTGATATTTTAGTGAGTGATGATATGTTGAGTCAATCATATCATATAACTAATAATAATGTGAGAGATTTAGTTAGGGATTTAGTCTTTATGTCAGTGTGGGGTTTAGTGGTTGATTCAATAACAAATAGATTATGAAATTAGGTAAACCAATTAAGGTAATGCAACGGAATGAAATTATTGAGTTATTATATCTTTCAATAGTTATTTCGGTCAATGATTCAGTGTGGAACTTTCCCTACAATTCAGTTTGGCGTTCAGTGAGTATCCCTATAGAAAAACTTAAAAATTAATTATAATATGAATACAAAGATTAGATTAGGAAAACCAGTTAAGGTTAAAGTGAGGGGTTCGGTGGATATTTCAGTACATGATTCCGTGTGTCGTTCAGCGTATAGTTCTATGTGTGGTTCAGTGAGCGGTTTAGTAAGTGAATCAGTGACTAATTCAGTGTATGTTTCAGTGCATATTTCAGTGCGGAGTTCAGTATATAATCCTATTTGTAATTCAATAAATAATAGATTATGGGAGAAGTTATAACCCCCAAGGTTAGATTAGGAAAATCAGTTGGTAAGTCAGTGTATCAATTAGTGAAGAATTCAGTGCATTATCCAATAAGGAAATCAACATCAAAACTAGTATATAATTCAATATATCGTTCAACTTGGAGACAAATTAATGATTTAACAAGATGGAGTGTAAGATTATGAAAACAAAGTTAGAGTTAGGTAAAAATGTTAAGGGTGACATAAATAATTCAATGAAAGTGTGGGATTCGGTGTATTATTCTGTGGATAGTTCATTGGTTAGTTCAGTAATTGGTTTAATCAATGATTCAGTGTGGGCTTCATTACAGAGTTCAGTGAATATTTCAATTAGTCGTTTAATAAGAATAAGATTATGAAAACAAAGATAGAGTTAGGTAAGTCAGTTAGTGAATTAATTAATAATTCAGTGAATAGTTCAGTGACTATTTTAGTAAGTAGTTCAGTAAGTAGTTCAATACATAGTTCAGTGTGGAGTCCAGTTTTGAGATTAGTTTGGATTCCAATTAGAAATTTAATAGTTGAACCTATTAATAATTCAATAAATAAATAAATTATGAAAACAAAGTTAGAGTTAGGTAAGTCAGTTTGGAGTTTAGTGGATAATTCATTGTTTGGTTCAGTATATAGTGAAGTATATAGTCCTGTGAATAAGACAGTGGAACTTTCATTGAGGGGTTCAGTGAGAAGTTCGGTGAGGCGTTCAATTGATGAATCATTAGCGTGGAAATTAAAGTTATGAAAGCAAAATTGGGGGAATCGGTTAGGCGTGAAATATATGAATCAGTTCATACATCAGTAAATTTTTCAACATATAATTCATTAAAGGATGTCGCTTGGGATTCAATATGGGATACAAATAAATTAACAATGGAACCAATTAATGATTTAACAAGATGGGTAATAGCATTATGAAAACAAAGGTAAAATTGGGGGAACCTGTTAGATATAAAATAAATAATACAATTGTTAGTTCAGTGAGTATTCCAGTGACTAATTCAGTATGGAGTTCAGTGAGAGATTCAATTAATATTTCAATGAGATGGAGAATAAATTTATGAAAACAAAGGTAAAATTGGGGAAGTCGGTTATAGATAAAGTGTATGGTTCAGTGTATGGTTCAGTGTGGAGTTTAGTGTATGATTCATTGGATAATTCAGTAAACCTTTCAGTGAGAAGTTCAGTGTGGAATTCAGTAAGTGGTTCAGTGACTAATTCAATAAATAATAGAATATGAAAGAAGTAATACCCCCCAAGTTAGTCTTGGGGAAATCAGTTAGTGATAAAGTGAGAGTTTATCTACATAATTATGTGAAGGAATCAAGTATTGGGTCGGTTAATACTACGGTTTGGACAGTAGATGATTTAGTGTGGAGTTCAGTAGATATTTCAGTGTATGATTCAGTAAGGAGATTGGTAAGGTCTTCAGTGTATCGTTCAGTGGGTAGGTCAGTTCATAGTTTGGTTTGGACTTCAATAAATAATAATATATGAAAGAAGTAATATCCCCCAGGATTATATTGGGGAAATCGGTTAAGGATAAAGTGTATAGTTTAGTGAGTAGGTCAGTGTATTGTCCAGTTAGGAGTGAAATGGATATTTCGGTGAGTAACTTAGTGGATGATTCAGTGTATTCTCCAATCAGAAGTTTAACAAACATTATATTATGAAAACAAAGATTAAATTGGGTAAGTCAGTTAAGACTAAAGTGAATAGGTCAGTGGGTAGGTCAGTGAGTGATTCAGTGAGTGATTCAGTGTATGGTTCAGTGTATGATTCAGTGAATAATTCATTGTTTAATTCAGTGTGGAGTTCTGTTAGGGAATCAGTTAGCAATGGAGTTCATAAGTTGGTTGTTAATTCGGTGATTACACCATTACATACTTCAACAAGATGGAGAATAAATTTATGAAAACAAAGGTAAAATTGGGGAACCCTGTTGATGAAAAACTGAATATTTCTTTGTGTATTGCAATAACTAATTCGGTTGATAAGTTGGTTTATAAATCAGTCAGTGAAACAATAACTAATTCAGTGTTTTGGTCTGGGACGAATTTAGTTTATGAAACAATATATGACCCAATAGATGAACTAATGAAAACTTTATTATGAAAACAAAGGTAAAATTGGGGAAACCAGTTAGATATAAAATAAATAATGTAATTGTTAATTCAGTCTATAATTCAGTTTTAGATTCTGTTAACGAGGAGGTATATATGGCACCAAAAAATTCAGTGTGGGGTTTTGTTAATGTTTCAGTGTGGAGACCAATTAATAATTTAACAAGATGGGTGATAGTGTTATGAAAACAAAGTTGGGGAAATCAGTCGCAAATAGACTTATTGGTAAGGTTAATTGGTCATTACATGTTCCAACAGATGTTTTATTAAAAAAATCAGCAGATTTATTTGTTATTCAACAAAAAAAAGACTTATTTAATAGTTCAATTTGGGAAAATTTAAGAGAAATAACATTACCAATGAAAACTTTATCATGAAAACAAAACTTATATCCGTTAGAAGAAAATTATTTTCATCCATATTTTGGTCATTACATAGCCCAATAGGTAATTCAGTGTCAGAATCAACATATAACCCCGTTGAAGGTTATATCTATGAACAAATTAAAGATAAAGTTAATAATTCCATTAGATTAGTTAGAATATCCAAGTTATGAAAGTAGGAAAACCAGTTAAGTTTTTAGGTAATGGACCAAGAAGCAATTCAACATGTATATATGAATCAATTATCCCATCAGTTCATGATTTAACAGGTGAATTTATTAATAGTTCATTATGGAAATCAGTCAATGTTTCATTATGGGATACATCAACCAGGTTCATTTATCTTTCAATTTGGGGGTCGCTTAAACGATAATCCATAATATTTATAATTAAAATACGATTATGAAAGTTATAAAATTAACGGAATCAGATTTGATAAGAATAATCAACCAAATTCTTATTGAGACCGAAGTCCTTGAAGAAAAGAAAAAAGATAGATGCCAAAGAATTGCGGATAGAAAATACGATAAACCATCGGCATATAAATCCGGAGCAATCGTTAGATGCAGAAAAGGAAATATTTGGAAGGATATTAAAGAATCAACCGAAGTAACAGAAAAGGAATCACTACATCAATGGTTCAAAAGAAAAGGACCAAAAGGAAAACAAGGCGGATGGGTTGATTGTAACGCACCAGATGGAAAAGGTGGATACAAAGCTTGCGGAAGACAAGAAGGTGAATCCAGGAGCAAATATCCGGCCTGTAGACCAACGCCTGCCAAGTGTAAAGACAAAGGAAAAGGTAAGACCTGGGGCAAAACAAAATAATACCAAAAAAGGGGCTGGGGATTTCTCGCGACCGGAGGGAGTTCGGGGTACATAAGAAATTATCTTCTTTATGTTTAACATTTATGAAGTATGTATTTCGTTAAAGGTCTAAATATTTGATAGCTTCATTTAGTATATCTTTACACTCATATAATTGACCAATAGCTGAATTACAATTTCTACAAAGTAATCCTCTAACTTCCATAGTTTTATGGTTATGGTCAACAAATAACCCTTTTGAACCTCCTAAATGATAGTCTTTTTTACATATACCACATTTCCCATTTTGATTAGTATACATATCTTCATATTGTGCTAAAGTAATGCCATATCGGTGCTTTAACATTCTTTTCTTAGCCGCGATTCTTATTTCCTCAACACTCTTAAAGACTTTAGGTTTTATTGGTTTTGGGACATATTTCGCTTTAGCTCTTGCATAATTACCAATTGACTCACATTTTTTACACCAGGAAAACAAACTTTTACCTCTTGGTCTAAAATTACACGATTCTTTAGTTTCACCACATTTTGTACATTTTTTCATAATAGCTTTTATTATAAATATGTTCAATTTATAAAAAAGTTCAGATACTTAAACAAATAAAAATAATGAACATAAAAAACCCCCAATCAAGGGGGTTTATTATTTTATTTTTCAACAAAATGTTATCTTTCATAGTTGTTTTGTGAGGTTTAACCTCACTACGGCGATACAAAACATAAAAAAACCCCCAATCAAGGGGGTTTATTATTTTATTCTTCTACAAATTCATCAATTACTTGTTGGAGTTTAACTCCCATAAAACCAATACCAATATAATCCAATAATTCATCATCCTCTATATTAAGAGGTAAATCATCATTATCACTACGTATATACCATCCATCAGGGCGATTCTGAACTAGGAATTTGGTATCACCAATATTAAAACAAAACATTGGACCATAATTATTAAGAGTCCAATTAAAAGTACTTTTATTAATAGTGAATACATTATCTTTCAATGATTCGTCCAACTCTTCCCAACTGGTAATCATTTCAATATGGTCGGTTAAGTCGTAACCTAACACACGATTAACCATTTTCTTTACAATTCCTTCTTTAATTAATATTTTCATAATCTATTGACATTCTCTAATATATAAGTTTCTGATATAACCACCAAAATTATCAATCACATAATGCCATAATAAGTCCTTCTCTTTGGATGTTGCCTCACCATCATTGATATCAATAATAATGTTATGAACAATCAAATCAGCAAAATCAACAATAAAATCATTAGTATCTTCCCATTCACAAGGGTCAATATCATATTCAATAATATTCTCAGCAATCTCGTGAATATACTCCGAGTCCAACCTTCTACGAATGGCTGCAGGTATGGTCTCCGTCAATAAATTCTTTTGTCTTTCAGTAATTATAATCTTCATAATCTATTATATTAATATAAATATGCCGATATCCAAAAAAAGGGCCGGGGATTCTTTGCGAGTGGAACGAGTCCGGGGTATATAATAAATTATCTTCCCCCCAATATAATTAATTATAAATTAAGTCCTTACCAATTGTTCTCTTAAACTCCAACTCAATCTCGGGGGTGAGATTATTCTTATCCTGATAACCATCTTTAGACCAACCTTTATCATCTGTATAAAATTCCACATCAACATTCCCAAATCTTTCTTTCCAAGTTATGGTATGGAAATCAATTAACTTATGTTTTAGAAATAGAGTTTCTTCCCTAACATATTCAGTCCCTTTATATAAAACCCAATCCTTATAATCAATTCTCCTGGTGAGTCCAGTATCTAATCGTTCCATATCCCCACCATCATAACTTATCTCAACATCTGATGAATCAATTAATTCCCAAATACCCTCACCAAAAAAATCCGTCACTTGAGATATATGATAATGAACATCACGATTATCCCAAGTTATCTTAACAAAATCCCCAATACACTCTTTAACGGTATATACAGTTTCAGGAAGCTCAACATATATAAAGTCTTTACCTATGTAATCTTTTATTGTTTTCATATCTAATTTATTTTCAACAAAGATATATAATTACCCCATATAAAACAAATTTATATTAAATAAAAAACCCCCAAGTTCAATTAAGAAAATGGGGGTTAATAAATAATTTATGTTATTCAAGTGAATCATTATACCTTCTCATACGAGGCATTTCAGCTCTATCATTAAATCTGTCCATTCTCATAGGGGAGTTATCATTATCTTCCATCTTTGTTCCATCAGGGATACTAACAGGGTCTGATTCATAACCCATTCTCTCACCAATTTTATTTACAGTAAAACCAACACCATATTGATGTGTTCCAACCATTTTACCCGTTTCAATATCTATAACATATCTTTCAGGTGCGTTATTCTCTTTAATCACTCTTCTAACAATCCTCATCAAATCGGATTCAGTTAATCTTATTACTTTTTTCATATTTAATAATTTAATTATTTTATTTAAATATAAATATATCATAAAATAAAAAAAACCCCAACTATATAAAATAATTGGGGGTGTAAATAATATATATTTTTTTATCGTACCGGTTGAGTTGGTTGAGTTTTTGGTGGAGTAATTTTTAATATACAATTCCTGTTATTTTTAGTATTTGTCAAATAAAGACCGGTTTGTGGGTTATAATTAAAACTTATATTCCCTTTTTCATTAGGTGTAATACCTAAATAGTTTACAACATCATCAAATGATTCAGCAATAACCGCTTCACTTATTATTTTTCTAACCAAACGACTTAAATCGTCTTCACTTAATCTAATTACTTTTCCCATGTTTTTAATTTTTTAATTTTATTTAAATATAAATATATCATAAAATAAAAAAAACCCCAACTATAAAATAATTGGGGGAGTTAATTAAAACATTTCTTTAACCGCATTAATCTCTTGGGTCTCATTGGTAATCTTATCTCTACGAATATCCATATCACTGAGTTGGTCAGCAAGTGAATCATAATCATCAATGGTTGCTTTCATCTCCCAAGCGTTAGATTCAACATAATCAATTGCCTCATCCTGGGTCATACCCTCCAATTCAGGGTAATCCCCAATATTCAACTCAATAGGCTCTCTAACAATAGATGTTTCATAATACTCTCTCACAAATACCGCAATGGTCTTTACACTTTGTTCCGTTTGTTCTGACATAATATATAAATTTTAAGGTTTATATAATCATACAAATAAAAAACTATAGAATCAACATTGATGATATAAAAAAACCCCTTTCGTTGAAGATATATACTAATCCCCTTTTTCTGAAAATTTTCCCAGAATTTTTTTTTCACTATTGACCCCTCCATATATAAAGGGCTCGTGTTTATAGAAAATAAAAAACCCCTCCGTTGAAGAGGGGGATTATTAAAGTTTCTGTATTAAAGAAACAATATGTTCTTTGTCTTTATACCCTACAAACTTATGAATCATTTTACCATTTCTAAAAAACATAACATAAGGTATTCCTTGAATATTATATTTCTTCGCTAACGGTGAACTAAAACTAAAATCATAAGAACCTAAAATAAATTTGTTACTCAATTTAGGGTTTTCAATAATCTCGTCAAAATGTTTTTTAATCTTTTGACAAGGACCACACCATTCAGCTGTAAAATCAAGAATAACTAATTTATTGGGTGTTTTAATAAATTGAGAAACTTCTGAATCGTCAACTTTCATTTGTTCACTAATTACTTTTTTAATTAAACGAACCAAATCGTTTTCTGTTAATGTTATAACTTTTTTCATATAATATTTTTTTATAATAAATATAACCTAAAATGAAAAAACATACATAAATCATTTCTAAACCACCCCTGTAAATGGGGGACTCATTTCCCCAATTTTTTCCAGAAATTTATTTTACCTTTTTCCAACAATTTTCCTATAAAGTTTTTTTTACCCATACACTTCATTCTTGGGATTATCCCCCCTTCTGACACTTTGACAGGGGGCAGGAAGGAAGGGGGATACGGGGGCAGTAGGTAGCGCCCCCCCATACGCCCCAGGCAGCCCGGTATAACAACCTAATAATGAACCATTTAAGTGGCTCCCTCCCCTGGTGGTTAGAAGTTATTAACAAGTTATGAACCTGACGCACTGACAATAGGAAGTTATTAACAATGGGGGAAAGTTATCAACAGACTATATGTCATGTTAATAACTTTATGAATATAAGTTTGGTTTATACCTGGGGGTTTTGTATCTTTGTATAACGGAAATGGGGGATAAGACTTCCACGGGGGCGCGATTTGTTTTACAATCGGGTAGAGTAGACGGCGACCTACCTTTTATTTTTATATAAGGGATTGTTATTCCCCCAGGATGGATTAGGATTGTAATGAATAAATGATTATCTTTGTGGTTTAATTGTTAAGTGATATGGATGGTAAAGTAATAACCCCCAGGATAAGATTGGGGAGTTTGGTTATGGATAAAGTAAGTAGGTCAGTGTATGATTTAGTGGCTAATTCAGTAAGTAGACCAGTTAGGAATTCAGTTAAGAGTTCAGTGGATATTTCGGTGAGTAGTTCAGTATATCGTTCAGTATATAGGTCAGTGACTAATTCAATAAACATTAGAATATGAAAGAAGTTATGACCCCCAGGATTAGATTGGGGAAACCGGTTAAGGGTGAAATAAGTAGTTCACTTAGGATTACAGTGTACGATTCTGTATATAGTTCCGTGTATAGTTCAGTGAATTGGTTATTGCGTGATTCTGTATGTGATGCAGTGTGTGATTCATTGTGGTATCCAACAACTTTTAATAATGAATACAAATATTAAATTGGGGAGGTCAGTTAGTGATAAATTAAGAAGTTCGCTGGATATGTCAATGATTGGTGCATTGTGTGGTTCAGTAAATATTCCAGTGTATGATTCAGTATGGAGATTGGTAAGGTCTTCAGTGGAGAGTTCAGTGAGTAATTCAGTATATAGTTCAATAAAGAATAGAATATGAAAGAAGTTATATCCCCCAGGATAAGATTGGGGAAGTCGGTTAATAAGTTAGTGTTGAGTTCAGTAGATAATTCCGTGCATGGTTCAGTATATAGTTCAGTAGAAAGGTCAGTGCATGGTTCAGTATATAGTTCAGTGAGTAGTTCGGTGTATATTTCAGTTAGGCGTTCAGTGGATTCTCCAATCAGGAGTTTAACAAATTTTATATTATGAAAACAAAGATTACATTGGGGAAACCGGTTAATCGTAAAGTGAGAGTTTATCTACATGATTATGTGGTGGGTTCAAGTATGGGGTCGGTTAATACTACAGTGGTTAGGTCAGTGGATGATTCGGTGTGGAGACCAGTGACTAATTCAGTATGGAGTTCAATTAAGGGTTCAGTTAATGAATCAATAAAGAATAGATTATGAAAGAAGTAATATCCCCCAGGATTACATTGGGGAAGTCAGTTAAGGGTAAAGTGGATAGTTCAGTGAGTAGTTCAGTGATAAGGTCAGTGAATAGTTCGGTGAATCGTTCAGTGAGGGGTTCTGTTAGGAGTTCAGTATATCGTTCAGTGTATCGTTCAGTGTATCGTTCAGTGAATAGTTCAGTGATAAGGTCAGTGAGGAGTTCAATAATAAATAGATTATGAAAACAAAGATTAGAATTAGAGAATCTGTTAAGGATAAATTGTGGGATTCAATTAATCGTTCAGTGTATCATTCATTGAGGGATTATTCAGCTAGTCGTTTAGTAAGTAGTTCTGTGGATATTTCATTGTATCATTCAGTAGAAAGGTCAGTGCATAGTTCAGTGAAGAGTTCAGTTAGTCGTCCAATACGTGAATCAATAAAGAATAGATTATGAAAGAAGTAATAACCCCCAGGATTACATTGGGGGAATCAGTTAGTAGGTCAGTGAATAGGTCATTGAGTAGTTCAGTGGGTAGTTCATTGTGGGATTTAGTACATAGTTCAGTCTGGTTTTCAGTTAGACGCTCAGTGAATATTTCAGTATATAGTTCAACAAATTTTAGATTATGGATAATAAGATTATTACCCCCAAGTTAGTCTTGGGGAAATCGGTTAAGGTTAAAGTGAGGAAGTCAGTGTATTATTCAGTGGATAGTTCAGTGAGGAGTATAGTGTGTGGTTCAGTAAATATTTCAGTGTTTAATTCGGTGTGGAGTTCAAGTTTTATATTATGAAAACAAAGTTAGTCTTGGGGAAATCGGTTAATCGTAAAGTGAGGAGGTCAGTGTATGATTCAGTGAGTAGTTCAGTGGATATTTCATTGAGGAGTATAGTGTGTGGTTCAGTGGATAGTTCGGTGCAGAATTCAGTATATGATTCAGTGTATAGTTCAGCTTGGCGTTCAGTTAATAATTCAATAAAGAATAGTATATGAAAGAAGTTATTACCCCCAGGATTAGATTGGGTAAACCGGTGGATAAGTTAGTGTGGAATTCAGTGTGGAATTTAGTGTATGGTTCAGTAGATAATTCAATGTATAGTTCCGTACATAGTTCAGTGAGTTGTTCAGTTAGGCGTTCAGTGAATATTTCAGTATATAGTTCAGTGTGGAATTTAGTGTATGGTTCAGTTAATAATTCAATAAAGAATAGTATATGAAAGAAGTTATTACCCCCAGGATTAGATTGGGGAAATCAGTTAGGGATAAAGTGAGGAGTTCAGTGTGGCGTTCAGTTAGTCGTTCATTGATGAGTTCCGTGCATGGTCCAATATATGATTTAGTATGGAGGTTATTGGTTGACCCTGTTAATAATTCAACAAATTTTAGATTATGAAAACAAAGATTACATTGGGGAAGTCAGTTAAGGGTATAGTGTATAGTTCAATAAGTCTCAATATTGATACACCCCTTTGGATAAAGACCAGGTATGATTATCCCCAGTCCATTTATAATCCCCCATATAAATCAATAGAACTTCCGGTATGGAACCTTGTTACCCTGGAGATATACGATGAACTTAACTAAAACACAAAATCCCCCATATAGGAGGTGTCGTTAGACCGACCGAAGGTAAGTCTTAAATTTTTATATGTTCTTGAAACAATCAATCCCCCAGTTCTTTACGAGCACCTGTCCCTGAATGGCAAATTCCCAACAGTGGGGAAATGGATATCTTATTCCTGCCCGCCGTTAGGAGGGTCTTATATAAATATACCCATTCCCCAAAAAAACCATCATACCTTGGAATATTTATCAATATATTCCATTACCTGCCATAGTGAATGTTCCCGGATGTGCATTGATAATCCATAGAAGTCCCCATCCATTAACGGTTTCCTACTATTCACCCCAGAGATAATATCATCCATACGACAACTTGTCATAACCAATATCTTCCCACTCTTTCCCACACCACCATATTCATATATGCACTCACCAGTATTACCCCCATCATTATACTCCACAAAGTATATATGACCATCATGTCTTACACTAACCGGCACATCAACCAAATATTCCATCTTATTTATATTAATTATTTATTACTTATTTATAATCGGTACAAATTATACCCGTTATTTATACTCATTATTTATTATAGTGTTTATCCTGGGGGTATCTACAAGACCAATTTTGTTAATAACTTTATGCTAATTTTCTTGATTATGTCAGAATGTCAGGTGAGTGTTGAATGGGGGATAATCCCCCCACCACTATTTCAGACTATTAGACTTACCATAATCTACCACAGATTACCACCGAATATGGTTGTTACAATAGTGTAAAGACCAATTTATTCCCCCTGGTGATACCGTAAAGACCACTTTATTTACTATCTATGTTTCCCAGCAAGAAATTATAGTTATGGTTCATAGGCGGTGGAAACACGTAGTGTGTTAGAATGGTATCTTCAACGAGCCCTCGTAGAGGTCATTTTAACCCCCATTTAACGACATATTCCATAACCCACAGACCAATTATCATTCAGGTTATTTTATGAGGTTATACCTCATTATTTTAACCCATTTAATAATTCACTTATATAGGGGTTAAACGATATTCCACATTAAATCTACTAAAGAATAACTTAATAATCAAGGATTGATTAATAATATATTCCCTATAAACAGATTACTTAACCGAAATACTTATCTCTTTTATATATGTCCCTCTGAATAGGGAACTTATATGGGGGGGATAAATATATTACTATAGGATGTTCTTATATGGGGGGAATGTGTATATTTACATTTGTTATCCGAGTATAGTATATAAAAGTCAAATATTAGGATATTAATTGAAGAATTTGATTATGAAATGTATTAACGAAATGAATAACGGAGTTCTGAACGATAGTGAAGAATGTAGTGGTTCTCACGCCAGTGAGAAATGAATTGAGTTGATATAGTTCATAATCAAATTACATAATTGATATAAAGATAAAATCCCCACCTTTTTTAATTGGATGAGGATTTTTTAATTACACTTACAACTTTCTTCCATAATTGATTGGAGATTGGTATTGTTGTTAGAGTATTATATGTATCTAAACTACAGTAGTGGTCTAATTCTGATATATCTGAATCATACATATCATTATCTTCCCCACTAATGTATTCGTCTTTTATTTCTTTTTTAGAATGGAAACCGGTTGCATCAAAATATAAGTTGTTATTAAGTTTTATATAAACATGTATAACTTCTTGTTCTTCATTTGAGAATATGAACGTAAATGTATTGTAACCTAATTCAGATATTTCTTTTGCGAACTTGAAACAACTACCTCTGTTAATGGTGTAATAGTCTAATCCATCAATTTTTCTTAAATTTGATGCGATATAACTTAAATCAGGATATTTTGAGTTTTGAGTCTCTTTAGTATTTCTATCCCCCATTTTTTCTTGGTTCCATTGTTGAATGTCATCTAAGGAATCAAATCTATTTACTTGTAATCCCCACCCATAACCAAGATTATGTCCGTTATCATCATACAACAAATTATTTAACTCGTCCTCGGATGTTATATTAAACCCTATAATTTTATTATCCTTTGGGTTAAATATATAAAATACCTCCTCTTCGGATTCATTAATCCCCATCATTGATTTTATTCTATGTATGTTTTCGTTTAAGTTCATATTAAATCTTGGTGTTGTAAAGTTCTTTAATTGTATCGTTTAATACTTCACTTATTTGATTAACAAAATCTGTCTCTTCCTCATATGGTAGTTCGTCCCAGGATAACTTATGGGTTAACCATATATAATATTCTAATGCTCTTATTGTTAATTGATATTTGAAGTCCTCAAAATTTTCAGACTCATAGAAAACATCATCTACAAATAATGGTAATAAATCTTTTATCTTTTCTATATCACTTCTTCTTTTAAAGAATGTTGATTCATTTATGTTCTCCTGCAAATCATTAACAAGTTCATTATACCTATCTTCCATTTCAGATTCATAATGGTTATATAGATAATCATACATCTCATCATAAGGGAAATCATCACTATCTGATAGTATATCACTATATTCATCTATTAAGACAATTATGACGGCGCGTTTGAATTTATCAACACCATAATCATTAAAGTTGAATAAATTGCGATATTTTCGGAAATTATTGATTACATAAACTACACTATGTCTGAAGTTTTTATCCGTTTCATCTTGGGTTACTCTTCTTCTAAAGAATATTGGTGGTTTAATCTCCACCTTTTGTTCACTTTGTTCCCTTAATAGGGTTCTTATCTTTTCTTGTAGGTTCATATTAACAATCTTCTTTACTATCATAATAATATCTCTCAATATCATCACTTAAATATTCTGAAATAAACTCTTTTATCTCACCTGAAGACATACCTTCCATTTCATACGCAATTAAAAAAGTATCAATATCGTATAATATTCCATCAATAAAATGTTGAACATTACCAAAATCACAAGGATGTGAATATTCTAAAATCACATCTAATAATTTTTTAACCCTTGGTAATCTTCTTAACACATTTATTGATGACCTATCTTCAGTTATGACCCCCATCATTTGTTTTATTCTCTGTATGTTTTCGTTTAAGTTCATATTACGATTTTATAATAAATATATGTTATCCCCAATTTTAGATATTATCCATATAATCTTTCTCTTCATCGGTTAATGAAGTTATCCCATACTTATTAATCTTATCCAAGATTATATCCATATCTAATATAACCGGTATTTGTTGTATTTCTTTGTATCTTTCTTGTTCTCTTAACTTATGTTCTATTAACGAATCAATTGTGGGTATTCTCACATCAAATCCCTCTTTTAAGAAAGAAATATAATTATTTAGTGCTTGGTCTGTCTTTGGAAACTTTGGGGTCTTTACGGGTTTAATATCCATTATTCTATCATAGTCCTTTTGAACCATCCCATTGTAGTGACTCCCCTTAACCAATACTTCTCCCCAATCACCAGTATATGTATATGCAACAGTATTTGCTTCACTATCTATCCATATAATATTTATTCCGTCTTTTTTATCCATAAGTAATCCCTCAAAACCAAATAGGTAGGTCTCACATATGGCCAATAGTTGTTGTTGATTAACAGATTTTAAGTTAATACAGGTAACTTTGTTGAAATTTACTCTCATAACATTATTATTTATATTATCCCCCCTTTTTTTATTGAGTAATTAAGATAATGTCTTTCATATGGTTCGGGTCGTTATATTGTAATATTTTATTAATTCTCTCTATAGAAACATCAAAATAATGTTGGTTATTCTCAATTCCTATAAAATTCCTATTAGTGTTTATACTAGCAATTCCCGCGGTGCAACTACCAAATGTATTATCCAAAATAGTATCACTTTCATTACTATATGATTTTATTAACCATTCTATAAGTTCCACAGGTTTTTGTGTACTATGTAGTTGGTCTTGCCTTCTCCATTTTTGTTGGAAAAATTGAATAGTTGACGGATATCTAAACCCATCATTCTTGGTCTCACTTTCAGATACAACACCTAATTTATGATTATTTGGTTTATCCCCATCATTAGCTTTCCGTTTCCTATAGTATGGTTCACCCGGTTCTAATTGTGGATTATATACCACTTTACCTTTCCCAAATATTAAAATGTTTTCATGTTTCTGAACGGGTCTATATTTTGCAGTAAATGAACTACCACTTTTAGATTTTGACCAAATTATTTCATACTTATACATTTTCTCATTTGATAACGCTAACTTATAAGCAAACAAACCTGTCCCAAATAACGCGATAGCCCCATCATCTTTAATAATTCTCTTATATTGTTCCCAAAGTTGGTCAAATGGTATGATAATATCCCAATTGTTTTTTGTTGAACCATAAGGTAAATCACAACAAATAAAGTCAATACTTTTATCAGATATCAATTTCATTTGTTCTATCGTATCACCAAATCTTAAATCTATTGTCATAACATTATTATTTATATTATCCCCTTTCTTATTATCTCTCATATGGTCCGGGTCGTTATCACGAGGTTATCCCCAGCCCCTTATCTAAAATTCTCTAATCTCTTTCTTATTAACTCCGCTTTGGAATAATCATCATTATCAATTGCAATCTTTAAATAAACTTGGCACTCCGTCTCGGTCATTAAACTAATATCCTTACCCTGAAACTTCTCCCCAATTGGAATAAGAAAATCATCATTTGAATATTCCGGAAGGCTCATCGCATCATAAGGAAACGCGGGATTAATACCCATCTCTTTCTTCGCATCATCAAAGTTCTTTCTCCATGCTGCAGATTTATTCCCCTCCATTACATTCCACTTAACTTGATTTGTTATACCATCACCACAATCAAGATATAAATAATCTGTGGACCATCCCAGTAGTTCAGCATATTCTTTACGATAATTCACCAATGTTCTTGAGGCCGCATTATTCTTATATAATAGAATTTTATCACCAATTCTCCAGTGTCTGAATTGTTTTCTTCTATTACTATCCACAAGCATATTCAGTAGATGTATTAATATAATAAACCCTACAATAACCCCTCCTATAATTTTTAATGTTTCCATAACTTATCCCTTTTTACAAATATATAACACAAATAGTAATAAAAACAATAAATCCCCACCTTTTTTTAATTGGATGGGGATATTATTTGTTTCTGTAAGAACTCTATAACCTCTTTTATTTCATTTTGATTAAGGTATAGAGATATGTTCTCGTCGGTATTGTTTAACTCAATCTCAATATCCCCATCTTTATCCACCGAGGTTAATTCCAAACTGGTCCATTTCCCTTGGATGATTAATGTTTCATAACCACTTTCATTTCCTCGTTTTATTATCTCTTTTTCCATTTATTTCTTTTTACATTTGTCACACTCTATGTAGTGCATTAATATATAAGCACTTCCATCACCATTCTCCATATAGTCATGACCATCAGAACCTTGAATTATATACCAATCCATGTTTTTTGCTACACTTCCTTCTGGAAAGGTAATAGTTCTTTTTGTTTGAGTATTAATACCTATTAATTTATCATACTCTGATTGAGAAATTGTAACTCTACTCTCACAACTTATAAGTGTGAATATTAATCCTACCGTTATTGATAATATATTTTTCATAATCTTATTTGTTTTTATATTCTTTAATTAACATTATCATTAATCCAGCAACAACAAGTCCCATCGCCAATACCGTTAAAGTAAAAAAAATAACTTTTAATATTTCCACATATAACTCCATAACTTATTTCTTATTAAATCGCTCGTTGTAGTATTGTTCCGCATCGTGATTTTTAATTGTACTTGATGGTGCGTTATGACCTTTTATATGAGCGTCAATTATTTGTTGCTTTTCCATTTTTTCGGCTTGTTTCATTATTTCTATTTGATTTAAAGTAGGATTTCTTAATTCAAATAATTGTTCTACTAACCATTCTACAGCTGTTTGTTTCATTTTATTCTTTTATTTAAAAACTTATTTACTTGTTTTGATTGACATAAAGCTATTAATCCTCCAACATAAGCTGTGAATATATTAGCTACTGGTATTATAGATATTAAAACTATACCTATTAAATCCCCCACCGTCATTTCATCTGAATTATTAGATATGACTATTATAGAAAGTATGACGGGTATAATGTATAAAAATATTATCAGTAGTATCATAACTTATTTCTCTTTAATAATATATAATCTTTTTTTCTTATCGTAAATAACATTCTCTTTTGGTATAATCTTAACATCACTTATTAATATCTTACAAGGTTCATCATAATACCATATATAATCAGGGTCCGTAACTGAAATCATACCAGCTTCACAATATTGTGGTCTTATCCCTGGTGGTTGAAAATAAACTGTATTATTCATAACTTATTATTTTTCCAACTTCCGTTTCTACCCCCAGGTTCAGGAGCGTTTAATGCGATTGTTGCGATTTCATCATTTCTTGTTTCACCTAATATAGCAACATAACAATTTTCTCGTTGCATTGTTAATAAATCTGTTACTTCTTGTTCACTATAACTTTTTTCCGGTTTTTGTTTTATTTCTTTAAGGTTATCCATTAATTGATTACCATAATTGTTTAAAAATTTAGGTGTCATAACTTTTGTATTTCTTGTTTTACCGCTTCCCAATACTCATCAGTTAAGTCGTCTTTTCTGACTATTTTCATTGATAATATCTCATCAACAGTAATCAAAACATGTTGTTTTACACAATAAAGATTACCTTGTGCAATCCAATCATAATCATTAATTTTGAATTTTTCTATCAATTCTAACGCTTTTTCTTTTGGTGTCATAACTTATTTTTTTCTTTAATTATCTCTTGTAAATCAACAGTATCTCCACCAATAAAATAATATCCCAGTTCATTACACATAGTCCAAACTTCTTCCTTATTATTACTTTTTTCTTGTTGAGAAAATAAACTTGGTAGTATTTCATTAACCAATATATCAACATCAATTGAGTCACCTTTATTGTAACCCCATTTTGCTAGTTCTGTTCTAAAGTCCATAATATTATTTCTTTTTATCTGTTAATGCCCAATTCCAATTTTCTCTTAGTTTATCATTCATCTCACCTTTATAGATTTGTATAAGTTCCTCACTTGTAAATCTTTCAGGTGAACCTTTAATGTACCAGTGAGATGGTCCTGACGGTTTATAATCAGGAAATTCTTCTGTTTTATAATGTGCAAAATCCATTGCAACAATCCAGTCTAACACATTTTTATCCATAATATTATTTCTTTTTAAGTTGTTCAAACCATTCTTTAATATCAATTCTACCTTCAAATATTGTTGGATAATCATTCATTTCTTGTAGTAAATCAATAACTTCTTCCTCACTATACATTCTTTGTGTTTCTTCTTTCACATCCTCTAACAACCTTTCTTTATTCGCTTGAGTTGATAACAAGTGTTCTGTTTCATCATATAATCCCAACTCTTCATCTGCTTTCATCATACCAATAAGATGTTGCTTTTGTTCTTCTTTTGGAATGATGATTTTGTATATGTAAGAAGTAGCTTCATCAATCATATCATTCTTTTTGTAACCTTCTTTTACAACCTTAACATCCTCACAACTTGGATTCTTAACAAACCATTCTAAAAACTCATCATCAATAGGTTGAACTCCATCTTGAATTAGTTGGTCATCTGTTGTTAGGATGATTTTTTTACTTGGGATTTCCTCCCCTTCAGGTTTTCTTTGGTAATTATTAATTCGTTTATCCCCATCTTTAATTTCATCATCATTTGTTATGTGTATATTTACATTAACACACCACTCACTATCTGGTGATACCTCATTTTTAAATATTCTAATACCATCAAGACCTCTTAATATCCTACTTGGTTTTAACGTTGTTAATATGTGTATGTTTTCCATAACTAAATTTCTTTTTACAAAGATAGATTAATAATCCATATAAAAAAATAATTCCCCACCTTTATTTTAATAAGTGAGGAATTTATTTATTATTTTTTCAGTCCTTTGCTGATAACTATCAACTTGACTAAACAAGCCTGTTCCGCTTCTTCGTAGGTTTTGTAGGGTCCTTCCTCAAAATCTTCCTCATCTGTAATGTAAGGGTTGAAGATGGTGTAATCATAAGTCCCATCATCGTAGGGGTCAATTGCGTAACATAAATTGTATTTATCCCGGATGAACTTTACCGCTTGATAATATGTTGGAGCTAAGATATGATACTCTCTATTGAATTGTTCCCCACCCTGGGAACTAACATATCCAATCCAAAGAGTTTTTTCTTCTTTTAAGTAACCAGCAAAACATTGTTCACTGAAACCTAACTCACTTAATTGTTTTGCTTCATTATAACCAACAAATTGATTTTCCATTATTTCTTTTCTTTAGTGATTTCTATTAATTTAATTAAACATTCCTGTTCAGCTTCTTCGTAGGTAGAATATTCTTTAGATTTTAATTCACCTTTATCATCGTTTTCATAATAAATAAAAAAAGCAAACCCATATTTTTTTGAACCTTCTATAGTATAATATAACTCATACTTATCTCTAAAAAATCTAAACGCTTGAGCGAATGTCGGTGCGGATATTACACAATGTTTAATTTCTTTTATCATTACATAACCAGTACCATCATAATAACCAAAACAAGTCTCATCAAAACCCAACGCTTTTAATTCTAATGTAATTTCTTCAGGTGCAAATTGAGTTTTCATAACTTATTTATTTTTTTTATAAACTAAAATCGCAGAATACTTTATCAACCCGTAAGCAGCATTGATAATTGAACTATGTGTTAATGAAATAATTTCATTAATTTCACCACTTGATATCATACCCTTAACATCATCGGTTATTTCTTTTAATGACCTACAATCTTCCCAATATTTAACTTCCATAATTCTGTGATTTTATATTTACTTTTTCTTTCAACAAATATACAACTTAATACTATATAAAAAAATAATTCCCCACCTTTTTTTAATAAGTGAGGAAGTTTTTTTATTCGTTTAACTTTTCCATAAGTTCGTTAAACGCACCACATAGTATCATAATTATTGCAAATGCAAATGATAGTATAAAATCAAACTTTAGAATTTGAGCGTATAATCCTTCCGGTGGAATTGGAGCTATAACAAAGATTAAGGTCATTACGATTCCGACTAATGCGGTTAGAATAAATAAGGTTGAAGAAAATAATATAACTCTTTTCATTGTTTTTTATGTTTTAAGATTAATAGATGAGTAAATATAATAAAAAAAATGTTATAAAAAAACAAATCCTCACCTTTTTTAATAAGTGAGGAATTAATTATTTTGTTATGTTAGAGTTATTAATAATATAACAAACTCCATTCACCTGTATAAGATTCAACTAAAGCGGTTTTTGATTCAACCCAATCCCCAGAATTCATATACTCAATACCATTTATTTCTCTAATCTCAGCTTTATGAATATGACCACATATAACACCATCATAGTTTAACGACCTTGAATGACTAACCATATGGTCCTCAAAATCCCCAATAAAGTTGGTCGCACTCTTAACTGAATCTTTTATTTTTTTAGATAATGAAAAATACTCCTTACCTCTAAATGCTCTATATTTGTTATACCATTTATTCAACCAAAGTGTAAAATCATAACCAACGGAACCAATTTTCGCTAACCATTTCATTTTATTTACAAATACATCAAAGATATCACCATGTAAAACTAAATATTTTTTACCATTTAACCCGTATAAGTCCATATTTTCAACAAGACTAATATTACCTAAATTTAATGGTATAAAATCATGTAAGAAATCATCATGATTACCTCTAACCCAATATATTTTGGTTTTATAAGATTTCTTCATAAGTTTTCTAACGCATTTCATATGTTCCTGCGTCCAAGCGTTTCCTCTTTTTAACGCCCAACCATCAATAATATCACCATTTAATATGAGGGTCTCACATTTAATTTTATCTAAAAAATTAGCGATATCTTCCGACCTGGAATATGTTGAACCTAAATGTAAATCTGAAATAATAACTGTTTTATAATTCATAACCAATATCCAACATCTTGTTTAAAATAATCTTTATTGTTTTTTTCAACTATGTTTTTAATAAAATATTTTATCATACCTAACATACCTAATTTTATAAATCTCCTATCATCAGTATAAACATATTCATTTATTATAGTATATTTGGATGGATTAACTTTTTTACTTAAAAAGTAATCTTCGCAGTGCATCAACTCTTCATCAAAACCACCTAAATTAAAGAAAACATCTTTGTTAATCATCATATATGACCCAACAACAAATGGTTTATCAAATTTTGATAAATAGAATATAAGATTACAGATTTTATACACCATTTTCACTTTAAGATTATTCTCAATATTTAAGAAACAACCTAATATCTCCGCTTTATTTTTCTTGAATGTATCTAAAGATTTTACGATTATATTTTCTCGTTTAAAATAAACATCCGAATCAATGAATAATAATATTTCACCTTTTGATTCTTTAGCACCTAAATTTCTACCAACTGATGGTAAACCACCTGGAATAATTTTTAAGTTAGGTAGTAAATCTAAATAAGAGTTTATAATTTTTATAGTGTTATCAGTTGAGTTAGCGTCAGCTATTATTATCTCAACATTTTGAGGTAAATTTTGTTGTAATAAAGAATTTAATAATTTACCTATATATTTTTCTTCATTTTTACAAGGTATAATAATTGATAATTTCATCTCCATATAAATAAATAGATAAAAATTACATTATATTAAGTTAAGAAATTGTTATATCCAATCCTTATACTTTACTTTTTATTAACCAATATAGTTGGTTGTTGATTGAATCATTTACTATTTCCTGTATCGGTTCATAAACTGATTGGTTTATTGTTTCCCATACTGAAACACCTACTTTCATCTCAATTGAAACTCTAACTGATTCCCATATTGACCTGTTTAATTCGGTTCCCACTAAATTACCCAATATTAATTTTGTTTTCATAGTCTATTTGTTATTGAAATATTAATTGTACTACTCACCAAACCAAATACTAAATCATCTAATATTTCCTCCGATAAGTCTTTTATTGGAAAAATAATTGAACTATCCACTAACTGGTTAATGGACCCATAATTAATACTCCAGATTGAATCACCTATTGAATTAGTAACTCTATAACTAACTGATTTACCTAATATTAATTTTCTTCCCATAAGTTATCCTCTATTGGTTCAAATATCGGTGATAATAATGAAACATTCATCGCATCCCACACTGAATAAAATACTGAATCCCATACTAAATTCTTAATTGAGTTATCAATCAATTCTGTAACAACATCAAATATTCCTTCATCAACCGCTTTAATCACCTCAAACTTAACTGATTTTCCTAATTTCATAGTCTATTTTTTATTAAATTGAATAGTTGAGTCACGAACCGACCTCCATATTATATCGCTTGTTCTGTACACCGGATTTTTTACTTTATCACTAGCTAAATCATATACAAATTTTCCCACTGAAAAATAAAATAAATTCACATTACAACACACTAATTCTTTAACCTCATTCTTAACTGATTTTCCTAATTTTACCCTCGTTTTCATAATTTATCTTCTATTGAATCACAAATAATTTCATACACTGAGAACCATACCAAATCATTCACTGACCATTTCAGTGATGTATAGACTGACCTATCCACTAAATAATATTTTGTACTTGTAAATGAAATACTCACGGACTGACTAACTGAACTACACACTGAATTCTTAAGTTTATTCTTAACTGATTCTCCCAAGTCTACCTTTGTTTTCATATACTATCCTCTATTGAATTATTAACTGAACCATGTACTGAACTCCACACCGAATCATCCACTGACCTATATAATAAAATCCAAACTGAAACATGCACGGAACTCCACACCGAATCATCCACTGAATCAATAACTGAACTACTAACTGAACAACTCACTGAATCATACACTGAACTATACACTGAATGATTAACTAAATTCCATACTTCACCCTTAACCGATTTACCCAGGTCTACCTTTGTTTTCATATACTATTTATTATTGAATCACTCACTGAATACCTTACTGAATTATGTACTGAAATATTCACTGAACGCCACACTGAAATATTAACTGAAATACTCACTGAACTCCACACTAAATCACACACTGGCCAATACACTGAACTCATCACTGAACTCCTCACTGAATAACTCACTGAACTACTCACTAAATCATCTACTGAACACCGAACTGAACTTTTAATTGAATTCTCCACTGACCTCCTCACTTTATCACTAACTGATTTCCCCAGACCTACCTTTGTTTTCATAATCTAAAATTTATTGAATTATCAATTGGTTTTCTTACTGACTCGTAACCAAAATCCCAGATATTACTAGTCTTATCTTTATAGAGCTTAACACCTATTGAATAATAAATTAAATTATTTACCGAACTAAACAACTTACGCTTAACAGGTTTTCCTAATTTTTTAATTTTCATCTTGAAGAACTCTTAATTGATTATAAATTGAATTACTAACTGAATCTCGTAATGATAGACCTGTTGTTTTCCAAGTTGAAAGGATTGTTAAACCACCTGTTGAATCATTAATTAATTCACTCGTTGAACGCCAAACTGAAACTTTAACTAAATCCCCAACATTATCTTTAATTGAATTACCTAAATTTTTCATATTATATTTTTAATGATTCATAAATTGAACTCCTTACTGAAAAATACACTGGATTTTTCACTGAACCATGCACGGAACTCATCAATGAATGACTAACTAAATTCCAAACTGAACTCCTCACTTTATCCTTAACTGACCTCCCCAATCTAATCTTTGTTTTCATAATCTAAAATTTGTTAACATCCACACTGAACTATTCATTGAACTCCAAACGGAACGCATCTCTGAACCACTCACTGAACTAAACACTGAACTATTTACTGAACAATACAATGACTCATACACTTTACACTTAACCGATTTCCCCAGGTCTATCTTTGTTTTCATAATTTTTTATTGTTGAATTAGTGACCGCTAATAACCACACTTCCCTACTCAATGAAGGTAATATTGAATTATAGGCGTAATCATATACCCCATCTGAAACACCCTTTAACATATTTGATGAAACTCCCCTGATTAACAAGTCATAACTTTTTTTACTAATCACATCAGTAACTATTTGGAAAATCTTATCTTCAACTGATTCTCCCAATGTAATCTTTGTTTTCATAATCTAATGTTTGTTAAATTCCTAACTGAACTATACACTGAACTCCCCACTGAATCATACACTGAACTACTAACTGAACCATACACTGAACTATTCACTGAACTCCTCACTGAACTAAGTACTGAATCATACACTTTATCCTTAATTGATTTCCCCAGGTCTACCTTTGTTTTCATAATCTAAAGTTTATTGAAGTTATCTATAGTCCAATAGATTGAATTACTAACTGAATGCCTAATAGAATTCTCAAGTGATGAAAATATTTCACTATGCAGAACACTTTTAACTGAATTGTACATTGAAGGGGATATTGAATGTCTCACTGAATCCCTCACTGAACTCCTAACTTTACCCTTAACCGATTCCCCCAGGTCTATCTTTGTTTTCATATGCTAATATTTGTTGGATTATGAACTGAAGTCCTAACTGAAGTCCACACTGACTTATGCACTGAACCATACGCTGTAAACATCAGTGAAACATCAACTGAACTCCTTATTGACTTATACAGTAACACCCTAACCGATTCCCCCAATTTAATCTTTGTTTTCATAATATAAAACTTGGACGCCACACCGAATTAAACACTGAATTGTATACTGAACTATTCACTGAACGATACAATGAAATATGTGTTAAAATCCACACCGAATTCTTAACTGATTCAACCACATTACCATTAACTGGTTTCCCCAAGACTAACTTTGTTTTCATATATTATTATTTATTGAATCAGATACTGAACTCCACACTGAACTATCCACTGAATCATATACTGAATTATACACTGAAATATTTACTGAACCACACACTATACTCCTCACTGAACTATCCACTGAACTACTCACTGAACCACACACTGAATTACTCACTAAAATATTTACTGAACGCCTAACTGAACTCCTTACTTCATTCATAACCGATTTGCCTAATTCTATCTTTGTTTTCATAATTTACGCCTAATTGACAACCATATTGCGTAATACATCTCATAAACCTCCGATTCTTTTTGTAAATGAATGGTTGAATTATATATTTTATTACTTACTAACTTATCTAATTTTTCATATAACCTATTCCACACATAAGATGATACCGAATCTTTAACCTTAATTTTGATTGCCTTCCCTAATGTTATCTTTTTTTCCATAATCTATTATTTATTGAATTATTAAAGAACCAGTTTTTATATTTGAATATTGTTTCCCATAACATACATCCGCAACCTGTAACACATATTCACCAGGTTGAATATTATAAATCACCCACTTACGATTCCGAACAATCTCCTTACAACCATAAGGTATAAGTTTATAATAATGAGACCAATAACCCTGTTGTGACCCTTTAACCATAAAAAAATCATCATTACTAGTTATAGTCTCACCATTGATAACCAAGTCCAAAACAAACTCATTGTTTAACCTAACACTGGTCTCCTTATCATAATCATTCGTTAATACAACCCCCTCCGGAACTTCAATAGTCATTACGTGTTTTACCTTATCATAAGATATTTTAACACCACCAACCTCAAGTTTAATAGGTTTTTTATAAGTCTTCTTTTGACCCGACATAGAAAATGCGAAAAGCAATAATAACAATAAATAAATCTTTTTCATAAGTTTTTGTTTTTTACAAAAGTAAGTAATTTTTAACATAAAAACAAATCCCCAACATAAATTTATATTATATTGGGGATTGTAACTATTTTTAATTATATTTAAACTTCTCGTTCTTTGTTAGACATTGCTAAATAAATTGGGGTAGCAATTCTATTTGCCTCACCAGCAAGTTTATTAATAAATGGTTCATAAGCTGAAGTCGCATATCTATTACCACTCTTATTAACAAATTGTTTTACCAAATCTGAAGCGGTTTTACCTTTAACCAAATAATCTTTAGCTATTAAATCATAATAAGTGTTAATACCACTTTGTACATCCCCATGGAAAACATTTCCACCAGAATCAACATTTCCAACATTGAATGGGTTTTTAGTTCTTATTGGTCTACTTTGAGCGTTTTTATTACCTATACCACCTTCAGCAGCTAATTGAGCCAAGGCTAATTCAGGTGGGACATACTTATGACGATTATCAAAAGCTCGTTTAGCACCATCAGCCAACATAGTTCCAGTAATACCCAATAAATTTGGTTGTTTACTATCTATAAACTTTTGACATATTTCAGCATAAGCCTCATATCCTTCAGTTGTTGATAAATCTAAATCAGTAAAGTTAGCACCACCACCTGTAGTAACAGAATCAATATATTTTTTAAGTTCTTCAGAAGAAATACCCTTCGTTTCTAACATTTCTAATAATTTACCCAACATCTCCGGTGTCGCTTCAACTTTTTTTGAACTATCTTTGGTTAAGTCAACAGAGTCCTTTAAGTTATCACTAATAAACTTACCAACAGCATTCGCCGTTTCAGGACCAAATAACCCATCAACACCATGTTTAGGTAAATCATAACCTAATAACATTAAACCAATTTGCATAGACTCAACACCCTTTTGGAAATTCATCGTTCCGATTTTTTGTTGTGATAATCCACCCGATGAAATAGCGTCCTCAATATTTTGATAGAATTTTTTAACATCTGAAGTTACAATATCAGCCTTTTTTGGGTCGTCAACTTTACTTGTCTTTTCTTTATCATCACCAAATATTTTTGATAGGAAGTTTTGTTCCTCCAAAATTTTCTTACCATAAGTAAGTTCGTGAATTCGTAATACTTCCTCTTTTAAAGCGTTCTTTTTCATAATTTAATAAATATAACGAAATTATTTTATTTTAAGATTATAACAATAAATATCCCCAACATAAATTTACATTGGGGATATTTTCTAAACTACTATAATTCCAATTAAAGAGGTTATAATCATGGACATTAAACTGACTACAGATATTTTCATCCAAAAGTCATCCCTTTTTTTGTCATAACACATTATTATACAACTTGCTGTGAATATAATGTAATTAATCGCGATGCAATAAATTAAAATTGAAATATTTGACATAATTTTATTTTTTTTGGTTTATTAACCATTCATTGTTTCTTGATAAAGTTCAAAAATTTCACACTCTTCCTCATATGTTCCTGTAGTACCATCTAACCACTCAATATCTTCAGCGGTATAATCATCCCAACTATTCCAATCAGCGTGTAAAACAAATTTTCTACCATCTTCAGTCACACCGTTATATTGATATTTGGCTGACATCATTTCTTCACTAGCGTAATCTATAATCATCTTAACTTATTTTTTATAATTTACCCATTTCCTTTAATTTATCTCTAAGAGTTAATACCGGCACTTCATTTACTTGAACCATTACCTTTTTCTTTTTGTTTAACTTTTTTTGTAATTTGGTAACCAAGAAGTTTTTTGTTTTCTCTCTTAAAGACATAGTTGGAGTTTCTTCAGTCTGTTTTACCTCCTGACCGTTACTCATTCTGACCATGGTAATTTCATACCCGAATTGGTTAGCTAACCAATAAACTAATTTAATTTTGTAATTTTCCATAATATTAATTGTGTGTTTCATCCTCCATGCAGATGTGTTTTCTCCAAAATGTTTTAATAGTTGAACTCTCAGGTAATTTACCAATAACCTTCTCATTCACATAAACAATAACGATTAATAAAACCGCCATTATTATCATTATAGTTAATATAATATTCATAACTCTATTTGTTTTTTACAAAGATAGATAATTTATAATATGTAACAAAACCCCAACCATAAATTATACTGAAAATAGTTAATTTTAATTTGGTCTAAATAATTATAGTTGTATATTATTGAATATGTGAGCAATAACATCAACAGTCCACCCATTACCAATCATTTTTCTTATCTGATTATCACTTGAAACCTTGAAATAATCATCTGGAACAGTCTGTAATCTACTATATTCTGTAGTCGTATAATATCTAAAAGGTAATTTCTTATTAAACGCATCAACATGCCGACCTATTGGTAATGTAGATAAAACATTATCTTTGGCCACGGTTGTTATACAATTACTTTTTTCTCTATTTGACGCTCTTATCTCAAGGCACTGAACTATTGGCACACTTTTATTGTAATCGTCTCTCTTACCCTCGTTATTTAGTCTCCTACCAAGTATAGTTCCTTTGTTCAGGTTCTCCTTTCTAACAATTGTATCGCCAATCATTACATCATCTTCTAAAATATCAATTAACCTTATGTTTCTATCTTCAGGTTGTTGAACATTTGGTATATTGGTCCAATACAATCTCACGCGATTTTGGGCTGCCACCAAAGTGGAATTAATCTGAATGGGTTCTACTCCCAAGTAATCAGTTATTACCTGTTCATATTCTTTTTTCATTACAACATTCTCAAGTAAAAAGTATTTCGGATTACACTCCTTTAATAGTCTAACAAACTCAAAGAACAATTTACTTCTTGGGTCCTCAAAGTTTAATTGTTTTCCACTAAAAGAAAATCCTTGGCAATTATGAACAATTAGATTATTAACCACATATGAATTATCTTCTTCTACCTCTATATTATAAACAGGATTAGTTCCAGTTTCAACAAATGAAACACTTTTAGTCAGGTTGTAAATTGTATAATCATTTATTATTTTATACTTACTAAATTTTGTTTTATTTTCAGTATATGAAACTTCATAAGTCCCTTTTTGATTTACAACTCTACCTTCAATAACACAAGTATTTTCTCTTTTTGTATAATTAATTGACACCCCATTGTAACATTTTTGTATAGCTAAAGATAATGTAAGAGCTAGTTTTTCACTAACAGTCGTATTTCTTTTATATACATTGACTTTAGAAGCTTGTTTTCTAACATGACCATCACCATCCATATATCCATTGATGAAAATTTTAAGTCTATCAATAGGTAAATCTAATATGAAATTAGGTATAAATTTATTATGAGCTAAGTGGCCAAATTTTTCACCTATCTCAACCCATTCTTTTTTATATATAAAAGCATTATATACAGTTTTTTCTTCAATATAGGTAAATCTATCATCAACTTTACTCTTAAAGTCATCTATTTCATGTTTCCCAACACTTATTTTAAACTTATAGATGTAAGAATTATCTCTATCTTTTCTTTTTGTTTTGTAACAACAACCATCCGCTAAAAAACGACCTAATATGTATAAATCAATATTTGAAAAGTTCTCAAAATCAATATTTACACCCCAATTTATAGATACAACTTTATCTTTTTTATTAAAATCACCAATATTTTTCCAACAAAAGTCAGAATTCTCACCATTACTCTCAAAACAATAAAATGGATGGTTTCTAGTTGTTTCTATCATACTTGACCCTTGGGATTTTACTCGTATCGTCTCTTTAATTTCACCACCAATTCTTAAAACTTTTTTATACCTATTTTTATGAGTCAATACCATATCACCAACAACAATATCTTCTATTGGTTTATAACCATCATTAGTCATCACTAAATTACCCGCGGTAAAACATGGACTACCACCAATTAATAAGTCTATCTTTGGTAAATCTGACGCTGTAATCTTTGTAACATCACCAACCTGGATTGTATTGGGATAGTTCGCCATGGTTTCTTTAATTGCGTGTTTATCAATTTCAGAAGCATAATAATTACCATACTCAATACCAGCTCTATTCAGAGCAATCTGACCACAACTCATCCCATCAAACAAACTCAATACATTTATCTTTTCCATATCTATTCTTTTAGTCCTTGAAATATATGAGCAATTACATCAACAGTCCACCCATTACCCAACATTTCATATCTTTTTGACGATGAAACATAATTAGTGTAATTAACCGGAACACTTTGTAGTTTTTCAACTTCATTTTCAGTCAATCGTCTTAACTTACCATTAGGTAAATATGTTTTAGTTAAGTGTCTTGCCGCTCCGTGACTTGACGCCGATAAACAACACATTATACCATCATACCTGTAGATATTGTCTTGTTGGTGTTTTCCAGCTTTATGTCTTATAATTTCATTTTCACTCCATTTATAATTTAAATCAAGGATAGCTTTTTGTTTATCAGTTAAATAATAATCTGATGTCGCTTCTTCTAACACATCGTTTAAACAATGGGTGTAAGAATTTGGTATTTCATTAATAGGAATATTGGTCCAATATAATCTTGGTCTATTTTGAGGAACAAAATATTTTGAGTTAATTGAGACCGGTTCAACACCTAAAGCTTCCGAAATAATATCCTGCCATTCTTTCCGCATCTTTACATTTTCAAGTAAAAAATACTTTGGTTGAACTTCTTTTAATATTCTAACATATTCCCAAAATAACCCAGACTTACCTTCAAAACCTTTACCATTTCCCGCATTTGAAAACGATTGGCAAGGACTACCACCAATTAATAAATCAATTTTAGGTAAATCACTACCAACCAAATCCGTAACACTACCAACTTGGTTAGTATTAGGAAAGTTATTCATCGTTACCTTTATACCATCTTTATCTATTTCTGATGCGTAATAGTTCTTGTAATCAATACCAGCTCTATTCAGAGCTATTTGACCACAACTCATTCCATCAAACAAACTTAATACATTTATCTTTTCCATATCTATTCTTTTAGTCCTTGAAATATATGAGCAATTACATCAACAGTCCACCCATTACCCAACATTGAGTATCTATGAATATCTGAAATACCAATATTAGTATAATCAACAGGAACCGTTTGTAGTCTCTCACACTCATTAGGAGTTAGTTTTCTAAACTTACCATCTTGAAGTAATCTTAATGAATTATGATGTGGTAAAGTTAATGTAGGACTTTTTCTGTCTTTCTTGTACTTCTTATTATAAACATCAATACAACAAATAGCCGGAGCTCCTTCTATATTAACTTTCTTAGAAAGTAATTCAGAATTTCTTTCTTTCAACCAATACTTACTATCAAAAGTAATATCAAGTATATCTTCAATATAAACTTCTTTATCATTAGGTAACCCTACAATTGGAATATTTGACCAATAAAGTCTCTCACGATTTTGGGCTCCTACAAGATTTGAATTTATCTTAATTGGTTGAACACCTAATTCATCTGAAATAATATCCTGCCATTCTTTTTTCATCTTAACATTTTCAAGCATAAAATATGTAGGTTTACATTCTTTCAATAATCTAACATATTCATAGAATAGCCCTGACTTACCATCAAACCCAGTTCCATTACCTGCATTTGAGAATGATTGACAAGGTGAACCACCAAATAACAAATCAATTTTAGGTAATTGAGAACTTTTTAATTCAGTTATACTACCCATTTGAATAGTATTTGGATAGTTATATTGTGTTACTGAAATCGCGTGTTTATCAATTTCAGAAGCATAATAATTATCATACTCAATACCAGCTTTATTAAGGGCAATCTGACCACAACTCATCCCGTCAAATAATGATAAGACCGTTAATTTTCTTTTTTTAGGTTCTTTCAACCTCTCAAATATATGTGCAATAACATCTACCGTCCAACCATCACCCAAAGTTTTGTATCTTTGTGTATCACTTAAACAATCTGTATAGTTCAAGGGAACCGTTTGTAATATCTCACATTCGTTGGGAGTTAATCTTCTCAACACACCATTTTGTTCAACTATCTGACCTTCCCTGGAATTACTATTGTTTTTATAATATGTCGCAAAAAGACATTTAGCTTTTTTAGCAACCAAATCATAACCTTGTTTTTCCCTAACTCTTTCAACAGCTCTTTTAGTAAGATTATATTTAGGGTGAACATTTTGTTCAATAATATCTCTGAAGTCTAAATCTAAGTCATTTGGTTGTGTAATTCCTGGTATATTGGTCCAATATAAACGATTTCTCCTCTGATGCGAAAGTAACGCACTATTTATCTTGATGGGTTTAACACCAACAGCTTCAGATATTACATCTTGCCACTCTTTTTTCATAACCACATTTTCAAGTAAAAAATATTTAGGTTTTACCTCGTTTAATATTCTAACGAACTCCCAAAATAATTTACTTTTACCCTCAAATCCAGTGTTGTCCCCCATATTACTAAAAGACTGACAAGGACTACCACCAATTAATAAATCAATATTAGGTAATTCATTTACATTTATTTCAGACACATTCCCAAGTTGAATTGTATCAGGATAATTTTTTGAGGTTACTTGTATAGAATATTTATTAATTTCTGAAGCGTAATAATTGTCATATTTAATTCCCGCTTTATTCAAGGCAATTTGCCCACAAGATATCCCGTCAAATAAACTCAATATATTCATAAACCTATTAATTACTTTTTATTTGATAATAATAGACATAATAAAACGAATTATAAATAAAAAACCCAATCATTTCTGACTGGGGTTTGTTTTATAGAATTCATCCAATATCTCTTGTTCAATATCTTCATAATTTTCATCATAATATTCTTGAGCTTCATTATCATCATCATCATTATTAATATCAGGATGAAATTCATAAACAGCACCTCTACCTGTATTGTAAGGCTTTAAATAACCATCAATCTCAATAAAACCAAATTTATAATTTACAAGATAATTTACATAAAAATGGCCTTTATCTAACGCGTTGAAAGTTATCTCAATATTTTTTTCCTCATCTTCATTAAAGTCATCACCACCATAATAAAATGTATCCAAACATTTAGAATTAAAACTATTTCCTTTAACACATATAATTGTATCATCATTGGGTTCCATTTCGGAGTTTTTGATTATACCAATAATCAAATCTTTTCTAATCTTTTCATACACATTTTGAGGTAAATGCAATTCTGAAAAAACATCGGAGAAATAGTTATCCAACACTTCAATAGTGTTTTTATTTTTACGATATTCCATAACATAATAAAGCCCATTGTTTAACTTCTCAATATTTGGGTTAGCTAATCTAGTGTAATTAAACTCTTTACTAAAATTATCAATTAATTTATTGGTAAGTTTATCCGTACCCTCACCAATTAAACCCATCATTGATTTCATTCTGTCTATATTTTCCTGTAATTTCATAATTATAAAACAAATTTTTTATTTATTTTCAGGTATCTTCGTGTCTTTTATGAATTTTTTATGTGATTCCTTATAAGATTTTTTCGTCTCATCATTAACATCTTTAGTGTATTGCCAATTCCAATATAAATCATCATTCGGTTTAAACCCATAAAATTCGTGTACCTTTAATTGAGTTCCAGTAACATTCTCACCATTCCAGTTTTGACCTGTACAAATAAACCCACTCTCAATATCCTTAACTATATTTGATTCACCAAGTGTTGCGTGTCTATTCTCAATCCAAGTTAACCTCTCAATTAAATTTTGGTAATACATATTAGTCTGTCCCCATCTTATAGAACTAAAAAATATTACAGTGTCAGACTCAAACAATTCCTTGGATACTTTCCATAACTCATCTTTAGGATTGTTATAACTTGCCCAACATCTATGATTACCGGAGGGGTTCTTATCCTTATCTTTAAGCAACGCTTTTAATAAACCACAACTATTACCATCCTTTCTTGAAACATTGCCCTCACAAGGTAATATATTAAGTTCTGGAACATCAATTAAGACCGCCTTATCACCCAACTCATCTTGGATATACATTGCAATCATCTTTGACTTTGGAATGTCTATGTTTTCTTCATTCCAATTGTATCTATTGGAACAACTCAATAATAAAACCTTATCTTTCTTCTTAAGAATATCTATTGATTTCTTAATCATTTTCCAAGCATCAGATTGCACCATCTCCTCAGCAAGCATCATCTCTCTAATCCTTACTATATTTTCCTGTAAATTCATAATTATTTTTTTTCTGGAGTTATTCTATATCTCTGAAGTGATAATGCTTTAGGAACTTTATATTCATCAGGTAACATATTATATTTGTCATTTAACCTTTCAACCATCTCCAATTTTATATCATATAATTTATTAAATGTATCAGACCAAGCCTCATTACTACTACCCATCATTTCACCACCTTCACCTTCAACCGAAGCATACAACATTAAAACAGGTGTTTCGTATTCGTCAGGTCTGTTAGTAATCATATCAATTAATGTTCTTGAAGGATAAAACTCAATCCCATATTTTTCACGAATAAAATTAATTGATTCAATAGGGTCAATTAATAGATTAATATAAAGTGAGTATCTATAATCATCAGAATTTTCATTATAATCCCACCCCTTAACAAAAGGATATGTTTTAGCAAGACCTTTAACACTCAAGTTAATCCCTTTTTTCTCATTATTTGTTAACTCAATCATTTGCAATTCTGTATTGGAAGTTTAATAGTGATGATGGTGTAAGTTCTCCACCATAACCTATATACAATTTTTGATATTCTTCCGGTATTTCACTATACCTATCTTTTAACATCTCACGAATATGTTGATTCAAATTATTTGATTTTTCCTCATATTTTTCACGCGATTCATCATATGACCCAACCCATTTACCACCCTCTTCTTCACTACCCCAATGCCATAGTGACGATGATTGGAATTCACTCTTATTACTATAATTGATATAAAACTTACTAGGGTATAAATCAAAATACTTTAGATAAGCCCCCATATTAATAAGAATATCAATGAATATAATTGTATGTTCAGTATTATCAGCTTTAACAACCTGATTTAACACCCAACCCTTTATAAATGGATATTTCTTTGATACCGCTCTAACGACCAAATCAATACCTCTTTCTTCTTCTTTACTTAATTCCATAAAAATAAATATATTAATAAATATACCACAAATATATTTGATTTTGTATTATTAAACAATTATAATTAATTATATGTAAACCTTAAAACCCTCAATCATATTGGGGGTTTTTTATTAACGGAATTTGTTGGTTACCTCATCATTAATTAATTCCATAATGTGAGTGAATATAATCCAGGTAGAATCAATTAACCCACCATATTCTGTATTGTCTAGTTCTGTGTAAACAACAGTATTAATTATAACCATGTCTTCTAATAGTTCTTGACCAATATATTTTCCTAATTTCATAATAATTGTTTTATATAAAAAAAGTCTCTATATTGATAGAGACTTTTTCTTTAGTTTAACATCATTAAAGATTAATCTTTAACTTTCTCCCAAACGGATTTGAAGGGATTTACTCTTCGTTGAATACCTACATGGTAGATACCCATAGGTAGAAGTGTCGGCTTGTGGTCAGCAACCGGAAGAACCTCATTTCTATCCCAATATTCTGGGATAAGGTTTTTGTAACCTGTGTGGTTCAATGTAGCTCCATCTGAACCTACAACGATGAATCGTGAACCTTTTTCATCTTCATATAAATCATAATCCCCACATAAAGCGTGTGCGTGACCACTCTTTTCTGATTTAGCGAAGAATGTTTTCTCCACTTGTTTTACACCTGTAGGTAGTTTAGCGATTGAGTGAAATTGACAATCTCCTTGGTGTGCGTTGTACTTGTTTGTGAACTCTAACTTTTCCATATCTAGTTTAATTTAATTTTATTTATATTATTTTTTTTATAAAGTGTTTTTAATTCAATATCTGATTTTGAAATACGAGATTTTAAGTAAGTTATGATTTCACGAGCTCTACCAACTGGTTCTGTTTCATTATATATAACAAACACAACCTCTCTTCTTATTTCCCCACCTTTATCTTGTAACTTAACTGCTTCAAGATACCCAATTTCAACCCCTTTAAGGTAAAGTGTGTTGTCTTTCATTTCATATCCATAATCACTAACACCACTTGTTGATTTGCAAGATGCTATCCCTAACATCATTAACATTATTAATATCTTTTTCATTTTTAATAGTATTTTAATTATTGTTGTTGTTAAAGTAATAATAGGTTATATTATTATAAATATCAATGATTTTACGATAATCATAACCTATTATTAATTACTTTTCCAGGTCTATTAGTTTCTACTCAACCATGAGTAACCCAACTCAAAAGGAACCTCTTCAGGTCTGTGGTATTTAGCAGCTTCAGATGGTGTAGTGAACGACGCATCAGTAGAGATTAAGTAATTCTGTCCTGTTGATGGACAAACCAATCTCAACCAACATAACGGAACATCTGTCTTACCATTGATGTCTTGTAATTCAGGGAATGATTCCGTAGTTCTATACAAGGTTAAAACTTCTTCCTCACCATTTCCGTGAACAATTGTTTCGGTACCATATTCGTAAGCTCCAAGGAATGTCATCATAGAACCCTCACCTTGAGCTTCAATAATCTCAAACATTGCTCCACGAATATCTTCACTTTCTTCAGTTAAGAATTGTTCTTTAGTGAAGTCACCTTTTACTAGGTTAGCGTCAATCTCACGACCATGAACATAGTAGAACTTACTACCATCCTTGAAAGCTAACGCATGACCTGAAGTATTATGTAACTGACCATTTTCGTTTCTGTTGATTTCAGATGGTGGTTGAACCGCGAATACAACATTCTCAAACTCAAATGTCTCAAACACATTAGACTGGATGATATCCTTATAGTTGTTGAAGTCCTCGTGGTTGATTACTCCAATTCTTGTAAAGTAATCGTAGAACGATACCCATCCGAAGTTACTCCATCCACAATATGTTGACTTCAAGTTATAATTCTCCTTGAATTTCTCCATAAACTCTGGAGATAAAGTTTTGTTGTTGTATTGTTCAATCATATCAGGTGTATAATCCTCAACTTCTTTGTCAAAGTCTTTCACCAAAGTGATTTTGATAACCGCTTCAATTAACCCATCGCAATAAACAACTTCCGGTTTTGGTAATTCCAAGAATCTTTGGTATAACCAGGTAATACCTTTTTCAAATAACTCCTTGTTAATACCTTTGGTGTTTTGATTAAAGGCTAAATTCAACCATTCTTCTCTTACCACATTTGTCAATTCTTGTTCTTGAGCTGTTAATTCTGTTTTCATATTTTTTATCGTTTTATTATTGTTTAACAAAAGTAATTCTTATTTAATTAAAAACCTAATTTATTTTTATTTTTTATTCGTCAATAGTATATTGTGCGTCAAAATACCCATTTTTATGTTGTTTCTCGTCCAATTCACCCATCTGAAATTCACCTTCATAATAGTTGAAAGATGAGTTGTAATATTCTTCTTTATCACCATAAGCTAAATCATTAATTAAATTACTCACCTCTTCCGATAATGTTTCATCTTCTGTAAGTTCTCTATAGTTTTGAAGAATATAATCAAAAAACTCTTGTTCGGTTTCTCCCTTAAAGTCTGGGAACATTTCACTATCCAACTCAACTGGTTTAGTTGCTGCATGAACTGTATAAATTTCTGTAAGTCTAAAATGTTTTTTCATGATTGTATTAGTTTAAGATTATTGGTGTTCTACCATCAGTGATAATAATTCTATTATTTGAGGTTCTAATGGCCTCAATCCATTTTTGTTGAAGGACTTCTTTGGTTAAACCAGCTGACTTAATTCTATCAGTTTCAGCATCAATTCGCGCTTTTTCTTGGTATAATTTAGAAGTTTCCAACTCATTCCTAACCTGGTTAGCCTTTTGAATAGCATTGTTACGAGCTTCAATTGCTTCAGCCATAGACTTTGGTGGTGTTAACCCGGATGTTAAAGTGTTTAAGGTGAAGAACTTATTACTAAACTTAATAGTTAATGATTTCTCAACTCTTTTCTCAAAGGTATTAAGGTTATTCATAAGGGAATCTGTAGTATAATTTCTCGCTTCTTCTCTGAATGTATCTGTTACCAATTTATTTAATACATTTTCTTCAACATTATCTAAAAACCCATCCCCAGTTCCCAAATGTTTATAGTTTAACACGATATTAGGACCTTTGGTTCTGGTTACCTGATAAGAGTAACTAGGGTCAATTGTGAATACACCAGCATCTTTCGCAGATACTCTAACGGCATCAACATCCGCTTTCTGTTCAAACATAGGAACTTGATACAACTCAGTTCCAGGCCCTAATATTCCTTGAGCTCCGGTTACAACCTTGAACGACTCAATTCCATTCCTACCATAATCTGTCATAAGAACACCTTCATAATTTGGTTCTGGACGATGACATGAACCTAAAAATAACACACCAACTAATAACACTAAAACTTTTTTCATATTTATTTATTTATTTATTTAATTAACAACTTTTACATCACACACATTAAGATACCCTTTATATTCAGGCACAGCTCGTTTATCATTACTAATTCTATACCGAGATGGTGTTTTAAAATCCACTACGGTAGTCACTATTGGTGGACGACCATCACAAAAAGTAATCTCAACTTTATATGTTTTCTCGTAATGTTTAATCGTAAAGAATAGACCAAATGATACTATCGCACTCAAGATTACAATAATTCCAATTATTTTAAGATTTTCATTCATATTTTATCGTTTAAAGAATTTGTTATAAGGAAACAATATTAAAATCACAATACTAACTAATAATGTTCCGAAAAACATCATTGGATATTCACCCCTAAAAGTCATAATGTTAATAACATATAACGCCACCACCATAATTAAAAAAAGAACCGAGTTTAACACAATTTTATTCATATTTTATCTATTTTATTAACATTATCATTCAAGTATTCTAAACTAAAATCTATCGCTAAACTTATGTTTCTATTTTTAGCTAACTCGTTATACGGTTTAGCACTAATCTCATTAGATTTCATACCAGTCTTAACAACTTTCCAAGATTCACCATCGTTAAAGTGAATTAAGAAACCAACTGGAAAGTCTTCTACATTATATTGAGTTTTCAATTCTTCAGACATTTGTAAAGTTTTCATAACCTTTGTTTTTTTTTTAGACTTAATTATCACATGACAAATGTAATTCTTTTTTACAATATAATCCTAATTTATTTTTATTTTTTTTTAATTTTCTGTTTCCAGTCTTTTAATAACATCTTTTATATTGATGAACGATTCAATAATTGATGGAACACTTGCAATTGCGATACAGAAGTCAAACAGGTATCTATATGTTGAAAACGCTCCCCCAACTGTTACATTATTTGATATAACATAATAAGTAATTAATGATGTTACGGTTCCGTAGGCAATGATTTGGATTAATAAAGAAAACTTCGCATCCAGGTTTGATAATTTTATTTTCAACTTTTGACCTCTATGTAAAAAGTCATTAACCAGTGATATTTTTCTTGAGGATATAACATCGGTCTGTTCTTCAGATAAATCATTATTGAGCATCGTTATCTTAGCTATTTTAGGTGAATAGTAATAAGTCACTCCTAATGTTAAAACAGCACTAATAACTAAATAACCAACCATTGTAATATCAACCAAGGATATGAAATATACTGAAACCAAAACCCCATATATACTATTCATTATCATAAACATATCCCTCTCAAAGAAGGAAATAACACTTGACATTAAATTCACCCTTCCGTTTATTTTGGTGGTATCAACATCATTCTCATATTGTTTATTAGTTTCAACTGATGCAAAGTTTCTATATATCTTTGAGAACACCCTGGTATCATAAATTCTACTAACATACCCGAAGAACATCATCCCAGCAAAGGTCAGCAATAGATAATACATAAAATAATAGTCCTTGGCAATTAACTTATCCATTGTTACACCAAGGACCTTGGGATAAATTAACATAAAGATTGATTGCATTGTGAATAACCCATAAGAGAATAATATTGCAACCCAATTCTCCTTAAATATTAATTTTAATTTGTTCATTTTAATTGTTTATAGTTTTTAATATGTTAGTTGCGATTATTCTTTGACCACGACCAGTTGGATGAATACCATCTTTCGTTAGTTTACTAGATATATTAAATTTTTTAATAATTGTCGCGTTTTTAATTGTTGTAGGTATTAAATTTTGATATCTAATATATTTGTCTTTTAAAGCAATCATTCCTAATTTTGTAGGTACATATGGAGTTCTTCTTAGTTTATCACTATCCATAAAATACTTAGCATCATACCCAACAATTACAAACGCATCCGACCCACTTTTATTAACAACATCCACCATCTTCTGAATGTTGTTTAATGCAGCTTTTTCTGAAACACCACTAAACATATCGTTGATTCCCCCGTAAATATAGACCCTATCATATTTGTTGGTTTTTAGTTTCACAATTAGGTTATCTAACATCCACTTTGTTCTCTTACCTCCAATTGCAACAACATCAACTCCAATACCTTTTGGTCGTAATTCTCTTTTTATTAAGTAGGGGTAATTAGATTTGATAACAATCCCTTTATGTTCAATAGTTGTGATAGAATCTCCAACAAATAATATTTTTTTATTAGGTGTTATAAAGGATATACAACCTACCGTAATCAATAATATTAATAATTTGTTCATATTATTTGTTTAAATCGTTTATATCTTCTTTCAATCTTCTTAAGAATGATTCCTCACCGTCATCACCGGATAATAACCAATCAAGTCGTTGAATATATATTTGAGCTTGTTTAATAACCTCAAGACCTTTCTTAAACTCCTCAATAACTTCTTCCGGATATTCAGTATGGAAATTATCTTCAGGGTATTTTTCATACCAATCAGGGTCTCTCCAAGATTCCTCTTTCAACTCTTCTTTTGTCTTTTCTTTACCGTTAATCTCAATAAGTTTTTCAATATCTTCTGTTATATCAATAAATCTATATTGAATATAATCCCATCTGCCTCCGCTCATCTTATTCTTTATTTAGTTGTTTAATCATTTCTTTAATTGCTTTAAATTCTCCGTATGTAATTGCAATATACTTTTCACCTTGAGAAGAAATATTAATATCAAAACCTTCCCCATTAGTCCATTGAGTAACTTCAATAAAATCATCGTCTTTAGCTAAAAAATCAAATTGTCTCAATCCCGCAGATATTGATTTTCTAGTATGTTTCTCCAATATTGGTTTTTCTTTTTTCATAACTGTATATTTTTTTCTCTACAAATATAAATAAAAAATCCCCAAACTACAAGTCCAGGGATTAATATTATCACATTTTTTTTAGTTTTGATATTCCTCAAAGAATTGTTGGAATATTGCACTCATAACCGGAACACATATTGAGTTACCAGCCAAAGCAATATGTTGATTGGTTGATAATTTGGTTGTCAATAACTTATCAATATCCTCATCTTTAACACCCATAAAACGATAACCTTCCCTTGCAGTTAATGTTCTTATTCTCTTATCCTCCAACATTATCTGAGGTGAACCCGATGTTGTTAAACAAGGAGAACAAGCTTCAGTTGAATATATCCTACGGGTCTGGTCATACTTAATATCACTTCTTCTAGCAATTAATTTACACACCGACTTTACCTTGGAATCATTCCACTCAAATGGGGGATTGATAAATAACTTTTCATCAGCATCATCCTCAATATAACATTTCATCGGAACCCTTTCTTCCTTAAGGTTCAAGACCCCCAACATTTTTTCACGAACAACCTCATTACTCTCACCCAATACAGAAAACATAAAAACCCTTTCTCTATTTTGGGGGCAACCATAATCAGCTCCGTTTAATATCATCCAGTGATTTCCATAACCCAATTCTTCCAAATTACGAATGTATTCAGAAAACGCTTCAATATGGTTTTTTGATACCAAGTTCTTAACATTCTCCATTAACAAATACTTTGGTTTATTGTATTCAACGATTCGTTCAACCTCAAATAATAAACCTGACCTAGTTCCTTTTTTAATACCTTTCTGAACACCAGAGATTGAGATATCCTGACATGGGAATGAATATGTTAAGAAATCACAATCCGGGAATTGTGTTTCATCAATCTTTGACACATCCCCCAAGTTACCACACTCTGTAGTATGTAAACTATCGTAAGCTTCATTAGCCGATTTTAAGATATCACAATTAGCAATATTCTCATAGTTAACCCCAAGATATTTCAGAGCCAATTCTTGTGTTCCGTACCCTGAAAATAAACTAACCACCTTTAATGTTTTATTACCCATATATATATATTTTTAATAATTAAATATAAATAAAAAAACCCAAAGATTAAATACCTCCGGGTTAAAATTATTTGTTATTTTTTAAAAGAAATTAAACTTAAAATCTTTTGGAGCCACAGTGGTTCCTCCAAAATAAGGTTGTAACACAACTCTTATAAAACACCAACTTGATGTTCTATCAATTAAGAAATTACTTCCATTAATAGTAATACTATAATGTTCGGGTAAAATCTCAACTTCATAATTAATTGTAACATTTTTGTTATTAGGTAATAACATTAAAGAGTTTATCTCTCGTTTACCACCACTATATAGTATTGACATCAATTCGAGACATTCACTTTTAGTATTCCATCTCCATCCTATCCGGATACTATCTTTATGGTGAGACCAGTTATCAGATAACCCAATTAACTTATTGGTGTCTTTCTGTTTTTCAATTGTATATGAAAAATCACCCTCAAAGGTTACAAAACCTTTTATACTATTTGAGAATGTTAACTTGGGGATGTAATTACTGATGTGATTTCCCTGTTTAATAAGTTTTCTCATTATTTGTTTTTTTCTTCTTTATATCTTTCAATAGTTCTGTTTACCCATGAAATCATTCCAATTATAAATGTATAAATGATATACAAAAAAGGAAAAATAATTACATAACTAAACCATTCTTCTTCTTGAAAAAAGGATAACCCTAGTATTGATATAAAACAACCTAAAGTAATAAATAAATTTGCTTTCATAATTTTCTTCTATTAATTTTATTTTTAAGTTTATAATATCCAATTAGTAAGATTGTACTCAACTGAGTAAATAAGAAATACATAAGATATATTGTAGGAATTATTAATATCCACTCAAACCAAGTACCCCTTTGGTAATTTGCAATATACAATACAACAATAATACAAATAGATAAAATCAGATATTTAGTTTTTTTTGACATTAATTAACATATTTTTGTTTAGCGTAAAACATCTCCTTAGTAATCATATACATTGATGGAGCACCAATCTCAACCACATTTTTATTAGTCTTTTCGTCATAAACTACTCGCCAATCATACTCACTTTTTTCAATTCTCCAAGTCATTTTTTAATTATTAATTCCGTTTATTCGTTGAAAACTTCAATCTTCATTTCCTTTTCAACTAAGTCAGACCACACACCATTATATCTAGTAGCCCTTACAATATGATTATCAATCCAGTGATAATTACCAAACCTAGGTTTATTCATAACCATCCCGTGATACTTAAACCCATGTTCTTTCAACCAGGTCTCAGTCATCTCACGATGTTCTTCAGTTCTAGAGGTAAAAAAAGTTATAATATGACCCTCATCATACCATTTATTTAATGTCTCTAAAGCACCAGGATAAACTTTAGCCGTAGCCATCTTATAAGCCTCCTCATTGGGGATGTCATCACATACAGTCCCATCTAAATCAATTAGGTAATTCTTAACCCCTTCAGGTAATCTATTCATATATCAATTATTTATTTTGTAATGTTCTCGCAACATATTGATGCACAGTATTGGGAGACCTGATGGTTTTTGTCACATCTAATTTGTAATGTTCTCCCAACCATTCTTTTATAACCTGTTGAATTTGTTTGTAATTAAATGAAAAAATTTCTTTTAAAAATGACCTAATTGTTTTATTATCTACCCAGACTTCACCATTTTTTTTATTACACTCAAAATAAATATTTTTATTTTCATCAATATAAAAAAAGTAATCAGGAATATCTTTGGTCTCATAAGGTATCAAATCACCAAAGCGTTTTGTTAATTCTTTTTTTGCAATTTTTTTCTTAACTAAAAAATCTCTATCCTCGTCTTCGGATAATAGTTTTCTTTGTCTTTCAGTGATAATCACTTTCATAATTTCTATTATTTTGTAACATAACCCATATATTTACCAGAATATTTATCACATCCCTCACAAATATGTAAATTAACATAATGTATTTTCTCACCATCAATAGCATCAGGTTTCTCATTCTGAATATTTCTCCAATTATGGAACCCTAAAAAACACAACAATCTTCTCATATTATTCTTTTATCTTATAATAGTCCAACATTTCCATTAACTCATTATATAATACCTCGTCCTGAAATAAATTATTAAAGTTTAAAACCAAATTCTCAGTAGTTTCAAATTGTTCCAGCGTATCGCAAGAACGAATAACACCTACAATCCAATTGTAGGCGTCATGCTTATCTAATTCTTCCATTACTATATTACATCATCAGTTTTATCCATAAGGGTTAAAACTCGCTCCTCTAACGCCTTAAACTCAATTTCTGTATACTCAGAATTATAACACTCAAATTTAACACCACCATCTAAAGTATCATCCTTAATACCCAAAATGTTATACTCCTCACTGATGTTACTTTGTTTTATTTGTGTAATCTGTTTCAACGCATTCTCCTCACTAGTGTAATAAGGAAATCTAACAATAAAAATTGGTTTACTCATCTTCTATTTTTTTTTAACTTGTTATGACTTACATATATAAGTCTAAATTCTCTTTAGCATATTGATAAGCCTTGTCTAATGTCGTCCCAACTAAATCAGGATTTTGATTATCAACCCAATTGTCATCATGCCATACAGTTGACCAACCCTTTGACCGTAAGAAATCTTCTTTTAACTTCTTATCTATGTCCTTTAAGGTAACTTTAATTGGGGGCATCAATATATCACTTTTCCATTGCTCAAAAGTTATTTGAGAATTAGGATTATCTAATAAATAGTTCCTATATTGAGTTTCTAATGTTGCCATTATTATTTCTCGTTTTTTTTGTGTTTATCTTTTCTCACATACTTCTTTTTGTTCTTTTGAACATTTGGTCTTGAAGCCATCCAGATTTCTTGCATTGTGAAGGTAGTAGTTTTCATAATTTCTATATTTTTTTATGGTTGTTGTTTCATTTCTACACCACAAAAATACAACTAAATTTCATTCCACCAAAACAAAAGTGAATTATTTTATAAAAAAAATTCTAATTACCTACAATTGACTGGATACCATCAATATAACCTTCTCGGTAAGTCCGTAATATCTTACCTTTGTTAAATCTATCTAATTTATATACAGTTATTGGATACTCAAATTTTTTCGTAACATAATAAACATTTACAATATCACCAAATAAGTATCTTACATATTTACCAACGTATTTTTTCTTTAATGTCCGTTTAAATACACGAGTATTAATATACTCTTCAATACTGATTTCAGAATTAAATCTTTCTTTTAATTGTTCATTATAATGTTTATATGCTCCAGTAAAATCCATATTATTAAAATTAACTAAACATAACAAGGTGTATAAAACATAAAATTATTGAATTAGTGCTTGCAATGTTTCAATAACTTTTTTTACTTGTTCATTATTATTTCTCGTTTTTTTTGTGTTTATCTTTTCTCACATACTTCTTTTTGTTCTTTTGAACATTTGGTCTTGAAGCCATCCAGATTTCTTGCATTGTGAAGGTAGTAGTTTTCATAATTTCTATATTTTTTTTATGGTTGTTGTTTCATTTCTACACCACAAAAATACAATTAAATTCCATTCCACCAAAACAAAAGTGAATTATTTTATAAAAAAAATTCTAATTACCTACAACTGACTGAATACCATCAATATAACCTTCTCTATATGATACTGGATGTATTTTTTTAGGTTTAATAGTCGTTTTATTCTCCGTATTATCAATATTTGGTGTCAAAGTATAGTCCTTGAAGGTTTCCAATAAACCCTTAACATCTGTAAGATTATCACCACTATCCAATAGGGTTATTGTTTTGTCTTTTGTATTTATCAAATATTTCATAATATTATGAGTAAAGTTGTTATTATAATAATCATTAAACTTACTAAAAAAATTGTTCCTTTTCTATATTCTCTTTCCATAATCATTTCTTTAATGAAGAAGAATAATAATCAATTTTAGTTGAAAGTCAAATTATATATCCGATAGTCGGTCACTCAATATTTCATTATAGTTTCCATAATCAATATCCGGAGACCACCGGTCGTCAGTACTATATTCAGGTTTATCAACATCACCTTGACCAATCATCTCCTCAAAAACACATGCTAAATCATCATTACAGTTTTCAAGATGTTCGTCAAAAATCTCATCATCAAGTTCATTTATATAACTTTCTATATTAACCTCAAAAATAACTCGTTCATCATCAAATCTAATAATCTTACCATACTCCTCAACCGCACCTCTTAATGTATCATACAAATAATCAGTATATTCACTACAACAAGCATCATCATAAGCCCTGTTTAAAGCGTTTCTAATATCGTAATCTTCATCATATTCCTCAATTTTTTCATCAAGACTTAATTCGTTAAATTCATCCTCATCAAAATCTGGATTATTACTTGAAGCCATTTCCTTAACCATTTCCTCAATTCGCTTTTCGTTTTCACTATTCACATAATATTGTAGAGCACCAGACCAATCATCAGAATCTGAACCACAAAATTCCCAGGTATCACCACCCATTATTTTATCAAATAAAAAAACATCAACACTATAATCATTACCAGCAGGTGTTTTCTTTTTATAACTTCCCACTTTATAATCACCATCAATATAATATGAAAGACGACCTGGGTCAATATCAATGGTTACATTATAATCGTACTCAGGTTTTTCTATAAGACCTAATTCTGCTAATTTGTTCTTTAAACTTCTTGTGTTAAACAATTCAGGTCTATTACTATATAATGATTTTAGCACCTCTTCAGGTAAATCAGTAAGCTTGAAATCTTCTTGACTTTGATATTCTGAACCAAACCCTTGAATTAAGTATCCAGCTTCTCCACCATCACCCCCCAAAACATAAAACAATGGTAATATGTAGTTATGGTATTCTTCTTTCGGTTTTGAGTTGTGAGGACCCTTTAATTGGTATAATATACCATCTCTATCACCAATCGCCGCAGTCAAGTGACTTTTGTTAATCGTATATTTATCTTTAAGTTTCTTAAATTCTCTCAAAGAATAAACGCTATTACTTCTATCTGTTCTACCACAATGTCCCATTCTCCGGGATTCTTCCGAACAATCATTAGTTTCTGTATCAACCCAATAAAACCCAAGACCATCTTCATTTCTAAAATCAACAACAATAGGATGTTCTTCTTTATAATTAATATCACCATCTTTGGTTCCCAAAGATTGATGCCACTGATTTGATTCGTTATATAACTCATCATAAAATAAATCTTTAATCGTTGAAACATTTCCGTCTAACCCAACTCTAATATAATCCATAATGGATACTATTTGTTCTCGTTGTCTGCGAACTAAATTGTTTTGATTAACCAAATTAATTGATGTCTTTTTTAATTCTTCAGGGTTTAATTCTTGAGTCATACCCCCATGATAATCAGAAAAAAACTTAAGTAATTTATTACCCATCCATACAGCTAAGGGTCCACATAAACTATCTAACATTTCCGCTTGGTTTTCATTAAACCCAAGTTTATCCATTAGGATTTTCTTCTTTGACGCTTCAGTTATTAAAGCTTTTATTGATTTTATTAAATTCATTACAATCAGTTTAGTAATAAATATAGTGAAGTGACGATATTTATGTATATGAAAACAATATTTTTAACCTTAGTAACCCTTTTATCCTTATCCGTTTATTCTCAAAAGAAATTAAGAGATAATATTACCGTAAAAAGTGACATATTTGAGGTTGTATATTCTGAAGTATTAGAACAACCAAAATTAGTTAAATATAGTGTATTATGTCCGAATGGTAAAGTATCAAGAACTGGTATGGATTTCTACACTAATGATAGTATAAAGACATCAGACGATAAGGATTATAAAAACAATATATGGGATAAAGGTCATATGGCTGCGGCTGCCGACTTTAATTGTTCCAAAGAAATGTTACGTAAAACATTCTCATACTTGAATTGTTCGTTACAAGAACAAACATTAAATAGAACCACCTGGAGACTTTTAGAACAACATGAGAGGGACTTATCCCAAAAGTTTAAGGTATATGTTGAAATCCAATGTATATTCTCATTAAAATCAATTAGACTAAAAACCGGTGGTGTTGTTCCTGATGGTTATTATAAAAAAATAAGATATAGTAATAAGGTTGAAATCTATTACTTTAAGAATGAAAAACCAACATCAACTGACTATACAAAATATCGCACACTATAAAAAAAACCCATTCGTTATGAATGGGTTTTTTATTGTCAGCCAAATGTATTAATTAATAGTAACATTTGGCTGGTAATAATTTTTAATTGTTATCTTAAACTGTTTATTAATTCTTCAACATCATCTCGTTTTATAAAATCAATAACATCTTGTTTTAGTTTATTCTTTGAACAAAATCTATTAAAGTAAAATTCTGGTATCTCATCGGATTCTTCTTCCCAGGTCTCAAAATTATAACCATCCGGTGTTAAATCTTTTTCTTTATCCGCCCAGTCTTTTTCCCTCTCTGAAGCAATAGAAATATCATACACACCTTCAGAGTCAATTAAATAACCACCAACTTTAAGATAAGCATGAACCAATACATCGTCAATGTTTTCACCTTGTCTATCAGTTCTTTCAGCTAATATTAAATGATACTTTATCTCCTCATTAGGTAATACCTTTTCAAATACTTTTTTCAAGTATTCAGCGAAATAGTGGCAATGCCCAAATTGATAGTCTTGACCAAAGAAAACTTTTTCCATTTAATTAAAAATAAGTCTGTTCAAAATAAAGAACTTGAAATTTATCTTTCTTATCAATTAAGTTACTTGCGTTAATCAAATCATTATATTCAACAACCGCATTTTTTTGTATTTTTCTGAATTTAGTAAATAAATCGTAAGTAGTGATATCACTATTAAATAACTCTTGCGAGTTTTTATTATAAGAATTCATAAGACCCAACTCCATTTTATAAGCACCATAAACAACATCTATTAAATTATTAAATTCGTGTTTAATTTTAGCTTGAGGTATTTCAGGTATAATATTAAAATCAACCATATACTCCTGTAATGTTTTTGCGTGAGTTAACTCATCGTCAGCTTCATTAGAGAAGAATTCAGCAGCTTTTTTATAATTCATATCTCTACACCAATTAGCTGCAGCTCTGTAATAATAATGAGCGGCATACTCATCTTTAATTCTTTCAGTAATGATTTTTATTGTTTTATCATCCAATAGATAAACTGCAATGTTGTTAACATTTGTTAATGTATTATCAGAACCAGTCTCTTTTGACATTTTTTCGTTAATAACCGTCTTGTTAACTTCTTTAGCTAAATTATCCTTGAATTGTTTTGTGATATCACTCATATTTTTATTTTTTTATTATTTATTGACCTATTATAATATCACCAAAATCTAATCTATCCATACCACTATTAGTATCTTTGGTTTCAGTTTCACCATACATAAAATGTTTAACAACAGATATTATTGATTGTTCTGATTGTGCGATTTTAGTTTCTTGCCAATCCTCTAATTGGTCACCATCTTCCATTTTTTCCCACATCTTCATAGCTAAAGTCGCTATAGTGTATAGTTGTTCTTTAGCCATGTAAGAACCACCTTCGTGTTCTTCATTTATATTGTTCTTAAACTTATCAACCAATAAGTTTAATTGTTTTTCTGTGATAATTATATTTCCCATATTGTTTTTTATTTATTTTATCTATTCGTAATATTTCTCCAACGAATCTCAGTAATAGGATTAACCGCGTATAATTTATTTATTTCTAAATTGTAATGTTCCTCTAACCATTCCTTTGTAACTTGTAGTATTTGTTCATACTCAAATTGAAAGGTGTCTTCTAAAAATGGTCCAAAAATATGATAATTAATTCTGACATTATCATCAATTTTATTATTATCAAAATAAACTTTTTGTTGTTCGTCAATATAGAAAACCCTATTTGGGAATTTTTCATCCTTAAACAGAATTAAATCACCAAACTTCTTGGTTAACTCTTTTTTAGCAATATTATATATTCTATTCTCTGTAATAATGACTTTCATATTTATAAATATAATAAAAAAGAAAAAAGAGGTAATAGTTACCTCCTTTTTTTTGGGGTCAACATAAGTTAACCACTCCACCATCTTATTTTATATAAATAAGCAAACTATTATTTGTAGAATTCAATGTAATTCTCTTCAGGATTATTAGGAATATCAGTTAGTTCCATTTGTTTTATTATTAAAGATGTTAATGATACCCTTAGTTTCCCATCGTTGAACAATAAAAATACAACATCTTTTCCATCCGATTGTTTACACTCAATCATTTGATATTCTTTACCCTCCATAGTTCCTTTAGTAACACCTCCATCTTGAGCGAACTGAACCATTTTTGAATTACCCATATTAGTTATAAACACAAGTCCATTACTAAACTTAACAATGAAGTCTCCCCCATTTTCAACACTTTTCATATCATCAACATAAGTAATAAACTTATTGTATCTTTTAACAAAAGTATTACCTTGTTCATTAATGTTATATAATGTTTTTATTTCGTTCTTTTCTTCTTCCGTAATTATAAATTTCTTACCCATAGTTATGTCTTTAACAATAAATATATTAAAACCATAACAAAAGTTTATTGTAAAAAATAATAAGATAATTTTCCCCATTAGTCAATTTTATTTAGTCACCAAAGCCTCCACCTTACTTCTCATATGGTCAGCCAAATCATATTCAACATTATTAGTTACAATAATAGAATCAACTAAAATTCTATTAGGGATATGAACCAAGAAGTCGGTTCCGTTAAAGAATGTTAAATCGTTTTTCAAGGCAATACAACCTTGAATCATCTTCAAGAATAATTTGAATTGTGTTGCATCAATGAATGTCTCATTCAACAATGAACCAAATTTCTCGTTCTCAATTCTTATATTAAATTTTGTAGTTGTCATCTCATTTATTTTTTTCAAAGATAAACATAATTTCAATATAAAACAAAAAAAAATCTCATCAATTTTTTAGATTGACGAGATTCTAAATCTATCGAAAGGAGAGGTAGTAGTGTGAATATATAAATACAACAATACTTTATAAAAGTAAATGATTTAGCATTATTTTAACATTCTTCTAATAATCCCCTCTAATTCACTCCCCAAGGGTGTTGGTAAGTCGTCTAAACTATAATAACCACAGTCTGTATGTTCATTTCCGTCCTTTGCGTTTTCCAAATCCGGCATGATATCCTCATCAACATCCATCAAATATACTGATAATTCACCCTTTTTATTTATACCATCACGACCATAACGAGTAATAATACCACATAACTCTAAAGGAGCACTTATCTTATTATTAGTTTCCTCATAATATTCTCTTGCGGCACCTTCAACAGGATTCTCATCTTTATCAAGACCACCACAAGGAATTGACCATTCCCCAGGTAAACTCCCCTTGTTATTTCTTTTACATAATAAAACCTTATCGTTTGATTTTACTAAAACACCTGCGTATCTTTTTTTAACCATTTTCAGTAATTTGTTATATTTATAAATATGAAGATAAAAATAAAAAACAACACCTTCAATGTAAAGACCATGTTAACCCAAGAACAATGGTCCGAAGGTATGATGGGTAAAAAATTTAATGATAAAGTAAACGGGATGTTATTCCTTATGTCAGATGGGCCACATTGTTTCTATATGAAAAATTGTGTAATACCACTAGATATCATATTCATCCAAGATAATGTAATAACTAATATCCACCATAATTGCCCCCCATGTAAAACAAAAGATTGCAATAACTACTGCGGTCACGGAGATACAATCCTTGAGGTTGATGGTAATACCTGTAAGAAGTTAGGTATTAAAATTGGGGATAGAATATCTGTATAATAAAAAAATGACCTATAATAGGTCATTTTTTATTTTATTTCTCTGATTCAATTTTCTCTTGTAACACTCTTACAAACTCATCCTGAATCATTTTTGTGAATTTAATAGTCGCTTGTTTATCAATATCTTTAACATACATAATGTCTTCATCACCAGGTCTTTGTAAATCTTTACCTAAATAATTCAATCCTGAAATATTAGTAATACATTTATGACCACCACTGACTTTATCAATAACATCCCAAGCTGTAATATTTATATTTTCCATCAATTGTTTTTCTTCTTCACTCATTGATATATAAGGTTTAATCATGCTATAACCAATTTTAGTTAATAAGTCACGACCATTATCTATTTTTTTGAAATCTTCACCATAAATCGCAACAAAATCTTTAAATGTAAATCCTATTGATTCTTCATTAAAATCTTTACTATTTTCAGACATCCATTTAAGTGTTGATAATGAAATATCTTTTAACTTCAATCTACTTTCCCATTTTGAAAGAACAATATCTTTAATTTTTCCTAAATCAATCCCTTTTAAAGCCCTATCTTTCTTATATGGATTACAAGATGCTTGAACCAACCCTATATCACCCCAACCAATCACTAAAAAATCAGCTTCAGGATTATTTTTAAATGGTGTGTATCTATCGTAAGAACCTGGTGAAAACATATTTCCTCCACCCCATTGAACTATGATATTCCCCATAACTTTCACAGCAGGACTATTAGCCATTTGTTTAATATAAGTTTCCTTGTTCTTTTGTAGTTGTTCTACTTTAGCATAGCCCTTCTCAACCATAATTTTTTTGATATTCTGTAAAATATTTAATAAAGATGGGGTTGAGTCCATCACTAATCTTTCCAAAAATCTTGGTTTGTTTTTAAAGGCTAACAATAATTTATTTGTTACTAGACCCATCAACATTTTATTCTTCTCAATTGATTTGCCTTTATCTAACTTAAAAATATAGTTAATAACCTCATCAACACTAATATCATTCATCGCATAATTTGCGGAGTCAACCGTTGAAATTAATAAGATGTCAGCATTTGTAAATAATTCTTTTGGTGATACAATTTGTGATATTGTTTCAACATTAGAACGAGCTTGTCTAAAAGAGGTTGAACCTGTATCTTCAGCTCCAGCTTGTCTATCGTGGTGGTCGGTGTGAATTATGAACATTGGCTTGCCGTGGGCAAAATCGACTAAAACAGGCATAACTTCACCTTTAGCATCAGCTTTCTTAACCGCAAATTCTTTATCACCATATTGAATAACTTCACAATCAACTACTTTAATACCATTATTATTCAGGTATTCCTTCATAGCAATTGCACTAACCACACCATCTAAATCTTGATGAAAATATATTTTAGCTTTTTTGTATCTATCAGCAAGAGAACGAATATTTCTTAACCCACTTTCAATAATAACTTGTGTATTTTTTTTAATCTTCATTTTGTACTATTTTATATCATTGATTTTATCGCACCACCCATTAAAGAACTAATAAAACTACCAATTGGGTCAGTATTAGTATCACCAGTTGGTTTTTCAGGTGCGACAGAGGTCACAGGTTTTATTGGTGTCTCACCATCTTTAACATCACCAAATTCTTCATTCCATAAATCTTGTGATTTTTGTGTCTTACTATATTTAGCAACTTTTTGTTCCAAATTAGGAATCTGTTTTTCCAATTCTTCAGGACCAACAAAATTACCAACACCAACAGAATCCAATAAACCCAAATACCATTTAGTTCTTCTCATTAATGACCTTGTAGCTCTATTTCCCCACAATCTAGGAACACCACCGGCTACCCTGGAGAATAATGTAGGGTTTATATTTTTATAGTCTCTAAACCCTCTAAATTTACTTTCTTTAGCTATCTGATTTAATAAAGCTTGTTTCTCAACTTGAGATAAACCTTTAGTTTCTAATTTACCTACTAATTTTGCAGAACCTTCAAGTCCTTTAGAACCTTTAACAAATATTTGTAAAAATTCCTCAACTAATCCAACAAATCTAGTTCCCAAAAATGGAACTTTACCTATAGAACCTCGTAAAGCAGCAATCAATTTGCTAGCCCACATAGGTGAGGTCTCAACAAGTTTAGCAACAGGTCCACCCATTTCTTTAGCGGTTTTAGCCATTTTTGCGGCATCACCAGCAATAACAGCACTCTTAAATACTTTAGCACTATCACCACCTACTTTCATAACACTAATAACAGGTTTAGCTATAGCGTCACCCAAGAACGGAATCGCGGATATCCAAGATAATAAAGCAAATAACTTATCACCCTGTCTCCAATAACTAATACCATTAACAACATCAATAATACCGGTGGGGTCAAATATACCAGCAATATCACCTAATGTGTTATACCATTTATCTTCATTCAATAAAACACTTTTATCAGGGTAAATTTCTTTTAAGAATTCAACAACAAATATTTTATCAACTTTAGTTAAATTATTAAATTTTTCTTCAGCAATCTTATATTGTTCTTCCTTGAATATTTGTCTTGTTTTATCTCTGAATTCTTTTTCAGTTAGTACTAATCTATTCATTATTCAAACTTTAGTTTATTTAATCCTTGATTTGCTAAATGACTTAATTTTTCCATAAAGTCACCATGTTTAGCAATCATTTCCTCAAATTTCTCAAAATTACGAGGGTCTTTAACTTTCATTTTAGCAATAGTTTCAGAACCTATTTTACCATCTGTAGGGACTGCACCTATTTTAGATTGATATTCCATAACAGCTTCTTCAGTTTTAGAACCAGGTCCACTTAACCCATCAACAACTAATTTAGTTCCTTGAGTTTGGTTTAAGAAATCTTGTACGGCCATAATAAAATTTTGGTTAAGAACTTCTTCCTGTTCTTTTAATATTTCAGTGTTCTTGAATGTTTCGTGTAGTCCAAGTATACTTTTCTTTTCTTCTTCCGAAATTATAAATCTGTTTTTCATAATAATAGTTTATTAATAAATATACTGTAAAACAAAAAGGAGAACTAAATGTTCTCCAAATTTTTGATTTTTCTTTCCAAGTACCATGCAGCTTTCTTTAGGTCTTGTATTTCTTTATCGGTATCTTTCTTTCCAGCCCTTGAAATATATTTGACAGTATTACCTAAATGGAAGTCTAAGTCCCACGCCTCAATTACTTTTATGGCCTCATATTGATTATCGGCTCCCCCATAATGACTAGGGTTTTTAACCATTTCTTTTTCCATATTAACTGTTTTTAACGACGTAATAGTCTTTAGTTTTTACATATTCTTCAACAACACCATCTTCAATTAATTTATTTAAGATGACTTTCGTTTGTTCAATACTTTCTTTAAGAATGTATTTAGATACATAATTAATGTGAATAGGTTGTCTTAATTTAGCTAACAACAAATTGGCTTGAGTTTTTTCCATAATGTTTAATAATTTTTGATTTGACTTGTTCGTTTGTTTTTCCTTTTTTTACCCACTTATATATTTCGGATGTTTCATCATCCGTTAAAATTAGTGTATCAGTGTTGAATAATGAATTGAGTGGCAAGTTACAATTAATATAGTTAATAACCATATTAAAATTCACAATTCTTTTATTTATACTCATTCTAATTTGATATTTCGTTTAACACTTCCGTTTTGTTTTATATAAGCAACAACTTTTCTTTTGAACATAGGAATTAGTGTTTCTTGTAATGGAAATATGTCATCAGACGATACTTCAAATACTGGATAACTCTCTTCGTTATTCTTATCGTAAGTTTTAGAAAATTTAAATATATTATCTTGTATTGTCAAATCATTTTGTAAACCTTCATACACTAAAGTTAATGATGTTCTTGTTTGATTTTTAACTTTATAAACTTTCTTTGTTACATATCGCCAAATATACAATTTATCTTTTGATTTATAATAAAAAAAACCTGATTTACTTTTTAAATTATTTTTATTCTTTTTTAATGTTACTTCCACTGAATCATAAGCTACGCTCCATATTGATTTCGCAAAGTTGAAGTAGTCATGTAATTGTGGTTGAGCCATTTTTAATATCTTATGGTATTCTTCAACCTCCTCGTCAGCTAAGACTGGGATATCTTTCAATTTTAAGTCTGATAATATTAATTCATCATCATTTGAGGTGAATTGTCTATCAACATATAATATTTTATTTTGAGTTAATAATGTTTGTATATTACCCAAATGTAATGATAATTCAATAAACATAGGATATATCTTCATATCCTCGAGGTATTTATTCATTTTTTGGAAATAATCAAGTAATACATATTGTTTTTGTTCGGAATCTAAAACTCCGTCAAAAATCCAATCTGTATTCATAATAAATGATACTTTTTTATTTCTTAATTTGTCCATTAATTTTCTCTTATTACATAATATAGTTCACTACCAATTCTTACTTCATCAACATCTCCATCATACCCTGACATTAAACCGTATCCATCTTGTTGAATCACATATTTAATTAATGCGTCTTTGTCAACATAATCTTTAAGGTCATATCCCATATCTTTTATGTGACCAGCTGGGTCTCTCTTAATATCATCTAATCTATCTTCTACAACTCTATCAATCATTTCTTGGGTTGGTTCCATATCAACCTCAATACTATCTAATTCTTCTTGTAAAGTCTCTAAATGTTCTTGAATTTGGTCGTATTCGTCAGACCCTTCTTCGTATTCAGATAATCGTTCTTCATAGGTCTCAATTTCAGACTCAAGTTGTTCTTTTCTTTCTTCTTGTTCTGGAGTTAATTCATAATCATCAGCATTAAAATAAGATTCCGGACTATCACTAACATCATACTCATAATGTTCTCTTTCAGAATCAAGTAAGTCATCAATATCTAAAAAATCTTCAAGAACATCATCTCTATAACCTTCAACACCAATGTCGTCAATCATGCTCTCCATATACTCATATGCCGCAGCATCCATTTCATATTCAGTTCCAACTGAATACTCACGACCTAATCCTAAAACCTCAAAATGAGTAAGACCATAGGCTTGGTAACTAGTGTTTATAATATTATAGATATCTTGTTTTTCACCTCTAATTTCATCAATTCTTTCATCAATATCAGAAATTTCATCACGTAATCTATTAGTCTCTTCCGAGTCTTCTGTTTCTGCAAATCTCTCTTGTAATGAATTACTTCTGTTTTGTAAAGTTTCTATTTCCGCAATATCATCTTCAGTTAACTCATCAATAACACCAATACTAACTAAATGTTCAAATAAAGCGTTAGCCTTTAACCCTACATCATCAATATTCTCATTAGTACGATTCCAAACATCATCCTCTCTATTACTTTCAGCTTCTTCATATTTCTTTCTCTCCTGAGCTCTTTCTCTTATTTTAGCGAATGGTGTATTCCAATCCGTAACATAACCTGTTACCTCAACACCTTTAAGGTCTCTGATATTTGTATCACTAATATCTAATGAACCTTGAACAACTTTAATGTTTCCTAAATTATCAATCGGTAAACCTTTTAATTTCAAATCTCCAACAATAATAAGTGACTTCCCCTTTAAAGTTTTTATTCTGGCTAAAAGACTTGGGTCATTACTCGCTTTTTCTAATAAATCACGATATTGTTCAGCCGGAACTTTAAGGTATGTTTCCTCAACTTGTTCAACAATAGTTCTGATTAATTTATGTAAACCTTGTTCGGTTAATTTAATTTTTTTCATAAGGCAAATGTATCATATTTTTATAAATATATCAATATATTATTTGTAATCTTGACATTAATCTATTTTGATTGATATTTATCATTATCAATAAACTTCTAACACTTTAGTACTATGTCATGTGGTTGTAAAAATAAACAAAATCAGACACAAACTACACAACAAACTAACCAAACTCCAGCACCGGCTCAACCTCAAACTCAGCCAATTCAAGAGTCAGTTCGTAAAGTAGTTGAGCGTTATTATACTAAAAAGTAGTATAACGACAATCATTAACAAAAAAAGGAGATTATTTCTCCTTTTTTTTATTTATATAATATTTTATTTTGTTTATTAATTAACATAAAACAAAAATTATGAAGTATATTAATAAAAATTCTAACAGAGGAATTGTAAATCTATTCGCAGATTTTATAGTTAAAAAAATAAATAAAACTACACAATACGATGTTGTAATTGAAGTGGTTGACTGTGGTCGTTTTTTAGTTGTCAATGGTATGACAAATTGTGAAGAAATCTTAGACATAATGACAGTTAAAGAAGAATTTATGACTGAATATAAAACACTATTAACAATATTCGGTTATGAACACATTAATATAATTGATTTAATCATCTATAAACACGAATTAGTTAAAAAAGATGAACATTTCTTCACATTATATTCAAACAATATTAGACCTTACTACCATAAAGATGTTACCGATTTTGTTCAAAACTCAACAACTGATTATAAATTTCATTCAGTTAACTATACACACCAATTAGAACCTGAAATTGACTTCTCTGAAGAGAATGTATCAAATCTTGATTACTACACTTACAATCCTTTAAATATAACATCAGAATTCCCTTATGGACATAGCTTATCTATGGGTAGAAGTAATCTTTATTATTCAGAATATATTTGTAACCAAATTTTTGATATTATTGGTGCGTCAGAAATAACATTTAAGTTTTCATTATCTCAAAATAAAGATGAAGATTTTAATATTAGAATTAAATCAAATGGAATATATAAAGAAGAAACCATTAAATCTTTGATATTGGATGTTTTTGATTTTAACATTAGTAAATTTCAACATGGTATTTTATCTTACGATATCATTGAAGATATCACAATACCATTTGGAGATAAACCCTGGTTGATAAGAGATAGAGTAAAAGACTTAGTAGTATTCTAAAAAGAAAATCCCCAATTAAGGGGATTTTTTATTTATTAAAATGTTCTTTAATAATTGTCAAACCTTCATCAATTTCATTAAAATCTCTTTCCGGTGCAAATAACAATGAAGTTGGTTCTTTGTCAGGACTTTCAACAATCATAAAGGCTGGAACAAATTCGTTTTCTGTTATTTCAACAAACATATCATATTCATCCTTATGTTTATCAATATCGCGTTCAACGAAATCAATATCACTTTCCTTTATTTTATTTTTTAATTCAACACAATAAGGACAACCCTTCATCGTAAAGACAATTAATAATTTATCCATAATTATACGGTTTCAATAACATTTTTAATTTCTTCTTCAGTATGTGTTCCCACTCTAGAATAAGTTTCAGTACCATTAGCAAAAGTTTTAATCATAGGAATATTTCTAATACCCAATGATTTTGCGAACGCCATATTAGCTTCAACATCCATAGTGTATAATTGTACATCTGAATTTTGTTCTTGATATTCTGTAGCAATTCTTTCAAAGATTGGTTTCATTTGTCTACAAGGTACACAAAATGCTGCGTGAAAATCAATAACCAATTTTTCACCATTTTCAATTTTTCTTTTTAATTCTTCTGTTGTAATCTCCATTTTATTTACTTTTTTTAATTAAATTATGTAGCGTAAAATCTACAATGTTTTTTTTGTTTATTGTTGTTAAGAATAGAACATTACCATTCTTAATATAAATAAATATACCTGTTGAATCATATTCAACTAATTTTTCAATATTATTTATACCCCCATCTAAATCAACATAATCATTATACCATAACAGGTGTGATTTGTCAATTAATTTATTAATAACTTCCCCACTTAATGAGTTATAAGTATTAACAATAGAAGGATAGGAACCATATCGTTCCTTAAATAATTTTACACAATGTTTTCTTATCTTTATCTCTTCCATATCTTAAAAAAAATCAATCCAGTCGTGAGTTTCTTCTTGGTCATCAGTATTTACATTATCTTTTAACCTACTTAAATCTTTATCCCATTTTAGTTGATAACCAAAATCGGTTCTATTACTTTGGTCCATATAATGTTTCATTTTAATATTATCAGTAACCTCACATTCAGTATCAAATTCTCTACCACCTACAACAACATTCATAACCGGTAAAGTAAACTCATTATGTAATAAATAATCATTAATTCTATCATCTAATTTAGCCACAACATTATGCCAAACTTCATCAATACCTTGATTAAATCTACCTAATGTCTGGATTCTTACAATGTCAAAGACTTTTTCACCATTATGACCTACAATATATTCAATGGTAACTCTTTCACCAGTGATTTCATCTCTCCTAAGTGAAATGATTATTGACTCCTCTCTTTTAATATAAGTCTTAACACAATTTGATTGCGTCACCGACTCCGAATTATAGTCAATAGATGTTTTTAATACAACTGGATAATAAATGTAATCTAACACAATAGGTTTCTCAATAGTATTTACAAATTTTTCATCATATTTTCTAGTGAAATCCCCTTGAGTATAATGACTAACCTTATTGGTCAAATCATAATGTTCATTATTAAACTCATCATAAGTTTTCGACTTCCAAGTAAAATCCTCAAATAATCTTATTTGGGTTATCATATTTATATGGTCGTTGAAAGTGTTAGATGTTATATGTTTCATCATAACTAACTTCATAACCTCAACAACATTTCTTTTCTCTTTATCATTCTTAAATGCAAACTCCGGCATATAGTAGTATTTAAACACCGAGGTCTCAATAACCTGTTTCATAAAGTCATCACTTTGGGAATTCACAAATTTCTCCCCCAATAAACGATAAGCATAATGTAATGACTCCATATTACATTCTTTAACCGTATGTAAAACCCTTTTTAGTTTTTCACCACTGACACCATTTTTAGTCATAAACGCATCAATAAACTTTAACTTGTGTTTTACCAAATCTTTTTTTGTAACTTGGGGGAAAATCTCCATAAACACTTTCCAGTTATTTGAATACTTAATACCTGAATATTCCAAATATCTTTTGTATAAGTTTTCATCATCACTATAAGATGGGTTAATAACAACACCTGGGATATTACTTAAAAAAATATTCATTGATATTCCGATAACCTCGTGTTTTTCGGTCATTTTTTCCTTAAGTTTTTTATTACTTAAACTCCCATAAAACATTGTGTTCATTAAATGTTTTATCAAGTTTAAAGGACTTTCCCAAAAGTTGTTTCTACGAATTCTTTTATTAACCTTTTTTTTGGATGTGTAATTCGTCATATGTCCAGAATATAGTGAATTAGTCTTAACATTAAAAGTTACAAACCTAACACTATTATCACTTTTAAAACCCCGACCATTTAGTCGTCGTCTTCTACTATATGTGAAAAGTTTAAAACTAATTTTATCTTCAGTTTTAGTTACGTAAACACTTTTTCTTTTTATTTCAACTACAGCTAATTTGTTTTTAAGGTTTTCTTCAAATTTTTCTTTTGTTGTATAGTTTCCTTTGATTACATACTCAAGTCCTTCCATATCATAATACCGACCATTATCCTCAAATGGGTCGTCAGATATCTCCCTTTGGACGGGAGTTGTATCATCATATTCTGTAACATGATAAGTTTCAATTATATATTTATAAAGTTCTTCCATCGTAAATTGTATTAAACCTTACAAAAGTAATTTTTTTTTAATTAATAAACAAAACTAATTCAAACATAATGGACCAAATTTTGTATCCTTGAATATTTTCTCAAATAATTTAACCTCATCATCATTAATATCTCGTTTTTTCATCTTAACAACAATCGCAATAAGTTGTTTTTGGGTTAATGATGGTTCCTCACCATTCTCAACATTCAAATATGATTGTTCCTTAACTTTAAGATAAAATTCTTCTTTACCTAAATCCCCAATTAAATTCATTAGGTCGTTAGGGTTATTATCAAAAAACTTAATAAACTGATTGAGGTATAACTCTACTTCTACATTTTTCATAATATATTTTTTTTACAATAATAACCATTTCCTTCATATAACATATTGTCAGTTATGTTTTTAGGAATCACTAGTCTCGGATTACAATCTTTAAGATTTATAAAAAGTAATTCGGGTAAATTTCCAACAGATTCTGGTATTTCTTCCAAAGACTTATTCCCACATAAAGATACAAATCTCAATTTAGTTAATTCCCCGATACTTTCAGGTAATTCACTAACAATATTTTGTAATAATAAAGCGGTTAGGTTCTTAAATCTATTAATAGTTTCAGGTATTTTAAATGATACTTTTTCTTTTGATTTATTACTGATAATAAGATGACTAATATCCTCCGGTAACGAATCAAATATATTATCAAAACCATATATTGCGACGAACTTACCTGATGATGTTTCAGGGTAATTAATCTCAACTCTATTCCCGTCACCACTCATTAAGGCTTTAGTAAAATCTTTCTTAAAATAGTCCTTAAAATCCTTTAGATGACCATTAAAATACTGAACCAGCGGTATTGGTTGATTATGTCTATCCATAAATTGATTACTTTGAAAATGAAATTGATATCTCTCAATAGGTAACCCAGTTCTCTTACTAAGTTCATCTTTATTCTTTAATATAATATAAAGAGGTCCTTGCTTAATATAAGTTCGGAAAAAATTAGAGTCAGGTGGTGAAGTACACCATTTACTCTCACCATTTATAAAATCGTAATAACCCCCATACCAAGAAGCGGCTTCAGCTTGTTTGTCACCATCGCCCTCAATCTTAATTAAAGTATATTCAGACCCCTGAATCTCAATTGTCGCACCAGGATGATAAAAACCCTCACGAACCAATCGTATTTCATTCTTTAAGGTCTCCCTATTCTTCTTCTCAATAATATTACTAGGGATATCATTAATAACTTTACTCAATAAATGAGTATTGAGTTTGTTAATGTCTCTTTTGTCTTCCGGAATGTGAAATTTATATTTTCTGTAATTAACTAAATCGTTTTTAACACCCATCAAATCTTCCTCAAATCTTCTACGGTATTCCTTAATAACTAATTGATATCTCTCACTATTAACATCTTCAGTAAGATAATCAATACCCTGATTAATTTCAATTAATTCCGTAATCTCCGGGTTCAAATAATGTTTTATAAACCATTTAGTATATTGACCAACTTTAACATCCGTCATATCATCAACGGAAGCTTTAGCGTAATCAAAATCATTTGGGGTTTTTGTGGTGGGGTCGTAAGATATCAATAACTTTAACACATCAAAAGATAAATGTGTTTTTGATAAACTAGAAAAGGCAGTATCAATACCACCTTTTCTAACATATCTATCGTATAAAATTTGAAACCTACTTAAGGTTTTTGTTGTTGTGTTCATCTCAAATTTATTTATAATATCAAAGATAGATAAAAAAAATATGAAATCAAAGTATTTTACTTCATAGCGTAAAAACCATCTGAAGAATCCTCTAATAACTCCTTAACCTCAGCTGGTATTTCTACACCACGGTTACTTCTTTGTAAGTTAATAAAAACTAAATCCTGTAATTTAGCAACACTTGCAGGTATCTTCTCAATTGAAGGGTTGTCAGTTAAAATCAAATATTGTAAATCTGTCAAATTACCAATTGATTCAGGTAATGTTTTAACCAAATTAAGTAGAGTTAAAGTTTGTAAATTTTTATAATTACCAATAGATTCAGGAACATCTAAAGCTACATCCATACTTGTAGTGTTTTTAATCACCAATGATTCAATATCATCCGGCAATGTATTAATTATCTCGTTGAATTGTCCTTGTAAATCTTTTTCAACACCATATATTTGTTCGTATAATGAAACATTCCCAGGGAATTTAATTTCTATTTTACTACCACTAAGTCTTCCACCGTCTCCACCACTAGTAGTTCCACCAATTCGTAAAAATTCAGTTTTTAATAAATCTTTAAAATCCGCAAACGAACCATTCATAAATTTAACAACATCAATATTTCCACTGTTTTGAAATCTATCTCTAAATTGGTTACTAGGAAAGTGGAATTGGTATCTTTCTGAAGGTAATCCAGTTTTTTCACCAACTTGACCTTTAGGGTCATTAGCAATGAAAATATATAAAGGACCTTGGTTTCTATAAGTTTTTGAGTAACCGGAGTCTTTAGCAGCTGTACACCAGTTAGTTTCACCAGCCTGTGCTTTACCATCATAACCACCAAAATAAGACGCCGCATCAGAACCTATTTGTCCTTTGTCAGCAATTTTAATTAATGTATACTCACCGTTATCTCTTAATATTTCAGCACCAGGGAATTTAAATTTATCTTGAGCTGGAGATGTTGAATCTTCTCCTTTAACTTTTTTAACTTTTTTACCACGATATAAATCTAATTCTATCGTATCACCTTCGTCTGAAACAACGATAGGTAAAGTCATTAATTCTTCAACAGAATTAACTTTATTAATATCTTTTTTAGTAGGGTCTTGTAAACTACCTTTAAACCTTTCATACTTCTCCAATAAAGTTTTCAAGTGGTCCAAATCCTCCAAATATAATCTAACCAATTCTTTAACTTGTTCTTTATATTCAGGTGTTCCAGGTTCAACATCAGTAATAGTTGTTGGTAACTTACCAAAAGTATTGATAATCCATTGAACATATTTACCAACTTTAACAGAATCCATGTCCGCTACTTGAGCACCGTCAACATCAAAACCTTGGGGAACTCTTGTTGTTGGGTCAGCAAATATTAATTTTTTAAACATATCAAAAGGTAATCCCTTTTTCTTAACTTCTGGGTTTTTTTTGTCTTTAACCTCAACGTATTTGTTATATAGATTCTCAAATTTAGAATCTTCAACTATCAGATTAGATAATAATTTAATGAAATTCATTTTATTTAGTTTTTATTATAAATATAAGGTTTTAAGAAAAATATCAATATTTAAACTCACTAAACATAAAATAAAAAAATCAACACTCAATTGTTGGATTTATTTTAATTAATTACTATATTTAAGTATTAAACTAAAAAATATTAATATTATGAAAATCATTGAAATCCCAGATTCTGATATCAAAAATTTTGAAATTATTGACCCAATAAATGTATCAGAATCAGTTAGTACAACAAAAGAAAAAGGTTGTAGCTCTTGTAAAAAAGGTTTAAGTACAACCCATTGGTCTATGATTGTATTATCATCTTATATTTTATTCGCAGCTATCTATGGTTCAATAAAATTATTTAAGGATATAATCGCATTGTTTTAATAACATCATCAGTGGAAAATTATTATGAAACTCTTGAGGTCTCAGAAACCGCAACCCAAGAAGAAATAAAAAAAGCGTATAAGAAAAAAGCAATCCAACATCACCCCGATAAAGGTGGTGATGAGGAAATGTTTAAGAAAATTTCTGTAGCATTTGATACGATAGGTGACGAAAATAAACGAAATCAATACGATAATCAAAGAAGAAACCCATTCGCAAATATGGGTGGTGGAGGATTTAATCCCTTTGATGAAATGTTTGGTAATCATTTTCATACACAACAACAAAGGGTTGTTCCTGACACTATTGTTGATGTTCATGTTGGAACATTAGAGTCATACAATGGTAACGATAAAACCATCACATTCTCAAGAAAACATAAATGTGATACATGTAATGGTCAAGGTGGTGAACGAACAAATTGCAATGGTTGTAATGGTCAAGGATTTACAGTAAAAAGGATGGGAACTGGTATGTTTATCCAAATGGTTAGACAAGCTTGTAATTCCTGTTATGGTAATGGATTTACATATAAAAATGTATGTAATACTTGTCATGGTGAAACAACTAAAAATGTCATTGAAACTATTTCAATTAAATTACCACACGGAATTGATAATGGACAATTCCTTAAATTACAAGGTAAAGGTAATTTTAATGATGGAATGTACGGTAATCTAGTTCTTAAAGTTAATTTACAACCTGAAAGTGATTTTGAGAAATCCGGTAATGATTTGGTTTATAACTCATTCCTTAATCTTGAAGACTTAAATAAACCTTCATTAACCATACCACATCCAAAAGGTAATATCTCAATTAAACTACCTTCAGAATTTGACACCTCAAAACCTTTGAGAGTTAAATCAAAAGGATTTTTTAATAGTGGTGACCTATTTATTAAATTATATGTCAAATTTACCCGAAAATAATAAAATAAATTACAACTTCCGGATTATTCTATTCAAGAATAAATCCCAAAAAAAAGTTATCAAAAAATTTATCACTCGTAAAAAAGGTGATGAGTTTTTTGATAAACTTATTAAAGAATCCAACGAAGTAATATTTGAAAAACAATATGAAAATGGATATTATTCAGAATACGAAATTGCTTACATAGAAAAAACCCCAAAAAATCACACACCCATTTATCTTAAAGATGATTATGGTCGTCAAGTTAAAATAAATCTTGACGATAATGAATATACCATTTCTAAAATTGTAAAATATAAAACAGAAGAATTATTTTTAGATTTGTCACAAAATAAAAAAATGAACTCTAAAGAGTTCATTAAAAAATACCTGAATAAACCAGGTCTTAAATTATTATCTAAATTAAATAATAAAATCGTCTTACAAAATGATGACGACCTTAAATTATTTACCTTTAAGAATGAAAAAGATTCTTTAAGATTTATTGATACAATATCTAATCTATTTTTTTCCGAGAAAAAATACGATTGTATGTTTGTGAAAGACTCTTCAACAGCCCAGAGAAAATACTTATACGATTTACTGGTTGGGAGGGGTTATTCAAAAGTGTATCTACACCGTCAATTAACAACTCATCCGACAAAAAAATAAATTCAGTCCCTGAAATATCAATACTAAATTTTTTATTACCTCTGTCACCCATTCTGAAATTTTGACTAACAGATTGATATTCATCTTTACCTAACTCAAGTAAAATCACTCTTTTCCCTTTCGGAAATAAGGAATCAATGGCGTCAGAAATTAACGCCAATTTTTCCATTACCCCAATAGTATCCTCTTTATCTTCTGCCATAATGTTATTTTTTTAGGTGGTTTAGGTAAAATATTATCTTTACCTAATTGTTTAATTTGATTAATAAGTTTATCCTTATCATTTGTTAATCGGATATCATCTTTAATCTTCTCTTTCTCCAACCACATTAGGTTTTTTGTGTTCTTCTTGTTCATCATCTAAATCAATATTAATACTATTCAGTAAATCAAATTTTAAATTTTTAAGATTTCTTAAGTTTTGTTTTTCAAAAATAACTTTTAACTCATCAACTTTATTCTTAAACAAAGTTTCTTTTTCTTCTCTTTCTAAATTATATTTTATAATATTTTGAATGTTTTGAGTAATCTTTTCAATACCATCTTCAGTTATTTCAGAAACAAAAGAAAATAGACGGTTATCCTTTATTTTAGCTTCTTGTTCCATCACCTTGTCCTCCTCAATATATTTTTTAGGTAATTTCCAAGATAACGGAAAACTAACATCAAAACTTAAATAATTCTGTAATTTTCTTACAGATTGTAAGTAAGGTAGTAATGCGGAAAATTCTTTATATAAACTCATAGTTAATGTTGTATAATGTATGTTGTTATGTATGATATTGACAAACCAAGAAATATAAGTTCACCATAATATAATGAGTATTTTTCAGGTACTTCTTTAAATAGTGAACTTATTAACTTGATAACTGACCTTAAAATAACCAGTATTGAGAAAATAAATACAAATAAATATAATGTATTAATATCGCTCATTACTCAATTTTTTTTCTTTTGTCTAAAATTTCAGTTCTTAATGTCTGTAATAAAGTTTTAAGTTCTTGAGAAGTTTTTCTAGCTCTAGTTCCAGCACTATCGTTACCTTTGTAAAATTTAGTAACATTAACTGATAATTCTTCAGTCAAAACTTTGATTTGTTCTAATGTTTCCATCTAATTTGTTTTTTATTAATTTATTGTTTATAGAATGAAAAATAATTTTATTTTCCCTAATTGTAAAGTTATTTTTTAATATGTTTATCCAATAATTTATATATTGTTGTAATCATATCTAAATCAGATTTAGTAAATGACTTATCAAGATTAAATAAATCCTTGAAAAAGTCACCTATTGTTTGTCTAATCGTTGAATCTCGTTGATTATAAAATACCTCGTTGAAGAATGATAGGAAGTAATCGTAGTGGTCTCCTTCAGAGTAGAATTCTATATTTTCTTTATTGAAGTTATCAATAACTTTACCCCAACACCACTCAAAATGAGCTGTATTATCATTTTCCGTTAAAGTTATTTTAGTTTCATTATTGAGGTTGTTTTCACCTAAATAAGTGTCTAAAATCAAGAAATTTAAGGAATGAGAAAAGTCTGAAAACAATTCCAGTTTTTCAGGTATTATGTTGTTAATTCGTAACCAAGTATCCACATCATCAGAGGTTAATGGTTTTGTAATATAATTAAAAAAATTCTCCATATAGTTTTTATGTATATGGAGAATTATAGAGGTGTTTTTTAATATGTAAATTATTGAGTCTTCCTATTGTAAGATATTAATGATTTCATTTTATCAAATTCTTCATTAATTTTGTTTTGAGTCTTATCATTAACCGATTCAGTCTTAATGTTAAGACCTTTTCCTGTTTCTTCACCAGTTTTATCCATAACAACAGGTTGTTTAGATTTGTTATAAGCCATTCGTTTAGCTTTAGCGAATTTATTTTCTTCTCTCTTTTTATTAATCCTTGAATTAACATCTGTTTTCACAGCGTTAGCATATTCTGAACTATTACCTGTTTCAGATGAACCTTCAATAGTTTTTTTCATCCATTCGTCATTAGGGTGAATTTCATCATAATCTAAATTCTCCATACCTGGTCTCATAAAGTCATCAATGAATTCTTTACCAGCGTCTGACATCGTATAAGTTTTTTTTGACATTTTCGCTAACTCACCATTACCTTTTGGGAAATGTGTAGGATTTTCAGTATATTCACCTTTAGAACCAGCTGCAACATAATCTTTCATTTTTTTAGCAACATCTTTAAGACTATCCTCATTTTCTTTACCTGATTTTTTATGAACTTGGTTGTATTTGTCATAACCTTTAGCCATTCCAATACTTTTTATATTGTCTTGAGTTTTTTGTTCTAATATTATTTTTTCAATTAAATTAACCATTTCAGATTCAGTTAATTTAATAGACTCTTTAGTTGTTTTTTTGTGATTACATTTACAATCTTCCATCCCACATTTAGGACATACAGATTCATTTTGAACACCTTTTCTTAATAACTTAAAGTCTTCAGAATCAATCTTATTGTTTTTGTTTTTATCCAAAACTTTTTGTTTCCCTTTTAAAGTTTCAGTCATTTCAGATTTACAAAATTCCTTAGTCATTTCATCGTCAGGACCAAAATTTTTCATATGATATTTGCAAGTTTCATCATCTAATTGGTTAACATAACCAGGTTTTTCATCCTCATTACCTTCTTCTTCCTCAACATAATCAAAAGCTTGGTGTTTCGGAAAATCTCCCACTTCACCTTCCTCCAAATTATTAACATCAATCCATTCGTCTTCAGAGAATTCATCATCTGAACCAATACCACCAAGTTCATTTATTTTTGAAACCAGTTTATCAGCTTTTTCTTCTAAAGTCTCATTTAATATTTTTCCAATTAAATTATCTAAGTAAGTTGTATTTAATTTTTTCATTTTTAAGTTTTATTATAAATATCTTTATTTTTTAATTTGTTCATATTCATAAGCTAAAATAGTTTTAATAACATTTTCACTTATGTTATGTGATTTACTCACTTTACTAATAATTTTTTTAATCGTTTCATCCTCAAATATTTTCAAAGCTTTAATATCACCCTGATTACAATATGGAAACTTTTTACATTTAGATTTTACTTGGACGAATTTACCTCCAGGTATTAATGGTTTTGATTTACCTCTCCAATTTTTTTTACTCATAGTTTTAGCCCAAGCCGCCGGAGTTTCATATGAACCTGAAGACCCAGACCCTGTCGCTTCAGTAGCTTCAACTTTAGAAAATAATGGTTGAGATATTTGCCCAGCTGAACCAGCGCCTGTCGCTTCTTCAACTTCTTCGTCTTCACCTAAACCTCTAACAAATTCACTTGAAGCTAACATACCTTCAGTACCTTTACTAAGCACACCAGCTTTAGCCATCTCACCTGGAATAGCACTTTTTAAATTATCTGTAAAATTTCCCATTTTAAGCGTTTTTTAGTCTTGGTTCCCAATACCCTCTTTGAGTCCACATAAAGTTATAGAATTCTCTAAAAACTTTTACAACAATGTCTTTAACATCACCTTCAAGTTTACCTCGTTTCAATTCTTTAGATAACATATCAATAATCTTTTGTTCATGTTGTTGAACAGTGTTAGACCCCAAGAAATCTTTAATTTCTTTTCTAATCAAGACTTCAATTTCTTTTTTTTCTGTAGATGTAAGTGCCATTATTTTTTTAGTTTTATTTTCCAAAATATCCCACCTTGGATAGATATTTGTTTATTTGTTCCATATCCAACACCTAAAGAATATAACTTATCTTTTTTTGTTTTCAATGTTAAAGTAGGACCAACATAATTAACAATATTAACTCTATCAAATCCGGCAACACCCCCAATATATAATTGATTAACCGGTATTTCTTTAACTATTTTAGTATCTTTAATTATTATTTGATTAACCTGTGAATTCCAAACTCTACCTTTTATTTTATTCTCACTAATAGTATCAATAACTGATATGTAACCTAAACTATCTTTTAACTTTAAAGTGTCTTTATAAACAACTTTAGAATAATAATCTTTTAATATAAACGCAGTATCAACTTCTCTTGGCATTGAAACAAATATAGGTCTCTCTTTATAAATAGTCTTACCAGGTCTGTATTCAATTTGAATTTTTGGAACTATAATAGTATCCACTGTATGTTTGACATCTTGATATGTTTTACCTCCAATAGTTGTAGTACCACCTTTAACATCATTATCGTCTTTACAACCTTTACTAAATACTAATAAAATTATTAACCCTATAATTAATAGAGTTTTAAGGTCAATAGAATTTAAAAAATTCTTCATATTACTTAATCGTTTTTTTTCTATCAGCTAATATAGTAGCCCATTTTGATTTAAATTTTTCGTAAAAAGTTTTTAATTTATTAATCATTTCTAAAAATTCATCATCCGTTTTTATCATATCACCATTAATATAAACACCATTTTCCTCACCTATTGAAAAGAAGAAATCAATATTAGCGTCAATAATTTTACCAGACCATTCAACATTATTTGGATAAACATTTAACTTATTGAAATCAACTAAATCCGCAACTTCCGCAACAAAATCATCCATAGTTTCTTGGAACGCTAATTTTTCATCTGTAGTTAATTCTAAGTCTGTTTGACTTTTACCATGTAATGATAATAATCCACCTGAAATTCTATAAGTTTGAGATTTATCATCACTACTTTCGGTATCATCATCAATTTTATCTTCAACAGATTTAGACAAATCTAATTTAGTAGTAGTATCATCTTCAGTTAGAAGACTATATTGTTTTCTAATAGTATTAATGTCTTCATTTAATTTATCATTACTTAATAAGGTTCTTGAAGCTTTTAGTAATTTTTTAATTTCATCGTGTGAACTATTCATTTTCTATTTGTTTTATAAAGTTATCAAAATTAAATGCGGGACTAACATCTGTAAAATTAAGATTAAAATTACTTCTCGTTACAATCCCTTCATGTTTTTCAATATTAGTTATTTTAGTATTATTACTTATAATTTGTGTTTTAATCGAAATTTCTTTTAATATTTTTTTACATAAAAAACTTAACGAGTTCATTTGACTATCTGAATATGGATGCCAAAAATAATAGTCTCTCCATTTTTTATCAATGGTATTTCCTTTATAAATATCACCAATCCAATTAATATAATTACCTGTCATTGGTTCTTTTTGTAACCATCCCAAATTTTCTAAACATATAATAACCGAATTTCTATCAACATTTAAATCTTGAAAATATGTTGAGTACTCCCCATTACCCAATAATTGTAATACTTTACCATCTTGAGTTATAATATAATTGGGTATTCTACTATATTTCCCATTATACCTATGTTTTAACATCAATAGATAATCATTAATATTTCTTGAGGTATGAGTTAATATTATTTGTCGTTTCTTTTTTTGTTTTCCTTTAGGTTTGAACTTACCATATTTAATTATTTCAACCATTTTATGATGAATTAAAAATATTTATGATTAACTATTTTTTGTATAAGTTAGTCTTACTTTATTATCTGAAATTTCACCATCATTAGTATTGTCATCAATTATAATTTCGTCTTCTTTTTCAATTTCCGGTTCTGTAGTTTGTGTAATAGGGTTTGGAATTCCGAGCATTTTTTTAACATACTCTAAATTACTTAAATTAGTATTATCAATTATTCTTTGTTGTTCTTCACTGATAAGGTCAGTGTTAGTAACACTTTCAGTTATGTCTCCGACATTTGTGTCGGTGACATTTGTGTCGGTGACATCTTGAACCTCATCCTCTATAACTTCTTCAATATTACTTTCAAGTTTTAACACTTCAGATTCAAGAATATCTTCAGTTTCTAAATCTTCAGATTCCATAACTTCAACATCAATTGATTCATTAATAGAATCATCTAAATCTTCAGATTCATTTTTTTTTTCTTCAAAAACTTCATTTAAAACTTTTTTATTCTCCAGGTCAAGTTCATCATATTTAACAAAAAAGTGCAAAGAAGTTAAAGAAATTATAGGTAATAACCCACCTTCTAAAAACGCTAACCATCTTTTTAATGACACCACATCGTTAATATCAGAACCTAACAGTTCCCAAATAGGACTAGTTAATTCAACCCAAGACTTAAATAAGTCACTATTAGAATCAATCTCTTTATATGAGAAGAATATATTACCAATCATCTGAATTAAAGTTACTAAACCAAACATTATCCAGACTCCACCTTTAATTCTATTAGTTGCAGCTACCAATGCTGTCATCGCAGCCGCTTCAATAGCTATAGATAGATAAATAGCCCAACTAATTGGGTTAGATAATGAATACCAAGCAACAACATGTGATATGGATATTACCGTAACCAATAAAATTGGTATTAAAAACATTGACCTTATCGGATTTTCTTTTAACCACTTCCAAATTAAATTCATTATTTCTTTATAAGTTTGTTTAATTCTTTATCAATTTCAGTCTGTCGTTGAACATCTAAAATTTTTCTATCCGTTGACTGAATCATTCTTTTTTCAGATTTTAAGCCCTCAATCTTAATACCTTCAGTTAGTGTTACCTCTAAAGAATCCACTCTTTGAGCCACCTTATCAACTTTCCCATTTGTGGTACAAGTTTTCATAAAAATAACCAATACTAGTAAAAATACTATTCGGTTACCCCATACATCAATAAAATTAACAATTGTTTTCATAAATATTTCTTTTTTACTAAAAATAAAAAACCTTCTATTATAATAAATAGAAGGTTTCTATATTTTTTCATTTAATCTTATACATAATCAAATAATTCTTTAGAATTGTTTCTTAAAAATCTAATTGACTTCTCTTTGATTTGTCTAACCCTTTCTTTAGTTAATCCAAAATCATTACCAATATCCTCAAGTGTTCTTGGTGCACCCGACAATCCAAAATAATCCTCAATAATGATTTTTTCTCTTTCATTTAACATATGTAATAAAGACATAAGTTTTTGTTTTAATAAATCCTTACTATTAAATATTTCATCCGGCATATCCGCTTGGTCGTTTTTAATTATGTCAACTAAAGTGTCACCATCTTCATTAATACTCATATCTAAACATATCATTGATGGTAAATTTTGAAACTTATCTTCAAGTTTTCCACCATTATTTTCAATCTCTTTCTTAGCACGATGTAAATCCTGAACAACATTAACCGGTAGTCGTATAGTTCTAGCATTATCATTCAATGATTGTAAAATAGATTGTTTAACCCACCATACAGCATAAGAAATAAATCTTAGGTTTTTTGACCAGTCAAAATTATGAATGGCTTTCATAAGACCTAAATTACCTTCAGCGATTAAGTCAGGAAATGGTAATCCTTGGTTTTGATATTGTTTAGCGACCGTAATTACAAATCGTAAGTTACCTTCCAAAAGTTCCTTATTAACTTGTTGAATTTCTTTTTCAGTTAATGTCCCAGAACTTATAAGTGCTGATAGTTCTCTCTCTCGTTCAGGAGTCATAACTTTTATCTTACGAATATCTTTAAGATAAACATTAATTTCTTCTTGATTAATCGGAATTGAATAGCTTTTAGTTTTCATATATTATTTAGAGTATTTGTTTAATAAATTTAATTCATCATTTGTTAGAGAAGAAATCCCGCAATCATTTATTTTATCTAAAATGTTGTCCAAGGTCAAAGGTAATGGTTTTATTTGTTTTAATAAAATATCTTCATCATCATCTTCGTCAATTTCTTCATTAAATTCAATCTTTTTGAAAAATGACATAACGTTGTCAGTTAATTCATCATGTAACAATTTTCGCCCCGCATCAATATTACCTGACACATCTTCAGGTAAATTTAGGTCAAATAAATGATTTGACACATCAATAGGTGTATTGTATGACATATTGTCAGTGTTGTAAGGTAATAACACATATGTCATATCTAAGTCGTCAAACAGAATGTCAACATACTCTTTAATATCACCAAATTCTTCCTGGGAATCAAATGTGAATATCATAGATTGATTATCATAATAATAATTAATCTTAGGGGAATAAGAAATTGGTGTAAGTTCTTCAGCAATCAATGTTACTAATTCATTTAAATTATCTTGTTTAGTAAAAACAAATAAGATGTATTTTGTTTGAGTTTTCATAGTGTCATTTATTTTTATCAAAGATAACACCTTTTTTTGAATTACCAAATTTTTTTAATTAAAATCGTAATTATAAGTTAAACCATCGTGACAAACAATATTTTTATTAAGGATTCTGTATATTTCTTCAGTAGGTGTAGGACCAGCCAATCTCTTTTTACATTCCTCAATATTATCTTCCATTATATCAACACCATAAGTGGTTGATAAAGCTTGTTCTAATGTACAACCACTACGTTCCATCTTTCGTATTACAATCTCCCCCAGGAACTCACCATCACCACAACTATTATCTATAAAAGTTTTTGTTGGGTCAGTAAATAATTCCGGATTTTCTAATTCCAATTTATCTAATGTTGTTATAACAAGATGCTGAGGTGTAAATACCTCAGCAGTTTGTTTAATTCTAAGTTTATCTCTATCAATACCCGACATATAAACTCTGTCTCTTATATGTTTTTTATATTTATTTAACATCTGTAAGTTTTGGTTCTATAACATTGTTATTTTCATCAAGAAATTCTTTCCAAAAATCTTTACGAAATGTTGAGATAATTTTTCTGTTAAATATTATTAACGTTGTACCACCATAATACCCCATAATATTCTGAATAAAACACTTACTTTGCAATACTTTTTTTATTAACGGTAAATTATTAGGTTCATCAACAATAGCGTATGAGAACTGTGTCAAACCATATTCACCATTTTCGTCAATAATCACACCATAACTAGCACCGTTACCCCATATTACTTTGGGAACGCCAAAATGTCCGTTATCGTTTTTATTGCTATAAAAATATGTTAATGTGTCATTAGTTTTTACAGTATACACACAAGGGTAAATATGTTCTTCAGTCCTAACTTTTGACATATAATTTTTTCTGGTTTCATAATCAGAATAACTATGTAAAATTTTAACAGTCTCCTCACCTTCTTTAGCAACTAAAGAATAAACTAAATCTATATTACTATTTGGTATAAAATCAAAATTTCTAATGTCAATATTGTGTAATTTATCATCATAATCAACAATATCAACCAATTCATTTTCATGACTTTTATTTTGTATAAGATAATAATCAAAAGCAATTTGAGCTTTAAATACTTCTACACCATCACTAGGTGAATTCATATTAATATATTTAACACATTTAGATAATAATAATTTTTGAATATCCTTAAACTTTCCATCAAAATTTCTCCATCCATTTGGATGTATTAAACTAACGTAACCGTCTTCCTTACACATATCAAAAGATTTTTCAACAAATTTAGGCCACACAGGTTGAGTTTTTTTAGGTCCAACTTGTTTATTATAAGGTGGATTACCAATTACAACATCAAATTTCATATTAATTTTTTCATCATATATTTTATACGTTATTGGTAAGCCCTTATATTTAAACATAACGTAATTTAAATATAAATCATTCTCGGCATAAGCATACACTCTATTACGAATGTTATCGTCAGAATGTCCTTTCTTACGAAGTATCTCTATTAAAGGAATGATAAATTGTAATCCAGCCGCTTGTATATCTACAAAAGTAGTTACATCAGACTCAAACATCTCTTGAGGTATTTTACTATAAATATCAGTAACCATAGCACTAATATCAAATTTTATTCGTGAAAACATAATTTCTTTTTTTTTTACAAAAATAGGTAATAATATTTAATATCCAAAATTATCCGTGAAGAATATCAACCCACTCATTCTTTATAACCCCCATCGTAAATACATACTTAATAACATCATATCTCACTTCAAATTCTTTTTCTATTATTGAAGTCCAATTATTTTTTTCAATGATGGCTAAAGCTTCAATAATATTTTTACCTCCCTGATTTTTAGCTGCTAACATAATAATATCAGAATGTTCAATAATACTAATAATAACCTCACGAACTTTGTTAATTTCTTTATCATTAGGTTTTTCCGTTTCTGTTTTACCAATGTTTTTAGGTAAAGGGTCTTTTGTTTTACCAATTTCAGTTTTTTCTTTCATTTCATTACGAAGAAAACTCACATTACCTTGAGCCAAAGCATTTAGTTGTTCTTTACTAAGCATAGTAAGGTCAGACTTTTTACCCATAACACGAAAAATACCTTTTTTCTCAAGTGCTTGTTTGACATAATCATCAACATTTAACTTAAACGCACCATCATCATTACAAGAATAAATGTCAATTGACTCATACACTCTTCGTAATTCTTTTCGAATATCTGTTTTACCTTTCTTTTCAACCTGATTTAAAGCTGCTTGAAATACTAAAGTATCTATTTTATCATCACGATTAGGGTCAAATGATAATGAAAAAATACGAGCTATTTTATCAGAAGTATTTGAAGTCAAACCTCTGGACATCTTTTGAATTGTTGCACCATCTTGACCATTATCATAAGCTAAATAAACTTCCGTTATTAAACTTTGGGAAAAAGACCGTTGAGCCATTTTAGATGAGATAATCAAAACATTATCATCAGTAGATTCTATACATTCTTTAACTTTTTGTTCACATTCAGAATTATCTTTAACCGTCATCCCGTTAAGGACTTTAATTTTCCAACCTCCCAAAGTTTCTTGGGCTATTTTACCAATAGTTATAAGATTAGCAACTTTAGTATTATCCGGAAAAAACATCATAGTAACACGACGATTTGATAATTCTCCATTAGTTGAATCCACAAGATTCTCAACATTAATTCCATTAAGATTATGTTTTCCTTTGAACATGCCCTCCAGTAATGTAACAAACCAACCTTTACCTTTTTTAGGGTTTTCCACAAGTTTACGCCAAGATGGTAATTCATCATGGTTAGAATGAAGTTGTTTTGCTTTTTCAACAACCGGTCTCAAATCTAATTGATACCCCTGAACTGAAGCGTATATTAAATCTCTTTTAATATCTTTTTTGAAAAACTTTAACATAATATTGATTTTTTATTTTTTATCAAAAATAGTTATAATATATTAATTAACCAAAGCCATGGACTCTTTTTTATTGACTAAAAGTTCAAAATATGTTGTAGACAACATAAAATCAATATCCCAATCTGATGAAGCTCTATCTGAGTTAGTTCCGGTCATTAATATCAAAATATCATCATTACTCACTAATGCCTTTAAAGCTTCAAATTGTTTCTTTTGGTGAGCACCATAATCCGCTTCATCAACAAAAACTAATCTTTGAACATTAAGGTTATTTAAGAAGTTAATACGGTCATTACGACCTATACCATTACATAGTGATAGAAATACCATAACTTGTTTTCCTTCATCTACGTATTTTTTAATTTGTTCTTTATAATCGCCATCCGAAGTATCAACAGTCTTAATGTTTTGAAATTGTTGAAAATCCATAATATCATTTTTGAACGAGGTAAATGATGTTAACACATAAGAAGCTACAATAACAATTGGAATACCCGTCTCAACAGCTATCGCTGAAGACCAAATCGTTTTACCATATCTTGCCGCTAATTCAGAAAAAATTACACGTTTACCATTGTCAATAGCGTTCAAAACTAAAACCGCATCATCGTATTGTGCTGTAGATAAACCTACTTCAGGTTTTTGTTGATTTTCTTTGTTAAGAATCTCATTTACTTTCTCAACTAAAATTGCAAAGTGAAGATTATGAACCTCACTTTGTTTAACATACCCGATTTCTTTACGAATCTTATCATCAACATGTGATTTAGGGTAATATTTATCATATTTTTTAGAATATTCTGTTACATCCCATATTGATTCAACAACAATAGTCCCATCATCAAAAAGGTCTTTTCGTCTATTCATAGAACTTCTAACATATTTGTCAATATCAGTTTTAGGGTCAACATCTGCTTTCACCCAGTGTTCACCAAATTTAGTTTCATATTCATTGGTTTTCTCATACCAAGCATAAATAAACATTCGGTCGTAACTAACTTTAGGATATAAACTATTTTCCATTTTATTGTTTTAGTATTTGATTAGAGTACAAATGTAAACATAAAAAAAATAACCATCAAGTAATTTGATGGTTATTAATAAAAATTATTTTACTGACTAACATAACTAATGTTATCTTCCTTTTTAATCTTAACAACATTATCAGCCCAATTGTTAACCAAAGGGTTATGAGTAATAAGGAATATCCTTTCAAAGTATTCTTTAATTTTGATAAAGAATTCCCCAACCATTTCCAGGTTATCGTTGGAAATCTTACCAAACACCTCATCCATTACCATAATATTTGGTTTTGGCAATGAACATATTTTACTTAACACGGCTCTAAGAGCTAATGAAGCAATGGTTCTTTCATACCCAGACCCGGATGACATACTCTTTTCAACTTGGGAATTGTTATCTACCATAACGAAATCAACCTCGTTCTTATCATTGATTTTAACCTCAAGTCTAAAGTGACAACTATCCTGTAATAACCTTTGAAGTTCAGAATTTATAAGTGGCATCATAGTCTTCATAATTGATTTAGTTATACCATTTTTACCATAAATTTCTAAATAGATTTTATAAATTTTTTCCTTTTCAGATTCTTCAGCGATTTTATTTATCTTAATATTATTCTCTTTAATCTTATCGTTATTTATACCGACTTTATTAATGTTATCATCAATTGTTTTTTTGATAGAATATTTCTCTTTTTCAAGTTCATCAATTTTAAGACCGGCTTTAATCAATAAGGTTTCAGTTTTTTGGTTTTCGGATATCTTCTCCTGAAGTTCGTAATACCTGGATAACTTGTCACTTAAGTTCTTGATTTTCAAATCATAAGATTCAATATTTAATTCGTACTTTTCTTTGATGAGTTTGTTTTTCTCATATTCATCAAATTCTTTTTTTAGTTTGGTAAAACTTTGTTCTTTGGTGGATAAATCAGTCATTAACCCCAAAATTTCGTCTTTGCGTATGATAAATCCGTCAAGTTCCCCAATTTTTGATTGAGTAATTGTTGCGTTCATTAGCTCAATACCACAATGTTCACATTTAATCCCATCACCAACAGAACTTTTCAATTCTTCCAAGGTTTTTATTTTGTTATCAACAACAACTTTTTCCTTGTAAGCAATATCATATTCTTCTTTAACCTTATCGTGTTCATCTTCATGATAAAACGATGTTGGTTCCACCACTTTCAGGTTTTCTAATTGTGTAACAACTTTTCCCTTATCAAATTTTAATGTATCAATTTCAGAATTAACCGTATCCGGTGATAACCTACTAATTTCAGCATCAATATCAGTATGTTTATTCTTTAATAAAGAATCTCTATAATCATGACCTTTAAGAATTCTCTCCATAACATCAACTAGTTTTGGATTTAATTCATTGTTCTGGTCAAGTAATGTTGTGATATTGTCTTGACAATTTTCGTTATCAGTTTTTAGTGATTCAGTATTATAAATGTTTGATAACATTGATTTTGAGAATTGACTATATAACTCTTTACCAACCTCTTCCTTTTTCTTAAGGAAGTCCAACCCCATGAACCTGGATAATACTTGACCTCTGGCCGTTGGTTTAGCGTCAATTAACTCCTCTAAATTACTAGCGGTAGTTAGTATAGTCATCAAGAAATCGTCCTTGGTTCCAATAGATGTTTTAATAAAACTTTCAGTCTCCCTTCTTTGTTCACCAGTAAAATTTTGTAAGCTACCATCATATAGTTTCTTAAAGAAATCTAATTCTGTTTTAACTGACCATTCACCGGCTTTAGTCTTCTTTCTTTCAATGTTTCTAACAATAACATATTCATCACCATCAATGATTATTTCACCCTTTACAGATACCTTATTCTTATCAGAAAATCTATTAAAAATTTCTTCAGCCTTTGAAGTTTTTGTTGTTTCATTAAAGAATAAGAATAATAATAAATCAACCGATAGAACTGTTTTACCACCAAAGTTTGGGGGATTTGATTCCACAACAGATATACCATCACATTTCTCAAAATCCAATCTTTGATTCTCACCATAAGATAAGAAGTTTGAAAATTCAATGTTTTTGATATACCATTTCTTGAATGGTGTTGCTTCGGTTTGGGTCAATAACATATTGTTATCCACTTGGGCATTTAACGCACAAACCTCATCGTAATAATTTTCATTATTCTTTGATTTTAAATACGATTTAACCAATTCCAATTGATAATTACTATCCAAGATATTAAACGAAATATCAACAGAATGTGTCGTCTCCTGGGTAACTTTAGTCTTTGTAATAATATTCACATTACTAGTAAGATATTTTTTCTGAAAATAGTGTTTTACACTTTTAATCTTTTCTTGTGTAAAATTCTCAGCGAAATCTTCCCAGACTACTTGAATATAAGGATTATCTAATTTTTCTATTTCTAAATCGTATTTCATAAAATAATTTACTATTTAATTGTTTCTACAACTTCTGCTGTGATTTCTTTTTGACCTTGTTGTGTTTCATACTGAACTTTCAACTCTTCCATTTTAGTTTTAACCATTTCAGCATACTCTTTTTGGAATTTAGTTTTGGCTGAATTAATAGCTTGATTTCTTGTCGCTACTCTTTGTTTGTGAGCTTTTGCTCCCCCTCTTTTTTTAGATGTTGCCATTGTATTTGATTTTTAGTTATTATGTTTATTTACTGGTCTGTTTTCCTCAAACCATTCTACGATTGAATTAATAATCCATACTCCCCCGGATGATAACATTCCGTCAAAGAACCAAGAAGAATATACATCTACACCAAGTAATTGATTGACTGGTGAATATATAAAAAGTCCTAAAAAGAAGCCAACCCAAACGCCGAAACACATTACACATGATGTCATATTCCTAACAAATCCAGCAAATTCGTTAAAAGGTTTATCGGATTCAGACCATTCCCTAATAAAATCTCTTGGACCATTGAAGATACTTCCATAAACAACAATGTTTGTTATTCCATAAGCCATAATCGTCCATACTAATAATTGTACCATATTATAATGTTTGTTTAATGTTTGACCCGTTCATATAAATGGCTCTCTGTCCATCAGCATTGGGGGTCGTTAATTTATTTTCTAATTCTGAAATTTTTTCGTCTTTCAATTTTAGTTCTTTTTTCAGATTGAGTAAAGTGGTTTGCAAAGATTTTTGGTTATCTTGGAAAATTTTTACCGTTTCTTCCGTTTTAGTGGAAAATTCTTGTATCTCGTTGGTCATTTCATCAATTTTAGTGGAAAGTCTTTGTTTATCATCTTCCAACCCTTGTATTGTTTCCAGTAACTTATCTTTGTCCCAAATATTGTCTAAATTTGGGACGGAATCCTGAATGAAAACCTCCTTAATCACAATCTTTTCAACCTCTTTGATAACTTCAACCTCCCGAACCGGTCCTGGGACTTCAACAATCTTTTCAACCTCCTTAATAACTTCAACCGGGACTTCTTTTATGACCTCAATTTCAATTGTTTTTGGTTCTGGGGTATTTCCTATAAGACCATACCTTTTTGTGTCAAATCCGGACTTAAAACACTTATTTACGAAGTCATTAATATCTGTTATGTCGTTTAACTTACAATAAGATGTAAGGTCCTTATGATGTTTCTTGTCAATAATGATATCCATAATTAAACTCGTTTTGAATAACCCACAACCTGATAAAAGTCTTTCTTACCCTCACAATATTCTTTAATCAATGTTAATAAACCCCGGAACATAAACGCACCTGTTGCCTGTTTCTCGCAAATTGAGAACAACTCAATAAATGTGGTTAGTGTTTCAATGGTATAATAACCATTACCATTAAGTCTATTGTATTTTGACCCAATCCTTGAAATATGTTTTAAACTATACGAATTTCTATCCTCAACACTCTTAAAGGCAGTTGTTTCATCATAGATTTTAATCATATCATCAATATACGATAATAGAAGTTCCTTACTGTATTCTGACTTTACTAGTAAATCCACAATCCAATGAGTATGTGATGGGGTTCTTAATCTTTTGTTCTCCTCTTTGTATTTTACAATGAAGTCCAACTCCGGATTTTCACCCCTACTACCTTGGTATATCGCAACTTCAGTCACATAATCAGTCTTCCAATATTTTATTGGATTATAAGTAACCCCTTTTCGGTTATAAGTTAATTTTGACATTGTAATGATTTATTATATTAAACATTCACTAATCTTTCAGCTTCATTTGTTATATCCTCAATTGAGTTTATTCTAAATGATAAAAATGGTTTTGGGTTATACAAATCAACATAATCATAATTCATAGTGTTAATATCTAAAATACCAAATCCGTGTTTATCTATATTCTCACCCATATTATTCTGTAAAGTAGAACCAATCATATACCCCTTACCATTTTTAATCTTAAACTCCTGTCTTTTATGGATATCCCCACATAAAACAACATCTAAACCATCAAATTTTGATATCTCATAACCCTCTTCACCAAAATCAAAACCTAAATCCGTTTTCATTCCCTGAATAGGTCCGTGGAATAACCCAACCTTAACACCTTTAGCTTCGTTAATCTCCGGGGGGATGTTTCCTTGAAATTGTGAATAAACACACCAAGATACATTATCATCCTCATAAACTCCCCGGTCTTTATAATAAACAATATTTGAATTGTTTAACGAATTAACAATGGGGGTTATACTATCTAACCTCTCGTTATTATTGATTAAGGCGTCATGATTGCCCGGTATTAGTATTGTTTTGGCTATTGATGAACATTCAGTTAATAACCAAGCAACAATATCAATAAGTTCTGGTGTTAATTGATTCTTACTATGGACCAGGTCACCAGTAAATACAATTCTACAAGGTTTTATCTCTCTGAACTTATCCAACATCTCTGTTAGGATTTTCCGATATAAGTCATGGTCTTTGTATAGTCTGATATGTAAATCAGAAAAATGAACAATAGTGTTTATCATATTATAGTTTTTTTGTTGTTTCATCAATCTCAAATATCCCTCTAATCATTACACCTCTATCACCTTTAATTTGATACTCCGCAGGGTTCGCTAAAACATCATCCAACAACATACGAATATTGTTTTTTAGAGTATCTTCAGGATTTACACCACTTAAATCTTGAGCCATTTCCGGACTCCAAGTTAGTATAATGTGTTTATAAGGCTCAAATGTTTCAGGGTTATAGAATGTCGGTGAAATACCCGCACCATTTTTAACAGGTGTTAATAATTTGTTAGGGTTATACATCGTAGGTGTTAAATCCAAGGATAATAAATAACACCTACCTTTAAATTTCATTAAGTCCGATAATTTAATAGTTTGAGCACTGTAAATTTCACCATTGTTACCCTTAGCAACAGGCATCGTTAAAATAATTAACTCATCACAACCACTAAACTCATCACATTTTTTTATAATATCTTTATAAGGTAGTAACTGTTCACCATATAAAGTAACCCCGGTAACATTATCATTATTACCAGCTACAACAACTTCAATAAATTCTTTTAATTTCATATTATAGTTTTTACTAATAATAGTAAATTAATTTATCAATGTCAAATAAAAAAACCCTCCGTAAAGAGGGTAGTTCTAATCTAACAATTCATTAATGTCAATACTATGTTCGTCCAAGATATTACCTATCTCGTTAGCGTATTCTTGAATACCATCAAATACATCATTGTTAGTATTATCTTGGTTTTCAAATCTTCTCTCTAACTTTTTTTTAAGTTGGATAATATCAAAGATTGCGACCGCTAAATCTAAAGACTTTACAGCTCGGAGGTGTTTTGTAACATCATCCGGATTATCTAAATCAAAAGTTAATTTCGCTTTCATATGTCTATATTTTATTCCGGTTCAATATGGTTATAAATTAATTTCATCACCCAGGCGTTCTCAAATTCATATATTCCACATACGCTACAAGCTTCTTCTTCCGTATCGTAATAATTGATTTTACCATCTTTATCTTTCATAAAGTCCATATTCCTAAGGTCTATAATAACATATTGGTCTTTCATTAAATCAAATTTGTTTTATTACTTGCTGGTTTTTATTAATTCTGACAAGTGCATTATAAAGCATTATTTCATGCAAATGTAATACTAATTTTTAAAACTTCAATAAAAAGAGCAGTAAATCGCACTATATTATACACGTCTTGGTTTTTCTTATGTAATTGCATTAAATAGTGCATCTTAAGGCACTATTATTTTGAGTATGAGCATTTCTCTCTGTTTTTGCAGTATTGTCTTCGTTCATATCACCACTCCCACTTACTCAAGTAGTTTTTACATACTCATCATCCAACCCATTTTGTTTTGTTCCTGATATTCACTATAAGTGCATTTTCTCATAGTCTTATAATCTGGTCTCAACTTAACATGAGTTGGGTATTTCTTCTCGTGTTCTTTGTGTTCTCTCACCACCTTAGAATAAGCTTCTCTTTTACTTTTAGCCCACACATCGTTGAATCCACCACCAATCCAATTGAATAGGTATAAATACTCTCCGTTAACGCTTCTGTATAATTTCTCTTTAGCCATAATAAGTAGTTTTTAATTGTTTGACAAAGATAATACTTTTATTTAATTATACCAAATTTGTTTTATTAGTTTCATCAAATAATCTAAAATCCTCATTCATATGACCACAATCAGCACAACGATAACTTGGAAAGGGCACGATGGTGTCTTCAAGACTTCCGGTTAATAGTTTAGGGACTTTTTTAATCAATACGATTTCTTGAAAGATTTCTGATTTACATTCCTCACACGACATCGTCGGTTGTTTCTTTAAGTCAATTCTTGGTTGGTTAATTTCCATAGTTAATAATATAATTAATTTTTATTTGTTCCGAATTAGGTAGTGTTGAATTACACTCCCAAGTAAATGTTATTGTTTCCATATTCAAATTATAATTTATTTTTTTAGTGTTGTCAAATAATTACTCATATCCATATCAAGTATTGTTGTTATAACTTCTTTAGGAACTCTAAATTCTTCATAACTACCATCATCTTTAACCAACACAATAATACATCCAAGGAGTTTAATATCTTCATATTTACTACCTTTCAACATATCTAATAATAATTTAGCATAAAATGGTAGTTGAGTAAAGTAATGACCAAGTGCGTTATTTGGGTGTTTCTGAAATGGAGGTCGCATTGGTTTTGTAAAATGGTTACTCTCAAAGTTCTTTTTCTTGTTACTTTTCCAGTCTGTGATTATCAAACCTATCTCAGAATCATCTTTACCATTTATCAACCACACTTTATCTGGCTGACCGGTATATTTTAATTCAGGTGAACCCAAGACCATCTCCGTATCTAATAATACAGCCCCCCGTTTAACCATTAATTCTAAGTAGTCACTTCCGGCTGAAACCATCGCATCACTTTTTAGGATTTGTTCAAAGTCACAATCAAATATAGGTTGTCTAACTTCTTTATAACCCCCAAACATATCAATGGTTTTTTGTTCCAATAGGAAATGAACTCTACTACCCATATTTGTTGAGTAATCACCGGCAGCTTTCCATTCGTCCAACAGTTGTTGTTGCACTTCCAAGTCACCTTTAGCTTTCTTAAACGAAATTTCTTGAGCTGGAAATTCATCATAGAATAGTTTTATAACTTTTGATACCGAAGGCCAATCACTTCTTAATTCGCCATTTTTATCAGCCATTGTGTAGGTATGCGTATCCTCAACAAAGGTTAACTGAAGTTCTTGTTGTTTGTTTTTGATTATCTCTCTAATCTCTTTAGCAACATTGTTTAATTCTCCCATAGTGTTTTTTGTATGTTATTCCAAAAGGTATTGTTAGTGTAATTTGATTGGACCTCAAATTTATAATTAATCTCTAAATTTTTCATTAACCAGTCTCTGATATGTAATGAAATTTCATCATCTTCTAATGAGAACATATCACCAATAAAAATCCAAAGATAAGGATTTACCCACACATAATTGTGTTGGTCAAACTCAAATTGTAATTCTAAATTTTTATCGTAATAAAACTTATTAGGTATATTTTTAAACAAAGGAATTTCTACCTTGGTTAGACTACCCAAGTTTTGTGTCAAATATATACCAACCATTTCACCTATCATTTTATTTCAATATAATATTCATCAATTTCCCCTTTAAGGTCGGCAATATCTTTATCTTTAGGCAGTTTAACTATTTTTATTCTACCATATAATTCACCACCATTTAAGGTGTGATATAATTTTAACGCACTATCGTAAGCGTCACCATCTAATGCGATAATGATATTAGCTTTCGCTCTATCATATAATGTTTCAAATAATAATGTTGACATGTGTTTTCCCAACATCGGAATACTATTTGACTTAAATACCGAATCAAATGCTCCTTCAACCAAATATATATCCATACTCCACTTAATTAAGTTCTCGTTGAAGATAATTTCATCTTTTGGTGTTTTCGGGTTTTTATATTTGGCACGACTATTAACATCCCAAGACCTTGCAATATAATAATTTAATTCACCTTTCTTATTATACGATGGTATAACTATTCTCCCGGAATGACTTCCCGTATCGCAAAAACCAATATTGTATTTTTCAATAATTTCATCTGTTATACCTCTATTTTTTAAGTAATTGTAAGCTTGATTTCTTATTGGGTATCTCGGACTACTATCCTTGAATAAAGTATAACTATCAGGTAATCTTAACTTCTCAACTTTCTTCTCAACTTTCTTGAACTCATCAGGTCGTATAATCTCATACTCTTTTTTTAATTGCGAGTTACCATATAAATCAAATAATTTACCAACTGTTCCGTGTGTTCCCTCGGATTCACAACTCCAGCACTTGAATACACCCTTTTCAATATTAACTTCTAAATTACCTTTATTCTCATCACCATCACAATTTGGGCAGTTGAACGATATTTGTGAACTATGTTCATACACCTTCTTTGGGTCTCCCAAGAAGTCAGATAGTATTTCTAATATTACATCAAATTCATCCATACTGCAATATTAATTAAAAAAATTAGATTATCAAAACTTTATAAGATTTTTTTTTACACTATATTTATTAATAAAACCTAAAATGCCAATAACTATAACAATAAACGATATTACTGGGGCGACACCATTTGATATTTATATCTGTAGTAACACTTCAACTCAATGTATTTATCGTGCAACAATTTCAACATTTCCCGCAGATATTGATGTTCCATCTATTATGTTAAATCAATTATCATATAAATTAAAGGTGATTGACGATAATGGTTGTGAAATTATCAAAATTTTAACACTTTAATATGACAACAGAAACATGTTTTTCAGCTTATTGTATAAGCGACACCGGATATTACTCATACGATAATAATTATTATTCTGCCGGTACTCATAATGGTCAATTATATTGGACCGGAGAGTCAAATAGTTTATTTATATACTATTCTTCAGGTAATACTCAATGGTGTTTATCATCAGTTTTGGATGGTAGTTGTTTATTAGCTGGTAAATCACCTTGCGTATCAACTTGTCCAGACCTTTGTGATACATACTTTAATAGTAATACCTGTCCCCCACCTACACCAACACCAACTAATAATTGTAGTTTATTGGATTTTAGTGCTATGTTTGATTGTGATGTTGTATTACCAACACCAACGCCGACACCAACGCCGACACCAACTCCAACACCAACACCAACACCAACACCAACAAATTATTGTTTAAATCTTGGTATTGACGCAACTATTAGTGTTGACCCTACTCCTACGCCTACCCCTACACCAACTCCGACACCTACACCAACACCAGTTGTTCGTCCTTGTAATTTTGTTAGTAATGTTAGATTTGATGTGATAGATGGTGACATCATATGTCCTGAATAAAAAACTTAATATAAAAAAAATATCGGCTATTAACCGATATTTTTTTTATTTCCAAACCTCATCCATTCTCATTTGTCCGACAACACAAGCGTAAGCGTCTGTTTGGTCAAAGTTTTCTTTTTTGAGTGTATTATTTCTTGTATATAACCAAGTTATCTGTGGTTCCATTTTCGCGACCAATTCCCAAATAATCATTTTTTTATCAATGTCTTTTGGTAATCCACCAAATAAAACTTTTTTACCTTTATCGTTTAATTGTACCAAATCAGGAAACGCAAATTTCCTTGAATTGTATGTTGAAATAAATTCAGGAACAATTCCCAACACATCATAAATCTCACGACATATTAAAGTATTAAATCTAAGTAATGTAGCGACAGTGTATACATTATTTGAATTCATTAATGGTTCTTCAATAACCACTTTAGTAATTCCCAAATTTTGATAGGTTAAAAGTTTTGACCTAAAAATATCAGCTTTAACCAATAATTCCTCAATTTTATTCTCCTTTTTTGGTTTTGGTATTGGAGATACATGGGTTAATTCCAATAATTCTTTACTTTCAATATCAAATAATGCGATACCAATTGTTTTACTTGACACATCTAATCCTAATACTTTAGGACTTTCTTTTAGAGTTTTTCTCATATTAAAAATCAAATTTTACTAAAAACTGTTGAATTCCCTGTCGTAAAACAGGAGATTGTAGCTTTGATATAATCATAAGATTAAAATCCTTATCGTAAAGACCAACTTCAGTAATATATGATGTTTCACCATTTGACCAAGTCGGATTTGAAGTTGCTTGAAATTCAGATTGACCTAAATTAACCTTATATTTCATTTCATAAATCGTTGCTTGAATATCCGTCTCAATAGACCCATAAAAATAATATTCATCACCAAAATTAAGTGACATTGTTGAACCCGTTGGTAAAATAATATCATCACTTAAATCATAATAAGGGGCGTTAGTATAATCCTCTTGTGTTATTACAAATGTTGAACCTGTTAATCCACTCATAGTTATAAAATCATTTATACTTGAACCACTAATTTGGTCAGTAAAATCAAGTATTTTCCATTCTGACGAATCTGGTCTACCATCACTATTCATTTTTTGACAAATAATTTCAAATTTATCAGCATAAAAACCATTTTGTAACACCGATGAACCTTCAGGAATTTGATTTAAACAATTAAACTCACCCCCAAATCTTACACCAACATTTTGACTTGGTAATCCAGAACACAGATTATTAGGACCTTGTATTTTTGAATAATAATTACAATGTAATGAGTCCGTAAAGGTTGTTGAGTTACTTAATCTATAAGTCACATACAAATACTCGGTATCATCCGTTAATATACCTGTGGAACTTTGATTTGTTGTTGAGTCACAAGTATTTGGTGTGAGTAAAGAAACTTTAGGTGCCGGTAAAGTCCAATTACGATTTGACTTATATGACATCGCAGCAATTATTTCTTCATCATCAATCACAATGATTTTTTGGTCAGGAAATACTTTCCCAACTCTATTTGGATATCCATCCGGATTAGCGTTTTTATCCCATAAATGATAATATCTAATACCTGGTTTATTCATATCCGTATTTTTTGTTGATTCAATATATTGAACCTCAAATAAGTTTTTGTCATCAAAACCAGCTGGGTCAACCCAAAAAGTTTGTCCCAAACAACATTCAGGATTTTTATGCCACATCAACCAAGGTAAATGTAACTTAAAGTTTCTTGCTTCACCAGTATTTTCTTCAGGTGTATTAGCATCATAAGGTTCTAACGCAAATTTTTCACCATAAAATAAATCAATTGACTGATTAGTATAATGTATAATTGCAATAGCTTTTTGGTCTTTAGGTTCAACGGTTACAATCTCACCAAATGAATTTACATAATAAGTAGAACTAGTATCTGTTTGACCACTATTTGACATATAACCAAGGTATTCTTTAGTACCCAAATAAGTTATAGACCCAAAATTAGTATAATCTTTGTTTTGAGTAGATATCAACCCAGCTGGATTTTCAGACCACGGAATATTCATATTCCAAACCTTAACATCAAATTCATCAACATAACAAGTAGACTCAAAGTTTAATACACTATCACTCCAATGTTCTGATGGTGTACTACTATCATATAATGATGTCATATTTGGTGGATAAACTAAAGTTCTAGCGTAATAACAAGTTCCACTTAAATAACTAAAATCAGGTGTTTTTCTATCCAATGTTAATACATCCAAACAAACATCAATAATTCTATAAGTCATCATTGGATAACAACTATTCATTGACATAGTACAAGCACTACTTGACTGATTACAATAACAATTACTTTTACCAAGTCCATTATAGTATATAGTAATTAAATCACCACTTAAAGGTAATCTAACACTATTTGAATTACAACCAGAAGTTATAACCTTAATTGTTGTTCCACCAGTTAAACCTGACATTTCAACAATATAATTAGAATTAATAACATATTCATTACTAGTTAAAGCACTCCAATTAATTGTTGTTGCCGTTGTATCACCAGTAAAAAATCCTCTCATTGCAGCTCTATTGTAAATAGAACTTGGAGCTGAAGCCATCGTTGGAATCCCGTATGTATTACCTGTAGTCCCATCCACATAATAAGGATATTTTACATTCTGCATATTTGATTGCGGAACACCAGCTAAATTCTGTGAATTGAAATTAGGTTCTAATATATTAGTAGTAAATTGATTGTAAGTATTAGGTAATGAATTGTAAGATACCTCACTATCACCAACCTGAAAATAAGAAATGTTGAAATTTCCTTGTGATAATTTCAACCTACCTGCATCCGTTAATCGTGTACTAATCAACCCCGATGTATTTTTAATTATAAATCCCATATTTGATAAATATCTTTATTATTTTTTTTAATTAATAATTACATTACAACAACCACAACCCGAAATACTTGCGTTACTAATGACGTAAGTGTCATTTGATGTCGCAATATCACAAGGGGTTAATATTACATTTTTATTAATTGTTGTTGTCGTATTAATAACTATCGTATCACTATTTGTCATACTTACAGTATTCCAATTTTCAGTTAACCCTGTTTGGTATAATAATAAACCTTGACAACCTTGAGTTAAATTAAAATTAGTTGCTCCTGTTGTTGTCCCACTATTAGTTAATACTTGAGTTACCTCATTTTTAGTCATTACACTATTTGTAACTATCGTCGCAGTATTACCACTTGGTGATATCGTAAATAAATCATTATGACTTAAATTAAAGGTTAATGTAACTCCATCAGGTAATGTTGGTGTTACATTAACAACACTTGAATATAATGTTGTCATAGTTGTCGGTGTATTCACTATAGTAGTACTTGTTGTTGACAACTTTAATGAATATGTCGTTGGTGGTGTAGGTGGATTTAATGTAACCGGATTAGTTAAAGTATTTCCAGATACATCAACAACCTTTACAGTATATAAACCTGAACATAAATTAGTAAATAACGGAAAATCAATATACGACACCCCATTATCTATAGAATATAAATATGGTGGATAACCTCCGGATGTATTAACGATTATGGACCCATCACAAGAACAAAGTGGGTGATTAAGATTAACTGATACCGTGTTAGTATTTAAAGTCGGACAAACACCCTCATTTGCTGTTACAGACCCACTAGCACCTAAAATATACCATCCGTTAAGTGGGGGATATTCAGTTCCTGAATATATTGAATAATCCAATGTCCCACCTGTTACTTGCCAACGATTAATTGTATTATTCCATATGACAGAATAGGTTAAGTCATCTGAAATCCATTTATTAAAATCATTATCGTCAGCCCCATTAGGGTTGAAGTGAATTTGTGTATTGTCCACGCTTGAGGTTAAACAAAAATTATATAGAGTTGTATTATACATTGTTTTTTATTTTTTAAATTATGTAAGTTGAACTTGAATAAACAACACTTCCCCCTGAATAACTATAGGCTAATTCATAGTTTGGGTTTCCGGGATAACCAGAGTAGACAAAGTTATTAATTGGTGACATATAAATATCAAAATCTCTAACATCCGAAGGGTTTGTTAATTGTAATTTAACCGCATATAAATTTTTTTCATAATAATATAAACCGTCATCTGTCGGTGGTGTTCTACCATTGGTATTAAAAACCCCGTAAGAACTATAATCACATGTTTGACCAGACAAACTATGTATTAAAGTATTACTACTACCCGATGAAGGTATTGTATTTAACATATTATTATTCACCCGTAAATAACTAATAATCTCACCACTAGTACTAGGATTATTACTCCGACCAGTATCCCATATTTGAAATGGTGATTGATATTTAGCACCCCGATTACTATAAATTTTACGATTATTAGTTGAACCTGTTGAGGAAGTATTTATTATACCTACTCTTTCAATTCTCCAATAATCACATTGTAACTCACAACTATTTGGTAAAATACCATCACTAATTGTTGGCATAGTTATATTTAACCAATAACCACTACCTGTTAATCCTGTTGTTACAACAGCTGTCGGATAATGAATATAATAATCATAATAAGTAGTACTATCACCACAATAAGTATCACCTGTTGCTGTAGATATCGGTAATATCCAATAACGATAATAATCATAATTTGTATTATCAGTAGAACCAGAATAACTTGGACTATTTTTCCAATATAAATAACCATTATAAAAAGAGTTAAAATCTGTTAAACTAGAACTTCCACTAAATTCCATATAAATATTCCCTTGAATTGGTGGTATTGTGGTAACAGTTTTTTCAAAAGAAATATAATTACCTGAATTTGAACAATTTATAATACCCCCAAAACCCCTAGGTGAACATCTGTACCCATTAAATCTTAAATCAGAAAAGTTGTTTAAAGGGAAAGTAAAAGGTCTAACATAATAATGGTTATTTATAACATTAGATTCCGGGGGGTTTTGATAAAAATATTTAATTAAATCAGAATTTAAAAGGGTTGATTCATTACAACCACTAATAGTTACACTAATATCAATATTACCACAGGTACCTGTAATTCCAGTAATAGAACTACCAACAATTTTATAACTTTCATTCTCATAACTATCTAAACATGTATCACAATTAAATGTTTCTAAACAAGTAAAATAAAAATCCCAATTAGTATTAAAATTTGTTTTAGAAGGAATAACTTCTAACAATATCCTATCACCATCATTTATCGTTAGACCAGTTAAAGTAGTCACTTTAGAAATATAACTAATAGTGTTTGCAGATTTTGGAAAAGTATTGGTATTTTGAATTATCGCAGTATTTAAACTGGGAATACTTCCAACTTCCCACCATTCCAAAATTATTGGTTCTAAACCATACTCAGTTCCAAAAAATGTTAATTTTAATTGGTCAGGAATAATCTCTCCTTTAAATTTCCAAGCGAAAAAATTGGTAGTACCACCAGATAATATGAAAGTTGATGTAAGAGGTGTTGGACTTAAACCACTTCCTGTTGATGTAAAATTAACTCTATGTGTGTAATCACCTATCGTCTCCTTACCATTTTCACAAGTATAACCTGAAACATAAACAGGTAAACTATCAAAACATTCCAAATCTGCCGGAACATAACCTGTCCCTCCGGTATATGAAAAATTAACCCCATTGATTCTAACTTTGTCTATTACAGGTCTGTAATACCCTTGTTCCATAGGTAAAGAACTAATTCCGGTTAAAGGATGTTGATAATTATAAGTGAAAGCAGAGCCTTTACCCGATATACGAGCAACATTTGTTGAGACAACCTCCATAGACTCACTAGGACCAAACCAAAGAATACGATAATCCGTTATGGGGTTTTGACAACTACCTGTTAAATTACCAACAACTATATTTCCAATGGTTGATGATGTAAAAGAATCAAACCCTAAATCACAAGTATTACATAAATCATTATCAGAAATATCTATATACCCACAAACATTAGTCCCGGGTACATATATTTGTAATTCTGTAGTTCCGTTTGGAATACCAGTAATTGTATAAGGACAATTAACTCCCGTCATAGCCGATAATATAATATCACCGCCTATTTGAATCTCACCAGGATAGGTTCGTATTTTAACGGTAGAATTAATATCAATACCACCTAAATTTGTTACACATGTTGAAGCTGAAAACGCCATATATTATTTTTTTTTATTTTAACTTCTATTATAGAAATAATCCCAAGAGCAACCACTATAGATTATACCCGGTGTCCAAGTCACTGTTGGTGGTAAATCAACTAATGATGTAACATTATATGAAATATCATTTGGTGTTTTAACAATTTTAATATATTTACCTAAAACATTATAATTTGATGATATTGTAACAATTTCTTGGTTACTACCACCACTCACCATACATTTGGTCGTTCCACTATTGTAATAAGGGTAGAATAAATAATTATTATTTAACCCAACATTTAAAACAGTTCTGTTATACCAATCAAATAACCCAGTTCCTGTGAATGGACCACAATCTGAACTAAAAACACTATTATTAGTAAATCCTGTCATATATGATTGAGAACAACAACCACTATAATTATATATGTTATAACTACCTGAAGTTACACTTGGTTCTATCTTATAAACAGAAAAGTTATAATCCAAGTTTTGTACAAACCAATAATAAACTCCACTACCAGCATTATATTTAATAGTTTTTCTTCCACAAGTTTGAGTTTCAGCACTATACTTATCGGTAATACAAGTCGGTATTTCGTAATCACAATAACAATTTCTTAAATCATTAGTCATTCCCGATATAATAACATTAAGACCTGTACAATCACCTGTCACTGTAGCACCTGTTAAATTAGTAGGTGTTAAATTAGGTAATTTCCAATATAATGTTGGTGGACAACATTGATTCAATAAATAATTATAAGATTGAGCACTTAAAACACATGTAGTAACCCCTGTAAAGTCTTTCCAGTAATCAGTAACTGTCGCGGTATAATTACCAGGTGGTAAATTAATTAATGTAGCTGTTTTACTACCATTATTCGTCCAAGTAATATCATAAGGCGGTGTTCCACCTGTTATATTAATTGATACCTCCCCGTTATTTGAAATTGGAGTTGTCGGATTAGTATAATCACCACATTCAACCGACATAGGAAATATTGTAATAACACCACATTCATTAATAAAACCCATAAATTTTAATATTCAATAAATTATAAGAAAATTATTGACAAATTAAATAATTTTCCATATTAATAAATACTTTAATTTTGGAAATCATATTGAATACCATCCATAAACTCAAATAACTCCAAATCTTGGAATTGTTTATAAATTAAAACACAATTAAAGACCTTAAATCTTTCACAACCATCTGATGTGATGATTTTGATTCCAACCGCAGGCGCGTGGTCAAATAATGGTGGTAATAATATTGTATTATATGGTGGAACATTTGAAGAAATAACTGACACTAAAATACACTGATTTCCATATACATCACAAACATAAACAGTATATGGATAATTTAAACCACTAATAGAATATAAATCAATTGATGTCATATGTAATTTATTTAAGAAATATTATAACTATAACCACTCATAACAAAATCTGTTGTACAAGGCACAGGTGGTACACAATCCGCAACAACACAAGAAATATCATAATTAATCTTAAGATATGTTTTAATACTCGTATCAACCAAATATTCAGTTTCACAACTTGTTTTTATCACAATAGTATTTTCAGAATGAATAAGAATAACATCCCCAATTTGTGGATAACTCTCAATTAAATTAGATAATTCGGTTTCATATACACTATCAGTAGGATAATCATTTAAAGTATACCCTGTATAAAACTCGGTTGATGCCGTAACTCCACTTATGTCAACCATAACAGTAAAAATGGCGTTATTAAGAATACAATCCGTAAAATCTGAAGTTAAATCATAAAATCCTTCGTTTAACATTTCTTTAGGACCTTTTTTACCTAATGTAGTTGTATCACTAAAAATATCCTCACATATTTCATATGTTTGGTAAGAACCTAAAATCACAGAACCATTAATTACAACACTTTGAGTTTTAACACAACTATTACTATCAGTAACTTTAAGGGTATATGTTGACGCGGATAAATTAGTTATGGTTAAACCTGTTTGACCATTTACATTATTACTCCATTCTAAAGTGAATGGTGGTTCACCACTTGTAATTAATGTTGAAATAGTCCCATTAGAACCATTGGTTGCATTTGTACTATTTAAAGTAAAATCAACGCCTGAACTACCATCAATAAAAAAAGGAGTATTTTGTTTACAAATAAGTGTTGATGAATCTGTAACCGAAGCCATATTAGACCCATAACTTAAATTATTAAAGGTATGTGAGGTAAATGACGTACTTATTGATTGTCCATCAATCTCATATAAATATGGTGGTGTTCCTCCAGAACCAATAGTTAAAGTTACCGAACCATTATCTAAACCACAAGTTACCCCAGTTGTTGAGGTACTTAAGGTATATTTAACTTGGTTATCAATAGTGTAAGCACTCACAAAAGAACAAGTCCCGTCATTAATACTTAATGTGTATGTTCCACCTGATAATCCATTAAACGACCAATTACTATTAGTAGTAGATTGAGAAATTGTATGTCCATCAGGATAAGTTAAACTATAAACATAATTCCCACTACCACCAAATAAACTAATCGGTGAAATAGACCCATCATAATTATTACAACTAGAATTTATTATACCAATAGTCGCAATACTAAATCCATTTGGAACTAAAACAGAAATTGAACTTGTAAAACTACATAATCCAGCGTCCGTTACAGTTACCGTGAATAATCCCCCACCTAAACCTGTAAATGTTTGAGAAGTACTGAAAGATATATATGATTGTCCATTAGACCCTAAATAATAATATGGTGCTGTTCCTCCTGTTATTATAACCTCAACCTCACCATCACTAGTGAAACATGAAGGACTTGTAACAACAAAAGCTCCTAAACCAACTGATGGTACATCAATAACCATAGCACTTTTTGATATTGTACAATAAGTACTATCAGTAACAGAAACACTATAATACCCAGCAGTTAAACCACTAATAGAATCTGTAACCGCACCATTACTCCATAAATAAGTATATGGGGGGTTACCTGTTAAACCGGTTATAAAAACTTTACCTGAATTTACAGTACACCCAGCGTCATTTACAATATAAAAACCATAATCAATTGTTGTTGAACTTTTTATAATACAAGTTTCTGATTTACCCGTACATCCTCCACCATCATTACCAACGACATAATAAAACCCAGGTGACAAATCATTAAAAGTGAATGAATTACCAAAGGACGAACCAGATGTTATATAACCATTAGTTGTTTCGTATAAATAAAATTCTGAGGTGTCGTAAAAGTTACTATTTTCAGCTGTTAAAGTACCATTATTACTACCACATAATGTATTAACCACATTGTTTAAACTAACACAAGTACCTGTAGAAATATAAATATTAATTGGTTGTGTTGTATTAGTAGGTAAACAAGAGTCAATAACATTAAAACTATAAGTTCCCCCCGATAAATTAGTTTGAGTATAAGCTGTAACACCAGCACCCAAAGCAATTGTACCTAAAGGTGGACTTAACCATTGTATAATATAGTCCGGTGCTTCACCATTAATATTAATAGTAAAAGCACCAACATTAGTATTGGAACAATCCCCGGTTACACTTTGTGTATATGATAAAAAACAACTCATTTATATTATTTTATTTATTTTATTCGTATAAAGATTTAGTATAAACAGGACAGTTTATCGTGAAATCAACACCAACATTTAACTTGAAATTAATACCTGAAGTATTTTTAGAACAGATTTTGTTATAAACAGTTACAGTATTACTTGTTAAAGTATACTCATAGCCATAAGTTAATAAACTAGTTAACGCTGTTGATAACGCAACATCCCATTGTGTTTTACTAGGCGAACTATTCCCTCCGTTAGGCCCGCCTTGACCAGAGAAAAAGTATTGTTTAACAACAATAGTATCGTCAAGTCGTAAATCAACATACCAATCACTATTTATACTATCTATTATACAATTATCCAATGTATAATCTTGACTTGTTAAATAATTAGTTAACACAGTACCTAAAACACCATTGAATGATTGTGTACTTGAATTAGTCTCCCAAGGATATTTAAAACATTCAACAGACTGATTTGGACAATCATAGGTGTATATATTTGTCGTTAATTGACATGGATTACAAGGAGTAGGAATGAATTGACATCCTCTTTGTCTTCTCCAAGCATATTTTTGTCTATGAAATATAGAATTCTCTATTTTTACCCCAGTATTCCAAATAGTACTCGCAGGTATCATTTGTTCAACTAATCTAACCCAATAATCACCAATTCCATTAACATACTCCATCATAGTGTCGTAGTTAAAGTTATCATTTTTGATACCAGCGTTTTTTTCAGACTCTAAATATTTCCAATATATTGATTGGAGTGTAGGATAACCCATCGTTCCCCCATCTGTCGCAAATTGTCTATTTCTAACATTAATAGTTGTATTCCAAAATGTTTGAGCGAACTCAAAAAATGTTTTTCTATCAGGTTGTGGATTAATATCTGTCCAGTCAACTCCACCTCTTTGTGGGTATTCAGGATATGTTTTTAAACCTTCACTCGGAATTGGATAATTATAAGTTCTTGACATATACCATACATCGTAAACTAATCCTTGTGCCGGATTTAAAAATAAATCAACATTTTTAGCATTTAAAACTAGTTTATCATCACTAGTATAATATTGTGCATTATAACCCCCATCTAAATTAGACCTTAACCCAACCTCACTATCAACCCAACTTTTATTGTTGTCAATGGTTAGAGTTAACGAATATCCTAAATTCATATATGGTAATGTTCTAAACCTATCAAAATACTCTTGACCATATGAATATGGCGTTAAGGTAGTTTGATAACTAGGATTACTACCAGTGAAAACACTATTAGTTAAATCAACTTGTTCAGGTGACCTATGTTTTGGTGTTGATTCAAACCAACCACTACCTTTTTCAAAGAAAAATTCATCAGTATTAATTGGTGATGAAGGATAACCCTCTTCATCAACAGGATATTGCCCTCTACTTATGTTTACATCTTTAATAACTGTTTCGGTTGTAAACCCTGTAAATATCTCACCCTTAATCTTAAAAGTGTTACCAGCTTCAAGTGTTGGTAATTCTTTAGCATAAGTACCCCCTGAAATTTCAGCGTATTGTGTATTGAAATTATTTATATTAATCTTTTGGTCAGCCAAATAAATGTGTTCATTAAATTCAACTAAAGCATCCGGAGCACCAATCAATCTCATTAACATTTCAATTGATTTTCTAGTCCCCTTTGCCTTGAAAAGATATGCGGAATTCATAATTAAATTCCTATAAAACTGATAATTCAACTCATCCGGTGTTGCCGGTGTTGAAATACCTGTAAATTTTGATTTTTCATTATTTTTTTCACCAAAAACCGAACTTAAAAAGTCGTCTTCAGATGTTGGTGAAATATTAGTGTTCCAACCTAGTGTTTGTGCTAAATTTTTAAGTAATTTAGATGGAATATCATTCCCAACATTATAATTAACAGAATTCATATACGCCAATCCGTTTATGAATTTTTTAGTCTCATCAAACCCTCGTCCGTAAATTTGAAGAACTTTTTCCATCTTTTGGTCAGATGTGTCAAACTCTTTAAATGCTCCAGTTGTTAAAAACCTTGAAATTAAATTAGTCTTATATGAATCCATAGATTCACTAATTGTATTCAATGTTGTTAAATAATTATTAAATGAATTACTTGAAATGTCTAAATTCCACACACCTTCTATCGGCCAAGTAACCTCTTGATTTAAAGTATAATAAGTACCGTCATCAGCATCTTTAGGAACTTTAAATACTGCCGTGTATTTAGGAGTAATATTTCTATTTAATAAAAACTTTTCAACCTCATCTAAACCATCAATAAATACTTTATTTGATTCAAAATCATTAGGTCTAACAATAAAATCAGTATAACTAAATGATTGACCTGAAAATGGATTACCTGTAACTTTTAAAGTTAAAATTCCACTACTTGATGATGTTGTCGGTATAATACCATTTAATTCATAACCCTCACCATTGAAATATAACGAATATTTCGCATACTGAGTAGTCATATTCCTTAATGACGAAACCTGAACTTCTCTTAACTGTAAGTTTCTGGTTGAATTGGTTGTAAAGTCAACATCAAACGGATTACGGATTTTAGACACACTTAACTCAAAAGTTGTTGTATCATCAATCTCACTATATGAAATATTTGAAGCCGTTTCACCCGTTACATAATTTGAACCCATAAAAGTAGATTCAATACCTGCCGGGAATTTAGTCAATATCGTTTCAATTGATGAGGATATTCTCTTAACCATTGAACCGTATAAAGTAAAATTTGTAATATCACTTAAATCGTAATTCGGGTAAACATTAAAGTTTTTCTCAAATATCGCTTTTGATTGTGCAACACTCTCAACACCTAAACCCTCTAAGGATATTGGATTTGAAAAATTACCTGTATTAAAAGTCCTATTGTTCTTTTCAGTAATTGATTGTGTAAACTCAAAATTTCCTTGCGTTAAACCACCACCAGTCACCAATTGAAACCCTACTAGGTCATCGGAGAATGTTCCAGCTCCTGTCGCAGGAACGATTGGGGGATTTTTATATTTTATTAACGCCATTATTGTGTAATATTTGTAAAGTTTTTACTGAAATCAATATTATTTCCTCTATCTTGTCTAACTTCATACAATAAAGCGTTAAATTGGTCTCTAATTTCGTATAAGTTATATTGTTTGTAAATATTATTTTGAGTATCGTATATAGTATAGATACCATCATCAATAGATTTTGTTTGATTACCATACAATGCAATTGCCAATGTAGAAATATCATGTTCCGCAATTTCAATATCAACACTAATAGGGTTGAAGAATGTATTAGTAATAATAATATTTTGGTCTGGTTGACCTATATAAGGTGTCGCATTTGGTTTGTTTGATGGCGCTGACGATGGTGAAACAGTACAATAAATTAAATTACTATTACTATCTGTGTATCTATATCGTATAGCTTTTTGAGATGTATTAGTTAAATTCTGAATAACCGGTTCACAAAAGAATGATGAGGTTATAATCCTAAAAAAATTAGGTATTTTTGTACCATCTGAATTTAAATATTCAATTCTAAAACCAACTAAACCTTGATTAACAAATTTATTTCTAAAATCAGTAGGAACATTGTTTAAATCAATAATAATACCTTTAACATTAGGTAATGACGATAATACACCACAATCCAAAATTTTAGTTCTGATTTGTGCTGGTCTTATCATTAATGTGTAAATACCAATTTTGTTAAATTGTTCAGCTGGTAATCTTAAATTATATAACCCACCTAATATTTCAACATTGGCGTTTCCACCTGTTTTATCATTATTATAATAAGGTCTAAGTATTGATTTAGCGTCTAATTTTGTTAAAAGAAAATTATCTGTATAATCACGACTAGGTGTATAATTTAAAATTATTTCCACATCCTCTGGACTGACATCACTTGGTCTTATAGTTCCGTAACTTCCTACCGACATGTTTTATATTGTTATTAATTCGTTTATTATTTATATATAAATATCAATATTATATTTTTATAACATTAAAAAATCCATACCCATATTTCTCTAAATCACCCAAACTATCAATCTCACCCATTCGTTCTAATCTCTCTAAACCAGATAATTTACCTCTTTCAATAAAGATATTTGATTGGACTTCAGGTTCGTCAATTACATTAAGTAAAACTTCATTTTTTGTTATCGCTGAACATATTACCATATCAGGAGTTATCCCAGACGAGTAAACAGCAAACAATGTTGTACCATCATTATAATCATAGTAATCCATTCCATTAATTGAATAGCTGGTATATAACCCATCATTAGATTTTCCATAATATGTCCCAACAATACCTGTAGTTCCAGTAATTTGAGTATTTAATCTAAATTTACCATCAACTAATTCAGATGATTTACCATACACTTGTAAATCATTTAATGATGATTTAGTATAACCCGTAACTAAAAATGGTGTTGTAGTGAAGGTATAATCGTTAGTTAAATAAGTATCACAACTTTCATCACCACTAAAAATATAATCATACATTAATGATGTTCCTGACCAATTACCACCAGCCGGAGTGAAATAAGCGGTTCCTTTAGGGTCTGTCGCTGTAATACCACTATATGGTACTGTAATTGTTTTCTTTACCACATTTGAACCCCAAGGGCTCATACCGGACATACTAATAGTATAGTTACCACCACTAAAATAAGTGTGTGAATAATAATTAGGTGCTGTTGAGGTCACAGGTGAACTATGGCCATCACCCCAATCTACATAGTAGGATGAAAACTCCAAATATTTCTTAAACTCAACATCTGAAGTGTTATAAAAGTAATAAGTGTAAGGACTACCAGTTGTTGCCGAGAACAAGAAATTTGTCATCGTCTCTTTTTGTAATAACATTCCGTCAAAAACCGAATAATAACCAACATCAACAGCGGTTTCAGTTAAAAATATAGGAATAGTTAAACCCGTTAATAGTGATGTCCCTCCTGTTCCTCCTGATAATACATCAGTCATTGATGAATAAACATAGGTGTCACCTGTATAATATTTAGTAACCGCACTTGTTGTTATGTCACAACAAAACGGTATTTCAATATTATCAGTATAAGGGTCTAAATATTTTGTTTTAAAAATATCCCCACTTATAAATTCAGGTGAAATTTTAATATAATAATTTCTATCTTCCATAAATTAAGGATTTATATATTCATACCATTTTATGGGACTATCAGTTCCAATTCTAGTACCTAAGTTATCATATATTTTATATTCTTTAGTTTCGTAATCTAAAACTACTTTACGATAAAAATATTTACTACCTTCAAATGTAAATTTTTGAGTTAAAGTTGATTGTGGTTCTGTCATCATTTTAACATAAACACCTAATCTACCATCAAAAAATTTAGCTGTCATATAAAAAGTGTTTAAATCAATAAATTGTTTTTTTCTTAACCAATATAAGAAAAACCCTTCTTTATCACCAACATAATCTAAATTGTATGATGGAATACGAATATTAACATTAGGTTTATATGGTGTAAGACTAACACTTTCAGTATTACCTTGTTGAACGGGTATAATAACCGTGAAATAATTAGTTTGTGATTTTGGATTATTTGTATCGTAAAAATCTAATTTAAAAAATGATTTCGTGAATGGTTTTGAATAATAATAAACTTCGGATTTAGTAAAACCTTCCGGAATATAACTACACACCCAATTACTCGCCGTTGAAGCTGATATATTTGTCGTATCACCACTATAAAAATGGAAATTGTATTTTACATCTGTTTTAGTATCACTACTATAAGAAGCGTGAGAAAATCTTAAGACTTCGAAATCTTCCGCAATACCAATAATTTCTTTAACAACATCTTCTTCATATAATTCAATACTATCTTCCTTACCATTAAAATCCCACTTGATTTCAACAGGTAAATTAATATATTTGTCGTTTTCCGGTAATGTAAAAGTAAATTTATTATTCACAATCGTCTATTGTTGGTTCAGCTATTATTGTATTCTCTTTATAATTAGTCCCTTCAGGTATTATTCTAAAATTAATATCTCTATAAGGATAATGAACACCATTTAAAAATGGATAATTAACACCAATTTTTTCAGCGTCAATAAAACCATAAGTATAAATATCCCTCCAAATAAACAAGTTTTTTGTTGTTGAAAAATACGAGTAATCAGGTATGTCTATAACATTTTTTTTATCCCCTTCCTCAATATAACTAGAATATTTTCTAATCGTCAAACTATGATGAGGTTGATAATAATAACCAAATGGATTATTTTTATCAGAAATAGTATTTAATGGTTTTACTAAACCTGTGTCAAAAACTTCAGGATTGTGAGTTAATTTATGATATAAATTAGAAATAACTCTTTCTTTTTGTTCATAGGAATTCCATTCACAGAAATCACCATCTAATGTATCTCCGACATTTAAAGTATTAACATACGTAAAATTAATTTTCTGACCATTGGAGTTAATACCTAAAGGTGTATTATAAGTTGATAACGTAAAATTAGTATTAGAATCATTATTACTATCTTTCCACCAATTTGTCGGTAATTTAGTTATTGGGTCTAAAGGTAAATTAAAACCAAATCCTTGTTTCATTTTATATAACCCTGAAGAACCTGACCTACCAAAAGTATATCCAAAAAACCCTTTCCAAACAACAGTAAAAAATAATTCAGTAATAGGTCTCTTCAAATTATCTCTAATTGGATTAATCTGAATATCTGAATTGAATGATAATGTGTAAGATTGTGACCCCTCTTTAATAGAGACTCTAGATAATTTATTAGGGGTGTAACTACCACTCTCATATTTTTTTTTAGTCCCAAATATATTCTGTTCAAATCCTGCGTTAACTAATACATTATCAGTCGTATTTGTTAATACTTTATGTCTCCTAACATAATAAATGGACGTTGTATCGGTAGGACTATCAATATTTATAATTCGTTTAAATGTACCTTCTTTTTTATTATTAAAAGTTGTTCCAGTAAAACCTACATCATATATATTAAAGATAAAACTTTCACTACCAGAAGCATCATTTCCTAATGAATATACTAAAAAAGTATCAATATTATTGTATGAAAAATTTAATTTTACCGCGTCACCATCATTTAGTCCATGTTTGACAGGACAAATAAACGATATTATATTGTTTCCGTTATTAGTTTTATTCTCAATAATAAAAGGTATACCATCTTTAGCAACCCAATCTAAAGTTTCATTAGTAATACCCTCAATACATTGTAATTTTTTATTATAAACATTCTCAAAAGGATATGTCATATAAAAATTCCAATTATATGTTGACGCACTTTTAGAAATAAAATCTATATGATTATTAGGTGGTGTAGTATATCCAGGTATATTATAATCGTTCCTAATAAAATCAAATTCATTATATTGTAAAAAACCTTCCCATCTAATATTATCAGGATTTTGGTCAACACAAGATAATGACGCTAAACTTTCTTCATTAACATATTGAAGATTATTTTCTAATGGGACATAATTTGTACTGCCAGTGTATGAATTCTTAAATAATATTGAGAATTTACAAGTAGGTCTAAAAATATCAGACTTTTGTCGTTCATTATCATATACTTGTGCTAAATCAACATCAATATTTTTATCATATTCAATATTTTGTTTTGATGTTTGAATAAGAGGGACTTGAAACATAAAATCAGTATTTGACGCTGATTTATATCTCAAAGACCCTAATATAACTCTATAATCTATTCTATTACTCATAATTAATCAACTATTGTTGTTGTGTCAACCCATTTAGTTGTAAATCTATCGTAAGCAGATTTACCTTTTTTCAAACCAAAATAAAAATAAAATGGAGCTCCAGTTGTTATTGATTTTGGTTTGTTAGGTGTGTTTTGAGACCAATTAACATAACTTTCATCAATAGAACCATTACCACTAACCGCATAAATATAACCTTTAGTATATTCACTCTTACTTATATTTGTTGGTCTAAAATACCTTGAATTACTATCTAACCTATCTAAAGATTGATAATGAAAAGAAAAGAAACTTTTACCATAAATCGGATTTGTATTCCAACTATTATCTTCATTACCAAAAATTGTTTTGTTACCCTCAATAGTCCATTGATAAAATGGAACTTCTTGACTAAAAACTGAAAAGTTATTAAAAGCACAATTATTCCCAACCGGTAATTGTGAATTTATAACAGTTCTTTTTGGTGTTATAAAATCTCTAATACGAGTATCTGAAGAAAAGAAAATACCTATAACTGAATTAGTATCTTCAAACCCACTAATGTATATTGGACTTTGCATTGGTGGTGGATTATCCGGATAATTAGATGCTTGAAAAGGTGAAACACCTAATTCAGAATTAATTGAAATTAATTGTGAATAATCCCCATCAACTTTATTTTTAGTTCTACTAAAATAAGCTAAAATATTAGACCCTACAAAAATTTGTAACATCTTATCAATAAATTTTTTATTCATCAGCCTACTTAAAATCAGAATATTTAATATTTCGGTAACATCTCCATATGTTGAACTATTTAATCTATTAGCGACATACCCATCAAATTCATCCGACATAACTAATTCTTGTAAATAATTATTTCTAGGTCCTAAATCCATAATAGTTGTAGGATTTTGTAAATTATTAAAATTATCACCATACGGACCAAGAATTTCTATAACACCACTTTCATTTCTATATTTACCTATAAACCAACCATTTTTAGCGTCATAAGGTGAACTTCTATAATAAAAATTATTAGTAGTATGTAATATTAAGGTATCTCTACAATAATCACTACTTGGTTTATTTAGACTATTATATGTTACATCATCATTAAATGAATAAGCGTATAATGTTCCATTAACCCAATTATTTGAAAATGTATGTGACCAAACATTTCTACAGGCACCAAAATTAATACTAGTTCTTGAAATCCATTCTGTTAATAAACCCCAATCTTTGAGTAATGATAAAAACACTGTTGTAACAAGAATATAACATCCATTACTAAATATTTTTTCACTATTATAAGTTCTACAACTATCACTATCACTTATTGTAACATTACCATTACCATCATTAACATAACAAGCTAATGGAACTGACCCACCACAAGAGGTTGACTCAAGTATTTTACTAGTTTTATTATCCGCAGTATTATCAGCAACACCAGCAGTCATTGATGGTAAAGTTGACCCTGTTAAAACAATACCAACAATACCGGTATCAGGTATATTATATATCTGAAAATTTCTGTTTTTCTGTAGTAAAAAACCATTACAATTAGTTTCATCCACAACTGTTGATGATGGTAATCTATCAGACCTCATAACTATTTGATTCGTAGTTGTACCTGAACCACGATTATAAGTTAAAGTATTTCCGGTAGTATTATATATTGGTGAAAAATATATGGCTCTTATTTTATTAACAGGGTTTATATAACAGCCATAACCACTACAAGAAAGTCTTGGTGGTGGTGTACCATCAATCCATTCCATAGACCCACCTTCAATAATTTCAGATGGAAAATAACCTCTATTCCTATCACTTGTTGTTGTATTACCCGTAAAATGATAATTAAAACAACCATACGCACTAACTTTAATATATGGGTCAATAGTACAAGTATTTTGAAACTTAACAGAAACACCATTAATACTATTAACACCAGTAGTATAAGAAACATTTTTTAATTTATTAGAATTATTTCCTGAGGGTTGGAAGTTTCCATTACTTCTATCTAAGGCTGAATAATAACTATGTAAATCCGATGTAAATGCACTAAACTGATTACTTGGCGTATAATAAAAAGAATTAAAATATAAAGATTGGTTAGAGTAAGTATCAATTGCCGTATTAGTAACTAAATTTGTTTTGTTATGACTGACATTTAAGAACTTACCATTAACAGGTATATTCATACGATAATTACCTTTCACAATAGAATTAACATCTCCAAAATTTTTACCAAATAGAACACTTAAATCATACTGAACATCAATTTTAGAAGAATATGGGTCAACACCTCTATTTAAAATAATTACTGATAAATTTTTATAATCATCAACTTTAGTTATTGGTGACACCATATGAACTTCTTGACAATTATCCTCACCACTATGTTGACCAGTAATTTCAATAACCCTCATATTATTATTCAGAAACCTGTTGTTTAAAGAATTGACAATATCATTAGAACAATTAGCCGAAAAACTATCATAAGTCATACCAGTAATTACTTGGAAATATTCCATATCAATAGGGAATTTATGATACACGCTATCACCAGTTTGAACAATATTATTATATGTAACACCACTATTACCTGAACCATCTGTTTTTGCGAAATTAACCGTAATCGTCGTAGTTGTAGCTGAAGTTCCAGTAATTGCATTATTACCATATTGATTAGCTATAGCATTTGTAGTGTTTAAATCTTTAGATAAATTTGGATTTTGGAAACTAATTAATTGACCTGGTATATAATTACTTAAACTATTAATATCACCAATAATAACAATAGTATTATCAAGGTGAGATTTTCCCGGATTAGAATTAATTCCGAAAGTTGTTCTAATTCTATTAACACCACCACCAGGGTTATTTGGACTATTGTCGAAATATTTCGCTTTAGTGTTAAACAAATTAATTCTTTCGGCTAAAGTTAAACTTGAAGTGAAAAAATAATCAGTATAGTTTTTATCATTACCACTACTATCAGTGATTGAATATTTTGCTGTAACTAAACTTGAGGTTCCAATACTAACATCTGCTCTATCAACATATTGTTTACCCGCAAAAATTTGCATAAAAGCAACTGTTTTATACGATTCGTCATCAAAAAATGGATAGTCATATATTGGTGTACCTAGTTGTGAAATTTGAATATTTGACATTAAAACATTCATAGGTGTTAAATCTGAAGTAATTGTACTACATGGAATTCTTCTGTTTTTATTAGCTAAAACTTTACTATTTCCAGGGGCATTACCTGGTGTTGCACCTGTTGCATCACAATCACACATATCACAATCAGGATAAGTTAATAAAGGTAAATTAATACCATTTAAATCTATTTTTTTTAACTCATCTCTAACAAAAACTAACATAACACCTAAAGTAAGATAAGCAACTCCCGCAGCAATATTTGTTGCTGTTAAACCAAAAGCTGGCGCGGAAACACTAGCCGCGGTAAACGCATTGTAAGCAGCAAAAGCAGCCCATCCAACAAGGCCATAAACTAAATAAGATTTAAGTAACTCTAAAATAAAGAATAATATGTGCATTACTAATACAAGAACATACAAAATAGGTCTGAAAACCATCATTAATAATGAAAATAATATAAATATAATATCTAACCTCAGATTAGAATCATTTGTTGGGAATTTATAATTTTCACTCTGACAACTATTGTCTAAAATATTTTTAACACCAATAAATCTATCATTACTATAGCCTTTTCTATACTTATCAAGTAATTGGGACACAGTATAGACTTTATTATATTTCATATCATAGAAAGTATCTTTACAATCTATAGCATCTTGAATCATTTGCCTACCAATAACAGCGTTACTATTCAAAGAAGAACCTGTATAACCATAATCCGACCAATCTAAACTAAATGAATATGATTTCATAGCTAACTGATAACTACTATACTCTGTTGAAATATCTTTAATAAAAAACGGGTCGTCTTTACTAGTACCCGACCATCCATATTCTCTAATATTAGGAACTAAAAAATAACCTCTTTTTACACTTTCAGACAATGAAGGAGATTGATTCCATTTAACTTTAAATCGGTATTTACCTCTAGTCGGAATACCTCTTTTAGGGTCGTCAGAAATAACTTGTTCACCAAATTCGTTAGTTACAACATAATCCAAATTCATTGGGACATCAACCATCCAAGTTCCATTCTCATCAATAACTTGACCACCCTCATCTAAATCAACAGTTTCCAAAATTGGTCTACCATAAGAATCTTGATATATGGTTTGTCTAATTGCTAAAATTTCACCTGGACCAGTAATCATATCACATAAATAACCCCCATTACTTCTAACAGTACAACCAGCCTTTATAGAATCATTATCATTTGTTGAAATGATTGACCCCATAAATATAGCTGTAGGTCTAATATCAATATTAGCTTCTCCAGATAAATCAAAATCAGTTCTTGTTATACCTAAATTACATAATCCTGGTTCACCCCATAACGGACTAACATCAATTGTTTTGTTAATTGTAATTAATTGTGGTAATTCTCGTAAATTAGTAGACGCTTTAAATTTTGTTCCAGCAACTTGATTAGATGTCGCAGCGCCCATTCGTATTAAATCTTGAGGTGATAATGAAAATTCCCCAATATCTGATAAATCAACATCCATAACAATAGTTTGACTTCCCGTTGGGATACCAAATATCATATAATCTCCACTTGAATTAGTTACGGTGGTATATTTGTAGTATTTATCATAAACCTCAATTAAAGTTGGGTCTATTAAGACATCAAGTCTATCAAAAAATGTACCCGTAGGTACATGTCCACTATGTGAAGGTTTGTAAGGTAGTAAATTATATCTATACCCATCATCATTTAATTCTGTTAATGTTTTGTATGGATATAGTTCAGAGATTACAGGGTCAGCTTCATCAGTCGTGTCTAAAGGAATAAAAACAGATACTTTAGCATTTGGTAAACCAAAACCATTATTAACACTAACACGACCTACAACAACCCCATAATCAGAACATTGTCTTGTATATATTTGACTTTGCAGTAATTTTAAAGATAAAATCTCTAAATATTCAAACTCTTGGTCAATTAAAATATTTATTGATTCATCAACACCAGGTTTGGTTCTTATTCTATATGAATTTGACATTCTATTACTTTTTTTTAATAAATAGTTAATATGTTATTTTATAAAAATAAGCAAGAATATTAAAAAATAAATTACTATGTGAAATTAGTGGTTTTTAGATTTTTAACTCTAACATTAATATCTTTATTAGGGTATCTAATTTGATAAGTTTGTTTTGGTTCAGCAAAAATAGTATCGTCAATTAATTCAATTTGTTTAGTTTCTGAATCCAAGTATCTTTGAGATGTTTGAGATGATGAATATTGACCCCCAATTTTATTAAAAAACTGAATATCTGAAATAGCAATTACCCCATTTTCACTTTGAATTAGTCGTCTAATTTCGGAAACAAATACATTCTCACCCATACCTCTATTGGATGGATTAAAATAGTCTGAAATAATATTAATAATTTTAGAGATAACAATACCTTGGTTTTGACTATTATCTAATACCACATCAATATTAACCCCTAAATCAATCACATTAGCAGTTTCAATAGATATGTAATCATTAATCATACGATAATTAGATAGGTAATTTGCAAGATTGTTTTTCAATGTGTTTGAAACAATTTCTGTAAGAGTACCATTCTCATCATAAGAAAGCATTTGTATTTTAATCTTATTATTTTCTTCGGTAATGGCAACTTTAGCTGGAGCACCAAATTGTGAAGGCATTGTTCTAATAATAGAATCGTAATCATTAACAGTTACAGCTCTATTTTGAGCTGAAAAGTTATAAGACACTAAATTTCTAACTTCTTCGGTTGTTGGGTAGTTAGCACCACCTATCGCCGCGGTAACATTATTACATCTCAAGGAGTTAACAACACTAGTATTAATTGAGTCTGAAGGTCCATTAACAAAAAAGTCAATATTACCTAATTGAGTTATGACATTTATACCTAAATTACTTCCAGTTCCACCACCGACTCTATATTGAATAAATAAAGTTGAATTAGCTTTTAATGAACTACCTAAAGCAAGGTTATTTGAATACTTATATAAATCTAATTTAAATCCATCTCTAGCAAACTCCCTTAATTGTTCATCGGCGGATTGGTTACCACCACCAAAAGTCATTTTAAAGAAACCTTCCGGAGTGAATTCAGTTATAAATTTATCAGATGTTGACACATACTTACCTACTTTAATACCTGGACTATCTGAAACTTTTGTAGGGTCTTCAACAAATACTCTATCCTCAATTAAAGCTTTAACTTCATACCATCTATTATCTAAACCTAAAAATTCCTGCATTGACGGAACATTACTATATTGAGTTCCATCTTTTAAAATAACACTTGTAACTCCTAAAACATTTTTGTCTGGTAAAAATAACTCAAAAAATGGTTTAATATCATTAGCTGTGATAGTTCTTTTAAATACTTTTGTAACACCATTAACAACAGTTTCTCGTTTAACAATAGTGTAATTTAATAATGTATTATTAGAATCAAAATTAGGTATTTTTAATCTATTTGGATATCCTTCAGCGTTTATTGGTGACGCGAAATCAATATCATAGACAGTTTCAAATACTTGTCCAGCACCACTGGCTTGAGACCCTCTTCTTAAAATACCACAATATCTTAAGTCTTCTTTATCACCATAAGCCGGAACTGTAATTGAAAAGTCAACTAAAGCAACCGATGGTCTTTGTCCCGGTATTTTTAATCCATAAGTTTTGGCGATATTATATATTGATGATTTTTGTTGAGCGTATTGCAAAACCGTTTCCTGAATACTTCTATCAATATTGAAATGTAAGTTATCCGCAACGGCAGCGTTCAAATCTAATAATACTGAAAATACTGAAGCATCATTAAAACTATCAATTAATTCAGGATAATAACTTCTTGTGAAATTTATTAATTCAGTTCTAAGAGATTGAAAATCTCTTGTTGTATAGGATATTTTTTTATTAGCCATATTTCTTATATATTAATTATTACAAAATCACCACCTCTAAATACATCGTCAGTAACTTTATAATCTATTTTAACTTTAGCGGTATGTTCTTTAGCTGCCATACCAGGTACTCTAAATATTCTTTCGTTATTATCACCAATATAAGAACCTTTATCTTCATCACCTTCCGATGCCGGATTAATACTTATATTAGTTATAGTTAAACCCGGTAAATATTCATTAACCGAATCTCGTATTTCAGCATCAATATCTGAAAATGTTGGACCATCTAATGGTTCAAAAATAAATTCGTATAATCTAGTTCCAAAATCAGGTAAATAATATCTCGTACCTTTTCTTGTTAGTAAAAGGTGTATTAATTCCGACCTAATTTCTTCGTCACTATAACTTGTTAAACTCAAGTATTTACCATCAAAAGAATCCCTAAAAGGAAATGTTAAACCATATGTATATCCGTCTGCCATAATTATAAATATCGTATAAAGAAAAAATCACGAACATTGTCGTGATTTTTTTCTATTTCTTTATGAAGAACAACCAAAACACTCAAATTCAGATTCTTGTGGTTTGTTATTTATAGTAACATTAGGTTTCTCAATAGGATTACTCATTTTAGACATATCAATCGCTAAATGTTTAGCACCCGTTGATATGGCTTGAGTTCTCACATAATAACATAATGTTTTTAATCCTTTATCCCAAGAGTGAAAATGTGACGAAGATATTTTTGATAAGGTTGGATTTGCCATATAAATGTTCATTGATTGTGATTGGTCAATGAACGGAGCTCTTTCAGCCGCCATATCAATTAATTCTCTTTGTGATATCTCCCAAATTGTTTTATACTTCGCAATTAAATGTTCAGTTCTTTTAAGTTTTTTAAGATAATTTTTATCTTCAGAATCTAAATATTTATTGAAATTAATGTGTTGGATAGAACCACCATCAACAATAATATCATTTTTCAATTCTTCAGACCAAATACCTAATTTCTCAAAATCATTAATCAAATACTTGTTAACAATTAAAATCTCACCTCCAACAACACGTCTGTTAAATAACGCAGAATGTGCCGGTTCAGTCATTTCAAATGAACCTGTTATTTTAGCTGACGACGCAACAGGCATTTGTGCTGTAAATAAAGAATTACAAATTCCAAATTCTTTAACACTTTCTTTTAATGAACTCCAATCCCACATCAAATCAGATTGGTCAACACCCCACATATCAAATTGGAATACTCCATTAGACATTGGTGACCCTTCAAAGAAGTTATATGGTTCATATTTACCATTTTTACATAAGTCATTACTTTCCGTAATCGCAGCAAAATAAATTGTCTCAAAAATCTGTTTATTCAATACTCTCGCTTCTTCAGATGTGAAAATATAATCTAAAATATAAAAAACATCCGCTAATCCTTGAGTACCAATAGCAATAGCTCTTTGTTCTAAACCACCTTTTTCCCCTTTAGAAGTTGAATAACTATTAATGTTAATAACTTTGTTTAAAGTTCTGGTAACCTTTCTAACTTCAGTATATAGTAAGTTAAAGTCAAATTTTCCGTCAATAATGAAATTTTTCAAGACCATTGATGATAAAGTACAGATTGCTGTAGTTTTTTCATCGGTATATTGGTAAATCTCATTACACAAATTTGATTGTTTAATTACCCCAATGTTTTGATGGTTGGTTTTTCTATTAGCACTATCTTTTGAACATAAATACGGAACACCAGTTTCAACTTGAGATTCAATAATCTTATTCCAAATTTCAGTCGCTTTCGTTTTCTTACCAATACCTAATTCAACCGCTTTACGATAATTAGTTTCGTATTCATCACCATAACACTCTTGTAGAGCTTTAACACCAGCTTTCTTAATATCATTAGGACAAAACAAATACCAATCCTCGTTATTTTTAACGGCTCTCATAAAGTTATCTGGAATCCATAAAGCGGTGAATAAATCTCTAGCTCTTAACTCATCTTTCCCAGTGTTTTTCTTAATATCTAACAAATCATAGATATCTTTGTGCCAAGGTTCTAAATAAATCGCAGCACTACCAGGTCTTCTACCTTGTTGATTAAAAAATCTTAAAGACTCATTAACAATTTTCAGATATTTTAATAAACCTCCAGCAAAACCACCAGATGTTGTAATACGACTTTCTTTACTTCTTTGGTTTGACATACATAACCCAATACCCGCAGCATCAGATGAATATGTTGAAATATCATTCAATGTATTCAATAACCCTTTTCTTGAATCAGCGTCATTATAATGTAACACACAAGATGCTAATTGGGGAATTAAAGTCCCAGAATTAATCATAATAGGTGTTGCTTTTGAGATTCTTTGTTCAGACAATGATTGATAATACTCTGTAGCTTCTTCAAAAGAATCTGTAACCCAAAGAGCTATCCTCATATACATATGTTGAGGTCTTTCAATAGCTTGTCCATTTGGTAACTTTAACAAATACATTTCTTGTAATGCTTTCCAAGCAAAATAATCAAAATTATAATCGTTATTGTGGTTTAATAATTTTTCAATATTTTCAGAACCATAATTTTCAATAGTCTCAATTAATTTGTCGTGAATAACACCTTCACTATGTAGTGTTGTCATAGTATTACCAAAACTATCATAACTGTCTTTATGGTAAGATGATATCGCAACTGATGACGCTAACCTTGAATAATCGTGATGACTTCCAGTATATGACGCAGCAATCTCGTATATTAACTTATCCAACTCTTTAGTCGTAATGTTACCTTCAGTAGGAACTGAAGTAATTACTTTGATGAATATTTCATCAGAATTAACATTCAGTCCTTTTGAGGCTTTCTTAATACGACCGTAAATTTTTTGGGGATTAAAGGCAACTTCATCCCCACTTCTTTTCTTTATCTTTAATGACATAGTAATTTATATATTTTTTTATTAAAAATCGTCAGTAAATGATAGCGTTTCATTCAATTTCGCTTTTTGATATTCAAGTGTTCTACCTTCAAAAAAGTTTCCTTTAGTTTCAATAGCTATCTGTTCCATAAATTTGAATGGTTGTTCAACATTGAATTGTTTTTTACATCCGAATTTCACTAAAAGTCCGTCAGTAACAAATTCTAAATATTGTTTCATCAAGTTATGGTTCATACCTATTAAAGATACGGGCAAAGATTCAGTAATAAACTCTTTTTCAATATCTAACGCTGATAATAAAATTTCTTTAATTCTTTTTTCAGTCGGTTTGTTCTCAATGTGGTTATTCAACAAATGAATTGCAAAGTCACAATGTAAGTTTTCATCCTTAAAAATAAGACTATTTGCAGAACATAATCCAGGCATAATACCTCTTGATTTCATCCAAAATATTGCACAAAACGAACCTGAAAAGAATATACCTTCTACAGCAGCAAAAGCTATTAACCTTTCTTCAAAGGTAGTGTCTTTAATCCAATCTAACGCCCATGCAGCTTTCTTTTGAACAGCAGGTAATCTATCAATCGCGTGGAAACACTCATCCTTTTCCTCCGAGTTAGATATATAAGTATCTATCAATAAAGAATACGTTAAAGAATGTATATTTTCCATCATTATTTGAAACCCATAAAAAAATTTTGCTTCCGGATATTGGACTTCTTTTAAAAAGTTTTCTGCCAAGTTTTCATTAACAATACCATCTGACGCAGCAAAGAATGATAAAACATTTTTAATGAAATATTTTTCATTATCTGTTAAATTTTCCCAATCTCTAATATCATCAGTTAAATCAATTTCTTCCGCAGTCCAAAAAGCAGCTTGGTGTTGTGTATAATATTCCCAAATATCTTTATGTTGAATAGGAAATATAACAAATCGGTCTTTATTCTCTTGTAATATTTTTTCCATTTTACTTATATTTTAGTTTTTAGTGTTTAATTTTCGTTTTTCAACCAAGTCTTTAATTCTTTGTCTATTTCTTTCTTCAGTTTGTTCTTCTAAACCTAAGAATGTTACAGAACTTTCGGTATCAATTTCTAATGTTCCATTATCAAATTTACAATTCTCAAATACAACACCATCATCACCAATACGAGACTTTGTTATCGCCATTGTAGCTAGTTTCATCTCTTTTTGTTGTAATGATTTAGCAACAGAAATAATAACGTGACCCACTTGAGCTTTCTTAATTGACCCACCCATTTGGTCTGTGGTTACAACATCAGATGAAATACTTGACCTATTTCCTTGTGTCGCAGTCCAACCAACTAAATCTAATTCGTGACACATTGATTCAAAACCTCTCATTACTGACCCTTCAGACTTCCACTCATCACCTAAATTTCTGTCCGGAACAACACAATCAATATAATCCAATAAAACCATATCAATTTTAACACCATCAGCAATAATCTTTCTAATCTGATTCTTTATTTGTAACATAGTTACCGTATCAGACGGAAGTTTTTTAAGAATTAACTTATTAGTCATAGTACTTTCAACTTCCCTAACTTTAGCCATCGCTTCTTCTTTTCTTTCAGTCAAATCATCAGGATGGATTTTAGTCCATAATGTTATGTGTTTTCTTTGAATAATTTTAGGATTGTCCTCAAAAAATATTTGAATAACATTATAACCCAAATTGAATGAATGATTAGCGATTTTAGTCAACAATGTTGATTTACCCACACCAGTTGGCGCCAAGATAACCCCAATTTCACCTTTGGCTAAACCCCCTTTTAAGAGTCTATCTATACCAGGAATACCCATTGGTATTGGATGTCTATAATCTTCGTTTAAAACATCATCTAAATTGTAAAAAACATCAGACATACCATCTTCTCTTTCCCCAACCTGTAACGCTGTTCTAACTAATTGTTCAACGGTATCGTAATTCTCAAATTCACCACCATCAATAATTTTTTGAGCCTTACTCATAACCTTTTGAAGTTCTTGTTGTTTACAAAACTTCATCGCTTTTTCTTGTACAAATTCTCCGCCTTCAACAGAGCACTCTTTAATTTTAGTGATTGTATCAATCACAATTTTAGCTGCCATTTCTTGTTGTAGTTCAGATTTAGTAATCTGTTCTAAAGTGTCAAAAGTAGGCATGTGTTCATATTTGACGTAGTACTCCTTAATCATCTGAATGATTAGTTTAAAATACTTATTCTCAAAATAGTTTGCCTCAATAACATCTATTATTGACCTTGAGAATTCTTTATCAATAATAATTTGGTTTAACAACTGTATCTGAAATGTACTTCCCAGATAATCAAAATTCTTTTTAGATGACATAATGTTTCTTTTAGTTATTGATAAATATTATCGTTTCAAAAGAACATCAGCATATTCAAAATTTAATTCTTGAGATGAAAAAGTGTCAGTCAAAGAGTTTAGTAAACTTTTCAAGTAAGGACGGACATCTACAGTGTATCTAATCTTAGGCGGGTATATTTTCGCATCCACCTGTCTATGACAAATTGTCACATCGCCTTGTTTGATGTAGATGTTAAAATACTCCGGACCTTCAATAACTGATGTTTCCAAAATGTTAGGGTTATGGATAATATCATACATATTATCAAGCATGTAATTTGTGGTTTTAACCTTCAATTGGTCCTCAATATCAATCTTAAAATCATAAAGAATATTATACAAATCAACTGAAGATTTAGCCTCCGGATTGAAGTCTCTAACATTAAAAAATCTTTGTACGATAATGTTATCGTTAACGGTCATTAAAAATTCTAATTTTACTGATTCTTGGTCTTTCATTTTTGTTTATTTATTAATTATTTAATTTGTTTGTGGTTTCTCTTTTCTTTTCTGGTTAATTTTAGAAATGGTTTGACAAAATTTACCCAAGCATCATCACCTTTCGGTAAAAACTTGAAGAACCCGTCTTCCATCATCATTTTAATAAAATTCTTATATCCCCGACCATCCGGGTCTAAACTTTCTTTATAATACAACTCAACCAATTCTTTAGCCTCATCGGTTATTATTGGATTGGACAAATTTATGATTTTTTCGTTAATAAAAAAATATTCTTCACCATAAATCCCACTTTTTGTTTTACCCGATAATAAATTCTGTAAAGCCTTGTTGTCTTTATCCTCCTTTAATAGGGTTTCCGCCTTTTTAAGAATATCGGCAATTTTTACCTCGGAGTCAAATAATTCAGGGAATATTTTCATTAAAGTTTTCTCACCCAAGTAATAGATTCCATCAATATTATCAGACTTATCACCAGCCAATATCTTATAAGTTATCATATTACTATGTGGAATGTCATAATGGTATATTTTTATCTTATCACCATTTTTATAAGTTATCTTAGTTGATGGAGAATATAGTGATACCTTATCCGAAATTAATTGAGTTAAATCCTTATCACCGGAGAATATTGTCTTATGTTCATCTTCAGATATTTGACAATAATACGCAATCAAATCATCAGCTTCATTGTTATCCACAATTATTTGACGAATAAAACCTTCCTCCAGGTATTGTTTTACCCGGTCTTTCTGTTCCGTGAATGAATTTTCTTGTTCTTGGTTAATATCCAAGTTTCGATTTGATTTGTATTGGGGGTAGATTAATTTACGAGCTAAAGAACTATCATTACCATCCCACATAACAACAACTTTATCAAAGTTTTGTTCATCAACGAATCGTCGTAATGTGTTGATAAAATGCCAAGTTCCCCCAACATGTTTACCCTTGTGGAAGAAGTCTTTAACCCCCTTAACCCCAATCTTCAGTAAATTATTACCATCAATAAGAAGTGTTTTGGTCACTTTTCTTTTGTTTTGTGGTGAATTTTTCACCGATTGTTACTATAATATTTTGTTACTCTTTTTTATATTATCTTCAGCCCATAATGGTTGGAGATTAGTGTAATGACATAACTTGTAAATGTCTTCTTCTGTTTTTGCTGAAGATAATGGAATGATATGGTCAATATGCCATTCCTTTCTGTTATCCCAGGCCATACCTTCAACAAATTGAGACTCTAAATGTTCTTTAAGAAATTCCGGAGAACAACCTACAATATCAAAAGTTTTATTTTTTTTTGTAATATTACGAGTTTTAAGAAATGAACGAAGTCTAGACCTCATAGTATGTCTTAAACGAAAAATTAAATCGTTTTTTAATCTTAAAGTGTTATAATGATTTTTTTTAACTTTAATAACTTCTTTATTTTTTTCAGCCCATATTTTTTTATAACGTAAAATATCTTCCTTATTTTTATCATAATATATTTTATACTTATTCGGTTCTTTTTTACGTGTTTCTTTGGACCTTTCTCTATCTTTTTCTCTAATAATAGTAATATTTCTTTCTCGATATTTTTTAACCCTTAATAATGTTTTTTCTTTAGTATCAATGTATTGTTTTTTTTTCTTTTCTTTCAGAATTTCAAGATTATTATCCCTATAATTTTTCCAAAATAAATAAGAACATTCTTTACATTCACCTCTAAAACCATCTTTAGAGTCTTTACGTTTTCTAAAATTAGATAATTCTTTATCCAAATGACATTTAATACAAACTTTAGTTTCCATCTTTAATATATTCTTTTAATAATTTATTAACAAGGGAAGATAAATTAATAGACCTATCTTTAAAGTATTGTGGTAGTTCAGGGTCAATAGCCACAGAAACTTTCACTTTTTTTTTGTCGTCATCAATTTTAAGTCTTCCCATATTATATAAATATCATAAAAATACTAAAAAGTAGTAATAGTATCAATTTTTTTTTAATCCTCTTCCGGTTCAAGACCACTCAATGTGTCTTCCTTGAAGGAGATTTCGCCTTCACCCCCTAAGATTTTACTCCAATATCCTGAATATTCTTTTTTGTATTTATCAATCGCTACTTTATCATCTTTAATATAGCCTTGTGGTACAGCAATAATTTTACCATCCTTAAAAGCTATTCCATTAACATGATTTTTCAGTATTGATACTTTAGTTCTAATAGCATAAGATACTGTTCTATTGTTTTTAGTCGCTGTAATATGATTAATACCTGATTTCTTTTGATTACCAAATAAGAATACAATACTTGACGCTAACCATAACGCCTCCCCACCTTTCGCTTTAATTTCCGGTTGACCAAAAGGCGAATCCGGTAAATCTACCCAAGGTTGGTTAATAACAACCATTGTATTATAATACGGATAGTCCTCTTTTTTTGATTTTGATATTCTTGAATGGATTCCCATACCTATCTTATCTGAAAGAGCTGACGCGTTGTGCATCTTTCCACCTTTACCCTCAAAGGTCATCTTACATGGTATAGACCCTACAGAATCCCATAAGAATAAAAGATTATATGGAATGTCCCCCGCTTCTTGTGTGTCCAAAACAGAATTAATAAAGTCTGTTGCTTGTTCAATATAATCAAAACTATCATTAAAGATAAATTGACCATCCCAATTTCCATCAGCATCTTGTTCTGCTTGTAAACCCAATTCAACAGCATGAGACCATGACCATTTCTTTTCGGTAATAATAAACACAGGTAAGTCACCTCGTTTTTGAGCATCTACCGCAGCTAAAATCATTGCTGTAGTTTTTGAACTATTACTATGACCCAACATCATATTAATACCCCCCATTACCGGACCTGGTATCCCACAAGCTTCATAAAAAGCTTCACCACAGTTATAATAACTCTCCGCTTTATATTTAGTTTTTGTAGAGAATTTACCCTTAATATCATCCAGTGAGAATGTTTTTTTCTTTATCGCCATTTGTTAGTGTTTTAGTTATAATACATAGACCCCAAGATTAACTCAGAGTCTATGTAGTAATTAATTTTTAGAAAGGCATATCATCAGCCGGTTCATCGTGTAATTGGGGGTCAAGAACTTCTTTTTTAGTTGTTCCACCAAAAGATGCTTCACCTGAAGTACTATCACCGTAAACATAACCACCTTTATCACTGTCCCAACGAGGTGTTTCACCAACAGCAATCGCTTCCAAATATTCCAAAGGTTTTTTAGCGTAAACATCGTTCCAAGTAGTTGGGTCGTTTACCCAAGAATCTGAAACTTCTTTGTCATCACTCAAAGGAGCTGGGTCATCGTGCATAATTGTTTGAATAACTGTATATAGAGCTCCTTTAGGGGTTTTAGCTTTAGTTAATTCTAAAATCAAATCACGACCTGTGTCAGCGTCAGTAATATCACCTTTGTTTCTCCAAATTGGGATGATTTTATCCAAGATACCATCATTCTTGTAATTGTCCTTGAATCTCCAAAATTTAGGTCCGTCAGCTTCGTTATCTCTGTCAATAACTTTAACAATGTAAAATTTTCTTGATTGGTAAGTTGACGCTAATTTTTTGTCAGACTCTTTTCCAGTTGAACGCAAATCTTCGTAAACCTCATTCAAAGGTGAACGCTCATTATCGTTTTTACCCGGGTCATAGAATTTTTGGAATTTTCCATCAACCTGAATCTCGTGATACCATACTTCCTTAAATGGTGAAGTTCCATCTGTAGTAGGTAAGATTCTTACTCTTCTTTGTCCTTGTGTTTCTTTGTCGGTTAGAATTGCCGCAAAGTATTTTTTCATTCTGTCTTCTTGTGACATTTTGTTTGTCGTTGAAGAACCACCTTGTTTTGATTTCTCGTACTGTGCTAATACAGCATCTAATGAATTGTTTGTTGTCGCCATAAATTATATAAGTTTTAATTGTTTAGATAAGTATAAGCGAAGAAATCTAGTTAGTCAAATTATATGTAAAAAAAAAACGACCCGAAGGTCGTTATATTTATCTTATGTTTGTAAATGAGTTAGTCTCATCTCCAAAGTTTCTAAAAGTTTTTTTTATCTCAGTTGGTGAATAATCTTGAACCTCATCTGTCGTTAAAACATACTCTTTACCAGTTTTCTCAAAATCATCTTGTTTGTCATTAAAGAAATCAGATAACTTAGTCGTATATGGACCAGAATCTAAACTTCTTAATTCTAATTTTTCTTCAGCAGTTTTAGGTCTAAGTTTTTCAATTTTAGCTTCTAAATTATTCAATGTATTAACAATGTTATCCATTTCACCTAATTTACTATCTAAATCATTCAAATGATTAAACAAAGTATTAAAGAACTCTTCCTGTTTACTCTCAATATTTTTTTGAGACTTAACTAAATCAGTAATGTCCATTTCTTCTGTTGTACCTTCTTCAGTCCCATCACCTTCAACTTTTTCTACATCTGGGTCAGTCGCAACATCAACAGCAGCCGTTTCAGGAGCCGCAGGTGCCGCAGGAGCTAAATTAGGGTCAACAGGTGGAACACCTTCCATACCCGGAGCCGGTGGTAAAGCTAATTCTTCTTCACCTGGAACTGGGGGTAAAGCCGTTTCCTGTTCTGTAATATAAGAATTAATTGAATTATATCTAGCAATTTCTTCTAATATCTTTTCGTCAATTTTTTTCATAATTTATCCGTTTAATAATTGTTTTACACCAGTTAAAGTTTCAACTTGGATTTTTTTATTTGTATTTAAAGTGTTATCAACTCTTTCAATTAAACCATCTTTCATTCTGATAGTATAACAATCTCCTGTGTCTAAATCACATACCTGTTTAGAACCATTACCCAAATCTTTTTCTGAATGTCTGGTATTTTTACCTAAATAATTATCTAATATTAATTTTGTACTCATAATGTGTGTTTTATATATAAATATGCGTTATCTGAAAAAAGTGTATGCAACATCAATAGCTTTTTGTACTTCATTTTCAATATTAGTTAATTGTGTCTTATCCATAGTAGAATAAACATTAGGAAGTTTTTGAGTTGCATCCTCATTTATAATCCAAAATTTAGTTAATTCTTCTTTAGTAATACTTTTAATATTACCAACTCTTTTTGACCATCTACTAATTAAAAAATTAATATTGTCTGTAGGTGTATTAAATAATGCGAATGGTTGATTACCCGCAGAACAATAATATTGGTTTCCTTTTAAATAACTATTACTTCCATCACCCCAATATTCATTTAGTTTAATACCCGCAAAATTGTTTTCATTACTTTCAAATTGTTGTAAAGTTCCAGAAGCCAAATGTAATGTAGTGAAAATAATGTATCGTAATTTTTTATCTGAAGTTTTAGAACTAATTAAATCAGCAATTGTTTTAAAACTTTCTTTAGTACTTTTAGGTGCTGTAACAACAACATATTCACTATACCCAATATTTTGAGTTCCCCCAGTATTAGCTGGATAACAATTAGCAACTGAAGCTGAAGTATTTCCACCCTTATTCATAGCATCATTATATGTATCCGCTTTTTGTTTTATAACATCACCTTTACTATTTGATTTAATAGACTCCTCTTTATTTTTTCTATCTTGTTTATTTTTATCAATAATAGTTTTCAATAAGTTAGTTTTTAATGATTGAATATAATCATTTATTTTAGGTAATGACGCTGTTGGTTGTCTTATACCCGTTATAATGGTTTCAAAACTACCTGGATTTATAGCGTGAGTAACTTTTTGAATTAAATAAGGGCCACTAAACATAGGGACATGTCTTAAATTGAAATACATTGTCGGTTGTATCATAGCATTACCCATCATAGAAACTGTACAAGTATAACTTCTGTTTTTATATAAATTATATAATGACACATTTTGACTTGCACCTCCACGATTGCCGTATAAATTAGCCATTTGATTTAAAACTTCTAAAGATTCTGCTGTGGCTAAACCAGGGTTTTGGTCAACTTGGAAACCATAGAATATAGATTGATTTTGAGGACCAATGTCAACATTAAACCCAACAACTTTATTTGACTTATCCCAATCATTTTTACCCATTTGATTCTCAACTAATGGATTGTCATTTTTTCTTAAGTCAAACGCATCATTTTTGAATCTATAATCAACATTGTTTTTCATTTCAACATGTTCACTTGGTTTACTTGCGTAAAAACAAACTAATTTAGCCGAAGATTCTCTATAATCAACATTCATAAACGCACCAAACATTGTATTTGCAAAATCTAAAGTCCCTTCAGCTTTTGGTATTGGATTTTTTACCGCGTCTTGAACACCATAAAAATTAACATAGGATGGTAAATTCATAACAACAAAATTATTCTCAACCAATATAGTCTGAACAAAACTTAACATACTCACTTTTTCAGGTATATTTGTCAATAAGTCCTTTAATTTATAAACATCAATTAAAATCTCGTTACCTACATTTCTACTAGCTCTATCCAATAATAACACATCCTCAAATAATGTTTTAGTTTTAAAATCTCCACCGGAAATCCATTTATCATTAATAGCTTTAAACGATTCCCATAATTCAACTTTAGTTTGAGTACCTTCTAAAACAGTTTCAAAATTAGGTTTAGAAGCATTACCAACATCAGGTAATGATTGTCGTAATCTAATCATTAAATTATTAAAGGTTTTATCTTGGAAGTTCTTAACCGATAAAATATAATTATCCATTAATTTTATAAATTTAGAATAATTTAAAGTTTTATCTTTTAATTTTTGAGTCGCATATATTTTAATAATTGGTGCTAAATTAATTATATTTTCAGTATTAAACGCTACATTACAATCAACAAAAAAATCAGTAATACAAGAACCGTTATTACTATAAGTAAGACCACTAACATCTGAAAACCCAACATAAGTTTCCAAAGTTTTCCAAACATCAGGAGAATTAGTTTTAGATTGTAATAAAGTAACACTTCCACCACTAGTTGGTAAAGTATTTGGTGTTGTTATTGAATACTTATCCCAAGTATATGGGTTAGTAATTTTAGGACTTGAAAAACTATAGAATAACCTTTTATCAAAATTAGCAGGATTACCATATTTGAAAACTACATCATAATTTAAAAATTGATTCAACCCATTACTAAGACTCGTTATCTGTTGTTTTTGCATATCAGTAATGATTTCTTTACCGTCAATACCTTTACTTTTAGGGACTTTCATTAAATCTCTCATCAACATCTGAAAATTCTTAAATGATTTTTCGGAATTACTATCAGTATTTGAAATGTCCGTACTTTGATAATCATATATTGATTTAGAAAAATCTAAAAATTCCGTTTCAAACTTATCTAATATATCTTTTTCAAATACAGAAAAAATCTCATTCATAGAAGTGTATCCACTACTTTGACCATTAATTGAATAATTTTCTTGTGTTGAAACTGAAAATCCAAATACAGAATATGATGTTGGTGAAACATTTTTCATATATTGATGCGGTAATGGTTTAACAACCTTATTAACATCAAAGTAACCATAATTAGGCGCTGACCAAAATAAACGAACCGAACCGTTATACATTGCGGTATTACCAGTAACTTCAAACTCTAACTTACCTTCATTAGTGAAACATTCGTTTTTAGTTTGATTAATTAACGACCCTTGTGATGGCATAATAAATGATGAAATACCATCTCTAGTATTAACAAAAACAGACCAAGGTACAATTCTTAAATCTCTACCTTTATTTTTACTATCAAACCCTTCTTTTGAATCAATAATTGCTGATGGTACATAATTTAATGTAACCCCAGAATTGAATCCATTCTGAATGTCAGAATTAGTATAACCAGTATAAACTTCAAACCCTTGATAAAAAATATTAAAATCATTTATTAATTTAGGATAAAATCCTGTATTAATAACTGTTGAAACTTCAGTACCTAATGTAGTGTTTTTCTCTAAAACAATATCATAAAACCCATTATTGAAATTTAACGAATAATTTGTCTCCGGAGAATTAGCTATAGGTGAAAAGTTTTTAGTATAACTAAAACCTGACCAAGAAGTATCAATAATATCAACATTAGTATTAACATATGTTTTATATCTATGCCATATTGAACCAATCTTTAATACCCAAGCGTAAGGTAATTTATGTATTGCACCAAATTTCTTTAATGTTGCGAAAATATAATCTAAATCATTTGATGATTCATTTTCATATGTTTTATATTTTTCTCTTAAAGTAGCTAAAGGTAAACTATTAATGAATAAATAAGCCGCTGACTTATAAGGATACTCAACATCTAATAAATAATTATTAACACCCTGTTGTATTGAATTAATAAAATATGGTGTATTAAGGATAGATACTGTCTGATTTGCCGACACACCACCACTGTAATTAAAATATCTTAAATTACCTTCTGTCGGTAATTGAGTATTGTAATATCTACTTGAATAGAAACTATTTAAATTATTAATATTATTAACAACACCATTATATATGTCTTCAGTATATTGAGGTGTTTTAACATCTTTAAATAAAAAGTTAGTTATAGGTCTTTTTACATCAGTATCCGTTATTTGTTTAAAATTACTAATTGTTTTTACATTAGTATTATAAACTAATACATTAGTGGTATTGAATGTTTGTTCAACACTACCAATAGACGACCCATTAGATAAATTACTTTTATCCCACTGTAAATCAGTAAAAGGGTATAAATCTGTAAAATTATATGAATTAGTCGTTGTTTTTTCAGAAATAAAATTAACCATCTTATCTTCAGAAGCTAAAGATATTAAGGGTTGAGTAACATTACTATTTGTAAACACATTTTTATCTATAAAAGTAAAACTTGAATTATTTACTTTATTTTTAATATATGATGTGTTAAAAATACCTCTTATAAAATTTTGCCAACTATTCCCAGTCCCATCATTTGAGATATGTCTTAATAAAACCTCAAAATTACCTGAACTTAAATTAAATTCCTTTAATTTTTTAATCAAAAACGGATTTTCATCTGATAAACTTTTTGTTAAATTAATGTTTTCCCCTTCTGCAATAATACTCGTAATAACATCCGTATCTGTTGTGTCCTCACTACTTCTAATTAAACCAGAATAATTAGAGGTCATAAACATTCTTTCAAATATTTCATAAAAAAATTTAACTTCCTCTTTATTACCATAAACAGAATTGTCAACCGGAAATTCAATAGGGGTAAATGAAACTCTTTGAATATCATTTAATTCATTATTTTTAGGTGTTGAAGGTGTAGGGTCACTATCTCTTTCAGTATAACCACGGACAAATTCTTCAAGGAATTCAACTTCAGGCCAAATATGTGATAAATAAGCTTTAGTTTTATTTATAACTTCCTTATCACCAGGATAAGTAATTGTATATTTTTCAGACCCATCTTCACCACTAGTACCAACAATCATTTGTGGCCAAGGGAATACAGGTTGATTTTTAACATCACCCGATGTTAAATTATCTTGTGAAGCGTTAGCTATTGTTGTGTCAAAAATAACATTTTTTCTAGTGTCATTATTTCTTAATTCCCAAGCTTGTGTGTGAACATCATCCATCAATCTTAAAAACCCCTCACCACTTGCAAAAACAACAGCAAGAACATTTCTAATTGTTGGGACAAACCCAATACCATTAGCTTTACTCTGTAATAAAGTAGATAAAGCTTTGGTTAATTCATTTTGTATTTGTTCTGTAAAATCACCAGCGACTTTAGAAATTTTATTTAATACACCCTCAAAATTATCTTTACCTTCAAAAGCAAACCACTGAAAACCAGTTTGTTTATTTCCCATCGCATCTCTAATCCTGATATTATTTAAATAATTATCAGTCTGTAATTTAAGAACAAACGCTTTAAATTCAACACTATCTTCAGTAACACTTTTTGTTTTTGTCCTTAATAAATAAGTTTCAAGTAAATTTATATCAACTTCTCTAATATCTTTAGTAAAAGTTCCATAGGCAATATCAAAACTTACTTTAGATGATATTACTTTACCATCAATAGTATAACTACCATTTTCACCTAATGTTTTATCATTTTTTAATAATTCATTATATTTCTTAATAATACCATTTAGTTTACTAATAGCGTCAGTATTTTTTTGACCTGTTTGAAACTCTGTTTTAAAAGTATATAATTTAGAACCATCCTTTTTTATAAAAAAATTTTCTTGGTCCATATATTCTCCAAACCACGAATCTGTCCCACCATATAAAAAAACCTCACCACCATATTTACGTAATGACTCTTGATATTCTTCAATATAACTTAACGGGTCTAAATTTTGTTTAGTAAATGAATCTAATATGTTTTTAATAAAATTTTCAATATTATTTCTTAATTGAACTAAAGTAATTTCAGGAAAATCGTCAGGTATTAAACCTTTTGATTTATACTCACTATAAACTTCTTTTATCTTTTGAAATCCTCGTTCAACCACAACATCCTTTGTAGGTTCTGTTGGGTTAACAGCTCCAGTTGTTGTTTTAGTACTTATTTTTAACCTAGATTGATACATATGAGGTGTGGCTAATAATGCTGCCATAGTTACCTCACTTAACATTGTATATTTATAGGTATAAAACTTTAAGTCAATTTTAAAATTACCATTAACATTATCATATCTAGATGTAAATGTTTGTAACATTAAAGATAATTTAACAGCTTTACCATAATAACCTTTAATTGTTAATGTAAACATAGGATATGGTAAATTGAAAAATGCCGCATAAGGTGAATTGTCACCCGCTTCAAACATCGCTCGCCCTTTAATATCTTCTAAAGTCACCGAAATTGAAGGTAGGAAATCCATCCCTTGATTAATATTTATTGATGTAATACCTAATAACCCATTATCAACAGCACCAACCTTACCATTAGACATTAAAGTTTGTTTTATAAAATAATCATCTGGTTTATCAGATGTACTTATCTTATCTTGTTTTACTTGATTGACACCTAATCCTTGCAAAACACCTTTACCGGTTAACTCATCAGTATATGAATTATCTAATAAAGTTTTACCACCTTGATTTAAGAAGTTAATATTAGCAATAGAAATGTTTTGTACATCATTGTTATTTGAAATACCATAAATTAATTTAGTTCTTGGTACTAATTTACATTCTAAATTAGCATACATTACTAAATCCTCCATCTTAACATTTCGTTCTTTTACTTTTCCATCACTATCAATAACTTTATTAGGGTCAATAATTGTAATATTATTGTAATCAAACTCAACTAATATATTTTCCGAACTACCTACCATAATAATAAAAATAATTATCTAACTCATTATTGTAATCTTGTATTGACGCAACTAAAGGAAATGGAACTGTCAAAACACTCCCATCTGGAATAGTCCATTCTTCACCACCGTAAATAGGATTACTTTGTAATATTAACCACCCAAAAAATGGTGAACCATAATATTGTTGTGATATTTTATCTAATCTTGACTGACCAACACGATAAATATACTTTTTATCCGAACTTTTACCTGGAATTGACACATACGGAAAAACAGTTTGTTTCCCGTCAATAATAAAATCGTTATATCTGTTATAATATTGTTTTTTACCCATGTTTAATTAAATTGAACCTTACCATTAAAGGTTGTTTTATCATCATTACTATTTTTAGTTGAGTATAATTCTGTTAACATTTTCGTCTGTAAAGCAATTTTAGTATCATCAGGAACTGTAGTATAAGTAAACTTTCTCATTTTACCTTTAACATAAGTTGATTTATCTAAGAATTTTTTATATCTATCAAGTTTTTTTACACCAACAATTAACTTTTCTTCAGCCTTTAATTCGTCCTTAACAATATCTCTAAAGTCATCACATATACTATTAAATTTTCGTTTTAAAAACGATAATTTTTTAACTTTTAACACCTCGCCTGAAATGATTTTATCTTGAAAGTCCTTCAATTTATTTTTATCCTCAAACACTCTAGCCATGACCATAAACATTCGTCTATCTTCAATTAAAGATAACACATTAGTTTCAGGTGTAAAACCTCCCGGTTCAGTATATTTATCAGTAATAACTTTATTATCTACCATTATAGAATTAAACTCAATTAATTTTTTACCAACTTCACTATAATCAGCCCATAATTCAGCATATGTATCAACAACATTTGTACTTTGAGGACTTACCTCAGTTGTTCCAGCGATATTATATATTCTATTTTGATTATCTATTATTTTACCATCTGACTTACTAGTAATGAAATTAAGTTTATTAAAAATAATATTCATATTTTGTTCTTGTTCCACAATAGTATTTGTAATATTAAAGATACCAGGACTAAAATCATTCTTAAAATCTTGTATATATTTAACGAAATTAAGAATTACATTATTAATATCGGATTCTGTTAAATCTTTATATTTTGCTAAATTTTTGATAATGAAATTATTATTACTATCTTTAGGTTTTTCAACATCTTTAATAAATTCGGTAAATAACGAATTTATTTTTGTTTCAACATCCTCTTTAGGTTTTCCATAAATAAGAACATCACTTATTTTATCACTACCATTAACATCACCTAACACACCTTTAGTATAATTTCTATCTTGAGTAACTAATTGCCAAATACCATAATTATAAGCCTTTATACTTGATTCCATTTGATTTGGAATATTGGTATAATATTCTTTAGAACTATTCAATAATTTATCCATAATAGTGAGATACGAGATTTCACCGGTTTGTCCGTTAGTAACAGGTATAGTTGTTATTATAGTACCAATAGTACTACCGGCGTCATTAGTAATTTTATTTTCAATTTTTGGAGTTGGGGGAGTTTCATAAAATTCCGCAGCGAATTTAGCATCTAATTTAGACACATCTTCAGTCGCTGTAGCTCTTTCATCATATATTTCAGTATTACCATAATAATTAAACGATAAAGCGTTCTGTAACTCTTCTACAGGTTTTGCCAATCCCATTCCTCCAATAATATCAAAAGTTAAAGTAACATTAGCAATCATAGGTTGTACTCCAATACCTTCAGGGTTCATATCTAAAACTAATGGGTCATAAGTAAATGATACATTGTTTGGTATTATTTTAGTATTGAAAAAATCACCAATTCTTAATATTAATACCGGTGCTGAACCAAATGATGTATTTAATGCGTCATTATGTTTTGGTTTACCATCGGAATCTATAACCGGTATGGTTTCACCAGGTCTAACACATTGATTTAAAAATGTTAAACGACTATTTAAACCTTCAGGTGTCATAGAGTGAAACGCAGGGTTAAAATATTTAACTTTTTCCCTAATTGAATCATAAACCATCGGGTCTTTATCTTTAATAACATCAAAATAATTACATTCTGTCAATAAGGTTCTTATAATTTTCTTACTAATCCCTTTTTTTCTAGCACTCAACGGGTCTGGAGTTGGTGGTGTAATTGTCGCGACAACAGGGTCGGTAATAACATTTGGTATTGGTGTTGGTAATGGTGTAACTACAGTCGGTACAACCACTATAGATTTAATAACAACTCGTCTACAAGCCATCGCCGTTACTGAAAATTTATCAGCGATAGAATCTTTTACTTTACCAGAACCACTTAATTGATTTTTTGAACAATCTACTTCTTGACCTGAACCATTCTTACCTAATGGTTTTACATTGACTTCAGCACCCTCACCCATAGGCTTATCAGAAATAATTAAAGTTTTGTCATCAAAAAATTGAGTTAAAGAATCATCCCCAACTTTAACATCTTTCATAAATTTTGTAACCGAATCTATACGTCTTTTAGACAAATTAATATTATAATCAGGATTTGCCGATGAAGATGCAGAACCTATTAAATTAATAGTTACTTTACCTTTTTTTTCTTTTAAAACATTAAATAAGTCAGTTATAAACTCTTTTGACAATTTTTCATAGTTATCTTTAACAATATTATCAAAAAATTCAGTTACTTTTGTTTGATTTTCACAATAACCAGGATTTGTTTTACAATACGACAGACCACTATTAAAAGCACCTTCAGATGTTTTTTGATATGTTTCAATATTATTAGCACTAGTATATGCGGCATAGGTAGTCTCAAAACTAACTGATGATGTTGTTGCTCTTGAATTAGGGTCAGGTATGTCATTATCAAAATAATAACCCACACCAATATAACCATCCTCCAATTTTGTAATTGTAGCGTCTTTAGCCTGTGTTTGATTAGTATTAGCATCTCCACCCGTTGGAATTTCCTTAAAAATCGCCTCGTATTGTTCTTTAGTAATTTTAGGGTCACTTAAAGCTTCCTGAAAATCATATAATTGATTCATAGGGATTTGATTAAATTTTTGAGCTAAATCATATATATCATATTTCGCACAACCCGCAAAAAAAGAGTCTAATATTGAATCAATTTTTTCTTTGTTTTTACCTTTTAATTGTTCTTCAACAATAAGATTCATAACTGAAGGACTATCAACAATAATTTTCCAACTTAAACTACCACTTCGTTTAGTATCTTTATAGGTAAACATAGGCTCAGGTCTACCTAAAAATGATGTAGAATTCCAATTTGCAGTACTACTATCTGAGAATGTTAAACCATATGGTGGAAACCACATAACCCGACCACCATTTGGTCCTTGTTCACATACTGGTAAATCCTCAACTCTAAACCCAGGTCTACTAGATGTTCTCCACGCCAAATTCTCAATTGAAAACATATATTTTTTAGCAACCAATTTATTTTCCGAGTTTTTTTGTATATTAGTTGACCCCTCACCTCTAAGTGGAGCTATATTTAAATTATATGTGTTATCTAAAACTGAATTAGTAAATTGTCTACCAGTTGTAGTAATACCATCAGATTTTTGTAAATCATTATATGTCAAATATGGATTATCTTTAGTAAAAACTCTACAATATTCAATACCTTTTTCTTCACCTGTTGTATTTTTAGTATATGACACAACTTTAGAACCTTTAGTAATTTCTTTATACCCATCGTGGAATACTTTACTAACTTGATTCATCGCATTACCAACATGTTTTAATCTATTAATACCTGATACATTGTCAGCTGAATTAATAAGTCTTTGAGTTTGGTCTAAAATTGACCCTTCCTTAAAGTCAACATTAGTTGATTCATCTCTAGTGTAAGTTGCTGATATGTCATTAAACCCACCATCCATACTTCCTGAACCACCTCCAGGTGTTGCGTGAAATCCAGCATTTGATTTATATTTAGGTGATGTCCATACCAAACCACCAGAAGTGTTTTCAGTATTGTTTTTACCACCTAAACCAAAATTAAGTTTACCTTCATTACCTTCATATAGAATACCCAATTCTGAAGGACCATAAACAGGTGTTTGTAATTGTTTTCCAAATGAATCAACAGGTACTTGATTAGCCGGTGAAGTAATCACCGATGGTTCAGCATTTCTACTACCAACATAATAACCACCAACTAATGTTCCGTTACTTGGGTTAATTAAATTAATTGCCAAATTAACAAGAGCTTGTCCAATACCCAATAAACCACCGAATGTTTTGTTATAACTTGGTTGGTATTTATTATAATCAATATTAGCGAATAAAGCAGACCTTTGTCCGTTACCCGTATTAGATAAAAATATTTCAGAAGGATTTCTCCTTTTATTTAATATAGGACCTAAAAAGCCACCTGTTAATTGATTAACAACATTTAACGCAGCTGAAGTTTGTTTTGTTTGACCATTTAAAGTATTATCCTCAAAATAATCACCCGGAATTAATGACACAGGCCAATAAGCCCCAGCTAATCTAGTTGCGAAATCCGCAACCGAAAATATAGGGTTTTCTGGTACTGTAATTTTCCAATTTTTATAAATTAATGGTTGTTGTCCAGTTAATAATAAACTTATCTCAAATGGGTCTTGTAACGCGTTTAAGTTAACTCTACCAACTGTGTTTTTAAAAATTTCATTATTAATTCTATCTTTAAATAACTCATTTAACCTTAAAGCACCAATTCTAGCAATATAAGAATCTTGGGATAATAAACCATTACTACCTGTAGGGTCATTTGATAATAATATTGATATCGGAGAATATGAAGAAGCAACGAAGTTAGTACCGTATAAAGACGCATAATGATATGTAAATGAATTTGTAACAACATCAAATATATTTCTATACCCCCCATCCGGAGTAAATATATTATTAATATATGGTGAAAACCTATCTTTATTTAAATAAACATCATTACCCGTCAAAACATCACTCTGTGTAGGAGCATAAGGACCTTGATTTGGTGTTACAGGTAATAAAGGACCATTAAATAGTATATTTGGGTTATAACCTCCAGTTGGTCCGTACTCATTTAATGGGTATAAAATTTTAACATAAGGGTCTTCAGCTATCAAATTATTAGGTGAATCAATAACTTGAGAATCACCTAAAATCGTTTCATAGGTTAAATTACTAACTTGTGGACTATAAACCCCTTGGACATTATACGGTGCCAAGTTTTTAGCCATAAGACTATTTCTAAACGATGATGATGATGTAAATGATAGGAAACTATTTGACATGTATTTTTATTTTATTATAAATAGATTGATTATAAATTTTTACTTATACTTTAGGATTCATAAATGAATTCATTCTTTGTTGGGGGTTACTGCTAGAGGCCGTTAAACCGTTATTTGTCATTCCTGCAGCAATTGCCGTTATCACACCTTCTTTAAATTTAGTATCATTTTTAAGGTCAAAAACAAGTTGTTGTGTGTCAACACCTGGTGGAGCAGTAATATTAATTGTATGATTAAGATTAATATCCGTAGTTGTTTTTATATTTTGGTCTTGAGATACAACTTCGTTTTTATTACTAGTTAAATTTCTTAATGATTCATTATTATATGTTATCGGAGCAATAGAAGGTGTTGTTGCAGGTACCACACTTTGTTCTTGGGGTCTAATAGAGTCTGATGTTGGATTAATATTATTAGTATTTAAACCCCTACTCAAATCGTTATTATTAATTATATTACTTTGAGTAGTAGCCGCATTATTTGTCGGTAATCTTTTTTCAACCGCATCAGTCATATTTTTAAAAAAGTCTTTAACCTCATCAAGAGTAACAACATTACTTACTTCCTTACTTAAATTACCGAAAGTTTTATTTATATTGTCTTCAATAAATTTACCACCGTCAGTAAGAATTTTACCTAAACTACCAATAGCCGTTGAAACAGACATTGTATTATTACCTAATCCAGTAATTACCGTATTAATTTCTTTGGTTTTTTCATTAAGACCTTTAGTTAAATTGGATATTGATAAATCTTTTGGAACTACCCTTGGTATTACTCTACCAGCTTTTCTACCAGTTTCTAAAGCCGCAGTTCCTAATTTAGAACCAGCAGCAACATAACCACCCTTATCAGCTAAAAAATTTATACCTGCCGCAATATCCTCTAAAGTGGTTAATTGGTCTTTAGCCAATTCTTCCATAGTTTTTGGTTCACCAACTTTTTTAAGTAAATCTAAATCTTTTTCGTTTAATTCAGAAACACTTTTAGTTTCACCACCAACCTCTATTTTATAAGTACCATCTTTCATTTCCGCCATATTAGCAATCAATGTTTTTTGATTTTCATCTAAAGTCAAAGGAGGAAACCTAATTTTTTTCATCTTGTCTTCAAGTTCCGCACTACCTAACGCCATTTTAGTTAATGTCTCATAAGGTATATTCATCGCTTGAGCAATTTCTCTCAACTGTCTTTTACTACCTTTCATAATCTCAAAATTACCAGCGTCATTTAGTTTAACAAATTGCTGAGTCATTTGAACGATTTGATTTTGTAATTCAGCAGGGTCATTTTGAGATAAATCCATTAATCTTAACGGGTCTAATAAATCACTTTGAGCAACACCTAGCCTTTGTAGTGCCGCAGCAGTTTCAATAGCTCCTTCTGGGTCAAAAACTTTTTCAGCAAAACTTAAAGTTTGTGACATCTCAATTCTTAACATACTAGCTTGAGCTGCCATTTTAGCCAATCCCTGAACACCACCTTCAAAATTATATTTGTTAAGGGCGTCCATATTATTAAGTACTTTACTAGACACATCTTGAGCATTAACACCAATTTCTCTGGCAATATTAACAACTTTACCCATTTCACTTGATGCGTGATAAGCCGATATACCAGCATCTTTAAATGATGTTACCATATTCTGAGCGCTCACTCCGGCAACCTCACTAGTAGCGTAAAGACTTTCATAAGAATCTTTACTTAAAACAATATTTCTATTTAAATCTCTAGAAATACCATCTTGAATATTAAGAATGTCAGACCAACCACCACCTAATAACTTAACAGCGTCAACAGCACCAGTCATTGATTGTTTTAACCCTTGAATCATTTCACGACCTTGTCCAAAAGTTTTTAATACTTGATGAGCGCCTTCGTCAACTTCAAACATTATTTCCTTTATACGACCCGGGTCAATATTTGTACCAACAGCTGTAACTAATTCATTTAATGTTTGATTAATTGAAGCTAATAATCCTTCGTCTTTTTTAGAAGCCATACTGTATTTTTTTTACATTAGTTATTATAAAATAAATAGTCCAAATAGAGGTTTTTAAGACTCTTTTGGACTATTATCTTCAGTTATTCTAGTTAATAAGTATTTCCTCATATATGTTGGTATAGTATTGAAATCACCATAACTTATACCCATAAATTTAGACATCGCATAATATTCTTCAATTAAAAGTTGTCGGTAATTAGAAGAAAGGCCGAAAAAACTCAACCCCAAAGGTTATCTCTAAAGATACCAATTCTCCTGATGGGGCGATTACACTTTTCGTTAAATCTAACGAAGGTTGGTTATTGTTAATAAATTTACGAATATATTTAGAATCCATAATCGGCATCGTATCTATAAACATAGCAATTGTACCTTTATCAGTTGAACCATCTAATTCAACAATTTGTTTTTGCAACCTCCAAGTAACGGTTGGTGCAACTCTACCCGCAGGATATTGACTAACCATTTTTTCAATTTCAACTGTTTCCGCAAAAGTCATAGGTCGTAATTTAACCGAAGCCCCACTTCTAGGTAATTTAGTTACAAAATGTCCATCCTCATTAGGATTTACCTCACTCTTTTTTATGTTTAACTCATCTAGCATAATACTAGCGTCAAATTTTTTACCGTTTTTTGGGTCAACTAAACTCATATTGTATTCAGGACCAAAAGAAGTATTTCGTAAAAAAAGTAGAATAGCTTCAACATCACCATCCATTAGTTCTTCAGGTCGTAAATCATGTTCGTATAACTTACTTCTTAATAAAGTCATTACAATATTATCTTTATCACCGGTTAAAGCATTAATTAAAAAATTTTCATCAGCTGCGGTTAAATAACCAACTTTAACTGATTTTTTCTTTGATTTGTAAAAAATACCACCAGTAGGTAATGTTACCACATCATGAGGTAAATTAAAATTCTCCGTCGCAGCTTTTATCGTTTCTTGTTCCATATAAAATAGTTTTTATTATAAAATAGTTTATTTTTGTTTTTAATAAAGATTAAATATTAAATTCCCATCTAATATTACCACAATCATATATTCTGTAAATTTTCCTATCTAACATTATTTGTTTTTCAGTCATGTTTTTATCATAACCATCTTTAATTAATATTGATTTCCTAAATCCAAATCTATGTCGTCTAATACCATTTATAACATACCAATAGTTAGGTTTTGATTTTGACACATACTGAAAGTTTAATTTCTTATACATACTCCCATCAAAAATTCTAATATCGGAATAAGAAACAACTTTATTTGGGTTGTAATTTTTCACAAAAAAACTCATTAACCTGGACGCCGCACCAATAATATTATGATTAGTCAAATTACAAAATCTGTTTAGTTCCCATTCAGTATCTTTACCGCCCATTAAAATTCGCCCTTTAGAGAATGTCATTAATGATACTAATTGGGATTCGTAAAATAAACCAATTTTAACTTTAGAATTAACATTCCCTTGAATATGGTTATTCTCTAAAAATATTTTTGATTCTTTAGAAGTAATTTCTTTTATTTCACACTTTCTACCATAAAGTCTATTTGGTATTTTATTTAATTTACTCAATAAAATAGATTTTACAATATCTTGTTTATATAACCATTCATCCTCAAAAATATGAATTAATTTAATCCCAATCTCATTACATTCATTAGTCTTTTGTAGATGATAACCCATAGTCTTAAATAATTCATTATGCCAATAAACACCATTCATTTCAATACCCAAGTTATATTCCGGTAAAAAAATATCAATTTCAGTTCTTTTATTTGTAATTTTTTTATTTGTTTCGTAATTCACATTGAGACTATCTAAAAAATCACATATTTCATTCTCATATCCACTTCTACTTGAAAACCCTATAGGGTTACACTCAACACATATGTCATAACCCCTTTTATGTCTTTCATATAAAAGTTGTTTAGAAAACTCACTATTTTTTCCACAATTAACACAAGTTATAACAACTTTTTCTTTTTTTATATCAATAAAATTAACATCCGGATATAAACTCTTAAAAGTTTCATTAATTTTATTTTTATAATGATTACTCTTACTGTAATTTTCATCACCATATAATTCTAAACAAGTTTTTTTGGTTTTGTCAATATTATTGTAATTCTCATCACCATATTTCTCAAGTCTAGTTATTTTACTTTTTTCAACATTATTAAAATTTTCATCACCATATTTTAATAATTTAGTCTCTTTTTGTTTTTTAACAAAGTCATTATGTTTAGGGTAAAAATCAACACCGTATTTTTGTTGGAAGGTTTTACTTTGTCGTTTCATCATCTCACCCTTATTGTCGTTAATACAAATTAATGAACAAAAATCCCCATATGGTTTGTCAAATCTATTTCTAAAAGAAATATCACTCCCACAGGTTAAACATTTAGGTCTCTCCGTTAACTTATTATAATAAAACCATATTTTCTCCTTAAAAGACATCTCAAGGTCTAATTTAGTAGTATACTCAATAATTGAGTTGTAAACTTGGGGGTAATTTTTAGATAACCACTTTTCCGTGGTTTTATACCCTGATTTGTTATCGGTTGTAAAAAAAGAAAAATCCATATACCATCATATTATTATATGATAAATATATAGATTTTTTATTTGGTTGTAAAGGTTATGTATTTTTTTAGTAAACTAATATACATCTATCCATACGGATTTGAGCAGTGATTGACGCTAATTGGTCGGCACCGTACCCTAATGAATCAAAGTTAACATCCATTAACCAAGAACCTTCAAGTATCCATTTTTCAACAACAACACCAGTTGGGTCTAACATCTCAAGGTCAATATTTTTCTTGTATCCTGCAGCGTAACCCATACGACCTGTTACTGATTCAGCACATAAACGAACCCATTCCATTAACGCTTGTGAAGCAGAAGGACCAATCGGGTCTCTAAATTTAACAGTAATTGGTGACCATGTAAATCTACCCGCAACATAAGTTGATGTATTTAAAAATTGAACCTCCGTTGAATTAATAGTGATGTGTGGTCTTGCAGCAGTTTCAACGAACCATTCGTTAATTCCCAATGTTGATGGAAATCTCATTATAAACCTATTTTGTCTTTTTGGTTCGTAAGGAACCGGCATTTTCATTAATAAATCCGCCATAATATTTTTTTGTTAGTTTTTATTTTATTATTTACTATAAATATCTTAAAATGTTTTTTATTTCGTATATTTACTTTTTTTAGTTCAATACTATATATTAAATATCTAATTTATTAATTAATATTCTTTTTTAGTTCCTGTTGATGTTAAATATGTTTTTAAAATATTATCAGGTTCTTTCTCAAAATGTTTTTTAACTGTTTCAACATTTCTAATATCATCATCTGAAAATCCAATAGTTGGTAAAAAGTGATTACTTATTTTATTTTTTAATAAAGCTTTCTTTTGTAATGAATTAGACACTTCTTTAACATAAGAAATAAATTCTTTTAATGCTTTAATTTTTCCTTCTTCCGGATTAGTCGCTGAACCTTCACCATAAGTCACAGGATAAAATTTACATAAATCCAAATATTCTTTAATCATTTCTCGTTTAGATAGTTGTTCTTCGTCAGCTAAATGTCTATATTTTTCTAAATTTCTAACTAATTCGTTAGAATCAATTCCGTTAAAATTTGACACTATATAATTATAACACGCTTCTTTTAATACCGAAGGTGTATGACCTCTAGCAGTAACTATTGAGAATATTGAACCATTATTAATTGCCTCAACAAAATCAGGCCAAGCTGGTCCTATTTTAGCTAACATAGCGTCAATAATGAAATCTTTATCTCCAGTTACTGTAAAATTTCTAAAAGGTAATTCTGCAAAACCTACTATAGTATGACCTTGATATTCAAAAGGTTCTTTTCCAACTTCAGTTCTATATTCAGCGAAATCTTGTGTTGACATCCCCACTTCATCACCATCCTCATCTTTAAGAATGATTTTTGTTGGCATTGTAACAATGTTATCATCCCAATCAAAAGCATAATACTTCATATCAGGAGTTCCATAATCATCAATACCCTCTTTTAATTTGTTTTTAAGTCTCATACTTATAAATATACAGTAAATAAAAAAACCCTCCGATTAAAGAGGGTTTTTTATAAAAAAATCTATTAAGTCTATTAAATATTCTCAAAAGACGCTCCAGTTGGAGTAATGTAGAATGTAATATCAATGAATTCTAAAGATTTAGTTGGTTTGATGTAAATCTTACCTGTCATTTGATTTCTATCTAAATCAGCAGCGTCTGAAGAAACCGATACTCGGAAATCATAAAGACCTCTATCTCTTCTGATAGCATCTAAAATAGGGTTAACCGCATCTAAGAAATCTTGTCTTACTTTTTGGTCATTTTGTTCAAATAACAATCTTACAGACACAGCAGAAATTAATTTTCTCGCTTGTAACAATAATCTTCTAACATTAATTCTGTCAAGAGCTGATTGTTTAACTTGTAATGTTTTATTACCCCAAATTACAGTTCCAACGTCAGAGAAGGTTGCGATAGGGTTGATTCTACCATTATAAAGTGTATCTCTATCTTCTTGAGTAAGTTTCTTTCTCGCTTTAACAGCATTAACAATACCTCTTGTATAACCGGCTGCCGCAAACCAAGGGAATGCGATGTTATCAGTTAAAGCTAAGTTTCTTGTTACTTCCGCTGTTGGTGGTAAATAGATTTGAGTGTTATTAACACTATCTCTAGTTAATACCCAAGGATAGTAAGTTGCAGTGTAGTTAGAGTCAATACCTGTTTGGTCTAAGTTATCTACCGCTTCTTGTGGGTAAATTAAATCAGTTGATTCACCTACTGATGGTACAAACATATTATAATCTGGTGTTGTTGCAATATACAATGAGTCAGCTCTATTAAACTCAATCATTTCAATCGCATCTTCAACCAAATTAGAATTATTTACATAATCAATACCTGGTGTTACAAATATATTAATATTTACCGATTCAGGATTAGAGAAAGTTCTTTGACCTAATAAATAAGCGTAATAATCTGTATTAGCCCAATCTTGACTATTGTCTCCAACAGTAATTTGTTTAAATGCACCCCAACCTGTAGCTGAAGGATATTTAGTTGAACAACTAGCACTTGCACCATTTAAATAACCAGTTTTTCCAATAGCAAATCTATCTGAATTTGTTCTTGATTCTCTATAGATATCCCATCCGTCAAAACCTCCTTGAACTAACAATGAGAATTTACGAGCGTATAATCTGTAATATGGATTAGATTCTGAAGTTGGGTCAGATGTAAAATCTGCACTACCAACAAAGAATGCTGGAGTTCCACTAGTTGAGAATGTATTAGGAATTGTAATACCACTCGCGTTTTTATCCATGTGGAATCCTTTTGTTCTGAAAGACCAATCGTCACCTGTTGTATCACAAGCGATATTCAAAGGTGATTGTTTACCTTTATAACCAAAGAAACTAGAATCAATACCAATAGTATCAGAAAGTCCTAAATAAGTTCTACGAACATTATCACCACCACTTTTTGTTGAGTTATCATCACCTGAAGAGATACCGAAAGGTGGGTTATAAATTACTTCACCAGGATAATCGTATTTACTTTTAACAACTGGGAAAGGTGAACGAACACCAGCATATTCTCTATAGTTATAACCTAAGAAACCACAAGGAAGTGCGTCAATTGGTGCGTCCTCATTAATTTCAATCATAACATATTTAGAATTCAATTCATATTCACCATCAACAGTACCTATTTTTTTCGCAACGAATGCGTTATCATTAGGATTCATATTACAATTAGTGAATTTTTCAATAACCACAGGGTTATTATCTGTATCAAAGAAGTCTCTTACAAGTACATCAAAAGTTCCGTTATTAAATGAGATGTTAGCAATAGATATTTTAACTTCAGTATTTGCAGCATCACCATCAGCAATTGTTGTAAATTTGAATAAGTCATAAACTTTATTACCTCTCAATTCTGAAACTAACCAAGGAGATGTTGGTGATTGATACTTTTCTAAATACCAAGCAATTGATGTTCCAGTATTGTCTAATTTAGCACTATTTAAAGCCGTTAATTGACTATTAATACCTCTAATGTATCCTTTTCTATAACCATAATTTAATAATGTTTTAAAGTCTTCTTCAACAAACAATGGAACAGTAGTTCTTGGTTTAGAGAAGTTAGTAGTACCAAATACTTTACTAATATATTTAGGGTCAGCATTACTGAATGAAGTTTCAAAGAAAAACACATTACCATCTTTATTAGTCACATTAATACCAAAAGTGTTAAAAGGATTTTTAGTTGCACCAGAATAAGTAGCACCAGTAACATTTAAAGATACCTTAGTTAAACCTGACACCTCATAAACCGGTCCGTTATCTGTTGAATATGTCGCAATACCTCTAGAACGTAATGTCGCTAAAACTAACTCATCATAGTCAGAGTAAGATGTTCCATCAAATGTGTAAGTATAACCTGTAACTGTACCTGAATAACAAGTTTGAATAGTCCCTGTATTATTAGTACCTGAATTATTTGGTGTTACCGGAGCACAAGGGTCTTGAACTGTAACACAAACATTCCAATTTGTTGTAACCGCAGAATCCGATGAACGTAAAACATAAGTTAGACAAGTTCCAGTGAAGTTATTAGTAGTTACATTACTTACTTGAGTAACACCACTAACTTTCACATCTGAAGTACAAGCACTGAATACAGGTGTTAAAGCCGATAATGAAGTTCCTGAAAAACCTGAATAAGGTAATACAACATCAATAGTATTATTATTGTAATTGATACTTCCAGCAGTTCCTGAAATACTAAAATTAAAGAATGATGCACAATTTGATGATTGAGATGTTTGTACAAATTTACTAATAGTAGTATAGAATGAACTACCACTATATACCGTATTACCAACATTATCAAATAAAGAATAATACCAAGTATCATTTTGTGGTGCGGAATAATTAATTAACCCACCATCAACATTATCCACACCAAAAACATTTACAGGTGAAGTATAACCAGATGTTAACGATGAATTATAATCTTCAGATGAAATTGCTCCAAAATAATATATAGATGTTGCTGAAGTACTTGGAGTATTAATAATATCAAAAATTTGAGATTTTAAATTAGTATTAATAACTGAAGTACTACCATTAAACAACTCATAAGTTGAATTTAACTTACCAGAAATTTCAGATGGGAAATTTGATGTGAAACCAATACTGTCAATGTTACCGGTACACCCTGTAAAGTTAACAGAAATTAATGTTTTAGTGTAAGCTGTACAAGCAACATTACAATTTACAGTTGTATTTCCCGAACATTCAAAATGAATTGTTGTTGGGTCAACATTAGCAACTGTTGTTATTGTCCAAGAAGGACCCGCATCATACCCAGATAAACCTAATACTCTAGTCACAAATAATTGATTAGATTGTTGCAAATAAGATTTTGCAATATAAGACGCCTCGTACTTTGGTATTTGGGTGTTGATGAATTTTTCTGGAGATGTTCCTCCAAAAAACGCTGAAAATTCGTCAAAATTTCGTATAAAGATAGGTTCAAATGCTGGTCCCTTTAGAGTTTCACCAACAATACCCAATGTAGTAACACCTACACTCTGAGCTACGAAACTTAAATCAACTTCAGATGTGTATACTCCAGGAGATACAAATACTTTACTGTTTGTTGCCATTAGTTTGTTTTTTTTTTAGTTAATAATTTATTTTATATATAAATATTACAAAAAAAACCAAAACACTTTACTTGCAACAAAGAATTTATAATTTAGGATACTTTTTTCTACCTTTTTTCTACCTTTATAAAATCAATACTTTATCTCACTTATTTTTAATTATGAAGTATTTATATACTATGGAAGAAAATAATAAAAAAATAAAAAACTTAAAAATATCGGAAGATGCTCATAATATATTAAAACTATATTGTGAAAAGAGAGGTATTAAAATTTACAAGTTTTTAGAAAATTTAATTATTGAAACTTGTAAAGATAAAAAAGATATCTATGGTGAAAATTAAATTAACACATTATTTAATTTAATAGTACTTTCTTTATTAACATCTTTTTTAATAATGTCTATCTTTAATGAGTCATTTGTATTAATTAATATTTCAGATAAATCTGAACCATAAAAATAACCATTAATATACACATTAAAACTATTAATATTCAATAAATCACCCAAAGTAATATTTGTAGTATAATTAAATACTTGTGTAAAAGTTACAACACCAATAGGATATGTAAAAATTGAAAATGTGGTTGATTGCACATCCTTTGGTTTAACACTCCTTTTTTTAATTTTAGTATCAAACTCAACAACTTGTAATACTCTTGTTATTGCCGGAGAAACCTCAAATTCATTTTCATCAATAAGAAATCCTAAAACGGTAAATTCGTAACTTTGAATGTAATACTTTCTCTTTTCAATATCCATAACAGATTCGTCAGAAATATTACCCATAATAATTGGTATGTAATGACCTTTAATTGTTGTGTACGCTTGTCTTGAAGCAAATGTCTCAATAATATTCTTATTAAACTCATTTAATTCTCGCATCCTATTACAAATAATTTTAACAGTGTAAGAAATATCAACAGGAACTGGTTGTGGGATTTTATAGATATCCATGCCTTGTCGTTGACCATCCCAAGTTGGCACTTGCGCGTAGAAATATTGTTTTCTATTTGGTATGTTGTATAGTAAAGCTGGGTTTGTACCAAATTTAACTTCAGGAATTCTAACCACAGTTATAAGTGGTGGTTCAACATTTTTATCTATATTTTGAAAATCCCAAGTTTCAGTAAATTGAGACCAATTTTGAGTAGTCATTAAAATATCAACCATAGGAATGGTTTTTCCATCTACAACCGTTTTCAATTCATTTTTAACAAATGACAAAAAACCCCCATCTAAATCGGCGTGTAGTATTGATTTAGGTAAATAAGTTCCGTGTTCATTTATCTTATCAACTAATTCTTGTCGTCTAGGGTATAGAGTTTTAGTATAAGTTAAAGGAATATGTTTTTTATTTTTTTTAGGTAATGGCATTTTATCGTTTTGTTATAAATATTTTGTTTCTTGAATTTATCATCTCAACCTCATCGGAATTGTATATTGGTTCTTCGGTGTCTTTCATCACATAAGAATTATACTTGTAAGGGTCGTAGGTAACAATGTCGTCATTTATGTCATTTGGTAAACTCTCACAAGGGTATTTACAATATTCCTTTAGTGTTCCGATTACAAATGCGTGAACATTTTTTCTTTTTTCTTTTAATACTCTTTCTCTACCTCCCGGTCTAACTCTAAATTCAACATCCGTTAATTTAATATAATCTGCGTATGTAATTAGTATATTTTTATAAGTAACTGAAAATGTGTGTTTATTTAAGTTATAATAAACCATTACTTTTTTGTCTATATGGTTATCCTCATTATTCATTATCATAACCAACCACAATTATAACAAATAACCCTTGTTTTGTTTATATTTTCAAGTAATCTTTTTTGTATTTCAGTTATTATGATTTTCATATTTTTACACATCTCGTGTAACAGAAGTTACCGGTAAACCAAATTTTTCCTCAAACCATTTTTTCATTGGTTCTTTCCAATATTCACTAAACATTTCAGTAAGTTCATCATATTCCATAACAACTAACTTTGGCGCTTCAGCTCTTGATGGTGCATCATCCCAATAATCTTTATCATAATATGCGAAAATTACATTACTATGGTCACCTTCAAGCCAACCATTAAAATAAAGTCTTATATTTTCATTGATTGGGTCATCATATACATCATTCACATAATCATACAATTCGTCATACACCCAGTTTAAATCATCTTCAGAATTGTAGGTATTTTCCAAATACTTTGTAATGGAATTAAATAACTTATTCTCTGTAATAATTATTTTCATATTTTTATATTTTTATATTTTTATATTTTAGTTAGTAAGATGTTATACTTTTAACAGGTAAATTAAATTTACCCTCAAACCACTTTTTCATAGGTTCAATCCAATGCTGAGCAAACATATCATTAAGGTCGTAATATTTCGTAACCATTAACATTGGAGCTTGACTTCTATTATGAGAATTAGCTGGACTATCATCAAAATAATCTTTAGCGTAATAAGCAAAAACTATATCACTAAAGTCTTCACCTTCCCAATCACCTCTATAAAAAATTATAAGATTTTCATCCTCGTTACCATATTCGTCACTTAAATCTTCAGCATACGTCCAATGTAATTCGTCCTCCTCAATGAATGTTTTTTCCAAATAACCATAAATGGAGTTAAATAATTTGTTTTCTGTTATTATAATTTTCATAATCCTCTGAATTCATCATTAGTAACCGGTGATGCCATTATTGTTCTATAAAACGCTTTGTACCCACCATAAGTGTGTTTATTATCTGAAGTTACACGACCATCATTGTTTACAACATAATATCTCATAACTGTCTCACTCTCCATATAACCAATATAATCACCATAATTAATTTCAACCTCTAACTCATCCAAATGTCTTTGATACACTGAAACTCGTAAATTTCCTGGTTCAAATTGACCTATTTTAGATGTTCCCAAATATTTATTCTCTGGTACCATTACTTGAACTAGTCCTTTAAACTCAACAGGAGGTAGAAATGTTATCGCGTCAGATACCGCTTCACCATAGACATCATCCTTTTTGGTTTTTAACTTATCAACACGATAAAGAACTAAAGTAAAGTTCATATCATTATACAAGTATTCCTCACCAAATGAAAGCTCCAAATTATAGTCTTCCTCACCAAAAAATTTACCAATTCTAGAAATAGGCATTTTATTGTTTGACATAATTAATTTTTTATTTATAAATATCCATTTATTACTTATTTTTTAATTAAAATTATAACTTTGGAAAATACAAATACTCCATTATTAGAACAACGAGCGTTGGAAATACTTGAAACCTATTCGGGAGCAAATAACCATATTCTTAAAATGAAAACCCAAAAGGAAAATAATAAAAAATTCTTTCCAACTCGTTCTCAATCAGAATATATAATTAATTATCACGAAGTAACCCCTAAAGTCGCTAAAAAATGGGTTGACTTAGACCCTTACTTCGGTAAAAAATTAGCCGACGAAAAATTACTTGTTAAAATACCCGAACAAGTTTGGGTTGAAAAATTACTTGTTGAGAAAGATAAGGCTTATCATATTTGGGGTAAAATATTGTCAGGTGAGACCATTCACGACTTTTGGTTACCAAAGGGTGCGTTATTAAAAACCCACACAACCGAAGAAATTGTAATTGATTATTCTAAGTATTCACATAGACCACCACTTGACCATCAAAAACTCGCAATTGAGAAACTATCAGGAACAAAAAGGTTTATATTAGCAGACGACATGGGTGTAGGAAAAACGACCTCAGCGGTTATCGCAGCTTTAGAGGTTAATGTTAAAAAAATATTAATTATTTGTCCCGCATCATTAAAAATAAATTGGCAACGAGAAATTGAAAATTATTCGGATAGAAGTGTATATATTTGTGAAGGTAAAAACTTTTCAACTGAACACGATTTTGTAATCATTAATTATGATATCCTTAAAAACTTTTATGATTTAAAAGATATTGAGAATTCTTTAATAACAAAAGCTAGCTTTGACTTAATAATAATAGACGAAGCTCATTATATTTCTAATGGTCAAGCTCAAAGAACTAAATTAGTTAATAGTTTTGTAAAACAGAGTAAATACCTTTGGTTATTAACCGGAACACCAATGACTTCTCGTCCAATGAACTATTTTAATTTACTCTCATTGATAGAAAGTCCTGTCGCTCAAAACTGGATGGCTTACGCTATTAGATATTGCCAAGGATACCAATTCAAAGCTGGAAATCGTAAAATATGGAATGTAACCGGAGCATCAAATTTAGAGGAATTAAGAGACAGAACCTCAAGACAATTTTTAAGAAGATTAAAAACCGAAGTTTTAGATTTACCAGATAAAATCATAACACCAGTTTATTTGAGATTAAACTCAAAACAATATATGGGTTTAATGGGTGAGTATTATGATTGGTATGATAAGAAAAAAGAGGAATCAAGTTCATTAACCGTACAATTCAGTATGTTAATGAAGGTAAGACAAGTTATTGCCGAAGAAAAAATAAAACATACGATAGAATTAGCACAAAATATTATTGACCAAGATAAAAAAGTTATTATCTTTACCAACTTTACCGGAGTTTTACAAAAAATACATGAACACTTTGGAAAACAATCTGTATATTTGGACGGAAGTTGTTCCAACCCAAAAAGACAATACGCGGTTGATGAATTTCAGAATAATGATAAGATTAAAGTTTTTGTTGGGAATTTAATTGCTGCTGGAGCTGGAATAACACTAACAGCTGGAGAAGCGGTTATAATGAATGACTTATCCTTTGTTCCAGCGCATCATCAACAAGCCGAAGATAGGTCTTATAGATATGGTCAGAAAAACTCCGTATCAGTGTACTACCCGATTTTTGACAACAGTATTGAGGGTGTAATTTACGACATGTTATCAAATAAAAAGAATGTTATTGACACCGTAATGGGTGATAATATAGATAAAGGCGATATCATCGCAAATATGATGAACAAAATTAATTCGTTAAGATAAACTATTTATTAAAATAAAAATTATTATGAAAATTATAGAAGCTAAAGCCCAAAATATTACAGAACAAATTAAATATAATTCAACCGCCGGTGATAATTCATCCGAAAAATGTAGCAGAGAATTAGATGAAAAATTTCGTTTTGTTTTCAACTCAAACCCACAAGTTAAAAAAATGTTTACGAATGAAATTGATAGAATGTTAATGGAAGTTTTTCCGGACAACTATTATCAAGCAAATCAATATGGACCTGGACAATTATCCGGTATTTATGATTTAGAGAAAAAAGGTCGTTCCGGTCTTAATTTTATTAATACAAATTATAGTTGTTTTTGTGTTTTATTAAATGATGTTAATAAAGTGTTAAGAAGTCAGTCAAGACCTGAAATACAAATATTGGGTGTGACACCAAAAGAACAAATTGAACAAACTAAAAAATTCCTTAATGTTATTGACGAATATAAAACTAGAATTTTTAACCCAAATTCGTCAACTTTTAACAAAATAATTAAAATAACTAGTAGAACAACCGGAACTGGAGCTAAAACAGAAGATGACACAATAAAAGTGTTAAAACAAATATTTAAAGATGAAAATGTTGTAAGCGTAGCAGAAATAGGTAATGATAAAGACGCTCTTAAAGGTGTTGATTGTGAATTAACCATATACCCTAAGACGTATACCGCACAAATAAAACCTTTCGGTAGAAGTCAATATAATGAAGAAGATGACACCATTACTATATATAATACCGCTAATGTTAAACCTTATTACACAGATTTAATGATTTTTTCTAAATTTAGTAATGGTGGTAAAAATATATTAATATTTGACAACCAAAACACAAAAATTGTTGATGGTAATTATGTATTTAATAAAAAGGATAGAAAATTTGATATTACATAATATTTATTTATTATGAAAGTTTTAATAAGTCAATCACAATATAAAAGATTAATAGCAAATCAGGGAAGTCTATTCCCTGATGAACCATTAAACTATATTTATTCATTATGTAAAAAAACTAAAAATAATACAGATACACCTTATTGTAAATTATATGATTTTAGTAAAAAGATAAAAGGTGACGAATTAACATCGTTAAATAAAAGTGTTGAAAACTTATTTAATTTTTTTACTTGGAAAAAATCAGGTATCTTACCTAAAATTATTAATCTTTCTTTAAACAGTAGTAATACCGTATCTTACCTAAACACTATTTCGGATTTTATCAACGACCCAAAATTTAATAATACTAAAACACGTCAGAATTTAAAAAATTTAGATGACACTACTAATGAAGATGATTTAGAAAACATCCTAAAATCTGTTCGTAATAAAGAATATTCCGAATACGAAGATAGTTTTGTTGGAGATGTTTTTATACCTTATAGAACTAAATTAGAATTAAAATATAAATGCGATTTAGAAACTAAAGAAAGTTTTTTTGATTTAATAAAATTAATACAAAGTGGTGATGAAACTTATGAATCAATAATTACCAATATTAAAAAATGTATTGAAGCTTCTATTTTAGAAACACCTCCAATTAAAGCCGATTTAAAAAGTATTAAAAATTTAACTTTAGAGAATGGTAGAAAAATATTTAATGAGGGAGAACTATTTGAAGTTAAAAAAATAAACTTTGCAGCAGATAGTTATTTATCAGAATTTTTCTCAATATTTAAACAAGGTGAATTAGGTAAATTAAAACCCGAATACATTAACCTTTATAATCATATCATTGACGATATTTTTGTTTGGATTAATGAAAATCATACAGACTTTTTAGAAAAAATTAAGAAAAATTTATCAGGTATTATATTGGATAACTACACAATTATTAATATTGAAGATATTGAATTGTATTGGTCTAACGCAGGACAAAGAGGTTCTAGTGAACATAGACTAGCTATAAGATACAGAATTAAACAAGGTAGTGATGTTCTCGCTTATAAATACACACCTAATAGTCCAATCTTAACACCAATAAAAATTAAACCTACTCAAAGAGAAAAAATTATTTATGAACTTAACGATATTTATTAATAAAATATCATTATGTCAATAATAATTCAAGAACCCGAAAGAAGTAAGTTATACACAAGAATTAAACACTTATTAGGAGCACCAGTTCGTTCAATTGAAATTGAAGACGAAATGATGGATAGTTTATTAGAATTATCTATCGGTGATTACTCCCAATTCGTTCAAGATTGGTTAATTGAATCTCAATGGACCGCCCTTAATAATCTAAACCTTGATACACAATCATTATCCAAAGCCTTCATAACTAAAAGTTTAGATTATGAAACAAGATACACTTACGCATACTCAAAAATCGTAGGTCTTCAAGCCGGTGGTGATGATGTTCTTAAAAAAGATTTCATACAACTACAAGAAAACCAACAAATTTACGAAATTCCCGCAAATAGAGAATTAAACGAACTACTTTGGTTTACACCATCATCACTTAATAACCTTATCTTTGACCCTTGGTCTTTTGGAGGAATGGGTGGAGCAGGTCTTGGTGGTAGTGCCGGATTTGCCCAAATGGGTATGTCAGGGTCGTACTTTATGATGCCAGCCTTTGATATGCTTCTTAGAATGCAAGAAATTAATATACAACGAAGAATAATTGGTGGTGACCTTACATACCGCGTTACAGCTCTTCCTGATGGTAAAAAAGCCATACACTTAATGAATACACCTGGGGGTAAATTTGACTTCGGAAATGGAACATTAATGCGTGGAAAAGTACACTATTGGTACTATGATGTTGGTCCTGCAGATAGAGATGCTTGTTTAAAAAATAATCCTGAAATTGTTAAGTTACCATCTGATGTACCAATCGCAGAAGTAGCTTGGTCTGAACTTAATAACCCAGCTCAAGTATGGGTTCGTAGATGGTTTACAGCATATGTTAAACAGACTTTAGGTAGAGTAAGAGGTAAATTTAGCGGAGCTATCAAAACACCGGATTCTGAATTAACTATGGATTATCAAAGTTTATTAACTGAAGGTAAAGATGAACAAACTAAACTTGAAGAGGAATTGAAATTACGATTGGAGCGTCTTCGTCCTGAAAAAGTTATGGAGAAAGAAGCATTATTAGCGGAAAATCTAAATAAACAACTAAAATTCCGTGCTATGCCAAGACAAATCTATGTAATCTAAAAAATTATGAGAAATATTAATAAAAAAATTATGAGAAAACTTATTGGAGAAAAACAATTTTTAAATATGACCACAACACCTGAACTAAGAAAAGTGATATCTGAAAGTAACTATTCAACAAATGGTGAGACTTTTATTGTAATAAAAAATATAGATAGTTGTGAAATACTATTAAACTCTAAAACAACTAATCATATCTTTATTAAAGCATTAACTAAAGTTACAATCGTTCCAGATAATAATAAAATTGATGAACTATACGATGAAATATTGATTGATAAAGGAGCTTGTGTTGAATTCTATTTAGTTGAAAATATTTGGTATATTTCATCCAGTGACGGATTAAAATTAGAATAAAATATAAAAGGTGTCAATTGACACCTTTTTTTTATTACTAATCGTTTAAAGATAAACCCTAAAAAATGGGGTCTATCTTACGACAAAAGGTAATACTTTTATGTTATAATTTTCGCACCTTTACTTAGGTTGTCAGGACCCCACAGTGGTTGTAAATTAGTATAATGACACAATTTATATATTTCTTCCTCAGTATTTGCTGACGCTAGAGGTATAATATGGTCAATGTGAATATGTTGACCCATCAAATCCCAAGACATACCTTCAGTAAATTGTTTCTCAATATGTTCTTTAAGAAATTTAGGTGAACAACCAATAATTTCAAAGGTTTTATTTTTCTTCGTAATATTTTTTGATTTCAGAAAAATTGACATTCTTACTCTCATATTATGTGAGATTTTAAAGATAAAATCATATTTTTTTCTATTTTTTTGATAATCATTACTATAATTCGGATTTTTTTCTCTATATTCAAAAGAATAATTTGGATTATTCTCACGAAATTTTCGACTTTTTTCAATCATAACTTCACGATTTTTCAAATAATATGTTTTAGAATTTTTTATTTGGTTTAATTTCACCCTTTCTTTGTTTGTTTCACGATAAATTTTACCTTTTTCTTTAATATCATCTTTGTTAACTAATCTATAATTTTTAGCATATTCTTTTATTTTAGTTTTATTACCATCCCTATGTTTTTTAAGGGTTAAATAGAAACATACTTTACACGAAGCCCGATATTTTTGATTGTTAGGGTCAACATAAAAGTCACACACATTTTTTTCTTCTTTACACTTACTACAAATCTTTGTTTCCATAATACTCTCTTATTATATTTTCTATTATACGAGAGACCTTTCCACCATTTTCCATCATAGTGTTATATAGAGTTCTGTCTAAACAAATACCAACTTTAATTTTCTTATCTTTTTCCTCTTTTTTAGGTCGTCCCATATATATAAATATCTATCTTTTTAGTAAAATTCTAACTTTTATTATTTTTTTTTTACATAAATTCTTCCCATCCTGGTTCCGCTAATTCGTAGATGTAGTTAGGGTCAATACCAACTTTATCCCAATATTTAATTTCACCTTCAGACAATGTTAACAAATCCTCAATTGTATCTTGGTCACTTTCCTTGAAAGGCATACCATTAATCATTTGACATTGGTCTTTAGTGAAAAATCCTCTTTGTTCAGGGTCGGTAACGAGTAACCCTTTTCTAACTTCTTCCTTGAACACAACTAACAATGGTTGAATTCTTTTATTGAAAGTCGCTATAGCTCTTGGAATATTATATTCCCCACTCATATCAGGATTGTTTTCAAGTTCAGCGACATCTAACATATAACAATTTAACTGAACTGTATCACCTTTCTTTTGTACATCACCATGTGAAGCTCTAGTTCCGTTATTAACATAAGATATAACATCACCTAACGATACTTTTAATTTATGTTTTAAAGCTAGTTCCATATGTGCCATTTTGGACATAAACGCACCACCTTTTGTTCTTTGAGTACTTCGTTTATTGTAATCGTCTAAACTCAATTTAACTTTAGCTCTTTGAGCAATTTGTTTTAACGGTATTTTCATATCAAAGATAATCTGAATATATTCATAATAATATTCAATAAATTCTTGTCCTTTACCCTCAAGTAAGTATCTAACACCTTTATCTAAAAACACCTCAATATATAGAGGTAACTTTTTTGACTTAATTGTATTACCGGTAAGTTTAATTTTCCCATCACTTTCCATTGTCGCATAGTTCTTTCTCGCCAAATTAATACAAGAGTCCCATGTTCCGTCGCAATCTAAACCCATGACAGATTTCATAAAGACATCATTGAATTCCGCAACATCCGCGTTATAACCAGTATATTCTTTGCCCTCTTTCACTAACCAATTAATACCTTTTCCAATATATTTTCTATCTTCAACACCTTCCTCAGGAAGGCTAAAGTTCATACCATCTGTGTCGCAAACTAGGGCAGTATACCCCCGGTTCATAAAAAACTTCAACATCTGACGGAGATATTGACGACCTGTGCAGGTAATCTGTTCCCCACTTTTCATCTCACCCCAAGGAAATACATGAGGTGCTGATAACGCTCCAAATAGGGAGTTAATGAACACCTTAATAGGAAGCTGCTTTCTATCGTATGTTAATGATTTTTTCTTATCTGTTTCATAGAACTCTTTTGCTAAATTTTTGTAAGTGATACGGGAGTTTCTGAAATACCCCAACATACTTTTCATTGCGTTAGTTACGTCACATTCAGGGAATACATTATGAACTAGTTGTATGGCAGGATACAGGGATGAGTAATCCAGTTTTAACACATCTTTAGAGTAACCCACTTTTAATAGTCTTGACAATCCCCCCACGAAGTCTTGTTTTTCTTCTTTCTGTGGTATGGCTAAATTGTATTTGTATGACCACGCGAGCATAATAGTTTTCCATAGTGTTGCGGTACCCATTGTGGATACTCTTTCGTATGTGGTTGGAACCATTGTTGCGAGTAGAAAAGTCCCTTGATTGAATTCATCATCCACAAGAAGGGTTTCTTCTAAGTCATCGTCAAGATATCTTTCCACGATATTATCACCTGTCACTTTGGTGTAAGTCCCGGGGAATCTGGTATCTAAATTATCAAATGTTGGGTTATCAGCTTTTTTATATTTACCATTTGTTAGGTTTAACCAATACTCTTCTTTTTTGGCATACATTGACCCGATTTCTGTGTGGTCAATATATACTCGGTCAGGAGCTTCTGCTTTGATGTATTGTGTAATATATTTCAGACCTGCGGATTTGATTCCGGAGTTAATGGCTTGAGCTCGTCTAACGGAGTGAATGATATCAATAACATTATACCCCCAAAGAGTTACTTGGTTGAACCTTTCAACTTCATTGGCAAGTTTTAACATACCATCTTTTTGCCCGATTGGTTTTTTTGGGTTAAGTGATTTACTAATCTTTTTAATATCAAGGTTAAGAGCTTTACATCTTTCAAATATCCAAAACCAGTCAAAGTTCGCTGAATTGTATCCACCGATGATACTTGGTTTAAGTTCATCAATGATATTAAAGAACTCAACAAGTCCTTTTCTTTCTTCATCAATATTTGAACATTCAATAACCTTTTGGTAACCTTTATTTGTTTTGATTCCAATCATGAATATTCTTCCATCCTTTGGTTCCAAAGATGTGGTCTCCAAGTCATAAACAAGTCTGGTAATATCATTGTATTCTGCAAACCCCTTGAATAACCTTTTTTCTTTTGAGATTAGGTATTGTTCAACTGGGGGAAGGATTAATAATTTATCTTTTGCGGATTCACCCCAAGGGTCAAGGTTTCCATCACGGAAGAATTGGACTAACGCCCGGTATCCTTTCATGGCTTTAACCATAAATTTCAATCCGTTCTCAAGTCGTTCGTTACCACTTGTTTCAAGTTTGATAATCATAATTCCGTATTTGGTCATTGCGGCTTTTTGTAAGTCTTTTGACCCTTGGTAAAAATTAACACCTCTAAGGTCTCCAACCCAACAGAATGGGGTGAATGTGTCTTTTTTAATAAATTTACCTTTAATGGGGTCTTCAATAACTTTGTAGATAGCATCAGTGGTGTAGTCGTATTCAACCGATACAATATATTTTTCGTCGTCATTCCCTTGTAGGAACTTCTCAATGTCTTCTTGTGATATCATAATAAAATTGTTTTAGATGACTTATTAGCTCCCATGTTGATGAGGTTTGTCTTGTTCATATCAATGATAAGATATTTGATATGATTTGTCAATTTTTTGGGGGTAAGTAATATTTATAAAAGATATGAAAGATTTAATTAGAAAAATATTACGGGAGTCACTTAAAAGTGAAATGACGATACAAGAAGTTGTTCTTCACGAAAACTTTATTAACCAACTATTAATTGAGGGTAAGTCAACCGTTAATGTTCCTAATAGATTAAATTCAGAATTAACTTTAAAAGTTAATTCATTTTATAATTGGAATAGTAATGGTAATAAATGGATTTGTCCTGACGAATACATGCAACCAAATAAAAATGGACAAGTAAGTTGTGAGATTATGTTTGATATCAATCTAACAAATCACTGGAAACAAAGATTACTCCGTAATTCAGAACCTGACTACGCACCATTAAACCCATTGACTGGACTTCCAGGTAAATTTCATAATAGTAGAATCTTAAACCCTGACACTTATGAAGGTATTGACTTATTTATTAATAACTTAAGTACAATCGTAAAATTTATAAAAAACGCTAAAGATTGGAGATTAGGTCAAGGTAGAAATTTATTATTAACTAAAAACAATTATCAAGAAATTGTTGAGGTATATAGATTTGATAAAAATAAATATAAAGTTAATTTTATCACACAAATTAAAGGGGTATCATTTTTTGATACACCACAATTAAAAGGAAGTTATAAAGTTAAAGACCTTATATAACTAAAAAAAGAGACCAAAGTCTCTCTTTTTACCTAACCGTATGTTTCTCGTTTGTTAATAAACGCCCGTTAAGTTTTATACGGGAGAACTGGTAACCACCATCCTAAGATGTATTCGGACATCATCCTCATTCTAAGTTACCGTAAAACTATAAGTTTCACCCGATTCTTTATTAAGGAAACCGTAAACCCTTTATGTCTAAAAAAGGAGACCGAAGTCCCCTTTTATACCTAACCGTATATTTATCGGCTGTTAATAACCGCCCATTCAGCTGTATATGGGGAAGCTGATAACCACCATCCTAAGACGTATTCGGACATCATCCTCATTCTAAGTTACCGCAGAAGTATAAGTTCCGCACGATTTTTTATTAGGGAAACCGCAAACCC